CCCGGAGTCCATTGTCATGGCGGAAGGAATGAATTTAATAAATTCACTATGGAACGAATAGCAGTAGCTGAAAAATTCTTTGATGCAATTATTGCAGGTGCCCTCAATAAATAGATAAAGCCCTTCGTGGCTTTCTTTTTGATTTGTATATTATACAATAGAAACTTTTAGAGGTAATTATGGATGATGAATTTAAATTCAAACCAGAACTTCTTGGCTTATTCTTCTCGCAGAGATATCTCTTTGAGAAACATATAAAGGGCTATAAGGAAGAAAACTATGGGTGGTACCAAGAAGGTGACAAGAAAGGTCTAAGAGGACGCATCACCGCTGATGGTGTGGAATTAGAATTCGATACCTTGGCATTTGAAAAGGATCCAAGAAATATGGATCACAACTTTATCATGTTTGGAGGAGTTGCCCACAGCTTTAATGATTACTGTGATCAAGGCGAGATTGAGCAACTATTCTTAGATATGTCTGAATGGATTTAACTTTAAATCAAAAGAAGGGTATTAACGATGCTTAAATTCGGCGGATTACTATTAGCCCTATCTGGTGCTGTTATGCCGTATGAGAATGCTTTTCAATATGCAGTCGGAGGTGTTATGATTTTTGTAGGAACAATTATTTTCTTAAATACCAAGGATAAACGTATATGATGAATAATTTGAAAGTATTTGATGTTGACAAGATGGCAGATGTGAGGTCATTGAGTGGCCGATTTTATCGAAAGTCCGATGTGGATGATGTCATTGCTGCGATGGACACCGAAATTGAGAAGTTAGAAGCGGACTATAAGGAAGCCTGTGACCGCTTGAAGACTGCAAACCTCATTAAGGATGAGCAGAAAGCGAAAGCAGACAAACTACTTTCTTGTTTGAAGAGTCTAGTGATGCGCGACCTTATCAAGGATTGCCCGGATAAGACCTCTGCCATTGAAATCATAAAGGAGTATGACAAATGATAACTTGCGTAATTTTAGTGATTTTATGGGTAGCATATACAGTTGCCATTGGCAAATTCTTCTTTTACATATGCGATCTACCACCTGCACCACTGTTTGATGATAATTCTATAGGTATCTGCGCAGGATTTGTCCTTGCATTGGCTGGATGGATAGGATTCTCCATTTTTGTGTGGTGGTATCTATTTGGATGCTAAGAGGTATTTGAATTATGGTGACAAATATACAACTGACTATGGAGATTAGATGATAGATAAATCTAAATTTTATACTATTAGCGACATAGAGAGCGAATTTTCTGCAACAGTAATTACTGCCATTAGACAACGAGACGAATATATTAAAGAATTGGAACGAATCAAATTCAAGTATGAATTTGGAAAGCACTTTGACCAGATTCATTCTTTCCTCTTTGAACTGGATTTCTGGGAAATTACTGAACTAATTGGCGAAGAATTTGACAGGAGATTCTCGTTTAAGAGCAAGAATGGCTGTTTTATTCTAAATTGTAAATTGGACGGTAATACTGAAAATTACAGAATCAAGAGAATTAGTGAAACTGAATATTTTGTAGAATGCGGGCTTGACAAGATTTTCAGTGAACTGGAAAAATTGGAGAAGTAAAATGAGCGATAAAGAACAACAGCTTCTTGATTTGTTTGAAAAACACAAGAAAGACTTAGACGGTGGTAGACTGGAAGCTCTTTTTGAATTTACTGAAGAGCTTGAAAAAGAATTAAAGCAAAGCCCTAAGTATGGAAAAATTACTACTGCAATTATGCACTCTTATATCATGAGTGCTTATCAGGTAGGACGTAAGCGAGCAGAGGACTACTATAAAGCACTAAGGAAAGATGAAGAAGAACACAGATTCCATTTGACTTGTGAAGAAACACCTCCAGATGGCGAATTGGTTTACTGTGTTGGTAAAGATCACTGTACACAGAAGGAATTGTCCGGTATCTATTTCTATCATAGCGGATATTGGTGGACTGACGAACAACGCAAATCTGACGAATGTTGGTTTGATGGATCTGGCATAAACGATTATGTATTCTATAAATGGATGAAACTTCCAAAGGATGAATCAAATGAAGATTAGTAAAATAATTGAAGAACTCACCGAGCTAAAAGAAATCATTGGCGACAGGGAAGTAGAAGGATGCATGGCAAATAGCGCTGTGACATCTGTCAATATCTTGTACCTGAATGATGAAGGTGGCTATACCAGTACATGTCTGGAAGGTGAGAAGCTGAAGGCAAAGACATTGGGCAATATGGCTAAAGAGCAAAATTAGCCTAATTTGACTATACACAGAACTAATAAATGGCGATGTTACTGGATGCTTGCCAGTAAGCTCAACTAAGATAGAATGGTTCGCTCCTCCACGGAAAGAAGGTCGTTACGTGAGAGGAATCAGCGGGGCCGCAAGGGATCCACATGGCCTTCTTAGTGGAAACCCAGAATCTCAAGATATGCGCCTTGAGACTATTTTATCTTTGTTTTAATTTTAGGTCTACCCGAAGGTAGGCCTTTTATTTTTGATTTGTATATTATAGAATAGACAATCTTAACCATGGAGTAATGATGGACTACAAAAAGACTGAGGAATGCTATAAAGATATAAATGAGAGAATTAGTAGCCTGACAAGACTGATAGAAGCTAAAAATGACGAGCTAGCAGAATTAAAACAAGTTCTGAAGATGGAACTAAACAAAGAAAAACTGAAAGAATACCAAGACTGGAAGTTTGACAATAGATGGTTTGCCGAACTCGATCTTATTAACAAAGACCAAGAGACAGGTAAGATTTACTTCTATCATATAGAAAAAGCTTCAAAACCTGTGGTAGACGAGCGTGGAAATCCATTTGTTGATGCTAAAATTGATATAGAAATTGTCATAGAAACATATCCGAATAGAGACAAGACTATCCGAGAAATGTTCAATGACAGTAAGCGGTTAAAATTGCGGCGTATAAAAGAAATTCCGGGAATGGTTGTGAGGGCCAAGGTAGAAGCTGCTCTTAATACTCTAGCAACACGACTTAATATGTTCTTAGGCCCAGATGAGGGATAACCAAACTATAAGGCATTTCTATAATGCCTTTCTTTTTTGGTTAGTATATTATAGTATGTACATTAAACCTTAAGGAGACCTATGTACACTATTAGTAGATTTATCGACGACATAGAAAAAGCTCTCTATCCCTATCATCTCGGAGAGTTCAAAGTACATGAAGAAAAGAACAGCTGCGGATACCTAGAAGGATCTACAGATCTTAAGAAAGTTTCGTATATATGGTATGGCAAAGAGATTGCCAATATTATCCTTGACACTGACTTAGGTACGACTATCGTACATGCTAGAAAAAGTCTCGTTAAAGACGATTTGCATATTATTCATCCTTTCTTCTTGAAGAGATATGTAAGAAAGTGCATGAAGTATGAACTCAAGTGGATCAAAGGTAGAAACAAGATCTGGGATATCTTTGATGACATCCACAGACCAAGACTAGACATGAATATTCCCTATAAAGAGAATAAGGAGATTGTGCTATCTCGAATTGCAGAGAAGTGCTTTGAAGAATATGCACAAAATGGTGAGCAACTAGGAATCTTCCTGAAAAAGATTGCGAAATATGTTGCCCCGAATTGGACAGTAGACATCAATGTTACAACTAACCCTAAAGAGGATCAATAGATGCTTAAAGCAATTAAGAAATTTTTGACTAAATTGTTCGGTGTTGATAATCACATTGACACCACCTTGGCAAATAGCCTAAAGCCTACACGTACTCCGTTAGAAAATCGTCTTTCTATCGAGGCTGAAGAGCTTGGAATTCTCATAGATTACCTTGTAAAAGTTCGTGAATCGCTCAATTACGAGAGTGTTATCAATGCAGCTGATATCAAGATAACTTCTCAAGAAGTCCTTAGAGCTGCAGAACATGCCAAAACATTAGCGTATCTTGTTAAGGCTACCAAAGACAAAGGCTTTGACGAGATCAAAGAACGTTTTATCAGGGCAATAGAGAATGCCGGAAAGAACGGTTACTACAGTGCAGTAGTATTCTTTAATTGTTGTATCGGCGTCATAGACAAGGAATTTTATCTGCATAATAGTATTTTTAATGTAAATGATTACTATACGAATCTCATTCAAGCCGTTAATATATACGTTACCATTAAAGACCTACAGAAAAAAGGTTTCAAATTTAGAAGAACTGGATATGACTTTATTATCTCTACTGATGAAACAGTAGTAGATGAGCTTAAGATAGAGCCTAAGCTTCTTCATGTCTATAAGTCTTCAGAAGACATTGAGCCTTTACTGAAGGATTATGAAGTAAACGCAAAGAAGCTCTACGATGAATTCCCTGAGCTCTTTGGCCCCGAGCTTAAACAAATATTCAATTTTAACTAAGGATTTTCTATGACAAAAACAAAAATAAAAGAATTAGCCGATGAGACTGCATACTTGATTCTAGATACTCTTATTGCATATCCACTTAGCAGTGAAAGTCAAAGATGCGATGGAGAAGGATACCCATATTACGGCAGAGGAACTCCAATAGTGCTATCTGATGCTGATGAATTGGAAAAATTTAAGAGCGAATGTTTTTCCGTTATTGGGGAGAACGTATTTAATTCTCTTACTGTCGCTAAGCCTGGTAGCCAAAGTATTTATAATGGTTGCATTGAAGATTATTGTAGTAAACAACTCAACAAAGCATTATACAATATTTTAAAGGATAGACCTAAGGATATTTACCAATTACTTAGAAATAATCTAGATGCAGCTGATTATTCTGGATTTGACTTTATGGAAATTTTAGATGATCTTAAGAAGACATTCAGTATAGAACCTTAGGCTAAAATTCGATTTTGAATAGGAGAAATGATGCCGAATTTCTTTAAATTAGTGCTCGACGTATACTCAGAATGTTTGAGGCATGTTTGGGCATGGACAAAAATACTACTGATCGGGCTTGCAGTTCTGCTGCCCGGTCTTATTTGCCTAATATACATGTTCGCTACTAATACTCCAGATATAGGGATCATCCCAAGTATTATAGTGATCTGGCTGATAGTTCTATGGGCTCCGATCCCATTAAGGCCCTTCTTTTACAAAGACAAGGCGTTATTAGAAATGTACACTCAATACTTGATTCATGTAGCTGCAGCCATTTGTTTGGTTATCGCAGTCATCATCTATTTAGGGTGGATGTTTCTTCCAATACTCATAGAAGTAGCCATATGCACTATAGGAGATCGAAATCCTATGCCTCTTGAGGGGCTATTGATCTTGATAGGGAACCTTATATGGGGGCCAGTAGCTTACTGTATGTTTAACATGCTTTTAGAGAAGATATACAAGAATGACAAAAAGGAGTCATAATGAAAGACCTCTATATGTTCGGTGTGAACATTGCAAAAGCCGACAGCCATAATAAAGTCTATTGCGAAGTACTCAAAGCTATAAAAGCAGGTATACAATCTGGAAAGAAGAGCCTTAGGATCGTCTGTACAGCTATATCTGATTCTAGAATAGCTACTGGGCCTTGGCCTATTCCTATTAAGATTGGAGACCACCCTGATGACCAAAGCGTCGGAGTGGTTTTCAATACAGGTTTCTATGATCTTTCTACTGTAACCGTTGAAGAACGAATGTCGTTCATGAAGGGCGCAATGGAAAAATTTGGGAAATTAGCCTTATACTATCTATACAACATAGTCTTTCAAGTTATGTGTGAAGCCAATCATTATTATATCATCGCAGACCTAAACTACAAGTTCAGACTAAAATTCGATTTCGAAAGGAGAAACAAAAATGAACCCATCTGAAGAAATCTATGAAGGCATGATTGCATGTGATGAGAATGGCGAGTATGTCAAGCTTCAGAAGCTCGAAAATGAAACAAAGCTCGGAGATATGCCCAGAGGATTCGGAGATGTACTTATTGAGACATGGAAAACCGACGGGCAATGGAACAAGGATTTAGTTCCAAGCGAGTTCTTTTACTTTATCGAGCACAAAGATTATGACAATGAAGACTGCGAGACTATGTATTATGAAAGTGTGTCATCATTGATCGATGATTTTGAAAATTGGATGCTCGACGAAGATGAAGACAAATATGGCTATAAATATTTCTTGGACATGGAATCTCACGACTGTCCAAAAGAGTTTACCGTAGCCAAATTTGATCAGCTCATGAACTGGGCTTTCTCACTTAAACACAAGGTTGCTCTTGTAGCTGCCGAACACTAACAAGGGAAATTCACAATGGACAATAAAATCAAAGAACAGATTGACGCAATCTTTGCCAAGCATCCCGGCAATATGATTTGTCTTGAGATGTATGGTGATCAAGACTATGATGGAATCGCCACCCAACGTGAATGGGATGAATGGATGGAAAGATTCGACAATGAAATAGAGCTTGAACAAGCTCCTAAAGGTTTTCCGATTAAGAAAGCTGCGTTTGCCAATCTTGGATTCGACTATGATAGTTTTCCGGCTGATGATATTCCAATCATCAACGATCTTTCTGGTCTTATCTGCAGTGTTCTGCCTTGGGAAATGGAAGATTTCAATGGCGAGGTAAACCATTACTGGTATGGTCTGGTAGTTGTCACGAGAGACTACAAAGTCCTTCGTGTTACTTCCGATGGTACTAGTCTTCTCTACAGATCTGAAATTGGTGATCTTTCCAAAATGGGATCCCAAGAAGAAGAAATCGAGAAGCTTGCTCTGGCTTCAATCAAAGAATCTGTCGGAAACATTCTTAGCAAGTTTAAGAGCGTAGTATCTGACAAAGGAAAGTCTCAGGTCTTTGGTATGGTTGAAGACTTGGATCGAGCAATCACGAAAGGCTAAAATGAGTGGACTGAGATCGTATTTCTACTACGAAGATACTGTTATAACTCCGGCTACTCGTCGATATCGAGTATATCATGCAGACGAAGCCGATAAGTATATTGTGGAACAGAAAGAGCAGCTACAAACAGAGCTTGATAAAAGTAACCGTCGTGTAGCTGCATTGGCAGAACTGCACTCTGCGTTGAAGCGTCTCGTTGTTAGCGGCTTTTTCAGCGGAATAACCAAACAGACAATAGAAGGCTTGCTAAAAGATACAGACATCGATAATATATAAGACTATGACTATTTAGGAGACAATCGATGCATACATACCGCATTACAACATCAGATTCTCTGCTAGAAATAGGAGAATATCGAGACATCGGTCACGATGAACTTGTAGACTACGATAGAGTAAGATGCCTCAATGAAAGTGTAGCTAAAAACTGCGCTAATGCCATTTCAGACTTTTGTAAAAAACATAAGGGAATTCAATTCAAACCTGCAGATATCACAAAAGTTATTAGGGAAAATAGTGGCATACAATGCACAAGCCTAATGCGTTTTCTCGGAACACTCGAACAGTCGTCCGAGCAAAAAGAACTTTTGGGCAAGTTCACCAAAAAATGTCCTAAGAACGTTACCTCTGAAAAAGGAGATACAATGTCAGAAGCATACAAGATCCAAAAAGTCGATGAAAGCGACATCAAGATCGAGCATCTTGAAGATAACGAAGTCATTGGCGAATGGACTCTTACTATCCCTACGGCATCTGTGCGCAACAAGTGCTTCGATTTGCTGATGGATATCTATGTGAATCACGAAAATTCGCTTGATATCGTCTGTCTCGAAGCGCTCGAAACTGCGGTCAACAATGCAGATGTTCGAAAGGAATATGACGTAATGGTAAAAGAACTCATTGACCAAGGAGTTCTCCCCGCATGCTTTGATATCAAGAAGAAAATCAAGGCTCGTAACAAACTCACAACAACAACCTTAAAGGAAGAATCCACCATGGATATCAAAGAAATAATTAAACTAAAGATGATGACCAAGATCCTCAACAAGAAGGGTGAAATTGATGTCAAGCAACTGATGATGATTCAGATGCTCTCCAACGACGAAGGCTTTGAAATTACCGATGTCATCAAGACAAAGCTCATGGCAAGCCTCTTCGACGGTAAGGCCGATCTTGACAACATGACCACTGAACAGCTCATGGTCTATGGTATGCTTCAGAACGGTGAATTCGATATCCAGAAGCTCATCGAAATCAAGTTCATGAGCAAGATTCTCGACGAAGACGACGAAGAAGTTGAAGACGACAAGGACAAGGCAGCTGAACGTAAGTAAGCTGTAGTGATCCGTGTACATTGAGAGTGGCGCTAGCAGTGCCACTTTCTTTTTTGTAAATTTCTGTGTTCCGGCGGTATATTAAATAGAGAATCTTAACCATCAACAAGGAGTAAGCCATGAAAAAGATTCTTACCGCAATCGCTGTACAGTGGGCGATTCTTATAACTTTGGACACTGTAGAAAGAGCATACCACATCTGGAGGAAGAAAAATGTCTAATACCAGCAGCTCTACTCGCCAGCTTATCGACGAAAATGCAAATATCGTTAATGATCTCAGGGTAAAGACTGAGAACAAGCGTTTCGTCAGGTTTGTCAAGGGTAAGTCCTATTCTATTAGGGTCGTCGAAAAAGTTTTCGTGAAAGATACTACGACAGTTCTGTTCCTGATCAGAGAGACTACTGTAACGAAACATGGAGCTGCCTTCGGGCAGATTTATCGTAAGTGTCTTTTCGAAGATCTGAAGAATGATCTAAAACAGACTCTGTATAAAGTCATCGGAAGAATCTGTAATAACGAAACATCATTCCAGAAGTATCTACGCCAAGCCAAGAAGAAATTTGAAGAGGCTGAGGTGGCCTAGAGACAAGCGGTTAATAGCCGCTTTCTTTTTTGTATATAATTTAATAGACTAACTTAACCAAACTCAGGAGACTTATGAAAAACAAAAAAGTCATAACGGAAGATATGGGCGTTGACGAAGAGCTCATTAAATACGGAAAGCAGGTTCTTGCAGATGCACTGAAACGCGAAGAGCATCATGTGATGACACAAGAACCGTCTGACGAAGATGCTTCGAAGTACGTAGAACAGAGTAGGTACGTCTTTAGTAGGGCGTACGAAATGTTCTGCAATTTCATCGATAATACAATCATCGATGTTACTAAGACTACAGAAGCCGAATTTGACAAGGCTGTATACAAGTTTGCCATGGTGCTAGTCCCGGCACTTGAAAAAGAATTCCCGGAGGTGTTCAATGCGTTTATTGCGCCATTGATGCCTGAAGACAAGAAAGAGGCTATCGTTGTGAGAAACTCCATTCTTAGCTACTGCGGAAATCTCTTAGTTCAACCATTAGTATTGGCTATCGCAACCAGATTCCTTGAACATCGAGACATCGAGTTTAAGACTTCCGGTAAAGCTAATAAGGTTGTAATGAATTAGACAAACCATGAGGTAAATTGTATGAGAAGATTCGTGCTTAACATGATCTACTTCTTAATATTCTTGGTAATAATCACAGCTCTACTGAAGTTCTTAGCCATTGGCTTTTGGACTTTCGTAGGTATAGCTTTGCTGTTCTTCATTTTCAAAGGACTCATAAAATGATCATCAAAGACGGAATATTTGTTCTGATTATGACGCTTGCGTCTATAATAGGATTACGCTTTCTACCAGTAACACCAGCTGTTAGCTTACTTGTAATCTTCACTGTCCTAGAGATTCTGATATCTATCTACTACAGGAAATCAAGATGCTTTAAGAATTCCTTCGGAGGAAACAGAAGGGAAATTGGAACACTTGGATCTTTCTTCTTGTCATTCTGGATGTTCCTATTTGTTATTCCAACAATCCCATTTGATAAGTATGATGGCAAAATGCTATATATTGGTACACTCGTAGCTATACAGCTACTAATCACTATTGGAATAGTGCTATCGCTTATCGTTGGATATGCTGAAGGCGTCTTCGAAGAAGAAGCAAAAGCTAAAAAGGCAGAAAAATTATTGTCTGGAAAAGTCGTAGAGACCTATGTGAATGCTCAATTTAAGGATGGGATCATCTATCTTGCGAAGAGCATGAAAATAGGCGGAGATCCGTTGAGCACGTATCATCAGGATTTCCCTTCAGACAATGTATCCGCAATAGTCAAGACGACGAAAGATTCTGTAAGTTGGCGTACAGATGTCTATCGGGAAGCGAAGAAACTTTGCCCGATTGTGAACAACGACCTGCTGTATGTGAGGTTTGCAAATCAAACATACACAGAAGCCTCAACAGGCAGATTGATAATAACTGGAAGGCCTGATTATGTGAATAAGGTTCTTCTAAGCCTTAATCTCTCAACCTTAACCTAACAAACTCAAAGGAAAAACAAACAATGAACATCTTCAAATTCTTCAAAATCAAGACAAAGACTGTTGGCGAAAAACTCGACAACCTCGTAACATTCGATGAAAAACTCCGCAACGCAAAGGAAGAGCTGCAGAAGTCTAAGGCAGCCGTTGTGGAAGATGCTGTGAACATTCATGAATCCGAAAAGATCGCAAAGAAGGCTCTTGAGCTGAATAATACGCAGATCGAAATCGTCAAGGGCAAGCTTGCCAAGGCTATCAAGAGCGGCGAAGATAACAAGGCAGAAGCCCTGTTCTCCAATCTTGAATCCTTGCAGACTGCCAACAAGATTCACGAAAAGTCTTACAATGACATTCAGAAGAGCCGTGAAAAGATCGATAAGAAGGTCGTAAGTATCGATAACAAGATCTTCAAGGTCTCTGCTAAGCTCGATGGTCTGAAGCAGGTTCGTGCAGCACAGGAAATGGTTGCAAAGCTTGCTGGTGTTTCCACTAACAACGCTGTCGGAAATGTTCTCAAGGACATCGAAGACTTCGTTGAACATGAAGAATGGAAACTCGAATCTAAGCAGGAAGTTCAGGATCTTCTCGACAAGAATGCCTCTACAGAAGACACTGAAGAAGAAGTTGAATCCAGCGCCCATGAACGCTTTGAAGCTTACAAGGCTAGCATTCTGAGCGAATCCAAGTAATCCCTAAACATACGGGGTGGGTCGAATGACTCACCCCATTTTTATTTTCCTATGAATGAAAAGAGCAACTTCGAAAGAAATATTGTCATCGGAATCTTTATGCTTGTTCTTACTATCGTCGGAGTCATCTATTTGAATCTGTCGCAGAACTATAAGAACTCTCATGAAGAAGAGATGAAAAGACTAGAAATAGAGGCTATGAAGAAGCCAACAAAGGAAGCTATCAAGGCTGCTATCTTGGATTCAATCAAGATCAACCAAAGATACTTCATACAGACGGACAGCTTCACTCCACCGCCTCCTCCGCCACCATCAAAGAATGAAAAACCTAAAAAGCTTGTCTTGGAGTATGAGCAGAATCTCAAAGACGGAACAAGGAATCTAATCAGGTTTACAGCCGATAATCCTACTCCGGAAGAAAGAGTAGCTCTATACACGATGTTCGATACAGAAGTATCGAAAGTCATAAACATCAAAGGACAAGACTTTAGCGTTAATCTGATGAGGGAATAATGAAACTAATGCCTTCTTTTTGCATGGAAGAAAAACATGGTCTAACACTTGGATTCTGTCTTCTTATATTGTTCATCATTGTGCCATGTATCGCTGCTAGCTGTGCCTGTGAATCATGCCAAGATGAATACCATAAGAAGAAATCTGTAGAAGATAATTCCAGTGGTGTGACTGCTAGCAAGGTCAGCAAGATGACTAGATATGTGCATATTGGAGACATTGCAGTAATGTGCATCAATGGAAGAAGTGATGTCAATGTGTTAAATATTAAGACAGGAGATTACGTGCTAATCTCAGATACTAAGATAGACGTCTATCGCACTATTGGCACTGCGGTGAAGAAGCTATTTCCGGAAAGAAACATGGAAGACTACTACATCAAGGACGAATGTCTATCAAGCCTCAGAAAATCATGCCATCCTGTGAGTAATTGTATTAACGGAAATTTGTCTAGAGCAGATTGTCAAACAACCTGTAACCTGTACGATATCCCAGTACCATCTGACCGAGGAAACAAGGATGAACTAGTAGGAATGTACGGTATAACCATAAGGTAGAAATATGCCACAAATATTTGCTGGTTTCTTTATATTATTCTTGTTATCCGTAACTATCGCCTTTGGTGTGCCAAGCGGCGAAGAGTTTCGTGAAAAACACGCTCATGGAGAATTTCTAATGAGCGATAGCTTTACGAGCATTGGAAAAGCTGAACTGCGATATAACGATGACAATGAGCCTACTATGAAATTCTATTCAAATGATTTTTCATACAAGTTCTCTGTCACCGATGGGAGTGCCAAGAGCACCATTGAACTGATGGACAAGTTGGTATTCCAGTTGTATCACAAGAATCAGCCTTACTATCTTTCATATGAGTGCACGAGATTTCTAAGATCCGTTGAAGGAAAGAAGTCGTACTGTAAAACAGACAACTCTTTACCGATGTGCAGAGCCGAGTGTGAGATCTATCAAGGCGATGGAATTCCTGACAAAGCTAAGTATATCGTGGAAAAACGAATAGCAAAGGATATAACGAATGAAAATCAAGTACTTTGATACAGAAATCGAATGTACAGTCGATGAATTTGAGGATATGATCGCTAGAGGGATTTTCAAGTCCAAAGTGAAACCCGAAGAATTCATCCATGACCTAATCCGCAAGGATCCGCCGCAAGCACCGTCATGGCCTGAAACCGTGGCGTTGTATGGCTGTCAAGTACCTGCTGATCAGATCAAGTTTGAACAACCTTTATTTTATAAAGGTACTACAGCCTTACATGCAGATGAAACAGATGACAATAAAAACAAATCATGACGTCTGAAAAGTAAAGTCTCATCTACCAAACAAGGAACCGTTGCGAATGCAGCGGTTTCTTTTTTATATTAAGAAACGATCATGTAATTAAACGTGATAATCTTCTTATGAGAACAGCATGAAACCTTTAAAGTTCATTAGACTACAAAGAGTACTCATAAATAACTTTGACAAGTTCATTCCTGTCATCGAAATACAAGAAGGTGGATGCGCTTGGGACTTTCCTCCTCCGTACTTTTTAGCATACCCTAAACACATGGAATTATACTGCGGTGTAGGAATGAAACCTGCTCTGAAGTGTATTTCGGCAGAACAAACATGTGTTCAGGGCTACATTGAGTATTGGAGAACAGAATATCTCGATAAGATTCCCTTTATGAATAGTATCGACGAATTCGTTAGGCGTTTCCCAGATTCATACCGCAAGTATGTTGAATTTCCCGGAGAAAAAGATGGCTGATAGTGGAATGACAGAAGACAAAAAAGAGGAGCCTTTCAAAGCTCCTCATCTCGATACAGACATTGAAGAAATCGAGGAAGTCTGTAAATATAAGGACTTCCGTGGCAGCGAACAGGAATGCAAGATTATCTTTAAGCCTAACGATTGCGAAATGGCATCAAGAAATCTGGCAACACTAGTGCAGCCTATTACCGGTATCTATATATCTGATAAGGAAAAAGTCAGAAGTATGATCAACAGAATGCTTGGCGAAGAACACAAATGTTGCTTTGGAATAAGCGTAGAGCCAAGATGTGATTTAAGATTTACTGACTGTGAAGCTGTAATTGGAAAAATGATTACCGAATTCTTGGAGGCATTGCATGAAAGTAAGAGTTAAAAAAAGTACGGATACAATAGTATCAAAACTTGAAGGTGTCGGAATAGACGATAATTCTGTATGTATCTTCATCAGATGGTATAATGAAAATTTTATTCCAGTAAGTGACGTAGACAAATTAGAGTATTTGTGCAACGGAAAATGGAAAGAAATAGAACTCTGGGAGAATGAAGACACTCCACGTAAACCAGAAGAAATCTATAATGAACTCGAAAAACTCTTCCTAAAAGGATAAAACAATGGTCAAAACAGCCGAACATAATAGAATGACATTTGAGGTCGTTCAATATACTGGAAAGAACTATGATGAATGTACTGCATTCATCGACAGTAATGGTATGTGGCCTCATATAGACGAGGATGCATCTTTTAGAATTCCTCCTAATAAAGCCATCGCAACCATGCGAACCAATGTCTTCCCCGGTGATTTTATCATCAAGGATGTATCTGGCTTGTTCATGAAGGATTGCTTCTATGCTACCTCTAAAGGAGCGTTTGAACTGTTCTTCAGACTGAAAGAATCAGAAAATGAAGTCCATGACTTTGGTTGGGCTCTTCGTCAGCTCAAGGCTGGAGAAAAGGTTCAGCGCAAAGGTTGGAATAGTAAGGGTATGTTCATTACCCTTCAGCCTGGATCCACAGTGAAGGGTGAACTCATGCGTAACGAACCTGCAAAGGAATTCTATAGCGGCAAACATTGTGTTATCATGTCTCATATAGATATGAAAGCGGCTGACGATTCCTACACAGTTGGTTGGAATGCAAGCCAAATTGACATGCTAGCAGAAGACTGGCAGTTAGCTTAACCATAATAAGGAAACTATGAAGGACGATCTTTATAAGGACATGCTTCCGAAATTAGATGGACTGGGAGATAATCGTATCTCCCAGAATTCTTTTCCCGGAAGTACGTTCCTGAACCTACATTTCGACTATCATTCAAAGCTAAAGGAGCTCAATGGAAACGGTAACACCAGAGAACATTGACGACTTTGTTGATAAGGCTATCAATGCTTGTTACGATAGGGCGAATCGAGCATTAGTCGATATAGCCAACAGACCAAGAGAAGTTCCGAAACCAGAACCAAAACCGGAACCTAAACCAAAGCCTAAGCCAAAGCCTAAAGAATCTGAGGAGGATCCAGAAAGAATTCACGATAAGGATTTTAGAATCCTAGCGAAGAAGTATGGATTCGATATTAGAACCGAAGGCCCAGATGATGATGATGCACTGTACGCATATGATGCAATACATCCTACGGCTAATGACTGGTTCCTGAATGTAGCTATGCTTAAATCCAGTGGTGTAGCAATCGTTGGACGCAAGTATACTACAGAATCACGTAACAAAGGAATGGTCTTCAATATAATCGGTACGACAGAATGTACTACTGTCAAAGAACTGGAAGAAGCCATCTGCACCATTGCCAAAAGTAGAGACGAATTCTTCAAACCTAAATCTACTAAGCGTAGTCAGAACAGATCTCGTACTTGGTAACTAACAAACACACACAACAAGGAAAAAACACATGGAAATCAATGCACTTACTATCAGTGCCATTGCAGTGGGAGCTCTCCTGCTGCTCCTCGCCTTCATTTTCATTATTGGATACGTTAAAGCTCCGCCTGATACCGCATATGTCATTTCCGGTATCCGTAAACAGCCTCGCTTCCTCATTGGTCGAGCTGGTGTTCGTATTCCGTTCTTGGAACAGAAGGACGAGCTTGTACTCAAGGCTATTCAAGTCGATGTAAATACGTCCGATGAAATTCCCACAGCGGATTTCATCAATATTACTGTCGATGCAAACGTCAACGTACAAGTTGATACTGAACTAGAAAAGAAAGAAGAAGAACGTTCTGGATTGCTTCAGAAAGCCGCTAGAAACTTCCTCAATCTTAAGGAAAAAGACATCATGGCAATGGTTCGACCAGTTCTTGAAGGTAATGTTCGAGAAATCGTTGGCAAGATGAATCTCAAAGCTATGGTGAATGATCGCCAGAAATTCTCTACTCTGGTTTCTGAAAACGTGCAGCCTGACCTTGCTGCCATGGGCTTAAAGCTCGTGTCTTTTAATGTGCAGAACTTTAAGGACAAGGAAGGCACTATTAGGAACATGGGTATCGACAATATTGAAGCAATCCGTAAGGATGCTGAAATCGCAAAGTCAAATGCCCAGAGAGATATTCGCATTGCTAAGGCTGAAGCTGACAATGAAGCCAGCATTGCAGAAGTAAAGTCTAAAACTGCAGTCGCCGAACGTGAGACTGATCTTGCTATCAAGAAGGCAGACCTCAAGAAGAAGTCTGATATCCAAGAAGCAATCGCCGATGCTGCTAAGGGCATCGAAGCCGCTAATCAGCAGAAAACCTTGAATATCACGGAAGCCGAAGCTGAAACTGCAAAGCAGATGAAGCTCATCGAAGTCCGTCAGGAAGAAGCTAATGTTACCGAAAAGGAACTTGTTGCCAAGGTGATTCGTCCGGCTGAAGCTGCAAAGCAAGCCACTATCATTAAGGCTGAAGGTGAACAGAAGGCTAAGCTCATTGCTGCTGAAACCAACCTTGAAACCACCAAGAAGAATGCTGATGCTGAAAAGTATCAGCGTGAACGTGAAGCTGAAGTCAAGCTGTTCAATGAACAGAAGGATGCGGAGGCCGAGCGCTACAAACAAGAGCAAAACGCCGAAGGTGTCAAGGCTATGGCTGACGCTGACCTTAAGACTGCTCTTGCTAAGGCTCAAGGTGTTGAAGCTAACGGTAAGGCTGAAGCTGCTGCTATCGAAGCTAAGGGTCTCGCCGAAGCCGAAGCCAAGGACAAGATGGCTGATGCTATGGCTAAGTTTGGCGATGCCGCTAAGCAAGACCTTACTCTTGAAACCGTTAAGGCGTTTGTTGCTGTTCTTCCGGAAGTTGCTGGTAACATTACCAAGCACTTCGAGAAGGTTGGTAACTACACTATCTACGGTGAAGGTGGCGGTGCTAAGCTGGTTGGTGATGCAACTCAGGCAATGTCTCAGATTATTGCATCCGTCAAGGAAGCAACTGGTCTTGATGCCGCAGGTATCTTGAACAGCTTCCTTGGTAGCCGTACTGCACTCGCAGTAGCTGACAAGAAAGAGTAAAACTAAAAGATTTTACCCATAAAACCTCGATGGGGAGAGGCTCTAGAAATAGAGTCTCTCTTTTTTTCGTAAAATTCTATGCTCCGACATTATATTATTAATGGCCTTATAATCCTATAAGACAGTGTTACTAGCCCACAAAGACTAGTGCAACCGTCATATCTAACCGGAAGATATGACTAACTGTGCGTTTGTTCCATTCGCACATAAAAGGAAAATGGATATTATTGAGACAACGGTACTGTCTCATAGGTGATCCGCATCTTATGTATATTTGATGCGATAAGGTCACACCGAACGGATAACGGTAAATATTATCCAAAAGGCAAGGAGGTACTTCATGTACAGATACCGCTTCTTCCTCAGCAACCTCGACGTAGTCGAAGTCTATGCAGACTCATACGCCGATGCCATCGCTGAATTCCTCGTCTAAAAAAGACAGGAATAGGAACTCTCGTGCGCAGACAGCGAGAATAAATAATTAGGCGAGAATCTCTAAAGATGGCTTAGAGAATCTAGGGAATGCAAAACCACTTAACTGTGGCTTCTCGAAACTGTGCTGGCCCAATGACCAGAAACCGTTACAAAGAGGTGTCCTATGACAACAATTTGTAATGCCTTCAGCCTCCAGATGATGAAGGAATTCCCTGCGACAATCACGATTGAAGAAATCGCTGAACCGTCCAAGGAAGAACTTTCGAAGATGGATTCGGCTGTTGGTCATGCTGACACTGCAGCTGTCCTTGGTGTGCCGTTCGTTCGCAAGAACGTTCAGCTCGAAAAAGGCGATGTTGTGGTTGTCGCTCAGCTTACTGGAGGCCGTCTCCCGGAAGGTTCTAGAACCCTACCGGAAGGCTTTGCCTTTAAGTGGCTGAAGGTGACCATCGGCTGATAGCTGAAGAGCTACGCACGAATACAATGCCAATGTATAAACGTGCGAATAAAAAAAAGGATAGCAGCCTATGCTGCGTCCTTTTCTTTTTTCCTAGCTTTAGATCTCCTGCAAGCTTCTAGATACTTAGCATATCTCACAGGATCCTTTTTCATAGCTTCACGCTTCTTAGCATTACGCTCACGTTCTTTTTCCTTAAACAATGGATCAGTAGCCTTTCTATGGTCATATGATTTCTTTGATCTTACGGCATCTGGAGTTCTGCCTTTGCTCTTCCGTTTCTTTTTTACAGGAGCTGAAATGTATGCATTAATAAATGATAAAGAGGATTCTGTCAGTCGTGCTTTTGTATCCTTGTATATGTCGCTCATAATACCTTCCTATAATAGTCTCATTCTTATATATTTTTTCTTTTTTATAAATAAAAAGAAAAAAAAAATAAATGGCCTAGACCGAAGTCTAGACCATTTAAAGTCTTCACAACAATTAGTGGATGAACGTTTCCGTAGGCAAGTACGGGCTCGTTCCAGCAAACGAATAGAAATTCGCGCTATTGTTGGTAATTGTCACACGACCAGCACCCGGAAGCACGTCAACGTAAGCGTAACGGCGAGAGGTGAGGATCGTCGGAACATAGGTATTGCGCGGGCTGTTGTAGCCAGAGCCAGCCTGTTCGAGCATGAAGCTATAGGTGTACAGCTTGTAAGTCATCTGATCCTGAACGGTCGGGATGAAGAGCACACGGATAGCACCCTGCGGGATGTTCGGGGAGGACACAACCTTCCAGCTGTTGATGCCCTGATACTGACCGAAGGCAATGTTAGCATTCACGCCAGCATATTCGGACTGACCGTTACCCTGATAGACCCAGTTGATTTCCGGCACGAGGGCGGCATCCAACGGGTTGCAAGCGGCAACGAAGTAACCCTGTTCATAATGGTACATGTTGATGATGCTCATAGAGAGATGGTCGAGCACCTTGCCAAGCATCTTGGGCCATTCAGCCGGGTTCAGCTGGTAGTTACCAACGGGCTTAGCAGAGAATGCACGAACGAAGTCACCATTCGGAGCCTGTTCGATAGCATCATCGATAACTTCATCCATGAAGTTCACACCATCCAAGTCCATCTTCTGAGCGAGGAAGCTAGAGAGGATTTCGACGAGCTTGGAGACACCATTCAGAGTGAACATACGGAGCAAATCCGTGATGTATTCATTCGGAACCGGAGCTTCAAGGTGTTCGCCAGTACCGATGTGGATTTCCTTATCGCGGATATCGAAGCCAACCTGAAGCGTGCTGTTGTTCATAACAGAGGACACGAAGGCCTTGATCATCACGAAATTGAGCTTGTCGCCCTGATCCATGAGAGTGAGACGACCAGTCTTCACGTCAACGTCACCGTAGACGGAGTCAGTGAGGGTCACAATCACAGTACCAGCTTCGCCACCAACGCAAGTGGCATCAACTTCGACATCGAGCGAGATCACACCCTTGATGCCACCACGACGAGTACCGCATTCGATCTTGCAGTTCTTGACGAGGTCATTGGCAGTGAGGGCTTCACCATTGAGGGTGAGTTCGGTAGCAAGTTCAGTAGCAACGCCATTGTAGAACACGGTGTCGCCAGCGGCAGGAGCCTTGAACTGAGCGCAAATGATAGAAACATTCACGTCAACTTCATCGTTGTCCTTAACCATGGCAAGAGCGTCAGAATACTTCTGAGTGACAGTGCCATAGGTGGTCGTGGTCTTGTCATTACCGTATTCGTCCACATCCTTACCAGTGAGGAGGTTCATGGAGAAGCAACGGTTCGTGAACTTGAACTTCACATCTTCAGCAAGGCGAACCTTAGAGACAGCGGTATCGATGTCCATGAGGTTTTCAGGCACATAGTGCTTGTTGCCCTGCAAGTCCTTGAGCCAAGGATGGAGGTAGTTGATGGTGAACTTCGGCTTTTCGACAGCTTCGGTCGGGAGAGCCTTGTTCATAGCGGTACGAGCCCAGCTCTTACGGAGCATCGGGGTCTGAAGGAAGGACATCGGAGAAACAGTACCGAGAGCAGCTTCTTCAAGAGCTTCAAGGCGAGAGGCTTCAGCGATGGTCTTGAACTGCTCGGCTTCTTCGTCATTAAGACCCTGAGCGAGCATTTCAGTATAACGACCAAAGAGGGAGTTGTCGGACATCACATCTTTAAAGTCGTCGGCGTTGAACACGTTGATGTTGCTAGCGGAGAATTCTTCAGCCACTTCACGAAGAGTAGAGGTAAAGGAATCACTCACAGCAGACACCTTCGAGGACGGTTGCATGTAAGAAATGTTAGACATTGTTTGTCTTCCTTATTTTTAGGTGAAACAGAGCCAAAACATAAAGTTATCTTGACTCAGAAACGAAAAAACCTATTTATACTAGGATCCTAGGTATTTTCTCAATGTATAGTTAGATGGAGTTAAAATTTTTGAGTGAAAATTGTAAGTTTTTTGCGTATCTAGATGTTGAACGAACAAAGATTGATTTATCAAATGAACTTTTTATAAATACAATATCAAAGGAGTCTATCATGGCAGAATGCAAAGCTGAAGTTAAGCTGAGTAAGAAAGAACAAAAAGCTCAGGCTGAATATGAGAAGCTTGTAGAAGCAGAAAAGAAAAAGGTCACTAAAGTTCTACATATTACTATTATGGGAGAACCTAAAGCTTGGAAGCGTGAGAGAGCAAGACTTGGCAAGGGAAGAACTTTCGTTGCCATGTATGACCCTAACACTTCCATAAAGAAGGTTATCCAAGACTATATTATTGACGAGATGGCTGAACAAGGCATTTCTAAAATAATGGAAGCTCCGGTATACTTAAGAGTGGAAAGTTATAAGAAGATTCCCAAATCTCTTAGTGCAGCTAAAGCAAGGCTGTATGAAGAAAAATGGCTTCTTCCTGCGTCTAAACCGGACGTTGATAACTATTCAAAGCTCTTCATGGATGCCGCAAACAGTATTCTATGGGATGATGACAAACAGGTAGCCCATCTTGAGGCTTGGAAGTATTTGTCAATCAACCCTAGATTGGAGATCTTTGTTGAATTCAAGGAGTAACAATGAACTTAGCCGTTACAGGGGTAAATAATTATCGTTCAAGAGTGAACGATGAGCTCGGAATGAGCGCAGTTATGGCTTCACTAAATGAACTTTGGGCAGCAAGACAAGATAATATTTCCGCTGCAATGGAAGGATTAAACCGTGCTTTTAATTTCTGTATCAGTAGGTGCAATGGCGAATTCGATAGCAGCTGGCTATTTAAAGTGTCAGCGCTCATCGATAATCTAAGCTTCGCTATAAAAGAAAAAATGAAGCAAGGTTATACAATCAAGAAAAAGCTCTTAAAGAGATTTTTCATGTCTTGTCTATATGCTGATGAAAGCATAACTGCTATGATTCTAGAAGACGAAAAGAAATTCTCTAAGCTGATGTCTCACTTTAACTCCAGAGCATTATATAATTCTACTGGAGTTGAAAAGGTAAGAAAGGCAAACGAGACATTCGGCGTAGTAGATACTGAGATAGATCCTGATTGCACTTATACAACAATGATGCTAAATTCCATTACTAGAAACAGTGTTGAAACTATGGATGAAGCTGATATTGCAGGATGGGTGTCGGAACTAAAGTATTACGATAATGTTGATGATATGGAAGAGGATCTTAGGGTAGAAAGAGAAAAACCTACCGGATCTGTTATCTCCCTAAGGATTCCAAATACTGATCATGGAATCATGGTATCTATGACTGAAGTTCAAACTATGGAAGATCCATGTTTGATCAGTCCAGATGTTCTATGGGGTGTCCTGTATCTACTTGATGATTATGCTGCACAAAACAAGGATCCGAATTTCGACGGAGTCTTCATAGACAGACTTAAAGATTTCTATCTTGAAGTCGAAAAATGCAAGACCGAGCGAGAAAAGATCACTTGCTATCTTAATGGTTGTAAAGATTATTCTAACGATCTTGAAGACGCAGCAGAAATCATGACTAAATATAATATTCCCAAGGTAATATCGTCATGGGCTATTGACGAGTACCCTGAGAGTGTGAAGTTAGTCGGTGGAATGTTGTCTTCCGGTGAACACATTATCTTTGAACAAGCTCTGATTCCAGAATCGGAAGAGACGATGTTTATTGAGACAGCGGACTATGATGCCTTTGTAGGCATTGTACAAAGCATCAATTCATCTTATGAACGCTTGAAGTTCTACTACGATGAATTCGAGTCTCGCAAACAAGACAAAAAAGAATAAATAAACATAGGCTTTAAGCCTATGTTTTTATTTTTTGTCTTTCATTAATTCATACAGCATCGCATTATTAATTAACATCTTCGACGCAGTATACAAGTCAAATCTTCTACACAGCTCAACCATTGCTATGAATCCACTGTAAGGTACGAAAGCTGCTACGTCTGCAGTGAAGTACAAATACACGCCTGGTTCAGATGTCTTCGCCTCTGTATTGTTGTCAACGAATGGCACAAATAACAGAGACCTACCGTTACACAAGTCTTCTATCTTGAAGCCATTCTCATATCCTTTCTTGACATAATAACAGCCATTTTCTATATAGAACGATTCACCAATAAATTCTTCACATTCCTTCATTCCAGCCTTGAATGTTTCCATACACAGATATGAAGCAGTTGCAGAATAATAAGATCCGCCGTCTCTATAAGAAATCGTAAGATAATCACTGGACAACATCCTTAAAGACTTTGAACCGTCATTTCTACTAAATTCCTTGAATGTATCTTCATCGTTCCTGACTAACAGAGAAATCCTTACACCTGAGTTTGGGATAATAAGAATAGTCTCTTCTATGGTATCGTACATAAAAATACTCCTTGTTGGTCTTCAACAAGGAGTTCAGTGCATTAAGGAATTGGTTTGTTTCTTAGTTGGCTAATTTTATGCTTATTGATTTCTATCACAGCGTGCTGAATCACGTTGTATTCGCCAGTTACATACGAAACAAGGTTCTCCATATCGCCTAAATAAATATAAAGAATTTGCCTGTACGTTGGAGATACTTCAGCGATAGTAGACGTTACTAACCTAGCGATGTCCATCATGCTCTTATCAGAGCTAACGATGTCAGCTTGGTCACTGTTTTTAGCGATAGCCGATGTAATAGCTATGTAATGTTTGACTTTCTTCTGGATGATCTCAAGGAGTAGTGCAAAATCACGTTCCTTGTTCAGACCATACTTCAGGAGGTACGCACTCCTCAGTCTTGCCATCGCTTTCTCTTCTTTCTTCTTCCTTCTCTTGGCAAAGAAATTCTTTATCCACTTGATCATGTTTTTCTCCGTTTTGGTTAGTAATTTGTATGATCCGTTCTACCTGTCTGGGCATAATTCTAAGTTTCCTGATATTAGAATTATTCAGGCTCTCGGATGCAGAAGCCTTGACTAAGAACTTCAATCTCTCAATGTCATCCTTCGTCATTACATAGGCGAATTTCTTTACGAAGTTCTGCCAGTTTCCGGTAACATTCTTCAGGGAGAGTGTGATAGCCCCACTATGGGCTAGTTCATGAGCTGTCAGTGATAGCGGAATTAATCCTACATTTCCCAAGAAATGCTCAAGTACTACTCTGGAGACAATGGTAAAACTAGATACGTCTTCATTGTTAGCCAAAGCATCATCAAGGATTATCCTAGTAATGTCAAATAAAGAAAACGGGAAGTGATGAATTTCGATTCTGCAATCCTCTCTGGTTACACCAGCGAAGATTGCGCAATCATTCATCTCTGCATTTTCTTTTAGGAACGAGAGGTAATCACGAAGTTCCATAGAAGCCCTAACGAGCTTCTCTAGATACTTCACGTACTTGGCTTTGGCTTTATGGTCTTCTTGAAGATAAGCGAGGTTTTCAAATTTACCGTAACCGTCAAACTTGTCAGTATCTTTAAACGTAACTTTAGTAGATAAAGTATTATCTGACTCTGTTTGAGTAGGCGGTTCTATATCCTTTGGCAATTGCATAAGCTTCCTTCTCTGTTGGATTTTCAATGATTAATGTTCTAGTATCACGATCAATTCTTATATTATATCTAGCGACAAGTTTAATTATATAATCTGATATCAGATTGCCTCTGAGCATATGGCATAACTCAACACGGTCTCTAACTTCTATTTCTTCTGAATCAATCGATGGAGGTGGTATTACTATCGACTGCATTATAACCTACCTGTGGGATTTCTGATGGTGAATATACTGGCTGTTTCTTGACAGTCAGGAAATTCTTATCCTTATTTAATATATAGCCTTTCTTCGTCATATCTATAAGCTTCGAGAAGCTGGCTACAGTTTCAGGTTCAAGGTCTTCCTTATACTCCTTAAAAAATTCTAAGAAATGCCCACAGACACTTGATAGCGGAATGAAAACCTTTCCACTGTGTCTAAGCTGGTGTACAGTCTTCGACAGTACTGTAAATCCTACCTTTAAGTCAAAGTGTAGCTTCATTACTACATCGGCTACCATAAATGTATTGAAGGGTATGTGCTCCCTAATAAATCTACTAGTGACTGCCGAGCAGATTTCATATAGAGTAAACGGATAGTGGTCTACTTCTAGGGTAGCATCTTCACTAGATACCATTCCAAGAACATTGCAGGTTTGAATTCCAGTTCCACCAAATTCATTATGCACTTTATAAATAAAGGTCTTGTACTCATCAGACTGTCTAACCATCTTTTCACATGCTTTAATAAAGGCATTGTACTCTCTGGAATCCAAAATTTTTTCTCTTTTAAATACCTCTTTAAAATAATCTCCAGAGACAGCCCCATCCTTATGGGTTACATTAATCTGGTTTTCTACTTTAATATTTGCCGAAACGATTTCTTCAATGGGATCCATAATATCTCCTTTCAAGATATAGTTCGAAAAAAGAAATGGCTCTATATAGAGCCATTCCTAAAATTACATTGGAACCGTGATAGTCTCGCTATTACCGATTTTCTCACCATTAAGCTCAAGGCTTATAGTAAATTCCGTATACGACTTGTCACCATCGTATCCAATGCTATCGTTGGAGTTTATTTTAATTGTTAGATTTTCTTTTAGGAAAGCTATAAGTTCTTCCTTACTCATCCTAGCCTCTCTTACCAATGGGAGGATCTGGGAGGCTTCCCCACGGAAGTCTTCCAAAGCTGTTGTCAATTAATCGAGCCATTTTTTTCATTTTTGTATTCCTTTGTTATGCCTACAACATTATAGACACTATTTAATATGTGACCAACGTTTTCAAAAATACATTTTGCAATAGACCTAACTAAAGAATGACAACCACATACAATGGAGTAAAACATGTCCGAAGAAACCAAAACCGAAGAAATCAAGTCTGAAGCTGTCGATATGGAAGCCGAAGCTAAGCAGCGTGAAGCAGCAGAAGAACAGAACCGTGAATATGCTATCAAGCACATTGTAGAAGTCTACAAGGGTGAAACCATGAAGCATATCGAAGTGACTAAGGGTTACTATAAGACTCTGTACTTCGAACTCCAGAAGGAAATGACTGAAACTGGTAAGGGAATCCCTGACTTTGAAAAGTCTGCTATGGAATACTTTGAAAACGTCACTTCCCACCATGACGAAGATAAGCTTAGCAATCCTGAAGTTACCAAGTATCTTGCTCTTCGCCACTTCAATCATTCTACCCACGGCGAATTCCGTATCACTGAAGAAGAAGCTGAAAGAGGCGAAGAACTTATCCGTCAGCACCGTATCAGCAATACCCACCACGTTGAATGCGGTATGTTCCATTTGGCTCGTTGCACTACGTTCGGTGAAAACAAGTCTCCGTTCAAGTACAACTACTTTGCACTTATGGAAATGGCTGCTGACTGGTGTTCCGTGGCTGAAGAACTTGGTGTTGACGTAATCCGTTGGTTCCATACACAGCTTAAGCGTGGAGTGTATGTGCTTCCGGATGAAGTGATCCAGACTCTTGAACACTTTGCAAGGCTCTTGAAACCGTTCCTCGAAGAAAACCGCAAGCTTGGAAGATTCGGTCTTAATCAGCCTGATCATTGCATCAAGTAAGAACTTATAGCTGAAGAAAATTCTTCAGCTATTTTTATATAGTGAGGCTGTATGAACGAAGAGATAAGGACAATGGCTACTATCTATGCAGCACAGAATGCCGGAAATCCAGATGGTTTCTACTATTCCATTACAGCTCCGGGCCATTTTGCTGCCGTAGCATTTGTAGCCTTTATTGTACTTATAGGGGTGGTACTTTTTATTTTTGATATTTTCTCACCAAAGGAATAATATGGATGAAGAAGTAAACATTGATGTAAAGGAAACTACTCTTGAAAATTTCCTGAGTAAGAATGAATCCGTCGTTAAGCAGATAATTTCTAAGATCCCTGCCGGAAACAAGGAAATGCTATCGAATCTAGTATTAAAGATTCTTGATGACAAAAGTACAAAGCTTCTGTCTGTGATCGGAACTAGACTTAAGCGTGAGATTGGATTCCAACAGGAGCTAAAGCTACTGTTGTGGTTTATATCTGAAAAGGTGCTACTAACAGGAAAGAACCAGTGGAGCAGAATATCTGGAGGAGCCTATAGCGGATTCCCCGATGCTGTGAAGGCAGATATTATGAGCCGAAAAGTCTATATCGCATATATAAACGAGGCAGATTTTAATGGTTTGACTGTAAAAGATATCGAAAATTCTTTATAAATGAACTGAATTTACTAACTAACCATTGAAATACGGGTCGCGACCGAAGAAACCTGTAGTTTTCATAAACGTTTAACTTACAAACAAGGATACATACTATGTACTTTGAAAAATTCCTCGACGGCTCCTACGCCGCCTCTGAAAGCGTTTCGCACGTGGATATTCTCGTTTCCGCTATGGAAGGCGCTGAATTTGCCGCTGACGCTGAAATCGCTCTTATCGAAGAAGATGGTCGTCTTTGCATGACCGTTGGTGCTGAAGGTATCGGCGATGCTATGGCTGCTGTTGCTGACAAGGCCAAGGAAATTGGTACGAAGATTTGGAAGTGGCTCGTTGAGTTCATGCGCAAGGTTCGTGCTTTCGTGTCTCAGGCCATCATTTCTCTCCGTCAGGGTGCTGTTATGAACACTCTGAAGAAGATCATTGCTAAGGGTAAGACCAAGGCTAAGAATGATGAATGGATGGAAAATGCTCCGAAGCCGGAACGTGTTACCAAGTGGAACGTTGATTTGCAGCGTGCTGTGAACGGCATTTGGTTCATCACTGAAAAGGCTATCGACAAGCTCTATGACACCGCTGGCAAGCTCAACAACAAGCTCACCAAGTCGATGGGCAAGTCTGAATCTTTCGGTAGCACTCACGATGGTACGGGTGCTTATACCAACATGAAGTCCGGCGTTGCTGACTCTGATGGCGAAATCGATGCTATCCTCGATGAAATTCCGACCATCAAGGATGACAATGGCACCACGCAGACCTTCAGAAACCACACCACGACTGCTCAGGGCAAGATGGCTAACTCTCAGTGGGCCATTCGTCTCGATGGCAATATCGTGAAGCAGATGAAGATTGACTCCAACGAAAACAACAGCAAAATCATTCAGAAGGCTGTTTCCGCTGCCAACTGGCTCGCCAACAGCATGAAGAAGGATCCTGTCCTCAAGGCTTACGACATTCTCAAGCTCCTCGATACCGAAGTGTCCTTCGTGAAGAAACTCTGCGAAGACGCTGGTAAGGCTGGTGCTAAGGAACTCAAGAGAATCAAGAAGATCCAGAAGGCCGTTTCCAAGATCGGTACGACTGTTACGCTCTTCTGCCGTCGTCAGCTCGGTTCCTACAAGAAGGCTACTGCGCTCATCATGCGTATGTACTCTGTTGCTGGTTCCATGGAAAAGGACGACTATAACGAAGACTAATTCGGCCTCGTTTCTAGTGCTTATTAAACCTATAAGGGTAAAACCTTATAGGTTTATTTTTATGAACTCATGATTGAAAAACAATGAGGACATTATGGACTTGAAAGAATTTGAAAACCTCTCCGTAGAGGATAAGGAAATCCTTATGGAGATCCTTAATGATACTATGGATATCTTTAGAGAATACCCTGACGAAGAAGAACCTGAAAAGGTTGAAGCTCAAGAAGGCGTAATGATTAAGCGCATGAACTGGACTACTCAGGGCGTGATAGATAAGAAGGTGTCTAAGGTCTGTGTGCTTTTGGCTAAAGCTAATGGCGATCCATTGTACAATAGATTCAAAGTCTTTAGAGATAAATGGAGATTCTTCAGAGAGAAGATTCGTCTCAAATACGGTGGAAGAGCCAGAGCTATTGTACTTTCCAATGGTGGTGTGAATGCTACCGATCTTGGAGAAGCTGTGAAGGCTGCTCTGCATAAATAATACTAGTGTCTCTAAACAGAGACACTTAATTTAACCAAAGGAACCATATGGAACTTGAATACTCTAATTTTGATGAGGAAATCGAAGCTCTGAAGAAAGAAGCAAACGAGCTAGATTCCCTGTATAAAGACTCTGAAATACTTTTAAAGAATGTGCAGAACTCTAGGAGCCGTGGAAGTCTAGCATTCTCCCATCTCCAGACTGGAAACTTGATTGCAATTAAAAATGCCAAAATATCCGCTATCAAAGGCATAATGACACTCAAGGAAAAGAAATTCAAACAGCAGCTACAGAAGTTTGCTCTTGATGAAGCTAGCAATAGTGGTGGTTTCTCTGTTGGTGAGCTTGTTGATATCTTGTCTGCCAATAACGTATCGTATAATCCTAAGAATTTCACTGATGCTGAAGTTGTTGAAGAGGACTTTGAAGCCAAGGTCAAAGAGCAGCTTGAGAAGTCTAAGGAAGTTGCCAAAGCTTCTTATGCGGAGAATGATGGTGGAGACTTTACTCCTGAAGAATATGAAGCTCCTGAACCAGAGCAGGATCCGGATACTATCGCAGTTGAAGACCTTGTGGACATTCCTGTTAAGACTAGCGAATACGAAATTGTTGCTGAAGCTAAGACTGGAAAGCTTCATGTGATCGACCTTGCAGCTAGCCATGATGATATCATTGTCGAAATGGATAAGAACCTAGTTGGTATAAATGAGGACGAGTTAGCTGAAATGGATACCAGTGGTATAATCCCTAAGGCTAAATTCAGAGGCAAGGATATCGAAGTAGTCGAGATTGAGACTTAAATTAATGGTGTACTTAGGTACACCATTTTTTAATCTTCTTAACTAATAAATGCACGAAGATAGAGAGGACTATATGAGCGATAAGTACAAACTAGTTTCAGTCAAAAAATTGACTACAAAGACTGGTCTGAATTATTACAATAATGGTGTACTGACCGTATACTACAAGAACGGTAAGCGTACATATGAATTTGATGAAGATCCGACTGTGAGATTCCATGTCTCTAAGCCTGAATTTGTAGAGAAGCATGGAGACAATCCTTACGTCGTTCCTCTGGAAGAAACTGAAGAGATCGAATGCAAGTATAAGGAAGTCTATGAAGCCATTATTGACTATCAGGCTACATTTGATCCTGAAGCTGCTGTAAAGAATTCGAAGTTGCTTGATAGCTTTAGAAAGCGTAAAGTTAGTCCCGAGAATTTCTTTCTCTGCCCATTCGTCCATGGCGCTGACGTTGATCTCACTGACCACTATATTCGCAGGTTCAACGATGAAAAAATCGCCCCTAATGGTGGAGAAGACCAAGATGTTCGTCTGAACAAGGTGTTCTGGGATATTGAATGCGATAACTACATCGTAAGACGATTTGTTGAAGCGGATGAAGCTATCACTCCTATTAATGCTATATCTTGTTTCGATAGTAGAACGGCTACGCTCGTATTGAGATTCCTTGATGATACCATCGAAGGACAGTATGTGGCAAAGAATCCTCAGATTGACAAGTTCAAACACGAGATCGATGCTATTACTGCGAAGTATGAAGCCGAGTGGAACGAAATTCAGACTAAAATCTTCAAAGAAATAAAGAAGCCACATATCAATGTCGAAATCAAGTTCTATGGGTATGAAATAGATCTTATTCAGGATCACTTCAATGATCTCAACTACAGGTTTGGTGCAGACGTTGTCATAGCATTCAACCATGGCTTTGACTGGGGTTTCACTATCAAGCGTCTTGAGAATCTTGGGTTCGATCCGGGCGATATAATTGCTCCTAAAGAATTTCCGAAGGATTATCGTAGGGCTTACTACATTGCGGACAGATTTGCAAAGGATATTAAGAAGCGCCATGACGCATTCTATATTCCTGCTTTCTATTGCATTATCGATATGCAGCAGAACTATTATGCAATCCGTAACATGAGCCCAGAAGACTATACTCTTGACTGGTTGGCTGAAAGTGTTATCGGTGTCCGTAAGGTTGAACACGATGATATTGAAATGGCTGACTTCCCATACGAAGACTACGAGTTGTTCTGTAAATACTCAGGACAGGATACTCTGGTTATGTACTGGATTGAAGAGAAAGTCAGTGACGTTGATACGATCATGCTATTCAGAGGTCTAACACATACTCGTGAGAACAAGGTGTTGACCAAGACTACAATGCTTCGTAACTTCATCGAGTGGTTCTTTATCAACAAGTGCGATCTGGTGCTGTCTAACAACCGTACAAGATTGTTCAATAAGATCTACGACAAGAAGCGAGCCAACGGAGATAATCCTATCAAGTATCCAGAGCTAGAGCCGTATAGGAAAGATGCTATGGGCGCCGACTATACCGAAGTAGGCGAAGCTGAAGATGAAGACGAATTGTTAAATGATGATCTTGAAGAAATCGAGTCTCAGGTTACAAAGATTCAAGAAGAAAAGAAAGTCAAGTTCAAGGGTGCATTCGTGGCTGACCCTAATCTTCTTATCGCAAACGGTATTAAGATTTTGGGTAAGGCTAGTACATTGATCTATGACTTTGTATGTGACTCTGACTTGTCTTCTCTATATCCGTCTATTAAGATTGCGTGGAACCTCTTTATCACGACTATGCTTGGAAAGATTCTTCCGAAGAGCAATACGAATGATATCGAATACTCTGCAACTCTTGCCAATTATATCATGACTAGAAACGATATCAAAATTGGCGAACAATATTTTGGACTTCCGTCGCACACGGAATGGACAAAGATGATTCTCTCTCGTGCATAAAAATTATCCACTAGGCTTTTGCTTAGTGGATAATTTTATATAAAGATATAGCCTTAATTAAGGAGTCTATTATAATGGCCACAGAAATAGAAGAAAAAGAAGACGAAAGAAGCTTCGAAGAAATTGAAAAAGAAGCCAATGAAAATTTCAATACACGAATCGATACACTCTTAGAAGAGGTACTTTATGGAATCTAGCGCACTGAGCGAAATGGCCCATACTGCGGAAATGGTTAATCCGTCTCCGGAGACAACGCCATTTGTCAGATCTTCAGCATTGTTCAAGTTTGTGCTGAAGATGAAGAAGAAAATTAGTGATGAACACTTCGATTATGTCGAGAAGTGTCTGAAGACTATCGCTGATCCCAATAACAACGCTAATAATTGCGTCATGTTTACGGACATTGAAAATGAAACGATGGATCAGCCGTTGTGGTATTTCGGTCTTAACAAGGAAACATTAGAACCTGAACCGATTGATGTTATGAAGTATCCCGATTACAGGACGTATTCTTTGATCGTCATTAGTGGCGGTAAGAATATTTGTATTCCCGGAAACTGGCGTGATACGATTATCTGTCCGTTCATTGATACGAAGTCAATCTTCAAGAACATCAAGAAAGCTAAAGACTATAATCCGGTCTTTACAAATACGAAAGCTTTGGAATCTGAAAGCAGTGGAAGACTTACTCTCTTCTATACTAGAGAGATTCCGATGATTTTCGACATGACAGATTGGAATCTTAAGCATGGTTCCTTTACAGATGAAGCAGGTCATATCCATATCTCTCTGGTTGGCGCTCAAGGTGTCGTTGTTAAGTTCCGAGAATTAGTGTCGGATGCTGATAAGTATGCTGACTATATTTTCAAGAATGACAATCTCGATCATCCTGAAAGATTCTTCTTCCCTGAAAACGTTCCCGATGGTTCTGAATTTGCAAAATACAGATATCTTCCGGGCGTAGTCATGCGAAAGGATGCCAAAGGACACATTTTCCCATCTGTGGAAATTCCGTGTATCTCCGGTATCAACAGTGATCTCTACACTGAAGAATCTGAAGATATGCAGGAATACTGTGTCTTACTGAGGACTTAGCGAAAAAGTCTTGTGGGGGTGTTAGCAATAATACCCTTACTTTTTTGTATATGGAACTTTCTAATGAAATTTATACAAGAGGCTGACATGGCAACTGAAGTGGATCCGACCCTTAACACCATTAGTAATGATCAATTTGGATTTATGCAAGCTTTTATGAAGCTTGCAGAAAAATGTTTCCCGCAGGTTCCGGATAATGCTGAAGATACTACTAAGGCTGGCATGTTCGGATACTTGACCGAAATTGCTTCTCATAGCTCTAAGGCTTCGCAGTTCCATAGAAATTTGCTCTATAACGAATTTTTCTTGAATACTGCTATCATGCCTTCGACAGTCTACAACACGGCTGAGTCGGAAGGCGTTGAACTCAAGGCTTCTAGACCTTCGTCTTGTACCCTCGTTGTTAACATTGAGAAGACTAAGTTCCTTAGCCTGATCGATGCTAGTGATACAGACTGGCTTGTTATCAATAGAGAAGATTTCCTTGTAAATCTTGATGATGTTGAGTTTAGACTTCCGTTCTCTTTGATCTTTAGCCGTAATGCCAATGGTATCAAAGGCTACTACAGAAGTATTTCTATCTCTGATGGTGGAAGGACTTGGTCTGCTGAAGCTCCGCTGTTTGAAACCCAGTATGACTTCAAGAACAACTTCTCAGTTCCTATTAAGGAATTCTTTGATCCGGCTGCAAATGCTACGATGGTTTCTTTTTCCATCCTTGTGTTCAATGTGATCTTTGAATACTACGAAAACATCTATACTGACTCCTCTAATGCAAGTATTAGTAAGTACATGATCGACTTCGAAAATAAGTATGTCAGTGCTACTGCATTTGAAAGAGTTAATGAAGAAGATGAATGGCAACAGCTGGAAGTAGTCACATCTTCTCTGAAGAGCGTTAGTGAAACTAGTCATAGTGTCTTCTTGAAGAGACTTGATAGCGATACTGTGCTCTACTACTTCGGTCGTGGTGACAGGTCTTATATTCCTGAAAACGGAACCTTCCTAAGATTTATTGTTGCTACTACCAACGGCGAAAATGGTAACTTTACCTTCAAGGGTACTCCTGCCATTAGCATTGATAAGGTTGACTACGCATCCGAATTTACTTCTTGGGTATTCTCCTCTCCGGCAGGTGGATCTGACGAAGATTCTCTGATGACTCATAAGAAGGATATCTATACTAACCGTACCAAGGCTAAGCTTCTTGGTTCTGAAAACGACCTTAATGAATTTTTTGCTAGTACGTCTGTTGGTAATGAGAAGACTAAAGTTCTGGTGTTCAAGAAAAGTGATGACTTGATTAACCGTGAATTTAACTCATTCTGTATGCTTTCCGATGACACTTGTACATACGAAACAAACACTATTCCGAATGTTCGTATTAATAATGTGATCGAAGAAGGTGATACTAAGAGAGCAAAGATTCTTCCTTATATGCCCATCAAGTATACGCTGCCATATGGTACCAAACATGATACTAACTCTGAGGCATACTATAAGGATGCTGAGGTAATTGATGTACGAGATCCGATCAACGACATCAAGTCTCTATTGCTCAATAGAAATGAGTTCATTTACTTCTCGCCGTACTCATATTATTTAATTAGTGGCGATACTAAAATAGATGTATACATCTATGATGAGCACGTTGACGAGAATTACTCTGTCTTCATCAAGACCCTTACATCTGAATCTACGGATACTCCTATTATTAACTTTGTGAAGGCAAAGAGAAATCCTGCTCTTAGTAATCTCATCCATGTATATGCCTATGTGACTGAAGCTGAGACTAGCAATAACCGTTATTTTTTGATGCTAAAGAATAATGAAGATAAGACCATTGCAATCGAACTTGTAAGAAATGTCGATGAAGGCTGTTATGAGATTGCTCTCTACACCACTGACATTGCTTCAGGTACTACTTATAAAGCTCATAGCATTGGTGTTAAGAGCTATGGCTATGATATGTACGAGACTGAGTTCTATGCTGAAGGATCTGATACTCCTTCGTGGAAGAAACAGGATCTTGAACAGTTCTTGGCTACAGCAGAAGCATATATCTATTGTCTTGAACCAATCGATAACAACAACTTGATTCCTGACAACAAGTCCGAGTACGACGATCTTAAGGGTGCTACCATAGAACTGGTTGATTACAGACTTAAGTCTATCAGTACAATTTCTGGTGGCTTTAAGTTCTTCGAGAACATGAATGATGTTATGTCCGTCGAAGTTAAGATCAGACCTAATGAAGACCCTGATACACATGATATTTTTCTCGATATGATGCCGCTCGTTGGTGGTAGGATGCTCTACTCTGACTCCGTTTACAATAGCTTCATGGCTCTCGAAAAGAGTGTCGTAGAATCTATCAGAGCAGCTGCAAAACGTCTTCACAACAATACTAGACTGAACCTTAAGTTCTTCAACACTTATGGAAGGACTACATTCTGGTATGGTCAGACCCTTGCCACGTCTGAAAGTGAACAAGTCACGAAGTGCTTGGAGAAACCGAACCTCTTCTATGAAATCATTGTCGATAGACCTAACGGTTACGATGAAGATATCGAAAAGGGAATCTCCGGAATTATCCGCAACTGGACTGAATCCTTGTTTGACATGATTTACAACAATGTGCTTATCACAGAACGTATTTCTCTTAGTAACCTATTGAAAGAATTGGAATCTAAGATTACAGACTGTGACTCCATCAATATTAAATCTGTTAATGAGATTGATCACCTTAAGTATATCATTCCTATTACTGGATATAGAGATCTACTGTCTGGTGAAGGGTCTAAGGAAGACTTCGTTCCTTCATTCTTGTCTGTGAACCTTGGTGTTCTTAATGAAAGCCGTTCTCTCAAGAAAGAAAACGATATCCTTATTCAGTTCATTTCTTAAAATTAAATTCAGTATACTAATGTATACTGAATTTTTTATTAGTCAATGTCAGGAACCAAGGATACTGGCAGAAGATCCGAATCTGTGACGGTATCAGACTTTATGCCAGCACCAATCAAGAATGTATCAAAAGTATTCAATGCAACTTTCTCGAACACTGAAGATCCTTCCAAGACATCCTTGAGGTTTACATAACCGTCAGTCTGGATCTTCTCATACATAACTCTCTTGGCACCCATGTTGTCGCTTCGTGCTCCCATGAGCTCCTGAAGAGTAGCATCGTTCTGCTGAAGGATCAATGCATAGGATTCAACGTCGGAGTTTCTTGCAACCTTAGAATCAGAAGTCACAGTACCAGTGAGCTGGTTTCTCTTATCAATGTCAAGGGTCACACCAGACTTATGAGTAACAACTTGTTCAAGTCTCTTGATGGAAAGATACAATACTGGAACTCTGGTAGCAGTTCTAATGAAGTCTCCATTGCTGTTCTTCTGGTCTCTGTAGTAGACGTATTCCTCCATAGGAATATTTAGAATCTTCAGAGCCTTTTCAATCTGACCGAAGTCCGGTTCATTCTTGAACGGAAGAACTTCAAGTCTAAAATAAGCGTCCTTATCGGCAAGGAACTTGTTCATCCAAGAATTAAACTGAGCATCACTCATTTTATTAAACATGGTTCTATACTTTTCAGTATTCTCACCAGATTTGTCTAGAGTGCTCATCACGCTATAAACAAGGTCTTCTACTTTCTTTCTTTTTCCAGTACTCATAAGGAAACTCCTTTCTATTATTGAGTTCATAGCCGAACTAGTTATTGAACTAAGGAGCAATTATGAACTTGAAACTTTCCGAAATGGTAGCCCGAAAAGTTTCATATCAATTAACTAAAAATACTAGCTTCCTTAAGATACACCAATTCCTTAAGGAAAAAGGAATCAAGAACAATAAGTTCTTTCTAGCATTATATGATAAAGATCTAGAGAATATAGACCCTAGGGCTGCTAACCTTCCTAAAAAAATTAAAGCTAAGATTATTACAGAATGCAGAGTGAATCCTTGGTACTTCTTCAGAGAAGTCGTAAGAATCCCTGTGCCGGGTGGTGACATCCCCTACGAACTCCACCGTGGTAACTTAGCTCTGAACTACCTGTCGTTGAACAATATCGATACCATTGTCTTAATGCCTCGTCAGCATGGTAAGACTATTGGCGCTGTGGTATTGTTCGTATGGCTTTTCTTTTTTGGTACTAAGAATACTACTGTAACCTTTATGAACAAGAAGTATTCTGATGCTCAGGTTAACCTCAAGAGATTCAAGAATATTGTTGAATTGCTACCCAAGTGGATGGTCGAAGCTAGAAGCCCGAGAGAAGACCAAGAATCTTCTACGACTTTCTCAAGAATGACCAGATTGAAGAATGTTATCACGGCTATGCCAGCTGCTACCTCTCCTGAAGATGCTGATAAGCTTGGTCGTGGTCTTACGATGCCTTGTTGGTACTTTGACGAAATTGCGTTCGCCAAGTATAATGAAATCATCTATACGGCTGCTGCTCCGGCTGTGTCTCAGGCTGCTATCGAAGCTGAAAAGACTGGTGTGCCTCACTTCAAGCTGTTCACTACAACGCCTAACTCTATCGACGTAGATGAAGGTGGATGGTGCAAACATGAAGTCATTGAAGCTGCTTGCGAATTTGATGAAGAGATGTACGATGTTCCTTCCAATCTTCTCAGACAATATGTCTATGATAGATCCACCAATAACTTTGTGCATATCGAATTTACTTGGAAGGAACTTGGAAGAGATGAGAAGTGGTATGAACAACAGTGTAGAGACCTTCAGTACAATAGACAGAGAATCAAGCGTGAAGTTGACCTTGAATGGACTCTTTCGGCTGATAAGTCTCCATTCTCTGAAGAAGAACTTGAAAGAGTATCGCATTTCGTTATCCCCAAGGAAAAGGAATATACCCTTAGAATTGGTGATAGCGGAAACCATAAGCTTACCGTGTTAGAGAATGTAGACTTCTTTAAACCAGTAATACTTGCAGTTGACGTTGGCGGTGGACAGGGATCTGACTTCTCTGTTGTCCACATGCTTGATATCGACGATTTCCACGAAATAGGTTATTTTGCTTCTAATAGAATTAACCCAATCCCGTTCGCAAGGATTATTATAAGTATAGTGAGGAATCTGTTCTCTAACTCTGTTCTCATAGTGGAAAGAAACAGCTATGGCCTTGATGTCATAACTACGCTACTTGAGAATGACTTTACTAGAAACAAGGTATTCTATCGTACTATCAATAATCCGATTCCGAACCAAGGTAACAAGATTCAAAGGGTATATGGTATCGATACTACTTCTGGCTCTAGAGATATCATGATCTCTAATTGCTTCATGTATGTAGCTGACGAGCCTCACCTATTTAGATGCAGACATACTTATAATGAACTCAAGACTATCGAAAGAAAGAATAACGGCAAGGTAGAACATGCTCAAGGAGCACACGATGACTTCTTGATGTCGTATCTAATCGGTCGTTATGGAGCTTCATTTGAGAGCTTTAAGATGTTCAAGAGAAGAGTATGTGCTTCGTCTCTTAGGGAACGTAAGGATGTAGCTAGATCGGAAGAGAAAAATACTGTGGTCATAGAAACGACTAGAAGTATTGAAGACTACCTTGATAGGGGTGACTCTAAAATGAGGAGAGTCTTTTCTCTCAATTTCGATAATAAGCCGAACTTATCAATGAAAACTGCAAAACAAGGATTTGACATATGGGGAAATACCAAGACATAGATTCCGACGTGGAAGACTTGGAATTTGGCTCAGCTAATTCCGAATTTAGACTGGATGACCCTGTTCTAGCTCTAGAAGAAAGACTGCTTCAACAGATGGATAATCTTAGAATCATTCCGACTGAAACTCAGGAAAATGTGTTCACAGGATTTACTAATTCTATCATGGCTTTGAGAGAAGCTGCTAGACAGAAAGGTAATACTGACAAGGCTAATTTCTTGACGGAATATCTGTATGATATTCGCATGAGAATGCTTACCAAGTTCAAGGACTTTATTGGAATTGAGGCTAATGGTAATACATTCGGAAGCGTTGAAGGCGGTGGGGCAGACTTCGCTGATCTGGTTCAAGCCTTCTACCTTTTCCTGATTATCTACAGAAAGGAAAATCTCACTAATTATATTACGAAAACCATTCTGAACCATAAGAAGGAATTTCTTGCTACATATAAGAGCAGATCTTCTAGAAAGAATATTGGGGCTCAGAAGAAGTATAATTCCGTGAGCGATGCCTCGATCCTGGTGATCCTCGATTGTCTCGAAGATATTATTAATGATGTGCTTGAAGGCACTGTGGCCTCCGAAGACTTCTATAAAGAATTTCAGGTGATGTGCGCTGATAACGAAGAAGAATGGCAGAATGCTGTTCTGCTCGATGCACTGGAACTTCCGGTTCTGCCTAAAGCCTTTGATTCTTTAATCAAGTCTCTGAATGACCCTATTAATGCTGAAACAAAGCATCTCATCACACTCAATGTATATCAACAATTAAGCGAAACTGCTTTCAAAAATCAATAGGAGAAGCTATGGAAGCTCTGAATGAAGAAACTAAGGATCTCAACACTGCTTTGAAAGAGGCTGAGAAGAATGTAAATGAAGTGTCAGCCAAGCTTGACGAAATTGCCGAAGACAATGAAAAGCTTCGTTCGGAAATGAGCGAAGATGAACTTAAGGCTTTCGACAAAGCTAAGGAAATGCTTGAAGCTGAAACCAGTGATGACGAAAAGGCTCAGCTCGCTACTATGCGTGATGCAGCAGCTGTCGCACTCGTCGGTAGCACTATTCGCCAGTTCAATTTGATCCATAAGATCTCTCGTGCATTCGTCAATGTGGATGCAGTGAAGGGTCTTAACAACTTCATGCGTGAACAGATGAAGAACTGCAAGCTCAGCGGAAAGGCTAGAGCTGCTAAGAAGCGCAAGCTTGAAATTGAATATCGTGTTCTGCGTAACGGTCATAAGCAGTTCCAAGAAGGTGTCAACCTTAAAAATTTCAACTTCATCTTCTTCAATGGCTTTAAGCCCTGCCAGAATGATCAGGAATTTAAGGAAGCCACTAAGAAGGCTATCGAAGAACTCAAGAAGATTTCCGGTAAGCAGAATATTGAATCTCTCTTGCTCAATCTTCGTTACTGTGTAAAGTTCCCGATGAACTCTCTCTATGGCTATTTTGCAATGGCTATGGTGAAGTACTGTTCTAAGATCGGTGGCTTTGACTCTAAACAGTTCATTAAGAGCATCGTTCGTAACCTTACTACGATTGCTATTGTGGCTGTCGCAAACAAAGGTCTCGGTGAAGAAGAAATTGCTAAGCTTGACTTGTCTGTCATCGAAGCATTTGCAGCTGGTGTTGAAGCCTTCGATACGAAACTTTCTGAATTCATTTCGGAAAAGAAAGAAGGATAAAACTTCATTATTGAATAAAGAGGATCACTATGGCTTTACCGTTTCTAAAAAAAGTTGAGAATGACTACATTCTTACAGCTGCAAAGGCTGTAGTATATGTACCTGCATACTTCTTTGATAATGAGAAGATTGCTACTACTGAAGGCGACGTGTTGAAGACCATAGGATTCATCTTTGTCGAGGTTTACAAGACTGCAACCTCTAAACCTGACCTTTATCAAATTGACTGCCCAGTAAGAATCTCTATTCCGTTCTCTGAATCTAAAAAGGAAAAGAAAACCTTTAAGAGTGCTAGAGACGAAGATGAATACATGGCATTTACCATCGAAGGTAATTCCATTATGATTCAAGAGGCTCTGAATGTGCAGAATGGTAAGAATAGTGAATTATTCATGAACTTCTTGCTTGGTGGTAAGCTTCCTGAGAACTTGAAGTATTCTGATATTGCGCACTTCTTGAAAGAAGTTTCCGCTATGAATGGTACGTCTCTAGGAGTACCCATGTCGGTTGTTGAAGCAATGGTAGGCGAAATGTGCCGAAGTGCTAAAGATATTTATACACCTTACCGTAAAATAGCTGGAAAGAATGGCGACGAGTCTGGTTATATGAATATCCGAATTCAAGAACTGCCAAGAGTTACTTCGACTTTTTCTGGGATTGCATTTGAAGATGTTACTTCAGCCGTATCCGTTGGATGCGTTGCTGGTAAGAAGGGCATCAAAGATAATGAAACTCCTTTCGAAAAAGTCATCCACTGTTAAAAAAAAAACGTGGCTCCTTAGCTGGAGTCACGTCTTATTTTTTTTGTCGTTAGCAGAAAAACTGCATAACGACCGGGATTATTTCTGCTGTCTTTTCTGCCACAGGTTCTGCCACAGGCTGCAGCAGATGCAGAATCTGGAAGACTGCATAAGCAATTATACCCAACAGAATGATGATCGGCAGCAATGCTGTTGCAATTGCTCCAACGAAGATGACCAACATGAAGATCAATCCGGCGATGATAACGTAAAACATGATAGGCTCCTTATAAGTCAGCCGATTGTTTGAATTGCTGCTGCTAGTATTCCGGCTATAAATGCCAACAACAGTTGTCTTCTCATTGTTACTACGCCGTACAGAAGACATAATACGACGATGGGTAGTAGTATGATTATCATAATATACCTCATCTTATAATATGAGGCCATGACACAAAATTTTACGGATCTTAGAAATCTCATTCTACAAATCTCGAAACTCTAAAATTTGGCAATCCTTGCAGGAACTCTAAAATGAGCATCGATATTTCATAAATGTCTATGAATATTAACTTTAGCATACAAGGAGGCCAATAATGGCTGCAGATTCTCTACCGAAATATATGCACCCGCATTCGAGTGCACGTATTATCGATAATGCCGTTCTGACTGTCTCGTCTAGCGGCTTGACCAATATGTTCATTGCCCTTGAAGCTGAAAAAGGTATGCCGAATGAAGCCACCTATATCACTACCCAGAGTGAGTGGATTTTCAACTTTGGCGAACCCAACTACAGCAAGTATGGACAAGGAGCATTGAACGCTCTTAACTACATCAACGCAGGTGGTGGTGCATGGGTGATCCGTGTTGTGCCTGATGATGAAAGATTCGCTTCGCTCTCTCTTGGCATCGGCTATCGTGCAAACCAGCCCTTTACCAATGATGAAGAGAAGTACAGACGTCTTGAAATGACTTCTGAACAGATTAAGTTGTGGAATGCTGCCCAGACTGATGATACCCTCAAGTATGCAATCGATAAGAAGTCTGGCAACTTTGCTATTCTTCCGTTGTTCTACATCGAAGAAAATGGCAACATCAACGCTGCTTTGAAGCTCCAGACTCTTGACGAAATTGAATCTTACAAGCTCAAGAACACTGATGCTAGCAAGACCATCAATGCCGTTGCTAAGAAGAATGTGATTACCTATTCTAATCCGTTCATCGAAGTCTCCGGTGTCTTTGATCCTGAAAACGAAGAACTGAGATTCCTCGCAGACAGAGCTTATACCGAATTCGTTGAAGGTCAGGAAATCGGTGGTATTGAATTCGGCAATGTTGCTGAAGAAAACTGCAAGGCCTATATCCGTATCGATAAGTACTTTGCTACTGATGCAAATGATGACACGATCAAGGATAAGACTGGCAGTGTCAAGACTTTTGACTACTATGATGCCGCTTACAAGGCTGCTCAGTCCAGCAATCAGAATGCTGAAGAAAGCGATGGTTCTGGTGAATTCGATCCGGCTGATCATGTGTTTGCGTTCTCTGGTACGATCCGTATCTATTCCGAAGCTGCCGATGGACAGCCGTTTGGCGAAGTGATCTATGATGTGCTCGCAGCTATTTTCGGTACCGATGCACAGACCGTAACAAAGGGTAAGGCAGAATTCAATACTGAACTCAATGGCGACGCTAGCTTCTCTGATGATATTCAGAAGGGTAAGAAGCATACTGCTAAGTGGCTTCAGGAAAACCGTAATGAATACTCCAACGCTAGAACTGTCTACAAGAAAGTCAAGCCTAGCGAATTCTTCGGTAGCGCCAATACGATCGTTAATACCAAGATTCTTCTGAATATTGGTACTCCCGATTCTCAGACTTGGGATTACTCCTTCGAAGTTTACAAGGAAAGTCTGCCCGGTCAGTACATTCCTGTCGCATCTTCTCTCATTGACAACAGCACTGCCTTTACGGAAGTAGAGCTCACTGAATGGAATGCCCTGCATGGTACATTCTATAAGCTCGGCGGTAAGGCTGATCCTGAAAGCGATTTTGAAGATGTCGTTGACAGCACTCAGCAGAAGATTGTTAACAAAGAACCGTCTACGGGTGCTACCAAGAACTCCACGCTTTACTATGTGAAGTATGTGACGACTGGTGAACCTGTCTACTCGACCTCTATTACTGAATCTGAAGCTTACAGATTCAACAGAGTTAAGGCTACATCTGAAGATGAAACCGTGACCTTGTCTACTCCGGCTGAATTCCCGGCTTCTGCTATGAACACCAAGTATGCAAGCCTCTTGAATACTAAGGTGTCCTTCAGCTCCGATGTTTCTAAGGAAGGTCACTGGGAAGCTACTGTTCCTGAAGGCGCTACCCTGACGGATGCAGTTGACTTCATCAACTTCTTCTTCAGCGCTCCTTCGATGATTGAAACTAAGGACAACTCTAACGCTGGTGAATTCCTCGTTAACGTTTCCTTCAGCGAAAATGCTTACATCGGTGAAAGCGAATATGTGTCTATCAAGGGTACTGCTCTTGGAAACCTCTTCAAGCGTGCTGACGATGGTGCTATTCAGGACAATAACAATGAAAATGTGACGGATGATACCAATGAAGGTATCTCTGGTACTTCTACTGGCGAATCTGACGAACCGAAGTACATTCTTCGTACTGACATCAAGCCGTCCGAAGTTCCTAGCACTGTTGCTAAGTTCATTGTCAACGGTAGCTTCCAGCCTGTCGAAATCGACAACATTCCGGCATCTGCTCTTCTCTGCTTGCTTGCTGATAAGACCAACAGAGAAAATGGTACTGCTGAACTCAAGACCGATCTTGGCGAAAATTTCGAATTCGAATATGCCAATACTTGTGTCTTGCTGGCTGGAATCGATTCTGTTGCTGGTTTCAATGGCACGATTACGCTTGCTTTTGTTTCTGACTCTATCGAAAACTTGGCTATCAAGGCTTATGACGAAGCTGTTAGCGGTGGTGAAACCTCCATTACGGCTACTCAGATCCCCGGTGAAAAGGTTCCGTACGTCAGATACTCTGACAACTTTGATGGTTCTATCTTTGAACCTAACTATGACTACATTGAACGTATCTATGATACCGTTGGTCTCGTGACTACGACTTACACGGCCTTCGATTATCCTGAAAATGCCAACTACTTCCCGTACAATATCCAAGATGGTGTAAAGGTGAAGACCCCGGAAATCTGGGCTGGCATTGAAAGTGCTAAGGAAGGCTACTCTGTCGCTGCTGCTAGAGACGAAATCAAGGATGTTGATCTTCAGGATCTCAAGCTCGATAAGACTTGCTTTGCTGAATTCTGCCGCTTCTTGCCCAAGGGCTCTGGTAAGTGGTACAACAGACTCGGTGTGTCGCTCTCCTACGATGACAACTTCGACGGTACCTATCCTGATTGGAGTATGTTCAAGCTCACTGTGTTCGAAAGAAGTAACGGTGAAGAGATCTCTCGTGAACAGTTCGCTGTCTCGTTGGATCCTGATGCTGTGTCCGCTACTAAGGAAAGTCTCTTCATTGAAGACGTCGTTAACACCTACTCGTCTTACCTGACTTGTGTGGTGAACTATGATAACCTCCGCAACTTCATTGAAACGAAGTTTGCTGTGGTTGACGACAACAACAAGCCCGTCAAGGATGAAGATGACAATGAAATCTTCGTTAGCGTTGATACCGTCATCAAGTACATCTTCGGACGCATCGATCTCGATGATTTCAATAAGAGAACGTTCGGCGATGACTATCAGGTTAACACCCTCAGCAAGTATGCATTTACTTCGTTGATGAGCGTTAACGGCGTGGATGAAGATGGCTGTGCCTTCGACACCTCTCGCTACAACAGTGATAGTCTCTATGAATACACTGAACCCTTCAATTCGTTCTGGTTCTTCACGACTGTTTCCTCTGCTGCTTCGCTCTACTTGGGCGGTGGCTCCTATGGTAACGGTTGGGGCTATGAATACGAAGACGAAGAGGGTAATCCGCAGCATACTAGCACGCTGACTCAGGCTCTCGTAAGAGCATACAGTGGTGTAACTGATCCGTTCATCACTAACACGAACCTCTGTGAATTCGACCTCATGTTCGATGCTAACTACGAAACTGACGTTCGTACTGCTATGACGAAGCTGGCCTCTGAAACTCGTCAGGACTGTATCGCACTCCTTGACCAAGGCTTGTCTATCGCCAATGCTACACAGGCTATCGATAAGAGAAAGAACGAAGAAAACTTCGACACCTTCTATGCTTCCATCTTTACGCAGCATCTTGTTGTGAACGATGTGTGGTCTGGTAAGGTCATCAAGGTTACTCCGACATTCTTCCTTGCTTCGAAGATTCCTGCTAACGATACTGCTAACGGCAAGACTATGAACTTCGTTGGCCCCCGTCGTGGTACTATCGGTGGATTCCGTTCTATTTCGTTCATGCCTACAGCTTACGAAATGAGCGAACTCTACAAGGCTCAGGTGAACTACATCGAACGTGACGCTCTTGGTGTGTTCTTTGCTACTGAACTCACGTCTCAGACTAAGAATACTCCGTTGACCCTTATCCATGCTGTTCGCGCTATCTTGGCTCTGAAGAGAGACTTCCTCAAGATCAGCCGTAACTACCGTAGCGAATATGCTACTGGTGCTGTTCAGGCTAACTTGCTGGGCGAACTCAACGCTTGTGCTGCCGAATACATCCTTCAGGGTGCGTTCAAGTACATCACGCCTAAGATTGCCTCTACGGACTACGATGTCCAGCAGAGAATCTGCCGCATTGATGTGTCTGTGGCCTTCGTTGACATCATGGAAAGATTCGTCTTCTCCTTCGTTGTTGAACGCTAAAGTAAATAGAATTCCTGTATCCAAAAGATACAGGAATTTTATATTTTGAACTTTCAAATAGTAAGGAGTTACTATGTTATTTGAAAAGTTCAGAAAGCCTCTAGACCTATCCGGATTTTTTGAAGGAATTGTTGTTGTAAACGAAGATCCTGAAAGTAAAGGTAGAGTCGGTGTAGCTATTAAGAAACTGATGCCATTTGCTGGTACTTATAAGAAGAAAGATGAGAAGCAGGAGACTGTAGCTCCTAATTCTAACAAGGATTCTAACAATAATCTGTCCGGTACTCAGAATGCGTTAACTTCTGTTAACTACTTATGGTGCAATAGGGCTTCCAACAGATTTGAGCAGAACGATGAAACAACCAATAAGAAAGCTCAGACTGGCAGCTTTATCATTCCTCCTGTCGGTGCTACTGTATTCGTGATATTCCTTAATAGAGACATCAGATGTCCATACTATCTTCCATTTGGCCCGTCCGTAGAAGGTAATGAAAAGCTAATCAACGGTAGTGGTGATGGAGACATCAACACCGACCTTATCCATCAGACTGTCAATAAGGATATTGTAGGATTCGACAATGCTACTAAGGAATTCTATATCCAGATGAGCGACAAGAGTGGTCTAACTATTAATGCTGATAAGAAGACCATTCTCATTCATACAGCGAAGTCTGCTGCAAAGGTAGAATTAGACGATGATGAGATCAATATCACAGCTGATACAGTAAATGTTAAGGCTAAGGATATTCTTGTTCAGTCTGAATCTAGTATAACCTTTGATTCAAAGGGAACTATCTCTATCAAGACTACGGATTCTGCTGCATGGGCTCCAAACATAATCCAGATGTGTCCTATCGGAAACTTCATGCATGGTGGATCTGCTGCCGCAATTAATAATCTTAAGGGTATGTAAATATAAGTCTAGGTACAAAAGTACCTAGATTTTTTATCAGGAACTTCATAATGAAATTATACCTAGGAGCTAAATAATGTATTTGGCAGACAAGCAAAAACAGGATGCGAAGATTTTCAAAGAGCTCATTAACTTTGCTTCTAATCTTGTTCTCAAGGATCAGACGACTGCAGATTACTATGAGTCCTATAAATCGATTACATACGCCAATAGCTATATCTCGGCTATTGACGGAACTATGCAGACTGAAAATGGTATTCCTGTCTTTACCTCTAATGAGCTCAAGGAATACAATGCTATTCCGGATGCTCCTAAGTACTTCATTGAATGCTTCAGGATGAACTCTCTGTATATTGGTACCAGCGATAAGAGACTCAAGGAAGTCTCTGAAGCTAGCTTTAATACCAATTATAGTGCGTCTACTGCACCATTCAGAGGAAATGTTTACGAAGCCAACCTTTATTATAGAACGATCTATTGCAAGTATGGATGCGATCCGTATGATGCAAGACTTGCAGACGATCTTTCTATCATCGCATACAACTCCGATCTTATAACTTCTAACATTAATCTTAATAGATTCAATAAGATCTTTAATGAGTGCAAGACTCTATTTCTTAGGACGATGTATAATACGGCGTTCGAAGGTGTCCAGCCGTATAGAAGTTTCGTTAGCTTCTTCCTGACAGTGATGACTGTCATCAGATATCAGGATGAAAAGCTTGGTGACCTTTCTCTGTATAAGAATTATTCCGCCAAGGATATCAAGAACCTGTTCTATAGCTTCGGCTTCTTCAATGATACCGTTATTCCGGCAGCATTCAAAGAAGATGTAGCAAGATCCCTGTACAAGCTTATCAATGCCAAGGCTACAGATGAGGCATTCGATATTGTTGTCAAGGATATTTTTAAGTCCGACAGTATTCGTTTGAGTAAGTATGTTCTTGTTAAGGAATTTTATCCGGAATACGTCAATGACTTCTTGAACCCGAAGGCTCCGTATCATGAGATTGTCTATGGTAGCGATCATGATGATAATGTAACCTTGAAGTTCTACAGAATTCCTTACGAGATTGAGAACAGCGCTGAATACATCGAAAAGATGAAGGATGAGCTGACTCCGATCTCGTTCGAAGAAATTGCTGATGAGGATAGATTCTGGTTCCCAAATATCACAAAGGTGATAGACGACCCAGACCATCCCGGAATGAAAAAGGTTGTTAAGGATATTGATGCTATCGGAAAACTAGTTGCAGAAGATCTGCCTTTCGGAGTGATTGAGACTAAGTTCTTATCTGTCTCATATAAGAATGATGATCTTGTTAAGTCTTCCGAGAAGCTAGCTCTATTCTTCTCGCTAGTTCACAATGTTAATTCTCCGGCCTTGATGGTAGAATCACAGGTAATGAAGGACACTGTTCACATCTTCGACCTGATGATCGCATTTGTGTACACCAGAGCTATTCTAATTACCGGAGGTAATCCTAGTAATATTGCTGTCGGCGACCGTTATAGTCTTGATGGCACTAACAGAGAATTCAAGCACTTCCTGGAAATGCTTAATGAGACTTTAAGACCTCATAACGATCCTCTGTACTTGTATGATTTTGCCAATAAACGTGTTGAGAACCGAATTCCGAAGGAAGGCGGTGCTATGGATCTGGCCTCTGTGGTGGCTGGTGTGGAAGATTCTGGTGGTATGTCTGTCGAGAACTTCCCGGACAGGAGTGCATTACAAGGTGCTGGTGAAAGCTTCGGCTTATCCCAAATAGTAACCATGGAAGATCTCCTAGAAGTCTATAAGAGAATCTGTGAATACTTGGACGATTCTGGGTTTGCAACTAGATATATCGAACAGGGTTACGAATACCTTAGTCCAGACTTTATTACCGTAAATGATGATAAAAGCTGCAATATCAATTATGACATTCTCAAGCAGGAAAATAATCATCTAATCCTTATTGGAGATGATAGAAATAGAGAAGCAGAACCAGATATCATCAGGACTATCTCTAGTGGCGACGCAGAACATCTTCTCCTGAAGTACGGAGTGGATGAAGGCGGTAATTACCACTTTAACAGACTTCTTACTTTTGGTCTGAATAACTATTTCGAATTGAAGAATGCTCTTCATATCAAAGAAGCACTGGTAGCCAGTAATACAGACATCAGTAACCAGAGATATGATGGTGAAGATACATACCTCAAATTCTTGAGTGCTAATCATCCAGAGTTTACTGCTTCGATAATGAAAATCATTGAAGAAGAAGCTGAAGACGATATGCTTGAAAAAATAGAGGCTATATCTTCGAATCTTGCCAATGAAATTGATGCTGTCTTCCGTAAGTACGAAGTAAACGACGTTTCGTTCGGTTCTCTCAATAGTCTTGCTGTAGCTGCTTTCGCATCCTCGTTAATTGGATTTATTAAGAGTATTACGATGCAGATTAGATCTACATCCGATAATACCCTTGAAGTCGAAATCAATGAGGGTGCTGAAGACAAGATGACTATGATGGATAACCTGTTCTACAAGGACAAGCAGCACAGGTTACTCACTGATGGAAGCATTCTTGAAGATGCAATCGATCCTACTACTGGTCATGTTATTTTCAAAGATTCTCCGTATCTCGGACACTTCGAACGTGACATTATCAGAGAATTCGATCCACTTACTATTGACGCAGATCTAGAAGCTACCTATGACTACAATGGTATTATTGATATAATGCGCAAAGGAGCCATCGGTAAACCTACCGTTTGTAGAACTTCAGAGTTGGAAGGTCTTGATCTAGCTGGATACTTGGAATCTAAGGAAGAACTCTTTGCTCATATCGTCGATTACGACGGTTCCAGAGGTATTCCGGATCTTCCGAATGGTGGATTCATAGGAAGACACTTCAGACTTGCAACAAACGTTTCTAGTAGATATAACCAGAAGCTCAAAGATACCAAGGTTAACATTCCGTTCAGATACATTGATGTTGCGAAAGCTTCTGATTTTATTCCAGACGAAGAAGGATAATTTACAGACTATATTGATGCTCAATAAAAAATATAGACTATCAACCGATAGTCTATATTTTAAATTTGGCAGGAAAGATTAGGCATCAGCCGACGTGTCAGTCGATGCATCAGACGAACCTTCTTCAGAACCATCTTCAGGAATTTCAGAACCGATTGCCTTAGCAAAAGCTTCCTGATTGAAGACTTCGAGGGATTCGCCATCAACCTTAGCAGAGGTCATGCACTTGTAAGGAATAGTTACAGTGCCAGCATCGGTGCGGACAACGAGGTCGATAAACTGAGCATCAACAGAATTGGAGTCGTAAGCACCAGCGAAATTCTGATCATGTTCTTTCCAAGTAACGTTAATGAGCATAATGAGATCTCCTTATTGATATGCATTCATCATTATCTAGTTGTATAGATAATTATGCTTTTCCTCCCCAGCTGGACGGAATATTATCCAAGGCAGTCTCATCTTGCTTAATACCGCAAAGTCTGAATGTACTATCGTGGGACGCTTTTCCGTAGGTTTCGATATAACCATTCAGTAATTCATAGGTACTCTCAATAGAAGCCTTTGAGACATTGCAGCAGCCTCTAAAGGCATTACTAGAGATTGCAGAATTGTTTGCAGTAATTTTAGGAAGCTTTGTCAGAGAAGTCATCGTGTAGAAAGTATTAATAAGCGAAGGCTGAGCTCCGGAATTAATGATAATATCTCCAATTTCTGTAATATGGAATAGTCTATTAAAAGCATAGGTGAAGGAATATGCTTTTGTAGTAATGCTCGGAAGCTTTCCATATACAGGAATATCATACCAGAGATTAGTTCCAATGAAACCATCAAGCACAGTAGCTTCTTTCAGATTCCAATCTACAATTTCGACTTTTCCGGTATACTCGATATTAGAAGGAAGACCATATCCGGCTGCTCTCCAAGACGCTGCTTCATTATAAATATTCTCTCCTTCAGTTATCTTCAGATCTTCAGGCATTGTCTGATCAAAGTTTTCATCGATAAACAGCGAAGAACCAAGTCCATCAAAGCTTCCATAGCCAAATGCTGCTCTAAGGCTTGTTCCCTCTGTCACGCCCCAAAGCCAGATATTATCCTCTTCATTGATAAGCTGCCAGTCGGCTGCAAATTCCTTTTTCCTTTCATTAGTACCATAATCGTCATCTCTGGTACAAGCCGTTCCAGTAGCAAGCTGGTGATCGATAGGATTATAGCTCTTGTTCAAGAACTTAATCTTTACCCAAATATCTCTAGGTTCCGGTTCTGGTTCAGGAGGTACAGGAGGCTCCGGTGGTACAGGAGGAACTGGTTTAGGATCTTCGCTACTATCTCCAGAATCACTTGAATCATCTGGCTTAAGGTCAGACCCAATAACGGCAGCAAAAGTCTCCTGATTAAATACCTCGATTTTTTCACCATCAATCTTTGCAGATACGATTGTATCATATTTAAGATTGAAACTTTTTCTATCTTTAGTGAATACAACAATGCTATCTTCCAAGACAGAAATACTCTTGGAGTTTACTGCAACAGCAAAGTTTCTTCCATTTTCTTTCCAGTTAAAATTGAAAAGCATGATACGCCTCATTGATATATTTATTAGGAGTTGACTAGGTAAGCAACTTCATAAAGTAGAACTTAGTTACTTTTCTAGTTGTATTACAGAAGAAAAAAAGAAGCCAAAGGCTTCTTTTATTTTAATGGGATTACTTTATCAAGATCGCCCAGAATTATTTCGGTATTAGAACCGGAATTATACCAAGAGCTCAGTTGAACATTTTCTTCGCCGAAGCGTTCGGCGAGCCAGTTGTATAATACTTTCGCTGTATTACAATGAACTCCGGATATTTCGATGATCCCTTCGTCACTATCAACCACTTCATGGTAGACGCTAGCCATGTGTTTATTGTAGTTCTTGGGGAATACGAACTTTACCTTTGTCACTGTCTTTGCGAGAAGAATTCCAACGATATCTTCAAGAATCTCAGTTTCATTGTCTTCAAGCCATTCGGAAAGTCTTTCTCTCTCCTCATCGGCAAGTTCCTTGAATCTTTCAGCGATGTATTTCTTGCAGTCTTTTGTCATAATAAGTCTCCTTTGTTAAGTTAATGACACTATTTAATATACATACTCGACGTAAAATTTTACAGTAACTTCATAATGAACAAGGAGAATATATGCTTCATAAAGTAGAGCTCAGTTACAATGTTGGCCCATCCGTTGTAGAATATTCTGTAACTGGTGATGTCATCCTTTATGGTGATATCCTAGTTATTGAAGTAACACCTGATTATAAGATTTCTGCTCCCGTAAGATCTATTGTTTCCCTAAAGATTGATGGTAAGATGCTCGATAGATCTTTCCCAAAGAATATAGAAGCACTACTGGATTCTATCCCGTATCCTTCGTATAATGGTAAACCGACTAACAAGGTTCACCATAGTTGTACGGTAAGATTCTTTAGAGGCTGTGAAGAGTGCTGTCAGATTTTCTCTTCTGTTATGTTGACAGCCGGAGAAAACGCCCTTACGCTCATGGACTACAGATTTGTCAATAACAGCTTTAGGTATGACGAAATTCTAGAGCTATCTATTGATGGTGAGATTGTGGAATTTGAAGATGAATTAACCTATGAAAAAATGAGATCAGTTCTCAATAATCTAAAGTGAGGTATCTATGATATGCGAACTTAGACTCAAGACAAAAGGCCATTCAAAGCTTCCTAATGTCTACTCTGTAGCTGCCGATTCTTTGATAGCTATGTCTAAATATTTTACATTTACGACTACTAACAAGACTCCTATGCAAGTCTTCTATGATGATATTATCAGCCTTCAGATTAATGAAGAGGTAATCGAAAAACCAAACTTCGTGAAGCTAGCTGACAAGATGCTTCTATTATCTCCAATCGAATAGAACAATAAATCTCTCTTTTTGAGAGATTTATTTTTTTTTTTATTTTTATACCTAGAAAAAAAAATAAAATTCTGTATCAATAAATATTGGTAACTAATTATTGCAAGGAGTTTATTATGAAACTAATAGTAGAACCATTCAGACTGATTCTCAGAGATGCCAACGAAAGACTGTTGAAATTTCTAAGATCCAAGCTGGCCATTTATGATAACTACTGCAAATGGCCTAAGATTCTTTGGACTGCCATTCTAGAAAGAACTAATGGCGACCTTTTGCTCCCTAGATTTATTCCTAGAAAATATATCTTCGGCGATAATCTCATTGTAGAGAGAAACAACGAAACGGAATACGCAGAAGATGTTATCCGTATTAACATGGATGCTAGCCCTAAGAATGATCTCCAGAGAGACGCATTGGCTTATCTATTCGATGATCTCAACAGATTCAGAGAGAATGTCAGGGTTCTAGACTTACCTACAGGAGCTGGAAAGACTTTCTTAGCTTTGTGTGCTATTTCTAGGCTCGGAGTGAAGGCCTGTATTTTCGTTCATAAGATCACTATGATTGAAACTCCTTGGATTAAAGATATCTTGAACTTTACCGATATCAGACGAGATGAAATCTGTGTAATTCAGGGTTCAGATAGTATCAAGAGAGCATACAAAAACAAGGATAAATACAAGATCTTTATATGTGTACACAAGACTTTTGAAACCATTGCCATGAAGAGCGATGGTGAGGAAGTCATTAGAACAATGTATAAAAATCTTGGAATCGGACTGAACATCATTGATGAAGCCCATAGAGAATTACTCGACGTGTTCTATATCAACATGTTCTCTCCGTGTAAAAGAGCTCTCTATCTTACTGCTACACTTGGGCGTGTGGACTATAAGGAAAATGAAATCTTTAGATACATCGTTCCTGTCACTGACACGTTTAGAAGCAATGTATATATTGCCGATAACAAAATCATAACATACTGTCCTAGACCTTTTAGTACCACAGTCGATGAAGTTTGGGAAAAGAAGTTCCATAACATAGTCGGTATCAAGCTATCTGTATACTGTGATTATATCATGGCTAACGAAGATATTCGTTGTATGCTCTACGATGGCATCAAAACCGCTATAGATGAAATCCTAAAGGTCAATCCAGAAGGACAGATAACTATTCTTCTTGGAACACTCGAACTCGTACAATGGATCTATGATGGTCTAGCTATAGATTATCCTGAGATTGAAATCGGGAACTTCACTTCCTTGATAGCTCCTAAGAAGCGCATCAATGAACTTAATAAGAAGATCATTCTATCTACAGAAAAGTCTATGGACAGCGCAACCGACTGCAACGTTGATAATCTCATTATGACTGTTCCAGTAACGAATGATATTCAGCTGACACAGATTATTGGTCGTATCAGAAACAAGGATAATCATCCTGCTCCATACTTTGTTTATGATATCTTTGATACATCTTTGCCTAAAATGTTAAAGAACTTCAATACTCGAAAGAAGATTATCACTGAGCATTTGGCTAAAGAAGTAAAGAAGGCATAGCAGTATATTAAGATATAACAATCAAAGGAGTAATATGGCTGTTGTATCACTTGCCAAGAATGCGAAGAAAGCTTTTGAAGCTGTCTATAAACTGGTCAATGCCTTCTATGAGAAACCGAAGTCTATCTCTATGGAAGGACAATACGCCCAGTGCAACTTCTGTGGAACTAGAGGGATCAGGGAAATATTCGTTGCGAACTCTTCCAATGAAATTTTCCTTCCCGGATTTCCCAATTTCAGCATAGACATGGATTTGCTTGCTGAATTAAAGAAACCTAAGATCCTAGTTGACATTAAGGATGGCGACAATTGTGTGAATATAACAAAGCTTGCAACAGAGAAGATACCGGAAGAAAAGGTAACTCTGTACGAACATGACTGGAAGAGAAAAGAGAATCCGTTTGACTTACTTGATAGTCTTGAATGGGTGGAACTAGAGCTACCCGCATCTTTTGAAGTAGTGAAATACAACTTTGAGACTGGTAATGTGGCATTACCCGGTGCAGAGGATACTAATGGCGCTGTTCTGTATATCGACAGTAAGATAATGCCAAAAGACAAGATGAGAGGTACCTGTTATCTCGCTATTGAAGCATATGAAGAAAACTTCATTTATCCTGTCATTTACTGTGAAGGCGAAAACTTCAAAATCCTTATTAGGTATATGAAGATTCTTAGCTAGAACTAAACAATGAAATGAGAGGATATTATGGCAAATAAGCTTAACAATGCATTCGAAGTCATCAATGCAATCTATGACGATCTTAGAGAAGCTACTAGAGGACAAGAAGCAGAAGTCGATGATACTATCAAAGAGATGAAGAAAAGTCTCAATGATAAGAGAGAAAAATTCGAGAGATTCTTTAATTGGGAGAATGTTACCTTCAAACCATTTGAGGAGCTCGATAAAACAGACTCTGATACAATAATGCGCAATGCTATCTCTAATAGCGAAAAAGTTGCAAGATACAAAGCTATCGGGAAATACATTGAAAGTGATTTTGCCGGAAGTTCTCTAACCGTTGCGTTGGAAACATTCTCTAATCTGTTCTTGAGCATCGTTTCAGACTCCGCTTCTGATACTGTACTTGAGTTCTACAATAGCGAATATTATTCGACCTCTATTGGAATTCTGAAGACTACAGCAAGAGGTTTGCCATTACTTATTCCTGACCCAAGAAAGCCTCATAATGAGCTTATTAGACATTTTGACAGAACTACAATGCTTGGTCTAATTGCTAGAAATGCGATCCGAGGCGGATTCATCTATGATGCTTCCTGTTTGTACAGGATTATTGCAATCGCTGCAATGCTATCACAGCTGAATAAGCAAATCAAAGAAGAAGAACGCGAAATAGATACTCTCGATCTGAAAACAGTACTGAATAATAGGGCATTCTTCGAATCACACTTCAAGCAATATTTCACTGAAGGATATCGCGATGCCTTCATCAGCGGTGCTGATAACCAAAATATCAAGAATTTTAAAATTGAAACGCTTAACTCTCTAACATCGTTGGCGCAAGCTTTTGCCACATTAACGGTCGTAGACTTTTCATTCTTCTATCCGTTTATAGTGACAAGATATATCGTTAATGCTAAAGATCCAATTACAGCAGGAGCAAATGAGTTCGACAGTGATCTCTTTAGTCTCAAAACGTTTACGGATTCTTCCATAGCTCTTTACGAAGAAATCTTAGCTTACAACGATTACATCATAAACAATGCATAGGAGAAAACTATGTCGATTTTTGATAAGGCCACCATTGAATGTGGCTTTAGGAACGAAGAGTATCACAAGGCTCTGCCTGAGAGAATCTTCACAAACAAAGAAAGAAACAAGTATATTTTCGATGAGAAGCATACAGACCTCTATGAAGCTCTTGTAGCTCTTATGTCTGCCTTCCGTGCTGATAACTTGAAGGAAGTTGCTAAGTGTCAGCGTGAATTCGAAATTCTCTATTGTTACTACGAGGACTATTAATGGGTATCTTTACAAAACGCGAATATCTCTGTGATGGAATTGGCTTCATTACGAGACTAAGACTATTCGGCAAGCGCTATGGTATGTACAGGCTTCTTGTCGCCAGAAAAGACTTGCCTGAAGAGGATCTGAAAGACCTTATCTCTATGGGTGTAGTAGATGCAGATAGGGCTAAATACTTCTCTATCATGGGCGATAAGGGTCTCTTCAAGAATCGCATTTCTATCATCGACTATTACGATGAAAGAATGAGGCTCTTTGCTTCTGTTTCCAGCAAAGCTGGCAGCCGTACCATCAAGTACTATGAGTTCGATGAAGGTGGAGCAGTGCGTCGTGGTTGCAACACGATCACCTACGAAGGGAATGGTCATAAGGGCGAATACCGCTACATTAGCAAGCGTGTTAACACCTTTACTACAGACCAAGATCCGATTCTAAACATCATGTGTTCTAAGTCTTTCTACACGAATGACAATAATGATGACAATAGTATCATCTCTATCGAGCGCATTATGAACTATAATGTCGTCGATCCGGAGTCCAGACCTAAGGCTGACCTGCTCAAAATTGCTTTCAAGAGTGGCAGGGTGAATAACATCGTTGTGAATAATCAGAATGATGACATTCTTATGGCTGAAACAGAACTCCCTACTGGCAAAAAGATTTACATCTATAAGAATATCACTCAGGTATATATGAGCCACTTTTCTGACTCTATTGATGGTGATGAAAAGAAACTTACAGAATGTATCGATTATGTCATCGATGTGGATACGCCGACAAGCAAAATGCGAAACATCTCTAATGGTGCAGAGTTCGATTTCGACAGTTCACTGTTGGAGCTTCTCTTCAAGGAAGTGGCAGAAGCCAAATACCCCGAAGAGTTCATCACAAAAGTTATAACAAAACTCTAATATATTAATAGGAGAATCTTGGAAAGTTTCTGGGATTCTCCTATTTTAACCAAAGGAAGATACATGCCTGACCATTCAGCTATGGAAAGTGAGCTACTTGTTCCGAATGCGAACAAGATTGATGGGCCAAGATTAAATATGGTGTGTAACCATTTGAATCAGGCTCTTGTATTAGACGACCCGGAACCACCTCTGTTGTTCACCAACTTTGAAAATCAGGTTGGAGAAGTTTCTTCAAGCATTCTAACTTATGACAATGACCAAAAGCTCTTGAAGAAAATCAAAAAGAATGAATCGACCTATGCCATCATCATGGAAGATACGAAGACTGGTAAGATCGATTTTAAAGAAATTGCAGCATCAAAGAGACTGACTGAACACTACGGTTATCTTAACCGTATTCCTGACTATGATGCTCTTGACGAAGGCATGACTATCGGTGCTGGAGAAGTTATTTCTTCTGCATCATCTTATGATGACGAACTGAACCTTGGATTTGGAAAGAACCTTAAGACCATCTTCTATAACCATAAGGATGGTACGATTGAAGATGCAATTGTAATCTCTCAATCTGCTGCCGAAAAGATGAAGTTCACGGAAATTTCCGAGTATGGAATTCTTATCAACAGCAATGATGTTCTGTTGAATTTGTATGGAGACGTTGGTAATTATCAGTGCCTTCCGTCGATTTATCAGGAAATCAGTAATGGTATCATTTGTGCTAGAAGACGTTATGAGAAGAGATCTTCGTTTGCAAGATTTACGGATTCCACGGCAAGAAAGATCATTGCATCGGATGCCGTATTCAGTGGTAATGGTTATGTCGAAGACATCACTATTTATGCTAACGTAAACGCAGATGCTCTGAATGAACCTTGGAGTGCACAGATCAAGGACATTTTGGAAAACCAAGAACGCTACTGGCTCGAAATCATCGAAGCCTTGTGGCCTTATAAAGATACTGGAAGACTGACTCCGGATGCATCTTATGCTCTGGCTAGGTATTCCGAAAGTGTCAAGGGGCCTCATAGTGAAAAGAAGCCTTGGATTGCCAAGAATGAATTTGACTTCCTGTATATCGTTGTCAAGGTATGCCATCAGAGACCGCTTGAAGTCGGCTGTAAGATTACTAACAGGTATGGCTCTAAGGGTGTGATTTCTAAGATCCTGCCCGATAATGAAATGCCTGAAACAGAAGACGGGGATCATGCAGAAGTCTGTATGTCACCGTTGGGTATCATCGGTCGATTGAATCCGGGAGCTTTGTTTGAGCTTGCGATTAATGAGATTGCAGACAATTTCAGAAAGCGTGGAGCTAACTTGGATCTTGATGGCAAGATCAATATGATGTACGAATGCTACAAGAGCTTAAATTACGACCAATACTTCAATGTAAAGGAATTTGTCGATAGCTTGAGTAGGGAAGAGCAGGAAGAGTTCATCAATGAGATGTATGATAGGGGCTTCCCGATTCATATGCCTCCATTCTTCAATAACATCAGTTTTGAAGAGTATGCAGAAATCATTGATACCTACGACATCAAGCAGACGAAGTTCAAGGGAATTGACAAGCCGTTGACATTTGCGAAAGCGTACTTCATGAGACTTAAACAAGAACCATCCGGCAAGCAATCGGCAAGATGCGTCGGTCTGCTGAGTTCTAAGGGTGTTCCGAACAAGAGTAAGAGTGCGAAGAGCACTGATATTCTGAGTAAGACTCCGATCAGACTTGGCGAACAAGAAACGTCTAACCTGATGTTCTCTGGAAACATTTCCGATATCTTTGACCTGCTGTCATTCAATTCACAATCTGCTGAAGACAGACTTGAGTTGGCTACAGCATTGATCAATAAGAAGGAAGGCGAAGAGATCAAGCTTGAACGGAAAGGCAATAATGTTCCAAAGAGTATGCTTTCGGGCTATCTCTCTGGGCTTGGACTGAAAATCGAGAAATGACGGAATTAAATATCGATATAGGCACCAAAGGAATAGCAGCTGTTGTACACTCTACAACAGCTTCTTTAACATTTGTAAATTTCAAAGAAAAGAAGTGGGTAACGACTTGGCCCACGATAGAAGACAGACTCCTTCTGGACATGTGTGACTACAAGGTCATTGATGATCCGATCGCTGATGCGATTATGCGTATCAACAGTCTTGAAGACACCTCAACTACCTGCTGTTGTGCTGGGCATACGGACTACCCTCAAGGTGGTTACATATGGTTTAATACCGTGTCGACTCAGCTAGTAACAATCATGGATAGTCTCAAGTACTGGAAAAAGGACGGTATCGACATTTACAGAATCAGGAATGTTGGCAAAGATTTGTCTTTATGGTTTGAAGCCTTAAAGGAATTGTATAATGCCTTTAAGGATTATCCCAATAAATTCGAACAGTGCCATGTCCTTAATACTGGAGAGACCACTAGGATTGTGTCTCACAAACTTTTCAAAGATATCGAAGAGATTGATGAGTCTCTTGACGTACCTTTCTATGCAGTGGACAGGAACACCCTGACCTTCGAACAGAGAGAGGTACTCAAGTTGTATGACGAATCTCTCCCTTCTGTTACTGTTGAAAAGTAGAAAAAAGAAAAGCCCGTTGCATTACTGCATTGGGCGATTCTTTTTTTTAAGCCGCAGCCACCGCCTTAGCTTCCTTGAGCCATTCAACAGCGCACGGAATCTTGATGCCAGCGCAGAATGCGACAGCACCGAGAACCACGCCAATTTCGTCATGAGTCACTTCTTCACCGAAGAAATGATCAAAGTTGAACTTGGCTATGATCTCATGTGCCTTTTTCGCAGCACCATACTGAGCTGCAATCATCGGATGGCTGTTGATGTAGCGAATGTTTTCATGCATGAAGTCGAAGAGCTTATCTTCGAGAACCTTCAAGGAATTCATTGCAGCGGCTTTCTTGGTCATCATCATAGTCATGGTACACCTCTTGAGGTTTGCTTCATAGTCATATCAAGAATGTGCACTCGCATCATTCAGGTACTATTCAGCATAAGTTAATATGGGATCATAGATAAAAATTTTACGGTACATAGATAATCTACCGAACTTATGAATGAACAAAAGGAGTAATTATGCCTGAAGGAATGAATATCAAACCCTACCTCGAAGCCAAAAAGCTTTATCTTGTTGAATTTGCAAAGGATAAGGTTATCCATAAAGGATATAACGAGAAGGGTGAAACTATTGAGCTTCACGGAATGAAGATTTCCCGTATTGCAGACTGCGATTGCAATGTGATTTCCGAAGCAAACGTTTTGGAACACAAGGAATGTGATATCTCTGCCTTGGCAGGTGGGGATAAGTGTATCGTAGCAGTAGTATCTACTGACGGTATCACTATTCACTGGTGCGCTTTTGAAATTATCAAAGGTAACAACGAAAGCAATCAGTTCATCATTGGTAAAAAGTGGATGTGCAATGGTGAAGAATCCAAGATCCTGAATGAAACCTTCCCGGAATACTTCGATCATTGTGCAGTCTCTGGTGAAGAATTCTATGAGAAGAACAAGGAATTCTTGCCTACTGACGAAGGTGATAAGCCGTTGGATCTTCCCGAAAAGACCGAGGAATATCATGAAGAAAGCGAAGCTGCTAATTAAGGCTATTCTAATGATTCCGCTATCCATATTCGCTATGCTAGTGATTTATGGAAGCCACAAATAGAACTTATAGAAATGGTGAGAGCCATTTCTATATTTATTCATCAGAAACTACTAATTGAAAAATGAAAAGGAGAGTTTATGCCCTCGGTATTCTTAGCTCAAAATTTCGAAGCGAGATCTAATCCTTCGATTATTCGTGAAACAGACGATGATGTGACCTTCAGATGTATTTTGCAAGACGGTGACACTCTCAATAGAAATAGAAAGATCTATCCTACTGAAATGATTGAAGCTGCCTTGCAGGATCCTCTACTTCAGGAAGCTATGCAGTGCGGTACTCTGTATGGTGAGGCAGGTCATCCTTTCGATACCAACATTAAAAGACAGCTGTACATCGACTACGGTAATGTTTCTCATGCTATCAATAAGATTGATAGAAAGACTAACAAGTTCTATGGCGATGTGACTACTACTGCCAATAATCAAGGTTCTTGGATGAAGAAAGAAGTTGATAAGGGTAAAGTCTTGTCGTTCTCTATGCGTGGTCTACACAAGCTAAAACAGGAAGGTGATCACTTCCGTGTTGTGAACCTTAAGATCGCTACTTATGACTGGGTTCCCGTACCATCTCATGCAGTAGCCAGAATGTGTTCTGCTAGAGAATCTGTAGAAGCTTTTGCAAAGCTGGATGAACATCCGGTTTCTGACGAAGCTTTGAAGGAAGTTCTGGCTTCTGAAGGTATTAATTCCTTGTTTGCCATTGAAGACATGCTCGATAGCGAAGTAAAGTCTGCTACCGTTGAGAACAAGGTTCTTAAGGTGCATGGTAATTCCGGGATTATGTCGTTCAGCAATCTCCGTTCTAAGACCCTTTCGATTCTTGATGACGTCCTTGGAGGTTAATTATGGATGGAAATCTTGCTAGTGCTCTTGTGGATTTTTTGTTAGAGCTTGGTGGTCTTGTAGTAGCTGTCACAGCTCTTATTAAGGTACGAACCGCAGCCGCTAAAGGCGATTCGACAGCGACTAAGAGCTCTGAGATGTCTCTGCAATTAGAGAATCTCAAGCACAGAATCGATGGCGAATATAAAAGTGACATAGTTCTTATGAAGCAAAAGCTAGATAATGATTATGCTGCTATTAATACGCTTAAAAGCAAGACAGAAGCACAAGGAACCAATCTTGCGACGTTGACTCAGCGTGTTGACGTAGTGGAAAAGCTAGTAGAGAAAGTAGACAGACTTACAGAGATTGTTATATCTGTACGGACGCTAATGGAAAGTAATAAAAAGTAACCTAAAGGAGAAATACAATGGATAACTTGTGGCTAAGTACAGCCAAGATTATACAACGAGTAAAAGCTCGTTGTGGTGCTGGTATGCGTAATCTTGAGCTGGACGATGATGCTATTGCAGAAATTCTTAGAGACGAAACACTTCCGACTTTGTCTGTGTATTTCCCCAAGATTATTCATTACATCATCGACATGAAGAATGATATGGTTGATGGACAGCCAGGATTATATTATGTCGAGACTCCTACACAGCTACTTGGAGCAGAAGTTCTTACTTCTCTAAATGGTATTGGAAGCTCTACTACATTCTATGACAGATTCTATAGAGTCTGCCCGTTCGAGTTTGTACTTTCTTTTTTACAAGACGAAATTGCCAATTTTACCTCTATTCCTTATACGGTACATTTAGTGCCGCCCAATAAAGTAAATATTGCTCCTAATCCACCCGAAGGAATGAACGATAACAGAATGGCACTTAAGCTTAAGGTTGCGCATTCCGACTTTACTGAATTCCATCCGGGTCTTCGTGAATACATTCTTCAGCTTGCTGCTTGTGATGTCAAGATGGATATCTTGGGATTCAGGCATGTATTTACAAATGTAAATACTACACAGAGTGAACTGGAACTCTATACAGGCACATATGAAGATGCTGTGAATGAACGAAAAGAGATATTGGAGAAATTTAGACAAAATATGCATCTATCCGCAAATCGCAGAAAGATCTGGACTGAATACTAAAATAATTAACGCAAAAGATAGTACTGAATAAGAAAAAATTAAAGAAGATGGTTTGCCAGACCATCTTCTATTTTTATTTGTTCGCTTCGAGACTATCCGCGAATTCACGGATCTTCTTTGCAAGGTCAATGTTCTTCTGGCGTTCCGCCTGGAGCTGGGTGCGAAGACTGGTTTGACCAGCTTGGAGTGCGCCGTTCTTGGAGCTCAAGGCATTGATCCGATCCATGAGAGCATCAATCTTCGAAAGATAGTCGCTTTCCATGTCAGCCATTGCCTTATTTGTAGCTTCAAGTTCAGCCCTGAGTTCATCGATGCGGATATCTTCGGCAGACTTTTTCTTTTCCTGCCTTTTGGACAACATCTCGTTGAACTTCTCCGGAGAAAGTTCCTTAAGCTTACTGTTGACCCAGATGCTCATATACTGCTGGGTAACACCAAGTTTTTCGGCATTCTCCTTGACGGTGATCTTCGGATCAAACAGCGCAACACGCTGCAGATCGATCCGACGACCCTCATCATATTCTTCGAGAGTGTCTTTGTCGCAATGGCTGCGAAAGTTCTGAACATTTATCCCGTTGTGCTTGCAGTACTCCTGATAGGAGAGTCCCGATGCCTTCATAGCCGTAATGCGCTCTTCCCAGATTGCATTACGATTCACTTCTCGCTCCTCAAGCAAGTCCTTAGGACAATGCTTTCTGAACTGAGCAGGATTGAGATCCTGTTCCTTACAGAATTCAGGAATCATTTTTCCCGGAAGGTTCCGGAGAGTCTCGATCATAGCATCCCAGTCGATTACTCGCTTAGGGCCACGGACGAACTCTTTCCGCTGTTCCCATTCCTCCTTTGTGATGTGTTGCCGAAACACTGCTACAGAGATTCCCTTCTCCGCACAGAATTCGTCAACAGTTTTATCACTAGAGCGGAATTCAGGAATGAGCTCATCCCAGCTCCAGATGGGAAGTTTCCGGTCATAATGTTCCAGCCAAGTTTTCTTGTCCAATACATTCCTAAGCACTGCTTCTGAAATATCCGGATGGGCGACAAGGTAGTCCTGAACCCTCAGGTTGGGATCCTTGGCAAACTCTCGACGAATACGCGCTTTGCGCTTCTTTGAGAATTCCTTAAAGGACTCCTGTACGACAGGAGCAGCCTGAGTAGGCTCAGGTTCCTTCTTGAGAAAGGTACCCAGCAAGAATTCCTTTTGGGGTTCGGCCAATCCCAACTTAGCCGATGTGCGGATTACAAAGGCAACATTGCCCCTGTTGAGCTTATTCAGCTCGGAAAACACCCGCATGTTGGGATGTGCTGGCTTGGAGTCGAGGTACTCTTTGAGTTTTTCTTCTACTTTGGCGATTTCTTCTTCTGTCATATTTATTACTCCTTGTAGTATGGTTAAGAATTATAGCCAAGATATAATATATTTTCTATTTATAATAAATTACGAAAAAAAAGAAAGAATGGCATGAAGCCATTCTTACTAAACTAAAAGAGCCTTAAGCTCAGTGAAGACCTTCTTGTAATTTTCGACCTGCTCCAAGAGATCCTTGACTTCTGCCTTGAGCTTTTTATTGTCATTCTTGATCTTCAAGAGACCTTCAATGCGCAAATCAAGCTCAGTTTTGGTTTTGTTCAAGGGTGCAAGTTTAGGCTTAGAAGGCTCGTGACGCTTGTAAGCATAGAAGTTGTAACCCGTGCTAGGCTGCTTCGGCTGAACAGTAACGTCAGCTTTAACAGTTACGACAGGAGTCTCTTCTTTCTTCACAAGTTTCGCCTTCTTTGCCTCAAGGATTTTGCGACCTGTTTCAGTATAGGCATAGTGCTTTTCCCAGAATTGCTTACCGCACACCGATTTGAAGGTGATACGGTTTACATCAGGGTGTTGCTCAAGCCATTCCTGAATCGACATGTTTTTGGCTTCGATCTCCTTCATGCCCTTCCTGATAGTATCAGAAACAGAGCCGTAAGCAGGACGAGCCTTGACACAGTGGTTCGGTTTTTCCTTGGGAGCTTCCTTAGGCATTTTTGCAGTAGCGATAACCAGTTCACGTTCATAAGAGGACAAGGTGATCACAGTGGAATTTCTCACAACGAAGATCACATCATTCATCTCATAATTTTTTCCTTCGAACTTTTTGGCCAAAGCCACAAAGATACGAAGATTATAGTGAACAGGATTTTCCTGCAAGTATGCCCAAATGTCAGCTTCGAGGGTCTTTTGTTGTTCTGTCATTTGTCCTTTCGTTTCGTCGGTCATGTGTTTTCCTTTTGCGCAAGATGATTTCTTTTTATTGATTCTTTTTTGTTTTTAAGATAGATAAATGAATCATCTCTACGAGGATATAACAGATCATGAAGAGGCGAATGTGACGATATTTTAAGACGATATACTGCAAGCGAGATGACTAGTCTACGAATTAATATGCTATTAAAATAACCCTTATCAAAAGATAAGGGTATTAATTTATTCTTCAGGTTCTTTGAGGTTCAAGACAGCCTTAACGATCTGTTCACCAGTGGCTAATCTATCCATTGTGATAGTATTGGACACAGACACAGAATCTCTCAAGTCTTTGAATAGACAAAGCAATCTTGTAATCTTCTTAGCCCTGCTTTCAATCTCGGCACTTTCAGATTGAGCCTTCTTGACATCAAAGTTGTCAACATCGATCTTGAGCTTATTGATAGCTCCTTCAATGTTTTCTCTAAGCCTTTTAGTGAAGGTTTCAATCTGCTGATGCTGATCTTGCAGAACGTTGAGGTTGTTGATACCGAATCCTTCAAGATATTCGCTAATCATCTTGGGCGGGATTTCAACAGTCTTAAATTCATCATCAGGAAGCTTTCCGGATCTGGACACAGAAGCCATCAGAATGTCCTTCCAGTTCCCGTCAAAGGTCTTAGCATCGACCTGATTAGTAATCACGGCAAGCTTCGGAATGAAGTATTGTCTGATCAGATCGTTTATAGCCATTTTGTGAGCATCAGTCTTTGCCTTAAGGTCAAGTACATAAGGCTTAACGCTGATGTTGAAACTCGTGGTAGGAGTATAACCATCAAGCTCCTTGTTGTGATCCTTTGACATCTTAGCATTGCTGTTAAGCTTTTCTTTGTAAGACTTAAGGAATTCATCAAACATCTGATTATAGTTATCAGACAGAGACTTGTAATCAGATTCAGTTCTCTTAACGATATCACGGAGCTTTTCCATGTATCTGTCATGGATTTCTTTCTTGACATCGGTCTCACCATTGCCGATTAGAATCGTAGGAACGTTCAGCTTGCTGTCCTCTTGAGCAGAAATCAAGAGCGAAGTAATGAACTGCAATTCTTTGAACTTTTTCGTTAGACCGATCATCGTAGACTCCTTATATGTTCATTATATAGTTCCATATCTAATTACCATATCAGCCGAACTCTTTACTGAACCAAAGGAGTATTATGTCTATGTTTAATATTGTCATAGACCTTTCTTTTTTCGTGCCATTTTTCAAGTACAATAGCTTGCTGTTCGAAATGCTAAGTATGATAGCTAAGGTAAAACCCTGTTTGGTACTTTCTCCTGTTGAAGCTATCGGAAAGTTTGACCTATCAAGACCAACTATCACGATGGATTCTACATTTGATTACTTCAAGCCTGAAGAGATGACTGAGAACTATGACAGGTTTAATTGGCTCAATGCAGTGGATGGTGCGAAAATCTGGATTCATCCTTTTACAATAAGTGCCGAGAACAAGAGACTGTACTTTGACAAGGAAATAAATAGGGTCTGTACTGTATACGGAGAAGTTTTTCCGTCAGTTTCTATGCTCCAACGCTCCAAAGTCTTTATAGAGATGAATAAGTATTTCGTGAAGAATTGTCCTGAGTATGTTGAATCATTCATGGAGAATCATGGTTTGATTGATCCTACATGGATCCATAAGCATGGTTCTACTATCGACTACAGTTCGTGGTACAGCATTATTAAATCTTCCAGAACTTCTAATACGATGAACTTTAGAGAGGTCTTAACCATATGAGAATATTGAAAGCCAAATTCGTAAACTTTGCGGGGTTCTATACAGGTCTTGGTCTTAAGACCTTTGAGATAGACTTCTCGAAGTCGGCTGATGAACCAATCACAATGCTGTTCGGTAAGAACCGTTCTGGCAAGACAACACTGATTTCTGTATTGCATCCGTTCCCTTCATCTTTAGATAATAGAAAGACTATCATCAATGAAGGCGAAGATGGATCCAAGGAAATCATCTTCGAAAGAGAAGATGGGGCTGTATTTAAGACCGTCATCAACTATCTCTGGAATGACGATGATAAGAGACATGAGACAAAGTGTTTCTTGTATAAGCTCGAAGATAAGAAATGGAACAATCTTAACTCTTCCGGAAAAATCCGTTCATACGCTGATTGTGTAAATGATAATCTCGGGGTAACTGAAGATTACTTCACTGTCGGTCGTATCGGTGGTATCGCAAACTTTGTTGATCTGTCCAAGAGTGACCGAAAGAGATTTATTGGACAATTTCTTCCAGCCATTGACCCATACTTGAATTTCCATAAGAAAGCTTCTGAACAGTTCACTGCTCTTCGCAGACAGATGGCTACATTCAAGGATGAACTTACGAAACTAGCTCCCAAGGAACTTTGTAAGGTCTCTATTGAGAACCTTGAAACGAACATCAAGGACAAAGATGACTTGCTTGCTGGATACAATAAGGAGTATGGATCTTGTAAGGGTGCTATCGATAGTATCCTTGCAGAGACAGATGAAACTCTTCCGGAGCTGAGAATCTTTGCAAGGACTGGTAAAGACCCTGTCGAAGACAAGATTGCTGACCTTGAAAAGATTTATAACATTCAAGCTGCTGAGATCCCTGAAGGCTTCTCCTTGGCTTCTGCTGATGAGGAAATCGATGAGCTTCTTCCTCAGCTCGATAAGGCTAAAGAAGATCGTACAACCCATTCTGTTATGATGAATAACGCTAAGACAGGGTTGAATGAAGCCGAGGACATCAGGGATAAGGCAGAAGCAAAGCTGAAATCTCTTGAAGATGCTAAATCATCTGTTGATCGTCTTAATGATATGATTGCTGAACTGGCGGAGAAAGCCGAAGTTCAGGGTCAGGAGATGAAGGAAAAGTATGCTGACATCAAGTTCAAGAAGTTCAATACTTATGGAGCTGGTGAGCTTGCTATCCTGAAGCGTGATGCTATCGACGCTAATACTCTCATCTCAGGTATTCGAGATCAGTTAATGAGCTATGACTTGATTGACATTGACTTGACCGATAGAGGTGTCGTTACTAAGACTTTGTTCGATACTAAGAAAGCATTGAAGGATCTTGAAGACAAGCGTACTAAGATGATCACCATTGCTGCTGATATCAAGTATGCAGAATCTCAGGCAAAGCTTGAAGAGGTTTTGAAGAAGAGACCTGCGTCATGTAAGAATGATTCTTGTCCGTTCATTGCAGCAGCTCTTGAAGCCAAAGGTGCTACCGTTCGCCTTGCAGCATTAAAGAAGGAACAAGAAAACTTTGCAATGTTTGACAGAGATTCTCTTGAAACTGAAGTGACATTCTTGAATAACAAGATTACTTTCTTAAGTTCCTGCGGTGATATATTTGAGAACTTCAGAAAGGAACTAAACAAGAAGCTCTCACTAAGGTTGATTTCTAAGATCCAGATGCTGAATGATCCCTCGATTTATCTGAAGTACTTGAAGTGTTCTGAAGATGAACTGTTTGCATTGTTCGATGTGTCTGACATTGAGGAATATGTCAACGCAAGGATTGAGTATGATAATGTCAGGTCTAGCCTAGCCAATGCGAGATTGGAACTAAAGTCTGTCAGTAATGAAGCTGAAGCTATAACTTCGGCTAAGGAGGCATATGACAGGGCTAATGATAAGGTATCGACCCTTACGGAAACTTACAATACTGAAAAGGAAAGTTTCACAGCTTCTGACGAAGCCGTTACTAACCTTGATACGCAGATCACCAAGATCAAGAATACGAAGAAGGCATTCGTAATCTTGGAAGAGAAGCGAAAAGAAATTGACGATCTGAAGGCAAAGTCTGAAAAGATGAAAAAATATCTCGATGACATTGCTACGAACCGTGCACAAATGGTGGAATTAACCGCCAAGATCAATCATGAAAAGCAAGAAAAGGAGAACTTGGAAGGTCAGCTTAATGATTTCCGGTTCCAGCAGCAGAAACGTGTCGAATTGGAGTCTAGTATAGCTAAGATCCAAGACGAGCACAATGCCGTAGAAGCCGTAAAGACTGCTTGTGACCAGACTAAGGGTATCCCGCTTTACTTGATCGATACTTACTTGGAAGAAATCCGTGAAAAGGCAAACCACTTGCTCGAAATTACCTTTAACGGTGATCTTCTGATTGGCGATTTTGTAATTACTGAAAAGGACTTCTCCATACCAATCGTAAAGAGTAATGGAACCGTTTTGGAAGATTGCAAGCTCGGCAGTGGTGCGGAACAATCGTTCGTCAAGCAAGCCTTATCTCTAGCAATCCTTGATAAAGCCATCAACAATTCCTACAATATAGTATATCTGGATGAAGTGGATGGTGTACTAGATGAAACAAACCGTACAGGATTTGTCAAGATGCTGAGAAGGCAAATCTTAGACTTGAAGATTAAACAGTGCTTCGTTATCAGTCATAACCGAGAATTTTTGTCAGAGCCTTGTAACCTGATCTTATTGAAGAATCACGGTATCGAGACTAACAATGAATCTATTATGTCTAACAAGACTGTCATCTACAACTATGAAGTCTAAAGAATTTTCCCATAGAGAAATCTATGGGAAATTTTTGTATATTAAATGAAGCACTCAAGGAGAAATATCATGAAGGCACACGAAAACAGAAATAAAGAGAGGACATATGGAAATTTTACGAGCATACAAGAAGTTATTGCTCTCATAAAAGAGGTAGAAGAATTTAAAGACAATCTGGCATCATACATCTGTAGAAAAAGACATTTGGATGCTAAACTCTATGCAAACATGCATGCAGAAATAAAGACTCTTGATAACGGAGATTTTGTCGTGTCTCTATGGAGGCGTTATAGAGAAGATCCGTTACCATACGATAGATATAATAGCGAATTGAGAATGAGAGTACCTGTCCGAGATTTATTCGTATGGGAGTTCTCTATGCTTGTCGAACAAACAGAGCTGGCAGAATTCTTTGCAGATGCCGGAGTCAAATATAAAAGAATCTTTAAATGACATATTAAAGAATGTGATTAACTAAAAATTAACCACAATGGAGAGAATATGATTGATGAAATCACTACTCTGTCTAGTGGAAACATAGAAGAGGTCTACAGTTCTATTCTGGACTTCCTCTACCACGGAGAGGGTACTATTGCAGAAAGAAAGAATACACCGATTAAGTTGATCGGCAAAGACACGACTATTGGTAAGGCTGCGATTTCAGTTACAGCATTGAGGGCTATCGTAGATAGCTCTATGGAAATTGAATTTGACGAGTCTGACTTGTTTGACGGAAGTTCTGCAAAAGATGTTGATCAGTACATTAGGGATGTGGCGAAGATGGCTGCATCAGCTGGTATTAATGAGGGAATCAAGGAAAAGATTTTTGAAGTGATTCAGGATCTATTGGTGCTTTCTACAAGAGTGAACGAGATTAATGGTATTACTGTTGACCTCTATAGCCTTGCAAAGATGTATAAGACCAATCCTGAAGCTAAGGCATTGATTGATTATCAGCTCGATGAAACCAAGACTCTAGATGAAATGTCCGAAGATATGTCGAAGCTCACTGAAGAAGTGGAAAGAGTATTCTCCGCTCCGGGTTCTCCGTATAGAGAATTGATCAAGGGCGGCGCAGTGAATAAAAAGCAGCTGACTCAGATGGTCGCTTGTGTTGGACTTAAGCCTGACTTGGATGACAATATCTGTGAACATCCGGTGAACACATCGTTCATTAGGGGTCTTCGCAGTATTGAAGATTTCTGGGTATCAGCAACAGGTGCAAGAAAAGCTCTGGTTATCTCTCACCATCAGGTTAGGAAATCAGGCTATCTTGCAAGAAAGCTGTTGTTGTTAACTTCGGATCTTGTATTGTCCGATGAAGAAGCTTGTGATACCAAGCATCCGTTGGAATTGGATGTTCCTGATATGGCTACATTCAGACGCCTCAAGGGTAGAAATACTGTTGATGGCGTAATGCTGGATGGCTCTGAAGAACAATTCAAGAAGTACAATGGGAAGATCAAAGTTTACAGTCCGCTGACTTGTGCGTGTAAGACTGGATTCTGTAAGCGCTGTTATGGAAACCTTTACGGAATGGTACGTGCAGGAAATTATCGTGTAGGTTCTGTTGGTGTGTTGCTGTTGACGGCTTGTCTGACACAGAGATTGTTGTCTGCAAAGCACTTGTTGATGGCGAAGGCGAAGCCTATTGAATGGCCCAAGGGATTCAGTAACTATTTCGAAGAGTCCAAGAATGCATTGTTAGCCGGAAAAGACCTTAAGAGAATTGCCCTGAGCAGGGATGACTTCAGAGAAGATGACGAAGGAACTTTGGTTGTTAATCGTATTACGATAAAGAACCGAAAGGAAGAAATCGTTTTCGATCTACCTGTAGACTTGTATCCGACTGGAACTGTGAAGGAAGAACTCGAAGACTACAAACACGAGTATAACATTAGTGTTGATGATGGTGAAGAATTATTTACGATCCATCGTCAGAGCGTTGAGCTCAATGAGTCTTTGATGAATCTGATTAGCCTGATTCAGACTGATAACCATAATGGTATCGGTAATGACTATGTGGCTATTGCAAACAGATTCCTGAAGCATATTGTCGAAGGTGAAATCCCGATTGTAGCAGTTCATGCTGAAACAATTCTCTCGGCTCTGCTGAGGAATGAAAATGGCGTGAGACCTGACTTCTCTTTGGATGATCCGGGCGTAATCAATGTCTTGAGACTAAGTGAAGGTATCAATACTAAGAACTTGTCTACTATTCTGTCATTCGAAAACCTCCGTAAGAAGCTTCAAGAAATTGATACTTACGAACGGAATGTCGATGGCGTATATGACGAGTTCTTCTTGAAGGGAATTGAAGAATGATTACAGACAAAGTCAAGAAGGTCTTTGGAAAGCTCGACGAATCTGTCGATCGCATTTCCAAAGCCGTAGAGACAAAACTAGAGGGTAAGCTTGAGGCTGCTACCATCTTTGCTATGGACAAGATTAGCAAGGGTACGGATGCACTCATCAATATCCTCGACAAAGACAAGAAAGAAAAATAAAAATAGAGAGATCGAAAGATCTCTCTTTATTTTTACTTGATGATGTTGTTGACTTCGGTCAACACATCTTCTCCGTCTTTATCAATAACGGAATTATAAGCGAAGGAAACGTTGATACCACTATCCCAAATAGCGAACATCACGTTAATCAAAAGCATCGGAGCAAATTCAGGAATCATGAAAGACGTAGCTCCGTAGGACTTAACAACTTCGGCAATCACAGAACGGATCGAAAGCTTACTAAGGTTATTGAATGCTTCCGACATACTGTCAAACAGCTTATCAAGCTGCTGATAGTTCTCAACCGGAATCAATCTGTCAATGTCAAGAACAGCCTGTCTAGAAGAAGTCTTGACAGACTTCAGTGCAATCAAAGAAGCTGCCGACTCATTTTTGCCGATACAAGCAACAACGAAAAACTTTGCAAAGATATAGCGAATCTGATCCAAGACCAGTTCATTGTAGCTAACACCATAAAGCTTGTCAAGAACCTTAGTCATGATTCTGGAGTAGATTCTGCTAAGCGCAGTAACCAACTTCGTGTTACGGAAGAATAGATCTGAGTTTACAGTGATTTCCTTGAAGATCAAAGCAGCAGCGCAAAGATTGTAGAATTGCTTGGGGTTGGGAGCAATCTCGCCCTTCTTGTCAACCTTAAATCTGTTTGTGAGGTTGGCTACACCAGCAATCGTAGAGCCATTTCTGGCTGCCCATACAGGAAGGAATACCATGCCAGTACCATAGGTAGCAAGCGAGAATACAGGAATAACTGTTCCGTTCTCGATTTCACTGATAAGTCTGGATTTCAGAGGACGCTTTTCTCTAGCTTGCATTTGCTGGATCATTTCGGTAACAAAAGCCTTCGGAGCGGTATCCAGCTTAGGATTCAATAATGTAATCTTCTTAGCGATGTTGGCTTTGGTTTCCTCAGTAATGATCGAGAGTTCAGATAGCTTTTTCATAAAATCCTCAAATAGTATATTAACTAATGATAAGTTTATGGTCGTAACTTTTCATTGCTACAAAAGGAGTAGACGATGAATACAATAAAGAGCCTTTACGCTCCGAAGCATTCTGACAGTATCAAGGTTATCGTTGATGCTGGTGATTTCCATTTCGGAGCCAAAGATGATGAACACTTGGCGAAAGAGTATGACGACCATTTCAATTCTTTCATTGAAGAGAACAAAGACGAAATTGACCTAGTTGTAATCAGTGGTGACTTGTTCCATAAGGAATTGAAGATGTCATCGGAATCAATGCGACTGCTTCTGGGATGCTTCACTAAGACTCTGAAGATTTGCGAAAGAAATAACATTCAAGTAAGACTTCTTCAGGGAACGATGTCTCATGATAGAGGACAAGTCGAGACTCTTGGGATTGCATTAAACCATTATGAGAATTTCAAAGTCATTACGACTTGTTGTGTCGAAGAGTTCCACAAAGATCTCAAGATCCTCTACATTCCAGAGGAGTATCCTAAGGATATGAAGGAATTCTACAAGGAAGCTATCTTTGAAGCTGAAGATGATGCATATGATTTCGTGTTCTTCCATGGTACTATGGATTTCCAGTCGTTCGCTTCTCAGGTTTATGAAAGCGAATTGCCTATGGAGTCCGCACCAGTATTCAAGGCTGATGACTTAATCAGAATCTGTAAGGGTGCAGTATCTGGCGGACACATTCATACAGCATGTGACTATAAACAAAAAGTGTTCTACCATGGCAGTTTCTCTAGAACTTGCCAAGGTGAACCTAAGTCTAAAGGATTCATGTTCTATGTATATGACTCGGAAAAGAAGTCATTTGACCATGAATTCGTAGAAAATACGGATGCTCCGATTTTCAAATCTGTGTCTATTGATGAGCTATTTGAAGGCTCTGCCGAAAATCTTGAAGTATTTATGAAGACTATGGAAGCCGCTTCTAGTGACAAGTCTATTGCCTATCGATTTGTCATGTCAGATAAATTGGCTAAAGACCACCCCGAAATTAAAAAAGTTGTTTCTGATTTTGTGGTGGATTCGAAAAATTTGAATTTCCAAATCAAACACGCAAAAGATGCGGTTGTGACTGACGAAACTCAACAAATGGAAGACGAGGAAGAAGAGCAAAATGAGCTTGCGTTCCTTGCCAATCCAGCTCTCGACTACAGTGAGAAGATTCAGCTCTTTATGGAGAAGAAATTCTGTACTAAGGTCGAGCTTGACAAGATAAGGTTAATTATCAGTGGAGAAAACTAATGCGTAAACGCAAATCGTCGACAGTTGTTCTACCAATCAGCAATGAACTCCTAGAAAGATCCATACAACTGTTGTTATTCACAAGTAAATTCACTGTTTGGGATGCCCAGAGCATTCGTGATATCCTCTTGAAGTCTAATATCGTTAATGAACAGAGCGATAATGACTATCGTAATGGATTAATCAAGATTGCTTTGAACGTCTTTAACAAAGTTGTCGAAGTCCGTTCTATTGACGGAAAGTTGTTGAGGGATGCCGTCGTTGAATCATGCGAGAATGCTACCGAGATCCTTGAGACCCTGAAGGGCGAGCTGACGGGTGGTTTAATTCTCAATGAAGATACAGCCGATTATGTGATAAGATCGTTCTCTGATCTATCTGAATCTCAGGCTTTGTATGGCTACAAAGACCCTATTAAGAAATTCGCAGAAGAACTAGAAGGACTTGATGTTCACAATGCCAAGTCTCTTCCGCAAAGGTTCAAGGAACTAGTTCTTCCAATCATATCTCAGATGTCACAAGCTGAGATTGAGAAAGACGATTCTGACGAAATGTTGTTTGGCGAAGAGTCGTACTTTAGAGGACAAAAGAGATCCATCGATGAAGCTAAGAGTCCTAAGTCTGTAGTTCGCACAGGCTGTAGAGAACTGAACAGAATGCTTGGTGGTGGATTTAGGGCAGGTCGTGTTTATATCTTCTTGGGTGCTCCGGGAACTGGTAAGAGCCTTGTATTGGAGAATGTCCTGTATTGGGCATGTTCGATGAACTCTTACGATCCGAGTCTTCTCAAAGAAGGAATGAAGCCTATTGTCCTTTATGTGACACAAGAAAACTCTCTCGAAGAGAGCTTGGAAAGACAGTACTCAGTCGGGTTGCCTGAAGCAATCTCAGAAGCCAAGGATTACACTGAAAGAGATGCTGAAGAACTGTACAAGTTGTATAGAGAAAACGGCTGGAATATTCCGTTCTACAGAATGTACAAAGACAATATGTCCATCAGCACGGCTGATATCGAAAGTAAGATAGAAAAGCTTGAACTGAAAGGATATCAGGTTGTATGTGTGGTGCATGATTACCTTAAGAGAATCAGAGCCATCAACCATATTGATGATCCAACGTTCGACCTTGGTTCCGCCGTTAACGATCTTAAGATTCTTGCAAAGAGAAAGAAACTCCCAGTGATTGATGCTTCTCAGGTTCAGAGAGAAGCTGTTAGAAAGGCTAGCGAACTTGCTCAAAAGGGTGCATCCTTTGAAGGAAAGTTCAGTGGTGCAGATATGGGTAACTCTATTGCAGCATTTGAAAATGCCGATGCAACATTTATGCTCGGTAACTTGAAAGACCCAGAAGGCGTTCATTACATGATGATGTGTCTGTTGAAGCGTCGTTATAAGGCAAAGAAGTGCCCTTACTCTATGGTAGCAATACCGTTTGAAGGTGACACTGCAAGACTTGTCTGTAACTTCGGTCTCAACGACTCTTGCGGAGTAAAGACTTCGTGGGGAGATCGTCTTGAAGAATCAGCCCCTGCCGGAGCTCGTGGAAATCGCTTTAAGCGAATATCTACGGAAGAAGCTTAAAAATAGTGCGTATCATAAGATACGCATTTTATTTTTTGCCAAAACTCATGAATGAAATTAAGAGGTAAACAATGGCTAGAATAGTTGCTAATGACAAGAACTTCCGAGAGACGCAACGAGCGCATCTTAAGGCATCGTTAGATACTTACAAAGTATTCTTTAATGACCTTCCGCTTCTCGTTAACTATTACAGCAAGAGCCATGCCGAAAGTACTCATGACGTGAATCTTGGAACTGTACAAGAGATTGTCGGCGATGATTCTCCGGTTGTCTTTAATCTCATCAAGGACTTTCCGTTGCATAAAGCCAGCAACCTTGATGTAAGCCCTGAAGACTCCGATGATGCTGGTACAGAAGCTCAAGTAGAAGGAACTGCTATTGTTTCTCCGTCTGCTGTAATGCCTAGAGAAGATGACTGCTTTACTATTCCTTGGTACGGTCATAAGAAGGCTATCTTTAGAGTACAGAATGTTAAGAGATCCAACATCAAAGGTCAATCTTTCTATGAGATCACCTACTATCTATATCAGGTGTACTCTGGCACTGGTGACATCGATAAGCAGGTAGCAAGAATCTTCAGAGTTATTGCTTCATCGCATTCTGTTAATAAGACAGCAATCGTTGAAGAATCTAAGGCTGATATTTGTGCTGCTATTGAGCATAAGCTGGATGTGCTTGTTGATGAAGTAGAAATGTTCTATGACCTTAGAACTGATGCATACATGTTCCCGGTTATGAATGGTACTTACCTTCTCTGGGATGAAGCCCTACATTACTTTGCATCTAAGGCTAATGTTTTTTATAGAAACTTCAGCTTTAGACAGGATAGAGTTCCTTTAAAGATCGACGTCAGAGACTATGATGAGCTGTATAGATTCTATACACATAGTCTGTGGTGGGCACTGGAGCATCATAACTACTGGCATATGGGGCCATATCTCGGAATCTATATGATTACTCCTTACCGAGAGGAAGTTCCCGGTAGACATTTGAGAGATGTCTATGTCAGAGGTGCAAAGTATTGTGCATCAGAGACAGTCAATCCTTGTATGTTTGGGTATCAGAGAGTGTTTGGTAATCTCTGGGAATACCTTAGAGATGAAACAGATACTATCAAGTTTGATGTTCTCGATGCATACGGATATGGAGAGCTATTGAAGTTCTGGTTCCAAGAGAAACGGGACATAGATAAAATCCCCGAAATAATCAAAAAGATTATTCCGGCTGGCCTCATTACGGACTACTATTATCTTCCGGCAGCTATCTTCATGCTGAAGGATCTTAGAGAGTCTATAATGGAGACATTCGATTACAAGAGTTAAAATAAAAGTTGAAATTTCCTTGAGAATAGCAGGGAAATTTCAACTTATTTGAGCTTCCAAGTAACTTTCTAATGAAATTCTTTAACAAGGAGTATATCCATGCGTACAATCGATGAAATTTTCGCTTCCGAGTCGTCTAACGATGACGATCTCGACCTCATGCGTCTCTTCAACAACGAAGAAGAAAAGGACAAGGACGACGACGAAAAGAATGATGCTGAAGAATGCGGCAAGCGCTGCTGTCAGGATCTTGCTTTCGAAGGCTTCCAGTTCGACGAAGCTTCTTTCCTTGCCGATGCTGATGATGACATCGAAGATGATGCCAAGAACACCAGCAAGAAAGACCTTGAAGACCTTGACAAAACCGAAAAAGAAAAGGATGATGACAAGGACGACGACAAGGACGACAAGAAAGATGATGATGACGACAAGAAGGACGACGACGATAAGAAGGATGATGACAAGGATGACGACAAGAAGGACGACGACAACGCTTCCAAGAATGCTGACGACGCCGAAGAATGCTTCAAGATCGACGAAGTTGACCATGATTTCTTGAGCAACGAAGAATACTTCGATCTCATGAACGATGATGACGATACCATTTTCGGCACCAAGAACGTGAACGATCCTGAAGACGACCTCGATCATCCCGAAGAAAATGACGATGACGACGACGATGACAAGGACGACAAGAAGGATGATGGTGAAAAGCCCGCTAAGGACGAAGCCGTGGGTGTTGATGGTGGCGACAGCGACCTCGACAGCAGCCTGTTTGCCTTCTTTGACGACGAACTGCTTTAATCTGTAACCAAAGGAGTAACAAAATGAAAATCGTTTCTACAAACTATACAGGAGTGATCCCCGGTATTGGTAAAGGCCCTTTTACCAATAAGCAGATCAGCGACCAACTGTATAATTCCATCAGAAACTTGGGTTATCCTGTGACAATCACAAGTGTCAAGGCCAAGCCTAAGGTTGTGGTTCAGAACATCTCTCAAAAGGTCGAGAAGAAGCCTGTCACTAAGGTTGACGAGGCTGTCAAGACTGCTGAGAAGATTGCTACTGAAACTGCAAAGCCTGTGGAAGAAAAACCCGTACAAGAAGTGGCAGCTCCTGTTCCGGAACCAGAAACTGAAGCTTCTGCTCCTGCTGAAATCAAAGAAGGTGAACTTCAGCCTTACACCAAGGAATACCTTGAAGGCCTCGAAGTTGCTGAACTCGACAAGATTCTGTCTGCCGATATTAAGCGACCGATCCGTTACGGTAAGCCTTGGCTGATTAAGCAGATCCTTGCAAACCAAGCTTAAAGAATAATCTCTCCGATGAGGAGAGATTATTTTTATTATTCCGTGATATTCCTAACTAAAAAATGAAAGGAGTACACTATGTTTTACAAAAAGAAACTTCAGATAATTGATATTGATGATACACTTGTTATGACCAGTGCCAAGTGGATTCTGGAAGCTGTCAAGCATCCGGGGCTAGCTAGGAGAATTGGTAAGCTCAATGTAGCACTTGAAGCAGTAACTGATATGAAGCTCTATCTTGCTGATGTGTATTGCAGATTGCAGTATAGGCTTGAAGACTACCTTGAAGTTAGAGATATTGCTCGCAGTCTCTTCTATAAGGCTTATACGGAGAATGGTAATTTCTATGACGACCTTGGTTTATCTTCCTTTGGAGCATCTCTGCTTACTGGTGGTGTTGGACAAAAAATTATTTTCCTGACCCACACTCTTGATGGAGCTTGCAACATCTCTAAGTCTAAATGGATCAAAAAGAATTTCGGTGCACTGGACTATGAGTATGTAGAAATACCTATTACACAATCTAAGGGCGAGTATATCCAAGAGCACTATCCGGACTTCGATACATTCGTGGACGACAGTCCGACTTGTCTGCTCGATGTTATAAACAGATTTAGAAAAGAGCCAAAGTATGTGGCATTTCCTGAATATGGTTATAACCTCGTTATAAATGAATTTGCCCAGACTCTCGGTGAAGGTGATAAGATCACCATTAGGAGCTTCATCCAGAAGTGGTGAACTCCTTAATAGATCCGAGGTCATTATGAAAATAGAATTAGCCAATATTGATACCATCATCGAGAAGAATAAACTGCCTGAAGTATCTAATCCTGTATACATCAACGCAGATAAGACTCCTACAGAAGATGGTATCTTCTCCTATACAATCTATGGGAGACCAGGCTCTAAAAGACGCAAACTTCAGTTTGCGTATATTGATTTGGGTAAGCCTTTCATGCATCCATTGGCTTACAAGGAATTTAGTAGAATCTGCTCGGCAGCTTCTGCTATTCTGACTGGTACAAAGACTTTCTCCGTCTCTGCCAGAGGCGAGATTGTAGAAGATCCGAAGGGCGGTACTGGAATTAGTTGGCTCTATGCTAACTGGGATAAGATCAAATTTGACGATAGAAACAACCGTTCCAGATCAAACCGTATCGAGCTTTTGAAGATCTATGATAAGAAGCATATCTTCTGTACAAAGTGGATTACTATCCCGGCATTCTATTACGACATCAACTTCACTAAGGAACTTTCCAGAATCTCTATTGACGAGATTGGTGACATGTATGTAGGCTTGATTTCCAAGTGCCAGAGCCTTAAGAACGAAGGTGGATTCTTTACTACCTATGCTCTTGAAGCTAAGATTCAGGAACAACTAGTTCTCATCATGGACTACTTCATTGGCAAGATTGCTAAGAAGAATGGTCTTGTTCATAGTACCATGCTTGGTAAAAACGTTGACTATACTACTCGTGGTGTGATTTCCGCTGAACACATTGCTGATGCAGATACCTATGATCAGGCTACGGTGCTGTTCGAAGATGTTGGTGTTCCTCTGCATCAGGCTGCTGCTCTAGCTCTGCCGTTCGTCTCGTATGAATTCAAGGCAATGCTCAGGGAAGTTAACGAAGACTCCTTCTTGGTTGAAGAGTCTCACGGAAAGTACACACAGGTTAGCTTCGAGTCCATGTCTACTGACGTAGCAGAGAGGTTCGTAGCAAACTTCGCCAGAACCAGAGAGTTCCGTACAGAGCCGTTCTTTATCCTTAAGAGTGACGGTAAGCCTCTAGACTTCTCTTCACTAGGCTATTTCGGTGAGCTCAAGAGACCGTTGAATAACACTGACGTATTGTTCTATCTTACGAAAGAAGCTATGAAAGATAAACATATCATCGTCGTAAGATACCCGATCGAAGACTATCGTAACATCAGCTGTCACAGACCTGTGATTCTTACAACCGAAGCTACTACCGAAGTAGGAGGTATTAAGAACTATCCTGACTTCAGTGTAACTCCGATTAAGTGGAATGAAACCATTCAGCTTCACCCTGCTGTACTTAAAGCTATGGGTGCTGACTTTGACGGTGACACTGTGACACTTAAGTTGGTCTTCACTAAGGAAGCCAACGCAGAGCTTGAGAAGTATATCTACTCGGCAAAAAATGTTACAGACCTTACTGGAGACGTCTCTAGAAAATTTGGTGCAGAGCCTATCCAAGCACTCTACACTATGACACTGTAAAAAATAAAAACGATCATGGATTAAATCCATGATCGTTCTTTTTTTGACGACTAGGCTAAGACCTAGAACGGCATATCTTCGTCATCGCCAGACGGAGAGTAGTCGTCGTTGGGCTTGCTATTCTGCTGCGTCGGAGCATTCGGCTTCTTGAAGCGATTGCCGGAAGCGGACGTTCTAGCATTGGCCCCATTATTAGTCGGCTGTCCACCCTTCAATGCCGGAGCATGAGGGCGGTACATTTCATGGCGGATTTCGGTCAGCCATTCTACCAAGATTTCAAGGTTCTGACAGAACGGAACTGCACTGAACGTGTCGTCAGGCATATCCATACTGATTGGTGCATTTTCAAAGAGGAAGTTGTCCGTCACCTTGGTGTCAGTGTTAGTCACTGCCAAGAGATAGGCATCAGAGATCGGCTTTTCAAGGTATTCACCCTTGCCGATTTCCACTTCAAATACACCAAGCTTCATCTTACCATGCTTGCATCCACTGAGAACCAGCTTGATCATCTGTTCAAAGCGAATGTTCTGAGGCACGGAGAGAGCCAGGAACACAGAATTTTCGTGGTCATAAACCTTGTCACCGGGCTTCGGCTGTTCAGGAGCATCCTTGAGACGACGTGCCACTTTGATGTAGCACTTAGTCTTTCCGAATTCGCTCACAGCGAGTCCGAGTGTGAGGTTAGAGTCATACGAGAAAAGATCGAGAACTGGATTATATTTCCAGTAAGTTTTGTTGTTAGCCATGTTGTGTCGTCCTATAGGTCGATAAACGAGGAGAAGTGTTTCGTATTGCCAACAGGTAATAGGACAAATCCTATACTTTCCATGATGGTATACGCACTCTTCAAGTTAGCCTCCACAATCTTGTCAGTATCAATCAACGGCAGGAGGTATTCCGGGATTGATTTCGTCTTCTTTGGAAGTGCAATCGCTTTTACACCCGAAGAACGGAACATATCGGCATGAGTTTCAAAGATGCTTATCGCATTTTTGTACAACTCTTCGTCAATGTCTTTCAGATACAAGAAACTCTCGGCTGTCTTGGCTTCCTTAATAGGAACAATGTTTACACGAGAGTAGTCCTGAATCTTGTTCTGCGGACACATGGTATTCCACATCGTAACTGCTCGCACGGTCGAATTTTTGTTCGGTTCCTTGTAAGCATTTAACGAGGTGAATTTACCCGGCGTTAGATACACAGTTGCACGACGTTCTTTCAAAGAAGTATACACTTCTCTTTCGAATGCCATGTAAGAATGTAGAACGCCTCTGGGCGAGACTTCCTTCGGCTCAAGAATCTGTTCACGCAACAGAGTCGAGAAATAATTCCTCGCAATTCTGTTTGTAGAAGATTTCTTAATCGGAAGACCCTTGATATCGAATTCAGGTGGTGTTAACACCTTTCCTTCTTGTACAAGAGTGATCGAAGAATAGTTCTTCTTGTTTCGAGTCAATGCAAGTCTCTTCATGAGGAATTCACTCTTCATGTTGATTCTAGGCATCAAGCTCTTACTTACGGACAAACCACCAGTTACAGCATCAAGGATCGACTGAAGTTGCTGTCCAAGAATATTGTTGGCAACCATTGCGATCGAGATACGTACTTCATCAGTCTGTTCGGAAGCATTGTGAAACAGTTTCTCATAAAATAATATGAAGTTATAAAGCAAGCAAAATACGGAGTCAGTATCCGTTACGAGAATACTCTTACGTCTAAGGTTCTTCACAATCTCAGCACGGTTCCAGTGGATGTATGGATGTGCTACGAATGCACGGATACGATCATTGATAGCCTTCATCTGAGGCTTAATACTATCAGGCGGAGTATTGGGATCGCGGAATTCAGGAGAATACACCTGAGCTAGAAGATTCTTCTGCGGTTTCTGGGAGAGGAACTTGTACAGATTGTTCGTGTAGTAAACACGGTTAAGCATTTCTGTATCAAGGTTCTTCAAGATATCTTCGAGAACATTCTTTGCAAATGGAGTCTCTTCATCAATGTGCTTTTCAAGTTCTGCAAAGACAACCCTCCAATCGTGAATGGGTTCATCAATGTAAGAGATAATAGACTCTGGATATTCCTCAAGATGATCCCTTACTTCTTCGATATAACGGATAGCGTCATCAGTTCCGAAGAACCAGAAGTTGTTCTCCATCATAGATTCTACAAAGTAAATCGTAGAAGTAATAATTGCAAAGCCATTGTAAGTTGTACCAGGGCCAGTATTGGGCGATCCAAGAATGTAGTTACGTTCACCTGCACCACCGTACTCAGAGTTACCAACGAGCTTGAACAGAAGTTGCATCTTGTCATGGATAAGCATGATGAACTTATCAACATCGTTGATATGCTCAAACTTCAGCTTCTTTTCAGCCTTACGCATATCTTGCAAGAAGATCAGGAACTTAGAAAGTGGCGATGGATTACGTTCGTAAGAGTCAATAAGCACACCATATGCACTCATGGTATAATCGCCAGAATACACCATGTCCAAGATTTCTTCAGTCTGATATTCATCGACTTCGTGTTTCTCAGGGTTATGAATGATAAGCTCATTTCTATCCCTAGATTCAGCTACCTTGGTCTCATACATTTCAGCAACAGTCTGTCTGAATTCGTCGTCTGGATCTCTTCCAGTCAGAGTATTGAACAATTTACAGACAGTATCAATGTAGTGCTGCTCAAAGATACCTTGTTGAAACTTTGGTTTCATTAGAAAACCCTCACAGTGTAAGCAGAAACTTTTGCACGAGCGAGAATATTCTGTGCATACTTGAGAATGTCATCGTTCGTGCAAATATCTTCACGGTCAACGATAGTCTTTCCGAATTCTTCCAATTCAGAATTCTTCAATTCCCATACGATGACCTGAGAGTAGATTCCCAAGTGCTCAGCATGGACAAAGAACTTCCTATCCTTGAGGAAGTTTTCGTTAATGTCCTTGAACAGTTCTTTGAGTGCCTTGAACATAGTCTCTCCTTTGTGCAAATTGCTAAGAGTCCTTCTTAGCAATCATAAGTTAGGAGGATAACTCTATAATGAACAGAGGTTTGCTATGTCTTGTGGATGCAAAAATTCTTTAAGTGCTAGCGCTTCTACGGCTACTGCCGATATTGCAACACGCATTGAATCGTCCTATTGGGAGCGTCGAAAGAGACAGATCATCGGATCCTTTCCGTATAGAGGTGTCATTCGACTTTCTGAATCTGACTTGAACTGTTATGGTGCATTTCTTCTTCGGCGAAAGGGCTGTAAGGCTCTTTCATTTCCCAAACATTTTAATTATGCCAGAATCCCCTATACTGCCGGAAAGTTTCATGACTCGATCGACATTGCAGGATTGATTTATTTCGTTACCAATGACGGTAAGTGCTGTAAAGTTTTTAAAGACATTTCTCGTGGCCCAGGTGAACAGACCTCATGTGAATGTTAACATTAAAGGAGATATCTCTAATGAGTAGAATTCTGAAACCTCTTGGAGCTTCTGTTGACGACTTTAAACAGTATTTGCAAACTGGCGAAGGCAAGCTTGCAGATATTATTAGAGACGCTTCGCAGTTGGCTTCGGAGAATAAAGGTCTCTCTGTGACTCTTGATTCCTCTGACTCTGCCAATGCAGTTCAAGCTCTTGAAGAAATGCAAGAACAGGTCAATAAGCTTTGGGCTGCAGTTCCCGCACAGGAAGCTATGGATGCTAAGGCTAATGGAGTCATCGATAAGTACCTCTACAGTGACCGTACCAAGATGGCTAACTGGTATCTGCAGCAAGTTAAAGCTGCTACTACCCAGAACCGTATTGATAAACTTGTGGATGACATTGCTGATGACATTGACAAAATGGAAGACTTCGTTGATGGTGAAATCACCTTCTCGTCCTTTATTCGTTTCCTTGTCTCTTGGAAGGCATTTTGGATTGCAGCTGGCATTTCCATTATGTGTCCTCCGGCAGCTCTTATCTTAATTGCTACGCAGTACCACAAGGTTGAAAAGATCCGTGAAAAGACTCAACGCCTAATGCCTATCATGTATGACGTCTTCAGACAAGCTAAGAAGAAGCAGAAAGACATGATGTATGGCAAGGTCAAAGATTCGTCTCAGTACAGAGGCGATGATGATGACGACAACGGCGACGATGACGATGAATAAGGAGAGAATACAATGAAGAAACTTAGACCCATTTGTGCTTCTAAATCCGATTTCAGTTCTTTCCTTGCTGGTCAGGAAAGTGTCGTTGCTGATGCTTTCGAACGCCAAGAAAAGTTTGCCAGTGCTACCTACAGCGAAAAGAATTTCGAACTTGATTCTATCGATGTAAGTACTGCAATCGAATCTATCCAAGAATTCCAAGATCGTGCTGAAAAGCTTCTCGACATGCTTCCTGCTTCGGAAGCTGCAAGAGCTAATGACGTGATCGATAAGTACCTCAACTCTGACCGTACCAAGATGGTTGATCACTACCGTGATCTTATCAAGGAAGCTACCACTGCTGGTGAAGTCAATGGTCTCATCTCTGAGATTCAGGCTAACATCGACAAAATGGAAGACTTCATTGATAACAAATGTACTGTTGAAGCCTTCGTTCGTTGGCTTGTGACTTTCTTGTTCATCTTTGGTATGACAATCGGCTTCGGTTTGCTCGGTCTGACTGGTTCTACTCTCGTTGGTATGGAAAGATACCAGAACGTTGACAGAATCCGTGAAAAGACTAAGCAGCTTCTTCCGTACATGAAAAAGTGTCTGGCTGAAGCCCAAGCCAAGTACAAGAAACTTGCAAAATAAAGGAGTCTCCCTATGTATACACCTGAAAAAGTGTATGCTTATGGAGATACGGAAAAAGCTGGTGCAATCTTCGCAAAAGCTTTGTCCAAGTGGTTTGACCTTGGTGAGCGTTTGGCTGTAGCTTCTCAGGATATGATTATCCTTAAGAAGATTGCCGAACGTGCCAAGATCATTCAATCTGGTCTCGAAGACAGAAGCCTTATGTCCATCGCTAATATCCTTGGACAAGAAGGTTTCTTCTTTGAAGACATCAGAGAAATGGATCACAAGCTGTTGTCTAGAGCGATATCCAGAGAAATGTACGTCAAGAAGGCAAAGTACCTTCAACAGTACTTAGCCGAAAAACTTAACCGAACCAAAGATATCAAACTGAGTGAAAAACCAAATGAAACCGAATTGTGGACAGTGTTTAACTACTTGACTAAGCTTGTAGAAGACAAATCCTTGTACAAGCGTATCTATGGTCGGGAGCTCTCCTTCATATCAAGGTTAGCTTCAAAGTTTAATCTTGACTCGGAAAAATTCTCCGTGTCTTCAAAAGCTGCCATTGCCTTGTGCATAACAAGATCTTAAAAATAATAGAGTATCTTTCGATACTCTATTTTTATTTACTTTTTAGTCTTTGTTTCCGGTTCTGGCTTGAAAGACGTACCCATTTCGGCAGCAATCTTCTTAGCCTCTTCTTCAGAGACCGTAGAATCGATCGTCTTAACCGGGCAACGATACATCTTACCAGACATGATTTCGATAACCTTAGCCTCAATCGCTTCACCAAGAGCAGGATTTTTCGCAACAACGTCACGAACAGTCTTCTTAGTGAACTTGATTTCAGGGCAAGAGTTCAACACGCTGTACGGGCCAGCAGCTTTAATATCACCTGTTTCATACAAGAACTGTACGTTAGACAGGAGATTATCGTAGACACCACCGTGTGTGCTATCAAACACCAACGGGTATTTACGACCAGCCACGTTCGAACGTGATTTCAAAATCTGAATCTGGTTGATAAAACCGTCGAAACCATAGTCTTTGTCAGCATGGAGAATTGTTCCTTTAAAGATCTTGGCACTGAAGTCCGCATAGAAGACAGACCCAGAACCACCTTTGATGTTTTCATCAGGAGGTAAGAACGGAATCTTGGAAACCTGAGGTGTTCCCATCGCAGGTTTCGTATTCAAATGCGAAACAAAGCCAATCATGATGTTAGCAGCATAGAGCATGTTAAGCGATTTTGCAATGAAGTCATTGTTTTCAATAGCTTGACGTGCACCAGCAGTATTCGCAGAAAGCTCGCCCTTATCTTCGGCAGAAGCGGAAGAAGCCTTAGAGAAAGTAGAAGCCAGAGAGTCTACCACGATGATAGTAGGAGCCAGAACCTTGTGCTTCTTACCGTCGTAACCAGTGATTTCTTCAGTAAGCTCTTCAAGGTGATCCATCTTGAAATCGTGTGTAGTCTTGACAAATTCAATAAGATCGTCGAGATAAGTATCTTCGCTTTCAATTCTGACTTGGTCGTAGAATTTCTGCAAGAGCTCAGGACTCTTATCGTGACCACAATACAACTGAATAGAACGAGACTTACTGTTCATAGCCTTTTCAGCATCGAACCAGTACATATCGCCATTTTCAAACTGCTGGATCATCGGGAAAGACAGCTGAGCAATGATAGTAGATTTACCGGATCCGGAGAATCCACAGATTGCAAAAATACGACCAGTACGAAGACCTGCTTCATAGCAGCCATTTTCTTGGTCGATACAACCGTTTGCCATGTCGATCAGCGTAAAGCCAGTCGGAATAGCGTGATCTTTAAAGTACTCACCAGTACGCTGAGCACCCATAGTTTTTTCGCGGAATTTGGACATTAGTGACATAATGAACCTTGTTTGTTGTTTGTTAAGTGAACTGTAGCTGTCCGCAATACGTCAAAGACGCAGTACTTCGGCCAATTTCTAGTTCGGTTCATTATGAAATGTATATTATTTTATGTCTTAACCTAAGGAGTTATTATGCAATTTATGTCTTTAGAAGAAGCTTGGGAGCTTATTATACGAAATGAAGAGCTAGAGTACTATAGAAGAGGTTTATCCTTCGATATCGAGGAAGTGGTAGACTACTACAAGGACAAAAATGGTTTCTACTTCTATGGTGACCCTAATAAATGTATTCTGGCTTTTAGAGAGCTTGATGCCCATACGTGCCTCGTTACAGAATTATATGTCAATCCTGCAGAACGCATGAAGGGTCTCTCTTTCGAATTATTCGATAAGGTATTTAAAATGTTCGATGATCATGACTTTCTGGTCAATGTTAACGATACTAATCTTACCGGTATACGTGCATACTATAAAAATGGATTCAGATATGTTAAAATCATAGAAGAAAGACCCGACTTTAAAATCCTCCAGTACAAAAAAGAAAGGAGCAGGACTTAGTCCTGCTCTTTTTATTTTTCGGATTCTCGTACTTTGAAACAATACGAGAATTCATAGGTATAGTCGCCAGAAGCGAGCTCTATTTTCTTAGATGTATGCATCTGCAGTTCTTCAGCAAAGGCTTTCATAAGACGATTTCTGGCATTTATCGCTTCAAAGTAGTATCCATTTAAATAGCAATACAATTTCGATTTTACTAGTATTTTGAAGTAATAATCATTGCCAGTTTTAATAGTACGTAAATCTAGCGTAGTATTATCTACCACGTGTTCTGGTTTAGTACCGATAACCACATTAAAGTATACGTTATTACTTAGAACGAATGTGTCCGGGTTATCCCTTAAGAACTTCTCAATTTCCGGGAATACCTTCGGAAATGCACTAGTAATGTCTTTAACGAGTTCGTCTATTTTGCTATGTCTTTTAGAATGCTTCTTATTATACGATGACATACAAATGTCTTCTAGCATATCTCTCCTTATATTGCAAGCTTCATAAGCCATATTTCATTTCCTTTTACTTTTTGGGATTTGACAAACACCAAAGATCTACATGATGTTCCTTGTTAGACTCCATACCCCTATCAGGCATCATTTCCGGATGATGCGTTGTATAGATTATTTGAGCCTTGTCAGCAAATTTAGGTATAGAGTCGGCTAAAACTTCCTGCGAGCATAGATGAAGACCAACACCAAACCCGTCTATAAGAAGGATTTTGATTTCATCTGATGCAATCAGTAAAGCTAAAGACAGGCACATCATTTCTTTTTCGCCATGTGAGAATGGTTCCAGCCAACTATCTAGGGCATTATACCATAGCTTATCCGATTTATATTCTCCACGTTTAGGCAATGGGCTAAAATATTTTGGATATGCTCCTATGTCCAAGAAGGCTCTACAAGCTTGATCTATCATCTTTGTAGGATAATTAAAATTATTCCTACATAGAAGATCTCCTAAGACCTCTCCATAGTAATGATAACGTTCGTCATCAAGAAATGGAATGATAGGCTTGTATTCTCCACTCATCTTATCTGGGAGCATAGATTTTTTACCATTGATACTGATCTCGAACTTGCCGTTTTTCGGATCGATAGCCCTGACTTCGATATTCCTTTGGTCATCGGTAGTCACTATAACAGTATCAAAGATATAGCTCCATTCAGTGTATTTGTAAAATTCTCCTTCTCTCTCAACTTTTAAGAGTTTGATTAAAGGATCGAAAGAACCAGTCCACAGTACTTCTGTCAAGGCACAGATAACTTTCAGTATCAAAGTTTTTCCAAACCCATTTGGGCCTGTTATACAAAGATAGTCCTCGACTGGTATGTCATAATGCCAGCCCATAAGCTTAAATTCGTATTGAATTCTCGTAAGTTTCATTTTAATTCCTCTGGTTAGTCATTCTTTAATATAACACTAAAGAAATACCTATATAGAGAAAAATAATCTGCTTCCGAAGAAGCAGATTTATTGTTTTGCAAATTATTCCGTTGCAAAGGTGCCTTCGTTTTCGGTATGCAAGCAGTTAATGCTTGCGAACGACTCGATAACGCTAGCAGCATATTCGAGCACACCACCGCCGAACCAACGGTCACCAGTGAAGTTGATATCAACGTTCACACCTTCCTGAGAACCCTGAGTGAAGTTCCAGTGAGATCTGGAGATCTTCAAGGGCATCACGTTGGTGTAGTAGGTGGCAGTTTCAATATCCTTGTAAACTGCACGACCCTTTTCACCAGCACGGGCAACAGAAGGTTTCAAAACGACATAGAGCAGTTCGCCAGTATGGTTACGAGCAGCGTAGTCAACACCAGCAAGGCCAGGATAGGTAGCAATGCCAGAGTGCGGGTCACGAACAGACGAGACCCAGAAGTCGTAACATTCAGAAACCGGAGAATCAGAATATTCGATGTGAGACATCGTAAAGCCTGTTCCCTTGCTTCCGATAGCACCAGCAAACTGAGATTCGTTGCCAGTGAAACCGAGAGATGCAGAAACAGTGCTAATTTCGACATCATCGTTACCGTTAAAGGACTTAAGGTTCTTTTCGGTAAGAGAGGCGAAATGCGGGTACTTTTCTTTGAACCACGTCGGAAGCTTGATCCACTTAATAAAAGAGTAACCAGTAACCAACGGATCCATAGGCTGTGTACGGGTGTTGAACGCACCTGTATAGAAAGTATCCTTAGTAATGTTATCGATGTTATCACTAGAGAAACTTACGTTAGCAGTTTTGCGCTCCAAACCATACGGATTACCTTTATAGGCCATAATATCCTCCGAAAGCAGAGCTTTCATGTTAGTTTTTCTTCGAAGAAAGAACTAGTCTTCCTAATGATAAGTTTATCTAGAATTTTTTCTGTATATTTAAAAACAAAAAAAAAAGAAAAGCTCCGAAGAGCTTTATTTAATGTATATCATTTTTCCCGGTTGAACTGGAACACAATTTTCAAAACCATTAGCATTGATAACCCATAGAGCTTGGAAACCTCTTGGAAGAGGTATAGTTACCTGCTCTGCAATGCCATCTGTCATGATAACGATGTTCTTGAATCCTTTAGACAAGGCATGTTCAAAGATCGGGGTAAATGACGTACCTCCACCGCCATCTAGCTTCACTGGTCTCATGAAATCAGATTTAGTCAATACTCTATATCTATCAGGCAATTCAACATAAGCGTCAAACGTCCAAAGATATACAGGACAAAGATCTGTCAAACGCAGCAGCTCACCAAGGCATTTTTCCTTCTGTTCTCTGCTCATAGAGCCGGAAACGTCCAGATAACAGGCTATAGGAGCAACTGTCTTCTTTTCATATCCGGGGAAGGGTTTATGGTGGTACTTGTGATATCTCCTTCGTGTCGGTACATTCTCCCATATAACGAGATGCCCAATTTCCATTCTGAGAATCCTATGCCACGGAACCTGTCTGGATTGTGCCGCTTTAATTGCATCAATAGCACGAATCGACATTTTTCCAAACATTTGGTTTCGTTCATTTCGCTCAAACATGTTTTTCAGGTTTGATTCAGCAGTCGGATCTTCCGAAAACTTGGTATGTTCGTCTATAATAGTCTCGCCATACAAAAGCTCAGAGAGCATCTTTAAAATCTCAGTTACTCCCTTATTATCGAAGAACTGGATGAGAAGTTCTCTATACTGTTCATATGATAAGTACTTTTCAAAGCCGAACGTTTCGGGAAGAACAACCTGAATACCACCAAGCGAACCGTCTTCTTTTATCTCTCTAGGATAGTCTAGAAGGATTCTATCATTAGGATCGACCGGAATCAGACAATTCACAGCCATATCCATAGCGATATTATCCAATAGCTGCTCTCTAGGGTCTTCAGAGCCTCTGTAGCCGCTGCAATGATGCAACAGCAGATGAAGACACTCATGACACAGGATAAAGCTTCTGGCAGGAGTCTTATACTTAAGTAGGAATTCCGGATTGTACTCCAGATAATAATTACCATGCTCGGTAAAGACTCTCGCAGACTGAATATCAGGATTCTTTTTCGTGAAAGTTCTGATGAGCATATCAAAGGCGTAAGGAGATGACATCGTAAGGATGTTGATATTTTTATTCAACAATTCCTCAATAGTCATTCTTAACCTCCAATGGGTGCATCAGACTCGATGTTAATACCACGAGCGATTGCCGAATCACGCCACTTCTTATAACCGCCAAGGGTCTTATAAATGACGTTCATACGAGCACCGGAATAAGACATCCAAGATATAGCTTCAGATTCGTTGTTGTGTTTCCAGTCGGAGTAGAATGCTGCGACACCTTCGTTGGGCAAACACTGAAGCAATGCCAGAAGATTTGCGCCATACTGAGGCTTCTTCAAGCCCTTCTTGGACACAAGTCTGGAAGCATTATAAGCAATCACAGGAATGGACAGCTTCTTTGCATCTTCAAGTTTCTTGAGTTCTTGTTCAGCAGCTCTGACTTCTGCGGCAGTACCCTTATTATAGATGACGAGTTCGATGTCAATACTAAGACCCTTACGGTCATTGCAGAATGTTACAAACGGAGCGCCATGAACACCAAGGATAGCATTAGCAATAGCACTGAGCTCTGCATTGATCTCAGCACTCTTTTCGGACTCTTCAACGTAGTCAAAACCGTTGTTAGCTGCTCGCATCAGCTTCTTACCGAGCTTTTCCCATGCTCTAGGAGATGCAGTCTTCTGACCCTTAATTGCACAATCCCTAATAGTTTCAGTAGGGATAATGATGTGCTCTTTGTAGGTCATGAGATATTCAAGAACAACCGGATGCATAATACCAGCATCAACCTTCTTCTTAAAGATGTCGAGGATCTCGTCATCAGTAGGATCATAGGCGTAATTTTCGACTCTGTCCATCTGGGCAGGGTCAATGTTGGCATTACCATTGTAAATATCGGTGTTCTCGTTATCCGCAACAGCTACGTAGCACTTGTCATGCAGAGGCACACCAAAAATGGTGTGGTCGAGAGTGAGTTCCATCAATGCGTTATGGATAAGAGGATTTCCTCTCTTCCATTCATCGATGAACAAAATGTAATAGTCGTCATAAATTGTCAGAGGCTGATAACCATCTTCTCCAAGCAGTTTCAGCATCTGATCGTCATATTCCTTCCCAGTCGGAATCCAGCTAGGAGGACAGCTGTGAGTTCTTCCCTTAAAGCTCTTGACCTCACCAATCATATCTGCAGGGTCAATCTGGGAAGCACAACGTGTGATCACGTGCACACGTTCAATCGGAACTTTGTTCTGTTCCGCGATGCATCGTCTCATATTAATTTTCACGAAACTGGACTTGCCAATTCCGTGATTTCCTTCAAACCCGATAGTATCTTCGGGCGACAGAGAAAGCTTAATGTTTCTCTCTAGACTAGATATGCTCATGTTTTGTCCTTCAAAAGTTCGGCAACTTTCTTGCCGTAAGGGTGGTACCACGGTACTTCGAACCCGTAAGAAGCAGGCCTGCCATTGTCAGGATCGAAGACTATAGACGGTTTTAGTAACCTATAGATAACCTTTGGAAGTTCCCAGTTCGTTACAAAGATATACATCTTACGTTTCTCGTCATTTTCCCAATGACCGAAGAAGCGATGGTCGTCAATCTCAATACGAGACTTGAAGAATCTTATTGAAAGGATATCCATAGTATTACTCCATGTTTATATATGGTTACGTTTCCAACATTAAGTTCATTGCATTTTTAGATAAAAAAAGAATGCTCTGCCGGAACAGAGCACAATATTCTAGTGAAGAACAATACAAATATGATTATTAGAATCTTGACTAATAGGTTCTGTCTCTTGTCCATTAGCGGCCAAGTCTTCCTTGATGAAAGCTGCCAATTTCGTCAGGCAACTATAGTATGCTCGTTCTTTTTCCATAGCACGATTAACTTCTTCATTTGCATGGAAGTATACAAGCACCGTGTCCATAGCGGAAAATGCGCACTTTTGGTTGCCTCTGGTTGTCGTCGTTATACAAGGTTTGACCATCAGCTGTTTATCCGTATTTATAGATTTAGCATGTTCTACGAAGCATGCCCGGATTTTAGCTGAGATTCCTTTTGAAGCTTCTTTAGCATCATCAAGCCAATCGTTAATCATTGAATTTCGTCTCATGGACTCATCGCTTTCTCTTTTCTCTATGAGTTTCTTTTCATGTTTAATGTCGTCTAATATGTTCATTATATCCTCTACGCAAAGGTTCGTTATTTTATATGCTGTTAAAAAAGAAAAAAGAGAGCCGCTGTCACTGGCTCTCTTCTTCCTCTAGAAGTGGTACTTATCGAGGATTGGAAGCATCTTAGCTTCGTATTCCTTGTGGTACGCTTCTAGAGTTTCTCTTGCGTCGAGCAATCCATCTGGTTTTGTGTAGCCAGAGGACTGCCAGTCGCACGCCGCTTCACGGAAGTCAAGTTCCGTTTTCGGTTGGTGGTGAGGCACTTGGGAATGGATCTTCTTGACAAGATCATACGGGATTCCTAATGTGATCATCACTGGTTTATGCAGATCGTGAATCAAGAATCTCGGGTGCCAGCACAAGTGCCTGATGCCGATTAGGTTCACCATGCTGGCATGGGCGAACCAGTAGACCCAGCACAGGAGTCTGTGAGATTTCCATTTGCCGGGGATCGGGAATATATTGCGTACCATTTTAGCTCCTTTTGTTAGATTGATACTGTAATTAATATAATGCTGCATACAAAAATTTTACGGATCATAGAAAAATTAATAACACCATATAAATAACCTGACCAGAACTATTTATTACTAACTAAAAGGAAATCAAATGCGGTTAGAAATAGTAAACATTGACGAGGCGTTCGATCCTACAAGGGTGATCACATCCAGTGAAGCTCTTGAAAAGGATGGGACATTTGCAAATGACTCTATTTACAGTCCTGGTTTGTTTGGTACTATGGACGGAACGGAAAAGACCTTCTCGTGCAACTGCGGAGCACTCCGTGGAAGAACTAATGATGGTTTGATCTGTGAAGAATGCCATACAGAATGTAAAGAAAACGGTAATAAGATTGAAAATCTTGGATGGATTGATATCAGTAATGAATTCAAGCTCATCCACCCGGCTATCTATCCGTTTATCGAAAAGTACATTGGTGCCAAAAGACTAAAGGCGATGTTGTACGCCCAGATTCCGATCGATATAGACGGAAATGTTTGTGAAAGCAAAGAACCGAAAACAGCATCTAATCCATATCCAGAATTGATTGGCTTGGGTCTTCCCGACTTTGAAGCTAACTTTGATGGGATAATGGAACTGTTCAAACCTGCCGCCGGAAAGGATCCGGATAAAATGAAGCTCTATAACTTCATTAGGAAGAACAGGGATAAGGTGTTTATCAGTAAATTCCCGGTTATTTCTTCGAAGCTTAGACCGTGTTTAGTTAAAGGCAAACAAGTGATTCAGGATGAGCTGAATACAAAGTATTTGCAGTTGACAAGACTGGTCTCTTGCTATAGAACACTCGGATTCGATAATGAGCCGCTGTCTGTGTTCCCGCTGTTTGCGAAGATGCAACAGTTGGTGAATGAGCTCTATGACGCTATCATCGAATCCCTGAACGGAAAGACTGGAATTATTAGAAACCTGATGCTGGCTGGAAGATTGAATTTCTCTTCTAGGTGTGTGATCGTTCCTACTCCGCTCGAAGAAAAGCCTGATGCCGTATACATCCCGTACATTGCAGGATTAGAGCTTATGAAGCTTCAAGTGATGGGTAGACTTCACAGAGACTATCATCTGGCTTTGGAAGAAGCTAGAGTGCGAATTGAAAACGCACAGAGAGAATTCGATGAAACAGTATATAATCTAGCGGTTGAAGAGCTTGGTGAGAATGGTTTCCCTGCAATTCTGAACAGAAACCCGAGTATTGCACTTGGTTCGTTACAGAAGGTCAGGGTAACTAAGATTAAGAGAGATCCTACTGATTACACGATGAACATCAGCGTGATGATCTTTACTCCTCTTAATGCCGACCTTGATGGTGACGTGTTGAATCTGTTCTTGCTGCCTAATAATGGTAAAGCGGCGTTCAACAATATCCGACCGTTCGATCTCATCTTTGATTTCAACTCAGGCGAAGTTTCTAACGATTTTCTGCCAAGAAAAGACTATCGAGTAGGACTTGATTTCTTAGTATCAACATAGGAAACATGAATGGCTAAAGAAGAAGGCATAACCGTAGACGGAAAATGTGTAGAGTGTCTCGGTGAAGGACGCTACAAAATCGCACTTGAAAATGGGTGCGAAGTAATTTGTACTTTGAAAGGCAACCTCAGAAGGCATTTTATTCGAGTACTGCCAGACGACAAGGTGCAGATTGAAATTTCCCCCTATGACTTGACTAGGGGATTCATCAAATATCGATACAAGTAAAAAAGGACGGCGAACGCCGTTCTTTTTATTTTGTATACTAGTGCTATCTCACAATAAAAGGAAATCTATGAACCCTTTACTCGTAAAAGCAGCTGTTGATTTAGGACAAAAAGCCTTGTGCGCAGCTGGTTTAGCAGCATTGAAGATTCTTTCCGATAAGCTGCAGGAGAAACAAGCGAAGATGAAGATGGCAGCAGCTGAAAAGGCTGAAGTCTCTTCTGTTATCACTGTTGTTCCTGACGAGCCAAAAATGAAAGAGGAAAATAGCACTAACTAGCTTCATCAATCCTCCTAACTTTAAATAAAGTAGCGAGGATTTTTATGAAGGCACTTCTAATATGTGGCCCATCTGGGTCAGGAAAATCGACGTTTGTACGTCAACTCATTAGACAATATCCGGACAGGTACATCAAGGCTGTTCAATACACAACTCGGCCAAGACGAGATGGTGAGGCAGAAAACGAGTACATGTTTGTAACACCGGATGAGTTTAAGAAGGTTCACAGTTCTCTGGTTGGCATTACTCATGTCAATGGAAATGTGTACGGAAGCAAGATCAGCTTTGATGAGGAGAAGATTCAGATCTTCATTCTCAATAAGGAAGGAATCTCTGATTTTCAGTACATGGCTATGAGCTTCAAAGATGCTGAAGTAAAGACTCTGGGTGTCTACAGAGATCTTGAAAAGTGTTGCGAAGCCAGAGCTAGCCGTGACCGAGAATTCATCAAAGAGGAATTCAAGACCTTGTCTTTGGCGAATGCAATATTCCAAAATGTGACAGAGGAAATCACACCAGAGACTATTTCTGACTTAAATGAGGTCATAAAGAAATTGTTCGGGGAATGATTATGATGAGTGAAAAACTCGCCATGAAAGCTTCATATACGGATCCAACCGTAGAAATCCTATACGGAATGTCACCTAATCTTATTCGTGAATACGATATGAGTAGTGCTGGCCTGTCCGTCATCAAGGATCGGAAGCTATTACCCGATGAAGACATAAAAAGACTATCGGCTATGCCGAAGTACGAACGTAATGTAGTCATCGGTAAGATCCGAGCTATTGACAAAGATTTTTCGAAGAAGCTATCATCCGGCGTTCGCGAATCTGTCAAAACATTCCTAAATGAAAATGGCTATGAGGACGACAACCTTTTAGCCATCAACAATGACTCTGTGACAGTTCTTGAGCATAGATTGAATAATCCTAAATTAGACTTTGGCGAAGTCCATTTCAGACGAGCCGAGGAATATGTAGGATATCTTAGACTTAACAGGTTTACAATCTTTGCGAACAGAGACTTACGGAGTTTAAAGATCAAAGGAGTAGGGGAAACTGCCAGACGTGCCTTTCAGGAGGGTCTGGGTAAAGTATTCCTCTCTTGGTTCAAGAGATTAGATCGAGGAGAACAATCTATCAATCTCTTGCCCGACCTAAGAGACCTAAAGCGTGAAATCGTGGAATTGAGAGCACCAACAGCGTACTATATAAGCTTAAAGAATGGGTTCATACCCATGAATATGAAGCTTCAGTCAGCTGGTACAGTGTATCATTTCTATGCGGATTTTCCAGACGAGTTCCGGGAGGAGATCGACTTGAACCCGGTTTTGGAAGAAACCATATTACCGCTTTGTAGAATACTTAAAAATGGAAAGAGTGCGTTCAACTCGTAATTGACCATGCTTCATGAGAAGATGGTTGAGGTGGATGGTTCCCCACCTGTTTACTCCTTTGGTTAGGTTAGAGGCGGTAGCTCTTCGGAGCTACCGTTTCTTTTTGGAATGATTATGATAACAGAAATTCTTGACAAAATTAAGAGTACACCAGGATCGGCTAAAAAGACTATCTTAAGAGATAATCTTAATGCTGTTAAACCCATTCTAGACGATTGTTATACTTCAGATGTTTATGGAGTATTGAACTATCCGCTTCTTGCTTCTGGTGAAAAGACTATTGACCAGAATTACGGAGAGTTCCACGATCTTCTTCAAAAGCTCGCAAAACGAGAGCTTACTGGCGGAGCCGCTGTAACGGCTGTGTCAGATCTCATTGGGCAATTTAAGAAAGAAGATCAGCTGTATCTTGATTGTGTGCTTCAGCATAATATGAAGATTGGCATTACGGAGAAATCTTACAAACAGATTTCTTGTCCGTCTGAAATTCGCTATGAAGTTGCACTTGCAAAGAACATTAAAGATGTCAAGGGAGTAAATCCTCTTGATGGTACGTATTTTGCTAGCCGAAAGCTAGATGGCGTACGCTGTACGTGCCAATTTACCGTCGTGAATCATGAGACTTCTGATATTATCTTTAAATCCAGAACGAACCATGAATTTACTACATTAGACAATCTCAAGCCATTCGTGAAAGAGATTGGAAGCGTCATCGATACGGACGATACTTATGTGTTCGACGGTGAATGTTGTAAGATAGACGAGAATGGCAACGAGGACTTTAAGTCCATTATGAAGGAAGTAACGAAGAAGGATTACACCATTGAAAAACCTTCTTACAGAGTTTTTGACTTTCTTACATTGAAAGAATTTAACATGGTCGAAATGAGTCCTACATTTAGCGACCGTTATGCGACTATGACAGCATTGCACCAAGAAGCTATGGAACACTCGGCAGATCCCAGAAGCCTCTTCTTTGCAATTCAAGTACTGCACCAAGAGCGAATCAAATCTAAAGAAGATTACGATAGATGGCGTGAGTACGTTGCCACTGGCAACTGGGAAGGCTTTATGCTTCGCAAAGACTGTCCGTATGAAAATGGACGTACTAAGAACTTGCTGAAGGTAAAAGAATTCTTTGATGCCGAGTTTGTTGTAAACAGCATTGAGATAGGTGATAAGACCTACTCTGTAGCTGGAAAGGGTAATGTTGAATTTAAGGACTGTTGTACAGGTCTCAACATCACCTATAAAGGAAATACTGTCACTGTCGGAAGTGGGTTGACGAAGCAACAGTCTCTAGATTGGGCTAAAGATCCTTCCAAGATTATTGGAAAGACAATTACCGTCCAATACTTTGAAGAGACTACCGATGACAAGACAGGTTTACCGAGTTTGAGATTCCCAACACTTAAGTATGTTTATGAATCTGGGAGATCGGTGTAACCCCCGAACTTCTAATCGAGGTTACTTATGAACAAGATCACTAGGCATAATGAAGTGCTTGAGGAAATTAAGACATCCTTAGCCAAAAAGAAAGAGCTTGAGACAGCTTACAAAGCAGAGTCCAAGCATCTTGACGACCTTTTGAAAGAAGAAAAGGATCTCTTTCAGCAGATTCAGAAAGAGTCCTTATTCAGTTCCGTAGACAAGGATGACACAATATGACTTATGAGGAACGGACTAGAGCCGAAGTTGAAGCATTGCTCAATAAGGCTACAAAGAAGAGCAAGGAAGAGCATGAAGAGATTGTCCTTGACCCTTCGCAGAAGTCCGCCATAGGCAAAATTAAAGAGTGGTTCACTAAGAACGACTCTTTAATTTTTGTACTGTCTGGCAGGGCTGGTACAGGAAAATCTACCATTATAAACAAGGTTATTGAGGAATTAAGGCTTCGCGAAGACGAAGTCCGCTATTTAGCTCCTACTGGAAAGGCTGTATCTGTCCTTAGAAGTAAGGGTATTAGAAAGGCTATGACTATCCATAGTTTCATCTACAGATTTGATGGATCTTCCTATAAAAATCAGAAGGTTTTGAAGGAAAAATCTATGATCCTGAAGATGTGTGATGAGGGAAACTATGAAGAAGCTGTATCTGTTCTGGATAACATTGAAGAATCAAAACGTGGCAAAAAGAAACCTAAGCTTTATTTTTCCTCTAGGAAGGTTCGAGGATTAAATAATCTTAAGCTGATTGTTGTTGATGAGTCATCTATGATTAATGATGACGAAGTTGAAGATATCACTAACCTTGGTATCAAGACCATCTTTGTAGGAGACAATGCGCAGCTTCCGCCAGTAGAAGGTGTTAATTCTATCATGGACGAGCCTGACGCAGAGATCCTAAAGATCCATAGACAGACAGAAGGAAGCGGAATTATCAAATTGGCTAATCTGATTATGGATTACCCGGACATGAAATTCCTTGAGGATACTTCCTTTGGTCACGATGTGGAGGCTATCACTAGACAAGAACTTAGCTATAGACTTTATGAGTTAATCAGTAGCAGACAGTGGCAATTCTTGACCGTTACTAACAGAGAGAAGGATAGCATCAATAATTCTTCTAGGCATGTTCTTGGATACAGTGATTCTAAGTTTCCAAAGGTAGGCGAACTATTGCTTGCTAAGGGTGGTCATAAAGATACTGGAATAGTTAACGGTATTCAAGGCAAGGTTATTGAGGACTTTACTGAATCTGAGATAGAGCATGATTCTATTAGATATTGGGTTATTGTAGGCAGAATACAGCTCATGGATGGCACTGGAGCCAAGGTTCCGGTAATCATGAGACGCAACAATTTCCTATCTGGCTCCCTTTATGAATTCGAAGACGGAGAAAGCCTATGGGAGTATGGTTACGCTATGACTGTCCATAAGTCTCAGGGTTCTCAATGGCCTAATGTCGTCTATATTTTTGATGACTGTTTGAATCACCTGAATAAGCTAAATTATACGGCGGTGACTAGAGCATCAAAGAGATTGATATTCGTGACAAAGGCGTAATTTTAAATATGACGATCTCATATTAAAATTTGCCATTAACTAAACAATCATGGAGGTTTTATGTTGGCATACTTCTTTATCGTTACTCTCTTCGCAGCATTTCTCCGTAAGGAACGCCATTGTTACGGCTGGTGCTTGATCACTTCGATCCTATGTTTCTTCGAATGGTCTTTGATGACCTTTGATGCAGCATGGGTGGCATCGGCAATCGTCTGGGCCATAGCCTGTAGTCGTTGGGTGTACGTCTTTATGACAATCTCCCAAGATGAAGACAAGGCGAGAGAAGAGTTCCTTCTGTCCTAGCCTACTAGGGCGACCAATCAGAAAGGGTGGAGACTTCGGTCTCCATTCTTTTTTCTAAGATCCGTAAAATTTTTATCTATGATCCCATATTACTTTATGCTGAATAGTACCTGAATGATGCGAGTGCACGTTCTTGATCCTGCTATGAAGCAAACCTAAAGAGGTATATTATGTTGAACGAACTCATTGGTGTCATCATCGCCGCATTCCTGATTGGATGTCTCGTTACATCACTCACGAAGAATAAGTCCAATATCTTTTGTGCGTGGGTGACGGTAATCTGGTTCGCAGTTGCTTCTGTAAGAACATTCTTCGTTCAGGACTACGATCCTGATTTGAAGTATGACTACGAACTCTGGACTGCGACTAGGGCAACTCTCTTCATACTCACGGCTCTCTTTGTATGGAGACTGTCGTGGTTGAGGACTCACAGAGCTGCATCTAAGAAGGAGGGGAACTAGTTTCCCTTTCTTTTTTTGTACCTTTTATATGGATGAACTTCATATTGAAAAATTTTAAAGGAGGCTATATGGCTAAAGCACAAAAGATGCAACTCAAGGCATCTCAGATTGCTTCATCCTCCGTTCTTTCTGCTGTAACTGGCGAAATCAGAAGATTGTTTATTGACTTGTTTCCGGTTGATTTTTTCAATAATATTCGTATCCTCAATGCCGCCGTTTCTGTACAGGATAACGAAGGCGCAAAGGATCGTCTCAAACAGTATAGAAAGAACAACCCCGTATTAGCCATTAGGACTAACATTAGTTACCAGAAAGATACTGTTGGAACCTATCTTTCTAACCCTGTGCCTTTCTTTTTTGATAACATGGGGCCTGACGATCACAGAATGTCTATTTGGAATGTTCCTGAGAAATTCCAAGAGCTCAAGTGTGATTTAGCCTACTTCAAGGTAAATGCTGAAGTAGGAATTCGTGTCGAGAGTTTTGTTCAGGCAGCTGACATCATTGGCTATCTGAATTATAAGATCTACCCCGGTAACTACTTTAGAATTCCTAAAGCTCCGTTACTTGTAGAGATTCCGATGTCTATCTTAGTATACTCTGCTAAGAACCTCGGATTCAACCTTAAGAAGAAAGATGAGCTTAGGCAGTATATTGCAAAGCTCAAAGAGGCTTCTATTCTTCCTTTGGATATCAAGTGGAAGAAAGACAGTGGTAAGGCTATTCTCTGCTTTATGATGTATGCCAACATCCTTTGTAAAGTAGATGAACTCCCTGACCCTGAAGTAAACAAGGTTGGCAGAGTTCAGGATAATACTGCTATCAGATTCTCTATGACTGCTCAGGTAGCCTTCCCTAGATCGTTTACCCTCTATTACGAGAATGCGCTTACCGATGAAGAGACCAGAGAAGACAATGGTAAGATCGATATTGATAACACTCTTGCCAATTCTGCTTTCACTGGTAGACCTGAGATTATGCTCAACTATGCTTTGACTACCAATCCTCCGCCGTATTATTCTTCCGATTCTTCTGCAAGACTAATTTGGCTTAGATCCTTCGTTACCGATAGAGACGAAGAATTTGATGAGCTAGAGCTTAAGGAAATTATCCCTGATTATGTTTGTCTTTTCATTGATGACTTGCTCACTCGTCACGAACCGGGCGAACTGAAGAAGCAGATAATGTTTAGACTCTGGAGAGATGAAGTAGAAGTAGACGACCAACAGTTCTATTTCGATTTCAGAAAGAAGAAGTTCATCATTGAGCGTCCCTTCAGAAACCAAATCTATCGATTAGGGTTGTATGTTGAAGCTGAGAAATTGCAACCTTACTTTGCAAAGCTTCACGGAACCGACAACATGAACGAATACTTCGATAAGGATTTACTAGGTTAAAACCATGGCTAACAATTACTATGCTCATAGACAGTTCTATATCAATGGAATGTCGGACTTAGGTGATGACACTATTCGTCAAGAAACCCTTGAAAACAATGAAACTGGAATTACTGCCGCCCTGAGAAATATCTCTCCTATCCTGAAGTATAATGGTATCAAGCCCATTTGGATATACTCGCAGAATGGCGAGGATATTGACGATGGTACTCCGCACATGCTGGCCTTTAGAAACGGCGACAAGGTCGCTAGTATGGCTGCCGAGTACTTCGATGCAAAGATTCAAGATCCCGCTGATCCTAGTAGGAAGATTACACGGAATCCGATGTGGAGACAAAAGAATGCCGCTGTTATCTGTATCACCGATTGGGGATACAGACCCATTGATTTTAGTAACGAATATGAAGCATTGGTATTCAGCAAAAATGGTTTCCTTTTAAACAATTCATTCAATTCGTTCTTTGTTTCTATCTCTGGTGTTTTGTATGGTGTGCTGACCAATTCTTGTCTTTGGACTGGCATGAGGAAAAAGGAAGGAGATCATTGGATTCCCGTTACTGATTCCGCAGAATATGAAAGATGTGATGAAGTGAATGTTGTTGTTATCCGCAAGAATAACAACTTGCCGTATGCTGCATTACCGTATAATGGTAAAACTACAGGTTATGACAATCATGCTTGTACTACTGAAGATACACAGGACGTTATTCCTTCATTCTTCATCAGTTGTACTCCTAACAGCGCATGGTCTTGGTATAGCCAGGACAACTATGGCGTGTTCATCACTCTTGGAAGTGATGAGACTGAAATTGACGGTCTCTTGGATAATCTCGATTTTAAGCCGGATCAAGCCTTGTATTCCGAAGAAATCAAGAGCACTCTTAGATCTATGCTTGTCGGCAAGATGTGCTTCGAAATACCTAATGACAATAATGAGAAATATACTGTCTATGACCTTAGTGGGCGTTCTTCCAGTAGTGGTTTTGATAGAAGAGTAAAGTTCCATGTTAATACGGTTGAAGAATTGGGTATCACCATTCATGTTCCGTATAGCGACAATGAAGGTGCAGACGTAGGTGACTACTTCTTTACGATTAAAACTTTGCCTAAGGGATCTCAGTTCTGGGTATCTACCAGAGCTCTTCAGTTCAGCGATGAAATCTCTATCATTGCTCACAAGATTGATCCTAAAGAAGAAGAAACTAGAGAAAATACTAGATACTATTGTACTAGTAGGGCTTATCCCAATGGCCTTGGTCGTCCTTTCTTTGATGAGAATTATGGTCTTGCTTATATTCCTCTTGGAAAATGCTACGGCAACGTCGAAGACTATAACCAAAATGAATTTGACGATAGCAATGAAGAGATTATGGGGCAGATCTACAACAGCCCTAAGGATTACTCGAAGATTGGTGGCAGCAATGATGGTGTTCATATCTTCCCGTTGCTTACCCCAAAAGCCGAAGACGTGTTCGTATTTGTTGGTAACAAATACGGCATGGTGAAGTTGACACCTTATGTGGATTACACCATTGAAAAACCGGGAGAGGTTATTTCTGGAAACCTTCCTGTGATTCTGCTCAGAGGAAGAACCGAGTTTGAAGGTCTTACCTTTAATGGTCACTATGAAGAGCTAAATGCTGTTCAAAGAACATTCCCTCTTCCGACGTGTTCTCCTATTGAAGATGATGGTTCTAACTATAACCAGAATGATCCGAATAATGCTGTCTTCATCAGAGTATTCTATGGTTATCCCAAGAATAGAATTTCTACATACTGGGGGCCGAATGCTGACATGACACAGAAGAGAGAGGATCACATTGTTGCACCGGAGTCTGATCCAGTTGCCGAGATCAACTGTTCTCCTGCGAACTTTGCTATTAATGGCTATAGCATCGAGAATACTGTTTTCGAAGCAAATATTGACGATGATAACCGTTTTAGAGATGACAACGACAAGCTATTGTCCACTGCAACGATGGTGCCTGAAGAAATCGACAACCGAGGTAATCGTTCATATGAGTCTATTCCTTGGAGCGTTCTGCCGAGGGACTCCTTCTTGGAGTTTAATGCAGGAAAATACACGCCTATGGAAACGCCATATCTCAGTAGGATTGTACTCGATAGAACCTTCAATCTTGAGACAGATGGTAAATACAGAGACGTTGAGCTTCATGCCCTCGTCGATGAAAAGTATGGCATTGCAGAAGTCTTTAGGGATCATTTAGCTTCTGGCGATCCATCTTACTTCGATGAAATTCTCAATACTATCGGTGTTTCTGCTGATGATGAAGATGGGAGCAAGAATAAATGGGTAAATAAAAATAAAAGAATCGCTAAACAGAGTGATGAAAACAATGATCCTGCTTTCTTCTATCTACTTAATAATGGTAACCAGATCCATGAATCGATCAATATCGAGTCTTGGTTGACTTGGTTCACCAACATCAATGATGCTACAGACGAGGTGTTTACAAATGAGTGACGTTTATAAACAACGAGTCCGTGTGCCGTTAGTCAACTTGCCGTTGGATGCCAATATTGACCTAAAGAATTTTGGCATCAATGGTAATGTGATTATCCAAGGTACAGACATCAAAGATAGCGATAAGACGACGCTTGAATTGGCTTCCGATATCAATAAGGAAGCCAGCACTCTCAAGCGCAATACGCAAACCAGATTTAATCCCCCCAGAGATTTGTCTAGGGTCGCTTTTGTTTTTGAAGAAGCTACGACTTTTATAGAGGATGGTGTTGAGAAACCCGCGGGTGGTTACATTATGCACTCCGAAGCTGCGTCTGGGGATTATGATTTTGTACCTGAAGAAGTCACCGCAGCGACTTTCGAAGGAAATCTTTAAATGGAGTTTTTTATGGCTGAAGAACGTGGATACCTAGAGTTTAGCAAATTACCTTTTGCCTGTGAACAGGGACAAACCATAAGTGGTGACGTGCTCTTTCCCGTTATCGTTAAAGATAACGGTAGCCTTGCTAATATGCTCGTGCATTACTCTTCGCTCGGTATTAACGGTGTTGAAACAGACCTTACTGCTATCAGAAATCGTCTGTCCACTGCAGAGGGGAAGATCACAATAGCTGAAGGTGACATCGATACCCTTGAAGGCGTAGTAGGCAATGCCCAGACCGAAGGAACACTTGTATACGATGTGAATGATCTAAAAGATCGTGTAGGCACTGCAGAGGGAAAAATTACAACTGCTGAAAGTGATATCGACACTCTCGAAGGCAAAATGGATACTGCCGAAGACAATATCAGTGCTCTCAAAGGTAAAATGACTACTGCTGAGAACAAGATCAGTGCTCTCGAAAGTAAAATGGATACCGCCGAGAACGACATCGATGCTCTCGAAGGCAAGATGACTACTGCTGAGAGCAAAATCGGTACTCTTGAAGGCAAAATGACTACTGCCGAGAGTGATATCGATGCTCTCGAAGGTAGAATGAACACTGCCGAGGACGATATTAATGCGCTTGATGGAAGAACCAATTCTCTCGAAGGTAGAATGACTACCGCTGAAAGCGATATTGATGCCGTTGAAGGTAGAATGAACACTGCTGAAAGTAGCATCAATGCTCTCAAAAGTGTAGTGGGCAATGCTCAGACCGAAGGAACACTTGTTTATGATGTGAATGATCTAAAAGGTCGTGTAGACGACATAGAAACAGACATCGCTGCTATTAACACTGATATTACGAGCCTAGATACTAGGGTTACTGGTCTTGCTTCTAGGGTAAGCACAAATGAGAATAATATAGCTTCTAACACGGAAGCTATAGGTGATTTAACTGATGCCGTAAATGAACATGAAAGCCGTATTAATGAGATCGAAGACGTACTACCAGAATTCGTAAGATTCACTGACATTGGTGATGGCCTATTGGTAGAAGAGGAAGAAGATGGTAGTGATGACGGAAGCGGAGATGAACCTACTACTAGAAAGGTAGTAAAAGCTGCTGTTGATGGACGAACGATTATTTTAAATGAGCTAGGACAGATAGCTGCTGGCAATATCGTTCCTAATATTTTCATTAGTTCTCCAAATGAGACCATTAACATCAATACTGTAGATGACCCAGTATCCAATACAAGAACATTCGAACTGGATGTTGATGCCGTAGCATCTACAGCATTGGAATTCGCAGTAGACCATAGTGAAAATGTAACATGGACTGCTAGTGAAAATGTTACTAATGCTACAATTACTCTAGCTGATGACGCACATAGAGAGATAAGTCTTAACAGCAATAACAATGGCTGGGGCCTCAAAGCTGGTCATCTCTATCAGGTGAACTGGAATTGCCAGATTATGTCCTCTGGAACCAGAGCTTCGTATCTGCCGTTTACTGTTTCTTTGTCTGGAGCACACACTGAAGCATGGAAGTATGATCTTGATGATTCATACTCGCACGTCGAATCTATCTCCGGCTCTACAATCGTGAACTGTGTCTCTGGAGCCACGAACCTTGTGTTTGCTATCCAGATTGCGGAAGCACTGTCGTCTAATATTCCGGCTGTTGCATTTACAAAGGTCTCTATTGTAGACCTTCAAAAGGTCGAACAGTCTGGTGGTGGCGGAGCTGACTATGAAGCTGGTGACGGTATTACCATTGAGGATGATACCATTTCTACTAAGCTTGCCGAAGATGGTGGTCTTGGATACAATGATAATGGCGAGCTAGTTGTTAAGTTATCCGAAGATATCTCTGTAGAAGATATTGTCGATGTCGTCGATAATGTTCAAACTATGGAAAATGACCTTGATACGAAGCTTAATGTCACATTTGACTTGGCTAACATCAATGGCATCGTTGGTGACTTCGATTCTAAGCTCCCGGCAGGATCTGCCTATAAGACTACGAATGGGTTGATTATCTGTCAGGGCTTCTTTGTGCCTATTAATACAAAGATCAGAACGATCACTGAAGACCCGGATCTTCCGACTCTGCTCGGCGTATACATGAGGCAGAACTACTCGTCCAAGGTTATCCTAGCACTATACCAGTATAGTTTCCCGACTGACCTAGAGCCTAATGGCGATACTGTATATGTTGGTGATACTGGCCCGGTTGATCTATATGCTGGAAAGATGGAATACCCTCTAAAGCACAGAAATCTGGACATTGAAGAGCTCTCTTCATCCTGTTTGTATTATGCTTCGATAGTATTCCCTGTTCAGTGGAATGGAAATCTGCCGATGGCTTGTACATATAACCATGAGAATACTGAAACGTTTAATACCATTCCCAGATTCTCTATTGCCTGTAAGCTCTTTGGTAATCTTGACTTCACTGATCCTACGACCACTCTTATGGATGAAAACCATAAAAAGGGTGCATACGGGCCTTGGGATGAAGGCTATTCCGAAGCTATTAATCTACCTAGGTTCTTTATGCAGATTAGAAATGGTGAATATTACGCTCCGGAACCGCCAGATCCGTCTCAGTGGTCTGTTACCGCAGTCACGTTGAATAATGATCTTGGTGCTGACAATAGTTTCTTGTTGTCATGTGTAGAACAAGGTGCTGTTTTCATGGTCATCGAACTTGCTGAAGCTACCCAGCTTTCGTCCTTCGCAATTCTTGATAACCAGGCACAAGTCAACACTAGCTTGGAACGTCTTGACATGCTAATGCTTCAGAATGGTACGACGTATGGGCAAGTGAGTGACTATGTCAATGATCAACAGAAGACTATTGCAACAGAAAGTGTCACCATAGACGGAAGAGGCTGGAGGAAACATACCGTAACTTTGTCTTCTCCAATAACATTAGCAGCCGGAACATATGCTTTCCCCGTCGCTTATCGTTTGCCCGATCCTACACAGTCTGTAGAACAAGCAGTAGTTCTTGCACAATGCGGCGGAACTGGCGTAGAAACTAGAGATGTTATTATTGCTAGCAAGAGATGGTACTTTAATGTCTCTGAAACAAATAATAACTTTGTAGCAGAAGGCGTTAATTCCATTTACCTAGAAATCAATGGCACTGTTGTTTAAGGAGTTTATATGTACTATTCTAAAGAAGTCTTACATAAAGCTAAGGCTAATCCTAGAGCCCAAAAGATCTACTTTGATGGCGAAATGCTCAAACAACGAGCATGGAACCGTTATGTAGCTGGGTTCATTATCGATGATTTCCTTTCTGCAATGAGTGAAGAGGACGCTCTTGAATTCATGCAATACATGAACGTCCTTACCGCCATTCAGGTGGGTATGTTCGATACTGCTAGCCGATTCCTTCTTAGCATTATTCCATCTGTTGAGTCTGAGGAATTGAAAAAGAAAGCTCAGTGGTTAGCCGATATGTTGGCTAACTCTGATGAAGTAAAGGGGTAACTATGACAGCATCTAATAAGATTCTTGTAAATCAAGCTCAAGATCTTTCTGATCCTGAGAAAGCACAAGCCAAGAGAAATATCGAGGCTTCTGGTATAATCTATAACATTGCAAGAGTAGGAGCTATCAAGGCAAAAGTTGCTACCATAGATTATCATTATCCACAGAATAATCGTAAGCTATCCATAACTGGAAGACTCAATGATGGCACGGAAGAGACTACTACTCAGCTAGGTATACTTACTCCAGATCCTGAAAATAACACCCGTGTAAATGATAACGCTAATTACTACCATATACTTGGTGTTACCGATGGTCAGATGCATGTTGACTGGATGAAGTCTCCCTTCGCCAATATTGAATCCTATGAGATGCCTACTACAATAAATGACGAGCCAGCACCTTCGATTGATATGAATAATTCATTGTTCATAGCATTCGAAACTAGTATGGTTAAAGCTAGGGCATTCATAGTGAGCGTTTCATATAGATACGCTCAAGGCTCTATGAACGAACCAAATAACCTTGAGTTCCTTCTTGACACTTATCCGTATTATGACGATGAAGAAGGATCGACAATTATTAGGCTTAGACCCAGATTCTTAGCTGGTAATAGTGAGCGCATTGGCGAAGAATATTCGTTTTCCGGTGTAAAGGTATGGGAATATATAGACAGAACAGACGAAGATAATCCTAAGGCTTTAGTTGTCCTAGAAATAGGAAAATCAACTACTGGCTATACTGGAACTTACGCAGATGTATCTATTCTAAACTTGAACTCTAACAGAAAGATTCAGCTCAAAACTTATCTTGGTAGCCCTGAAATACCTGACGAAGAGGAAGAACCTGATTCAAGTATTCCGAGCTGGGTATCTGGGCGTACTCTATTTGCACAGATATCTAAGTCCGTTGATTGGGATGATATTACCAATAAACCGGAAATGTTCCCTCAATGTACTGGGGGTAGGAAATATCTCTCTAACGAAGGCAAGGTAATAACTGCCGAAGAAATTTCGCAGGGATACTTCTATGTTCAACTAGGAGACTTTCCTGTACCTAGAAGCGCAGACATGCTATCCTTTATTGGCGATTTGCTTGGATTTAGATATGTCAGATCTAATGCAGGATATAGCATCACAAGTTCCCATGCCTCTTCAATAGATATCTTCCTTACTAATGAAAACGGGATACCTATGAAACGAGGCGGCTATAACCTTTTAACGCCTATTAGACGGATAAATGCTTCTGAATTTGATTTATCAGACCATAATGGAGGCGATGGCGAAACTGGGTCGTCAATTTCTCGTTTTCACTTCCAGCATATTGGATGCTCTGGCACAAACCTTCAGCCGCACAATACTCTGGCCTATGGATTGACCTTAAGAGTGAATCTTCCGTCTGGCACTTCGTTCCAAGCAAATGACAGATTCCAGTATGCTTACAGGCTAGTCCAGCTTTACTAGAAATCTTCCTAGAACCCATAGAGGGTTCTAGGATTTTTCTTCAACTCGACATTAGAAAGTGTTTTATTTTACATCAAGAGGTTCTATTTATGGCACAAATGAGTTCTTACAAGAATGCTAACGATGCCTTAGCCCCATCGAAAGCAAAAGCCTACGTCGAAGGAGCTAGGATTCTAGCTACTGGCCCTGACGGTGATGGCAATGAGATTAACCTGAACATTCCCATTGATGATCTTCGTGGCAACAAAACCACCAACTGGAATGACATCGAAGGTAAGCCTGAATTTGCTAATGTAGCAACTACTGGCAGCTACAATGATCTTTCGGATAAACCGGAACAACCTGTTCTGGCTGAAGTAGCTACTTCTGGTTCTTATAATGATCTTAAAGATAAGCCTAATATTCCTGCTGCGCAGGTTCAGGCAGACTGGGATCAGGAAAGTTCGTCTGCGCCGGATTTCATTAAGAATAAGCCGAATATGGACGAATATGTCAAGGGTGAAGACCTGTCTACAGTGGCCTCTACTGGTGACTATGATGATCTTATCAATGCTCCTAAAGGTGTTAAGATTAATGGCGCTAACAAGCAGTTCAATTCTGAAACTGGCTATGCAGATCTTGGAACGGTTCTCACGGAGCATCAGGATGTCTCTGGCAAGGCTGAAAAGTCTGAAATGGCTGTGGCAAATGTATCTGGTGATGCTACCAAGAAGAAAGTAACGCTTAAGCAGGGTCTCTCTGTTGATGTTGTTACAGCGCATCAGGACATCTCTGGAAAGGCTAATGATGCAGACCTTGCAAGAGTGGCTAAGTCTGGCAACTATAATGATCTTCAGAATACACCCACTATTCCTAATCCTCAAATTCAATCTGACTGGGATCAGTCCGATGAAACCGCCAAGGACTTTATCAAGAATAAGCCTTCGATTCCTCCTGCACAGGTTCAGGCAGACTGGAATGCCTCTTCCGGCATGGCTGTAATTCTTAATAAGCCTTCTATTCCGGCCGAGCAGATTCAAGCCGACTGGAATCAATCTGACAGTACTGCCAAGGACTTTATCAAGAATAAGCCTTCGATTCCTCCAGCACAGGTTCAGGCTGACTGGAACCAGTCTGTTGAGACCGCCAAGGATTTCATTAGGAATAAGCCCGCTAACTTAGGTGCTGGTATTAAAGCTGGCGAGAAAATCAAGTTTACGACCGATAGTGATGGCTTTACTGTGATCAACTACGACCCTGGCTCCGGCTCGTAATTTTTACAAAGCGAACTCCAAATTAGAAATAATTTGGAGTTTGTTATGTCCCAATTCAAATATTCTATCGTTACATTCATTTTTGGCGAGTACGACAAATGTCGTACTCCATTATTTATTGACAAAGACATAGAGTATATTTTAGTAAGTGATCATCACTTTGAACATCCTGTATGGAAAGTTGTAGTAGACGAAGAGTTATCCGGAAAGAGTCCGCTATATCAGTCCTATTATGTCCGTTACCATCCTTTCAAGTATGTTCATAGCGATACAGTAGTAGTTATAGACGGATCTATAAAGATCATGGACGACTTGTCTGAAATCGTAGATCCGTTTATAAATTCCGATCGCGATATGCTACTGATGTGTATGAATTATCCATATTCTTCAGAGCAGAAGATTCAACATTGGAAAAAGGTTCGCCATCTGGATGATGAATCTATAGAAAATATCAGGAAGCTTCAGGCAGAATTTAGCATCGAAGATATGCTTGGATCTATCGGAAATGCCTTTAGAATTCTTAAAAACAACGGAATCAATAGGGACTTCAACCGAGCTGTATGGGCCTACTCACTACAATGTGGTATCAATGGAGATCCAAACCGTCTTGATGAGATCGTTGAACAAATTGTTCTTAAGACATTCTTTATGAATCTCAAGCTGACGTTGGCAAGCCAGCAAATTATACACTCTAAATTCCTGAGACATTATTGGCATAAATCTAGTGTTGAATCTAGGCTATTGCCAGACTATGACGACTTCTATTTCTTGTGCGATCTTCCTATATCTCCTAAGCGTTATGGAGATGAGCGTAGATATCCGTCTAAATACAGGTTTAATACCGAAGCTATCCTTATCACTAAGTATCTAAAAGAAGCAGATATGGATGAGTGGATAGATTGGCATCTGAATCATTGCGGATTTGAGCATATACAGATCTTTATCAATGACCCATCGTTTGATATTAGGAAATATTCTTCAAAGTTGGACGATAATCGTGTGACTATCAAGGAAGTATATGGTGATATTCGTCAATATAAGATATACAACGAGTATATCGCTAATATATCTGAGGCAAAGTGGGTTATGCCTATTGATGATGACGAGTATCTATGGATAGCTCCAGAATTCAAATCCATATATGAAGCTATACAATATTATAACCGAAAGATGGCTCATTTGAATATGCTGGCTGTACGATGGAAGCATCTATTTCCTAAGAAATTCCACGAAAGTCGGAATGGCAAAGTCTTAGATTATTGTACGGAGGAAAATCCAAGGTTAGCGGCATCCTTCACTCCCGGAGGAGACCGTACTATAAAGACTATTGTTAGAAGGTATGGTTCTATTCATTATGAAGAAGCTACTGAAAATCCATACGGCGGTCATGTACCTGTTCATGAGCTTGCGTCATCAGCGATACTATTTGATGGCAGTAGAGTAAAGTCTACATCTATTAAGGATTTTCCGGAGGATACCTCTGATGAGAAGATTAGGCTTCTGCATTGTAGATACAGCGATCCGGATCTTTGGAATGCCAAGTATAACAATACAGATCCTACAAAGAACTGTATGCGAATCAGTGATAGTAAGAAGCATCCCAAAGCCTTCCTGTTTAACAAAATTCTGCCTTTTCTGGAATAATTATGCACCCCATTGATCTAGTCATTCCTTATGTAAACTGCGATGATCCTAACTGGCAAGCTCTATATAGGCAGACCCTTCATAGAGACTTCTGTAGCCAACGATTCAGAGATTACGGCACGCTCCTATACCAATTTAGGGGTATAGAACGCCATATGCCTTGGATAAGAAGGGTATATCTGATTGTCCAATCTCAATCTCAGATTCCGCAGTGGCTAAATACAAAGCATGAGAAACTAAAGGTTGTATTCCATCAGGATATCATTCCACAGGAGTATCTGCCAGTCTTTAAGAGTACCATCATAGAACTACACGCCGATCGCATAGACGGGCTATCGGAGAATTTTATTCTGGGTAATGATGACTTTATTCCTATCAAGGACTTGTCTCCAGAAGAATACTTTGTCGATGACCGTCCGGTTCAAAAGCGAGAGGATAATCCAGGAATGCCTGTCAGTAGTTCTGATAATATTATGCAATTTGTTGTGTATCGGATGGCAGTCTTAGAAAGATGCTACCTGCAAGATCTGAGTTTCTGTGGGTTAAAGCATTGCCATCTGTATATTCCTTACAACAAGACCTTCTGGAGACAAATCTTAGAAAGGTTTAAGTACAGCTTTGGAGCCTCATTTTCAGAATCTAAATACAGAGGATCTTTAGATCTGAATCATTGGTTGATTTCAGACCTTCAGATCTTAAATGGATTATCGGTGATTAACGATAGCCTAAATACAAATGGCTATATAGAGCTGAAAGATGATACTGACGAGTCCTCTATATCTCCAATTATAGAACAGAGCAAGGTAATATGCATGAACGATCGTGTAGAATACAATTTTGAGAAGCTTAATCTAGCTAAGAAGTATCTGAATGAGCTATTACCAGATAAATCTTCCTTTGAACGGTAGCATATGAAAGATTTTGTATGCATTTCTAACAATTGTTCTTCCAGTTTTCTTTATCGATCTCTAGGAAAAGAATTTAATTGTCCGCTTACATGGAGTAAGATCACAGAGGCCGATATTCTAAAGGCTATACAGAATTGGAAGGCTATTGATTGGAATAATGTCATTTTCCAAATGTCAGACGAGTCTAATTATACTATTGCTGATATAGATGGTATCATACGAGCGAAGTATATCCATTACAAATACAGTGAGACGGATGATTTAACTCCAAGGGTATCTTCTGGTGGATCGCTGTATGCTTCTAATGTGTTTTACAAGGATATCCTTAGATACACCAAGGACAAGTACGAAGCCAGATTGAGTCGGATGCCGAATCTCAAGCCTTCTCTATTGCTAATGCATTGGGGTGATATCTGGGAATGCTCAGACCAGTGCTTATACGATATTGTAGACGAGAGCGAACGACAAAATTTGAAGCTGTTTATCTTGACATTTAACCAGAAGCTGTCGATCTCCGAGTCTGAAAATGTCAAATGGATAAATCTAAATCACGGGATAGACACTTCTAGATCTAGGCAGATTATAGAATTCTATTCTAAACCTATAACCACCCACTTTACTTCAAATCAATGAGCGGATTTTACATTACCAATTCAAAGCTGCTTCAAGGAAAGGCTGAATTTCTTAAGCCTAGAGGCAATAAAATAGACACTAAGATCTGTCTTAGTGTATCAATAGTTGGATCCTCCTACAAATCTTCGTCTATCACTCAATCTGAAAACGGGGATATGTATATAGCAGCTGATAACCAGCTGTACAATACTGATTCTTTAGAAGTGCTATATCGGCGTTATGGAACTGAATGCCTGAAGTATTTGAATGGCGGATTCTCTTTCGTGATCTATGATTCTGCAAAGAACATTCTGTTCGGAGCTAGAGACAGATTAGGCGAAAAGCCGTTCTTCTATTATTACGATGGCAAAAATATAGAATGCTCTTCATCTTTAAAAGCCATCTGCTATGGTAAATCTTCTTTGGAAATTAATGAAACTGCCAAGAAGATGTATATAAAGTATGGCTTTTTGTATGACACTGCATGTATATTCAAGGAAGTAAAGAAGCTTCCAGCTGGTCATTACTTCATGTATGACTTAACGACAAATAAAATGAGTATTCACAAGTATTGGGATCTTGATCCGAAGTACTTTGAAAATTATCCGTCTATTCGGAATACCGCAGAAGCTGTAGAGTATATAGACAATCTGCTATATGATTCCATCCGCATTAGGGTGCCGTCTCATGAGAAGATTGGAATGGGTATTTCTTCCGGAACAGATTCTTTTACTATCTATAACTATCTGCGAAGTATGGAAAAAGATCCTCCGCTATTTAGCGTAGTTTCTTGGGATAGGAACTCTCCATACAATGAGTATCCTTATGCCGTAGAAAACGTTAGATCCGTATTTCCAGATAAGAGCATAGATGCTTTCTTCCTTGATGATAACGAGTATATAGATGGAGTTAATGATTACTTTGAATATTACGAGGAGCCTAATTCTGATTTCTCCTGCCCGATAACGAATCTGTTATTTAACAAGATGAAGAATTGCTATAACACTGACATAGCTTTCTCCGGTATAGGAGCTGATGACATTTTCTTCGGAAAGCCTGTTTATACAAATTTCTTTGGTAACATCAAGGCTTACAATGTATCCTATACTCCGGGCTTAGAAGCTATGTGTGATCAAAGAATTGAGATAGACGATTTTAGCGAAGTCCTAGATCCATCGAACGTCTTATCTATGCAGAATTATGACATAAAGACCTATCTTCCTAATCTGCTTGTAAAAGAAGATATTGCTTCAACCCATTATGGAATAGAAGTTAGAAGTCCATTCTGTGATCATCGTCTGGTAGAGTTTTTAAGCACACTTAGCAGAGAAGTCATCTTTCCAGACGGTCGAGTGAAGTATCTGATGAAGCTCTTGATTCAAAAGAAATTTAAGATAGATTTCTTCAACAGACGAAAGATAGGATTCTTTCCTAATCTTAAGAATATTGCAAGCATTAAAAGTATAAGAGAAGACTTGTTTGAAACCTTAAACGCCGATAGAATAAAGACGTATTTTCCGGAAATGTCTATCGATAAGATAAAGTACAAGATGGACAATTATCTGATAAATGATAGTGAGCGTAATCTGCTAAATCTCTATTTCTACATAAAGATGATGCTTAATTATCGTGAAAAAATCTTCTGCTAAAAGACTAATACAAAAAAAAAGATAAGCCAATAGGCTTATCTTTAAATTTTAGGTTTCGTTGTAATAGAGTACTTGATAGGTATATCTTTCCCCATTTTCAAAGAATACTTCGACCATGGCATCCGTGTTAATGTCCTTAGCGGAAACCTTTTCTATGAGCTTATCGCAGCATCTGATCTTACAACTGCAATCTGTAGCATCCTTGTCGGATTCAATACACTCATTTATCCAAATAGCTGCGGCAACTTCGTCTCTTGCTACGGTAGCCGCTTCTACAATTGCTCCATCATTAGTCCTCATTGATGTCACTATGTATTTCATCGTCTTCCTCTATGTCAGAAAATTGTTCAAGAATTTTGTTTCTAATATAAATTGTCGGATGAGGGGCTAAATACCAATCACCCGGTTCACCATTATGGCTCTCATCTTCTCTAGCATCTTCTTTAAAGAATTTAAGATAGAACATTGGATTCCGATCTATTTCTTCTTTTGCCACAGTAAGCATCATAGGTATAGTAAGCTTCTTAAGGAAAGACAGCTTTCCTGATACGAATGAATAACGTACCGCAGAGATTAGATCAGAATATAAGAATGTCCTGCTCTTAAAATAGAATAACAGAAGTACTTCCATTGAGGAACCATATCTAGGATTTCCAAGTTTATCCCTTCTGGCCTCAAAGAAGTCCTTTATAACCTTACTTGTGAATAAATCAAATTTGCTTCTTTTTGGAAAACTGTATTTTCCCCTGCTAGAATCTATATTCACTAGGAATCTATATAGGCTCTTTACTGACTTCTGAATTCTGCCAAGATATAGCTTTCCGCTATCAAACATCGCAATAGTACTAGTTGAGATACCGCCATTGGATGAAACACTACCCGGCATAGCCAATATGGTATTATACTTGTAATTGTACTCTATTTCGTAATCAATAGATTCCAGTAAGCATGAAAAGTATTCTGTTCTAAGGCTCATAACATACAAGGCCATTACAAGCCTGTACATGGTTGGTCTTCTGGTAAACAACGGGTTTAAGAAATTCGGGTACACGAAATCAAACATAGCTGTATTTAATTCCCTTAGGAATCTACTAATCTTATCTATACACAACTTATTTTCGCTATCGACAATTCTCATCAAATCACGTACTAACTTGAAAGTTTCATATTTCACATTTTCTTGAATATTTAGTCTATATTTGTCTTTGTCTCTCATTGTTAGAGCTCCTTAAGCTTCTTTCTCCAATACTCTGCGACTTTAAACCAGAAGGATATATCACCTGTAGATCCGGCAGTTAATGCACCGCTTTTCGATCTTCTTTCAGACAACAGCATTTCGTTATGAGCATTTGAAGCTCTTACCATACAGACAACCTTCTTTAGCTGTCTAGTCCTTTCTGCATAATCTATGCCTAGCCCATTAACCATGCTGGCATTACGTCTGACCATTGTCTTGTATCTATGTACAAGCTCTTCTATAACCTTTTTTACATCATCGAGATCTGCTACTTCTGCAGGAAGTGCGTCGGTAGGTTCTCCATTTTCATCGGACTCTACAGCTGTGTAAGTCCTAATTTTCTTCATGTATTCTTCAGTTTCCATTTTTCGACTCCAATTAACATTATAATGATAACTACTGACCGCCAAAGACTTCTAAGGAGGTTAGAATGATTCAAGTACTTGACTTCGTTTCAACAACGAGTAAATTTATATTAAGGGATCCAAGATACGAGCTAGAGAATTCGGTTGACATCAATCTCAGACTTAAGCACAATAACATAATCTTTACTAGGACTATTATGTTACAAAAGGGCTTTCAGACCAACGGTTATGCCATACCAAGAGCTCTATCGTTTCTGGCTCCTAAAATTTCAATATCAAAAGATTCAAGATATGATGCGGAGTATAATTCACCAATTTTAGTCTATCAGGCTTTGTGTGATATGGGAAAAGATTCCGGATTTACACAAGCCGAGGCTAGAGACATCTTTGCTGGAATGGTAAATATAAGCTTTGCTTCTAGGTTAAGGCTATACATAGCTAAGGCTTATACTTTGATATTCCAAGATATGAATGGCTCTTTAGGATGGGATATTGATTTCTTGGATAATTCAGGCTTTATAGAAATCATTAAATAAATTGTAGACCTTTATTGGTCTACAATTTTTATAAAATTTCTATGATCCCATAGAGGAAAACACCAGTGAAAAATCCATACATTAATGCTCCGACTATTCTTCCAAGTTTCTTCATTTTTACTCTAAATGGTTTAGGTTTTCTTTTAGACATAATTTCTCCATGATACAATTGTTAATATACCACAGAATTTTTTTCTTTAGTATTTATTATAAAAAATAAAAATATAAGTAACAATATATAAAAAGGTGTATTCATTAATGGAGAACCTATGTCAATCATACCTCAGACTTCAGACAAGCGTATTACCGATCTACTTAGGGAATACGAGAAATTGAGTGATGAAGGAATTATCAAAATCCTTGTTGATGCTGTTGGCAATATATACTTTAAAACTACATGGGATCAAGAAGATAGTTTCTTTACTTGGATAAGCAAAAAGAAAGAATATCATCCTCTCATAGCAAAATATTTTATAACCTACGAAGATGTCTGGTTTATACGTGTAGAGCCAAGACACAGAAACATAAGAGTCTGGCTTGCAAATGCAAGTATACCAAGTAAATCATTGGTATCATTTGGTGTTGGCGAGGAATATTATTATGACATCTATAACGACAAGAAGAATTTTAAGTATAATGATCCTCTAGCTATTATTCTTAGCAGAGGTTTAAACCAAATCTTAGAACTTAAAGCAGCATTCTACGAGGAATACTGCAAGGAGAAAGGTGTTGAAATATGAGACCAGTATGGTTTGACAAACTTTATAAAAGCGAGAAGATCAAGGATCTTATTGATACTTTATTCAAACTTGGCGAAGATAAAGTTATCTCGTTATGTAATGATGGCAATGAAATTCTGTTCAAGACATCTTATGATCGAGGAGACAGTGAAGACAGATTCTTGGAACATATCTTCAAGCATCATCATGACGTATACTCTAAAATGTTCAAACGAGAATTGAGACATGTTTGGTTTGTGAGGGTATGTATGACCTCTCCTGTCCTTGACATATGGGTAAACGACGACAATAAAGGAGATGCTATCTCATTAGGATATGGTTCTAATCTTACCTATGAGTATGACGAAATTGGTGCCAACGAAAAGAGAATCACCGCATTACTTATTGATGTAATAAATAAACTTCTGGAATTGAAGTCGATGTTCTATGAAGAATTCTTATCACAGCTGCCAAATAAGGCAATAACAAGGAGCCATGATGCATACTGACATAAGTGATGTAGCTTATTATAAGACTATAAGAAAATGCTTTAGTCCAGAGGTCGCAGACATCATTGACAGCTATGTTAAGTTGGCTGAAGACAAGGATGACATGATTTACTTTAGAGTAAATGATGGAGAAAGTAGCGAATGCGGACTGGAGTTTAGAGTAAGTGAGTATCAAAAATCTCCTCTGTACTACGCCTATGAGCACATTCCTGAATCACACGCTTTCATAGATAAACCTGTGGGAATATGGTTTTTCTTTGTTACGCTAGGAAGAAATGATGGAGGTTCTCTCTTTACAAAGAATGTATCGCTATGGACATCTGGAGCTAATCGCAGAATTAAATTTGGCGCTGGATGCCACTATGGTAGAGAGAACTTTGATGCGGACATTATCTCTCGTCTCAACGAAGGTCTTAATTCTCTTTTGACTATTAAGGCTATGGTGTATGCACACATCCATCACCATTAGACTTTTAATAACATATAAATCTTTAGACTTAACCAAACGGAGTTTTGAAAATGGCAACTTTGACTATTGACGACAAAATTGACGATCTTATGCAACAGATAGAGGCCACCGCAGTTCGACACAAGATTGTCGAAATCATGACAAACGGTGCAAGTAAGGTCGTGTTCACTGGCCTTAGCGCTTTCGAATATCTGCGTGACAATGGCTGGGTGGAAGATTCTGAAAAGGAACGCCCGAAGCAGTTTTATCTGTGTTCCATCTGCACTGACCACTCTTGTGGGTGTCTTAGGGATGAAAAAGCCTTTAAGAATAAGCACTTTGGTGCTGCGTTTCAAGAAGGTGGTTCTGCATTCTTTAATAAGGAAGAGATCCTTCATGCTCTGGAGGTCGCAGTGGATTTTATTAACAATGTCCTCATAGATATGTTCGACAAGGGATATATTAAGGATGATGAGTAGAGAATCCAAAAACTTCTGGCACTATCTTCATGCTTTCTTTGACGAAATGAGAAAGCTTGAAGAACGCCATATAGTCATACTAGGAATTGGCGAAATACATTCTAACCGAGTTGAATACAATATAAGACTTACCAAAGAATTTTCATGTTTCATAACGAAGGCATTAGAGATATCTGACTTGCGCATACCTTCACCCTTCTTTGTCATGGAGATGGATTTCTCAAGGATTCCAGAAAGCTGTGTCGCTGGACGGCTAGATATATGGAGTGATTCGAATAGGAACTTTACTTTCAATTCTACCCCATCATGTAGCGTTAAGCAGATATTCGTGCAGAAAGATGCCATGGAAGCTATGGATCGTGCTTATGACATGATTCTCAAGGCTGCCTTAACATTTGAGTATGCTCAAGGATTGACACGAGCTGACAGTCCAGATGATTACAAAACAAGGTTCAAGCATATCACTGGCAAGGAAGCCAAATTCTTTAACACTATGAATATCTAGGATAGCACTATGGAAATTCCTCGAATTCTGAAAGATATCAAGAATACATATTACAGAAAAGCTCTTGAAGAGCTTTTTATTTTTATGGTCGAAAGCAAGATGTTTAAGGTCTATATTCTTAGCGACTGTGTTAAATTCGTATATACGTATTCTTGCGAAATGTATAGGCTCTTTACAAGCACAAATGGCGAAGAAATCGCTAGGCTGACGAATTATCGCATTTCGTCAAGTGGTGCTTGCAGAATAGCCTTCATTAAAATAATGTCTGATCAGATACTTTTATACGTAGCCTATGAATCGCCTAACGCTCTGGAACAGAAAAAATTTCCGGACATTAGCTTTCAGCCAGCTGGCTATTGGTATCCAATATTCTTGGATGATAATGACAAGAATTTCTTAAGAAAGCAATTTGACCATTACCAATCGTACTTATTTAATCTTATAGCCAACCTAAAGGTTATACAATATAACCTTGATGGTGAGGCTTCTGGAGACGCTAATGTTGATGCATGAATTAATAGAAAACAATCTCAAAGGTGATCTAAAAGACTTATTTAGGGATTTATATAGACTAGTTGATGAGAATTTTATTAAGATGTGTCAGTATCCTAACAGTCTTAAGTTCATTTTGCCTGACACCTGTGAGCTTCGTTCCAAGTTCAATATACAGAAGATCAAGGATAGCGGAATAAAAGAATTAAAGATATTTGACTCAGAACATTCAGTTGGGTACGTATGGTTTATTCAAGTAAAACCAGGATGCATAGACTTATGGGTTAAAATCTTTGGTTCAAATAGTCCTTCGAAATACAAGATCTCGCTGAATGGAGAAGGCTTTGTGAAGTCATTTTACTGGGATAACAGAACCGAGATGAAACATCTCAAATCTATTCTTGAAGAATTCCTAAACAGACTGCAGTTTCTTAAAGCAGTGCTACTAACCGATTAATGGAGAAATTATGATTAAAGACCCTGTAGAATTCGCCGCTCATACTCCGGAGATAGTGCATTATTGTAGCATCATTGATTCTCCGAAGTATAAGAAGGCAAGAGAAAAATTGACTAAAGTCTTGATCAACTTTCTCGTATATCTGGAGCGCTTCGAAATCATCGAAGAATCCTACGATGGCGAGACTATTGGATACAGGTTTAACAGACGAAAGATAGAACAGCAAAGTTTCAAGAAAGTCATTACGAAACTGGCAGGTTGCAGACAAATCGAAAACGAAGGCTATATGTTCATGGAGTCTCGCCATGATAGAGAGACGGGAGAGACACACATCTATTTATGGAAAGATACCAATCGAGAATTGTCAGGTAAGAGACTGTTTAGACTTGGAAGTGGTAGCTGGGTTTATGCTACAGTCAATGAAATCATGTCGCTATATAACGCTCTCGTGGAATTAAGGATAGAGCTATACGAGATGGGAATGTTCAGATGAGGTATTTATGAGTGACATTCGAAAAGTTGTCGACAACATAAATATCTTTAAGAAGCATTATAGTCTAGGCCGTATTCGAGCGATTAGCGAGGTTTCTCCGGATTGGAGTACTGACTACGTAGAAGGTCTAATGGTATGCTTGTCAGAGGAGCTTCTTAAAATCGCTATGAAGCTAGTTAGTGCCGGAGTTCTGGGCAAAGCCACAAACTCTGTGCACCATCTAGCCTTCTACTTTGACTTAGAGTTTCTTAAGATGCATAGAGAATTCGTGAGGAAATACTTTGATATCGAAGATATAAACTATATTATCCATAATAAGCATAAATTTCCGTTCATATACTTCAGATTTGAACGAAGGAAACTTATGGCTTATGTAAGATCGCATTGTCCATTTGTTTCGTATTCCGACTCATTTATCACCCTAGATCCTTTGGGCAGACGAGGAAATACTATTGCTGAGAGAATAATTACTATCGACAAATTCTCATCTCTCAGGAATTTTCTTAATGAGTGCTTATGCAATCTAGACACATTTCTTGTAAGAAATAGAGAACCATTAGACTATAAAGGAGATGTATATGAGCTCTTCGATAGCACAGGCTAAAGCCTTGCTCTATGCGACATTTGGTCATATATCCGGACAGATTGACCAATACATGAGCGAATCACACGATTTCGACGATTATGATTTGAAAATGGATTCCTTCATCCAAGAACTTTTAGATCGAGACAATCTCAAGTATACTATGTCAAATTTTGTATTCGGAGATGTCGAATTCATAAATGTTCTGTTAGACTATTGCAAGGAAAAGAATGAACAGATGACCCTTAGTCAGTTTGATATTGATAATGTAGAACAAGTCACAGATATCGTAATGAAACAGATTGAGAAGTCACCTTTGGCATATACTGACCTTGGATTAAATTCTAGAGGTGTCAGGCAGTATGCTGAAGCTATTCTTTCGAAGGAAGACGAATAATCGTCTTTCTTTTTCGGAACATAGAAAAAAGAAAGGCTGCTGTCACCAGCCAATCTTTTTATCCAACGATGATGAGATCTCCACAGTTGTAATCCACCGTGTTTCCTGCGTTAAGCAAACGGGACTTGATACTGTCAAGCAGGTATTTCTTAGAATACTCTGCATCGGCGTCGCAGTCAAACCCATCTGTCATGATGCTGATGGTGATCTTCCCAGTGGAAAGGTTGTAGTACACATTATCGTCATCGCATTTCACAGTGACGAATTCTATAGTTACCTCGATACCGTTGTCGAGATCAAGGTTATCATAGTGCTCAAGAGCAACTTCCTTGATCTTCTCCTCGATACCTGCGATGCCATGTTCATCACGACCAATAACGGTCGTGACCGTGTCTTCCAACCAGTCATGGAGATCATTACGCACCTTTTCACGACGAGCTTTTTCTGCGGCAGTTGCGGCTTCTTTCTTGTTCTTGATTTCTTCGAAAATAGTCATAGTAAACCTCTTTGGGCTTGCCTCTTAATCATATCAAGAATGTGCACTCGCATCATTCAGGTATTAATCGGCATAAGTTAATATGGGATCATAGACAAAAATTTTACGGATCTTAGAAAAGAAAAGGCGAACTTCACGGAACATAGAAAAAAAAGAAAGGCTGCTGTCACCAGCCGATCTTTTAGATGCACAGAGAATACGTGAAGTATTCTTCGGAGTCTCGTTCATATCCGTTAACGGTGATGTTCCTGATATCCAGAGGGATGCCAAAGAACTTTGCCAGCGCAGTGCGCATGATCTGCACATGGCGCATTTCGGAGAACGGCTTTTCGCCAACAGACATGAAGAGGGTCACGGAATCCCTACCAACGACGGAGTGGGGAATCTGCAGCCTGTGACCCTGACGGATCTTTACGATGAGCTTCTTGAAGTCGTTTTCATAGGCCTTGCGCACAGCATCAGCGATATTATCGCTGCAGAGCTCAAGACGCGCAGTGTAAGTCTTGTTCAGTTCGAGACGACGTTCGGCTTCCTGCTTTTCTTTGAGTTCCTTAGCAGCGATGACTTCAGCTTTGATCTTTTCAATATTCAACATAATATACCTCTTAAGGTTTGCTTCATAGTAGAATCAAGATTGTACACTCGTATCAATCAGGACTATTCGGCATTAGTTAATATGGAATCATAGACAAAAATTTTACGGATCTTAGAAAAAGAAAAGCGGCACTAGGCCGCTATTACTAGATATCCCTGCTTTCATTAAGCGTCGGAATTTCCTCCGCCTCATGAAAGCCTCCAACGATTCCGTTAGAGGAGGAAAACCGGATTTCTCCGATTTCCCCAGAAACATCATTTTTGTATTTTACAATCATTCCGTAATGACCGTCGCTTTCAATATCCGTTACCTGACCAGAAACACCATCAGCCATGTAGACGACCGGGCGCTTCTCGACGAAAGCACGAATAAGGTTTCCGAAGGTTCTGATATCTTCAGCCATTTTTACTCCTTTGTTAATGTTTAGCCATAAAATAATATACAAAAAAGATTCAGATATGTACAGAACATATCTGAATATAAATTATCTGACTTTTTGCATAGTCCTATCTTCAAGAGTAGTGGTAATACCAATCTCTTTTTCCGATCTTTCGATGATCTCAAATAGATCTTTTAGGTATGCAGGTTTGAGGATCTTAATACTTGGAAGATTAAACTCCTCATGCTTTGTAAGCTTGCACATGTATAAGACTAGCCACCATAGGTCGGTGGTACCATAGTAGTCCTTAGCTACTAGTTCTGGTCTGTACTTGTACTTTTCGTCAAGCTCTATACGCATGGTATAGCCTTCAAGAAGATCGTAGAACTTCATGAAGCAAGGAATAGGGGAATCTAGTGTAATCTCTCCAAACTTGTAATCTTGACTAAGCCTTGATAGAATAACTGAATTTCCGGCGGCAGATGCCAACGAGTCAGCAATGTTCATTTTTGCGCCGGAGTCAATATTTGCACTAATACTCATAAACTCTCCTAGTATTTCTTATAGTACGGAAGCATTCTTAGGAAGAATGTGTTATTCCAAAAATTACTCTTTCTGAGTTCGTATTTACTCTTTCCGGCAGTAGCGATCTTCTCATAAGCATCCCAGTTGACTACTTCATCAAAGAAGTGGATGTAACTTCTGTTTCTTCCGGTTCTTCTAAGCCAACCGGAGAATAAGGTATTCCAAAGCTTTCTCATCATTCTTTCATCTGGAACGTCTTCATAAAAGCAATCGCCAATAGCGATGACTTTACAGTTCACCAGTTGCTGAGGAAACCAGCCTTCAGCTACGCCATCTTTAAGATACCATGATCTATTTACTTCTGCCAAACCAACATGAATATCCCATTCCTTAACCACTTTTTCGATATAGTAGTGGAATGGAACATCGCCTACACCCGGCATTACTTCTGCCCTGAAGTAGTCATCGACCATACTGTAGGTGTATTCATTGTTTCTTTTAAGCATTGCCTGATACTTAAACTGCGGGGTCTTGCGAACCATGTTATGCAATGGTATTAATACCCAACCGACATCGATCTGGTCAGCAGTGATCAGATCGACATAGTTAAATATCTTTCTAGGGGTTTTGGTATACTCTTGCATAATATTCCTTTACGTAATTGCGTTGTATGTAACTGTGCCTACAAACACATCCATTGTAGCAGCTGCAGGTAGGATTACAAAGTTGCTTTTAATCTGGCTGACGATGTTTCCACAGTATTCCTTCATGTATTTCAATACATCACCTTCTTGTGCATCAAACGAAGGAGGAAAAAGGAAAGTAAACATACCGGGAGCAAAAGCCGCTGGGGTTGCTATCAGCATATTTGTAGGATCTGAATAGGTAATGATACCACCAGATACAGCTAAGGCCAGATTAGTATGAAAGGTTATATTATCTGGAGCAGGAAGGAAGATGAACGTAGGATAGTTAACCTTTCCAGTAGCAGGACAAGTCTTAGTCGCTCCGGAAGCAGGATTAGTTCCAGTAAACGTGGCTTGTACCTCAAGATTCTCTTCAAGGTAAGCCTTGATTGTTCTTTGGTACTTTCCAGCAATATCTCCATCTTCGTTAGGGTCGGCTCCAGATATCGTATCGAAAATCTTTTTAGCCAGATCATCACCATTCAACATATATAACCTCATTTTTAAGTTAGGCATAACTTTTTAATGAATTTCGAGGTGCCAAATGAGAGAATTTACTTTTAACGTGAACAACCGTGGTGAGGCCATGGTGATCGACGATCTTAGAGCCTATGCTATCCAGCTATCATCTCTGATAATCAATTCCTCTAGAGGTCTGCCTTGTAATATCGACAGTTTCCCTGCTCTTAGATCTTTCTATCAGGAATACAATAATGCTGCTGTTATAGAACAGATCCATGATGAGATATCGAGAGCTATTAGACAGTCAATGCCTGATGTAAGCGCATCTATTGCAATAGACACCGTAGAACCTAGCGCAAAGACTGGCTTCAGACCTTATATGTCTGTCACTATCAAGTTGTCTAATAACCTAGGTGATGCCGGAACGATTGTTATGGGTGTCAATAGCAACCAGAATGGCGTGGAATTGAAAGACATTAAACTATTCAGGTAACTCTATGCAGTATCTCAAAGATTTCCTATTGTCGATTATTGTCATCTTTGTGACATTTCTACTTCCATGGTGGTTCTTCAAAGCTGTTGGAACTAAAGAAGAATTTGCCATTTTAGGTGCCTTGATTATCTATGGTTGTATTCAAGCCATACTGATGAATGGCGGTGAAGAATAAAAAGTGTATTCAAAAGAATACACTTTTATTTTTTAATGTTTTTGGCAGCTGCTTCTTGGGCTTCCTTAAGTTCAGCCTTGTGTTTATACTTGGCTTCGTTAAATCGTGCCTTAGCATCAGCTAGTCCAAATAGACGATTCTGGTCTAGAGACAAGATCTCCGTCAGAGAAACTTTACCTTCAAACAACTCTAGAAGGTTGATGATGGTATCGTTCTCTGTAGCGAAGTTCTGAGCTCTTTCTTGAGCTAGGGTCTTATTCTCCTGTTTCGTCGTCTTGTCTTCCGTTTCGGAGCGCCCGAAACAAGAGCTTTTCTAGATCAACAGTAACGGCATCAATGTGCTGGTCGCACTGCTCGCCTGTGAACTTACCTTCCTCGTCCTTTAAAGCACCATGACATACAGTTTCAGGAATTTCAAACTTGACGTTATACTTGTCATTAAGATTGTTGAGCATATCATCAAGCTTCTCACCAGTAGCAGAATCCAAGTTAGAAATGATTTCTGCAAGCTGTCTACGATTCTTCACCTTGACAAAGCGAACCTTTCCGTTACGCTTATAGAAAGCAATATCCGGAATAAGGGCATAGTCAATGTACATCGTCTTTTCATAGGTGATTTCGTACTTTTCATACAGAGACGGATCTGCAGAGACATCAGAGATAACTTCAAGGAAGTCTGCGATAGACGGTTCCTTAACATAGAGAAGAATCTTCTGAGCCTTGACAGGAAGCTTTTCACGCTTTGCAAGAGCCGACAGACGAATGATATCTGCTCCATTCGGAGTGTTGTTGATAACATCATGCACCTGTTTGTAAGCTTCATCGCTGTACACAGACACAAGGTTTTCAGGGTTAGCCAACACTTCAAGAGTGCTACCACATTTCGGGCAAGTGATATTGAACTTCTGGTCAGTCGGGAACGTTGCAGCATAAACACCAAAGAGGAGAGAATCAGTGTCAAGGAACGAAGTCATCTGGCACCACTTATCAAAGCTGGGCTTAGCATTGAAGCCGGAGATAGATTCAATCTGTTCCCAGATGGTCTTGTAGAACCTACGGCGTTCATTGTACATGTTTTCCGGAGCATTGAGCAATCTGGACTTTGCAAGATAGCGGAGACCAGTGAAGTTGACCTTGAGTCCAGAGTGGAGAAGCACTACGCTGTAATAGTATGCAACGGAGCTAATCACGTTACGGCAGCAGCTCTGGGCATAGCTTTCATCGTTGTCATCAAGAATGCTGACACCATCTTCGCCACGAATAAGCTTTTCAAATTCTTCATTGTCCGTGATAAGGTTCACGGAGTCATTGCTCGTAAGGTTCTCAATCATGTCATTGTGCTTTTCGACATTTTCCTTATGGGCATCAGAGAAGAACTTGTTTTCAGCAAGCTTACGGCTCGGAACATGGGTTTCGCCAGCAATGGAGGTTGCAATAGTGCTAGCTCTAGCAGCAGCACCGAACGAGGTATGAACGGTGATCGGTTCAGGTTTCATCTGGGCTTCTGTTTCTTCCTTAGTAGCAGGACGGAGGGTTGCTCCAGCCATAAACGAGGGAAGCACCGGAGCGTCTTCAGGCTTCAGATCGCCTTCGATCTTGGGAGCACGGTTCAACTCAGGAACATGGTTCAGCTCAGGAGTTTTAGCAGGTTCAGGTGTCTTTACTTCGGCAGAAGTATCAACAGGCTTTTCTACCTTCAATACTTCTTCAGTCTTGTCCATAGATTCTTTTCTACGGCGAACAACAATCTTTTTGGTTTCTTCAGCCATTGTATTATCTCCATATAGGTTAGATTTCATTCTTTAGTTCGAAATATTCGAAAAATCAAAAAAAGAAGGGCAGCTTTACAGCCGCCCCTCTTGCTTTTTTGAAGTGCCTACAGAGAGATATTGAAGCGCTTCACGGTATCACCATCCTCCAAAGCGGAGAGGTTGAAACCGCGTGCCTTCAAATCTTCGACGATGTAGTCAAAGCAGCGGATGAGCTGATTGCTCTCCACCATGACACAATCATCATCGAGGTAGACGCTTTCATGTTTTTCCCAGTCGCCCACCTTTTCCGTCTTGAAAATGACGGTAACAGAGGTGAACTGACGAAGCACAAACAGATTGCTGCAGATCTTTCCAAGACGGTTGTCGAGGAAAATCTCCACAGTGTGCTTAAGGAAGTTTTCGAATTCTTCCTTTTCGGACTTGACTGTTTCTGCGGTAAAACGTGCCATAATTTACTCCTTTGTTAAGTTTAACGGCAAGAATTATTAAACAATCGGGAGCATAAAAATTACGGAAAAATAAGATCTATGGACTCCCATAGATCTTTTAAAGTTTTCAGTCTTGTTTGGTGGCCTTATAAAACAACGGAACTAAGGCAGGTACCTTTTACCGCACAAGACTGAGCGAGCGTCAATCTCCAGCACGAAGTATAGACGACCCGTAGAATCTCATTTGTAAGTTATCCAATTTTACTTGTATACTTCTCAATATCGATTTCTGAAATCTTGACAGTAGAGTCATGGAAGCTCTTCAAGGAAGCATTAAGCAAGTTGTTACCGATTCTTGCAGCAGCCAATCCCATGAATCTGTTGTCCATTCTATAGTAGAGTTCTCCAGCACACTTATTGCAGAGCTTATCGCCCAGACAATAAATCGGAGATCTCATCAAGACTTCCTTACCTTTCAGCTTGGCTATATTCTCTCTTGTAAGAATATACTCCTTGCCTCCATAGTAGGCATATCTTAAATAGTAGTCGGTTTCAGCTTTATCATCAATCAGTACTTTGATCTTATACTTAGTTTTACAATCAGATCCGGGTTCGTCCAGAACAATGTGTGAGAAGGCAGAGTTGAATTTCTTAGTCAGATATCCAGAGTTTCTTGTATCAAGGCCTCTAGACTTTGCACCAAGAATTCCAGTATCGGCGTATGCTGCAATTTCGTCACGTTGAATACCACCTTGCAGGGAGCTTCCAACGAAGCGCAAACCGTAACCAGTAGAGTCAGGTACAAGGCCTCTCATCACTGTAGTAACACCAACAAACTTCTTAGCATCACCTGCATTGATAAAGTCAATCGCCTTATTGTCTTTGTTTTCTTCCATCACAATCTTATTGCAGGTTTCATCAACAGTCTTACAAGCAACTAGATCAAGATTCTCAAGCTTCTCTTTATTTTCTTTGAACAATTTACTTCTAGTCTTGATGAGCTCCGGAGATTCTACGAATAGCCCAGTATTCAACCCAGAAAGACAGAAGTTAACAGACGAGAATGCTATCCAACAAAGCTTATTAAGGAAATTGATATAATCAGCAGGTTTGATTTCCTGTTCTAGCATCGACTTCAAGAATACGTTTTGTATCTTAGAGACCATTTTGGAATTCATGGGCTCATTACAATACGTACAGATCTTTGTATAATCGGCATTAGCAAACAGGAATTTGTTGATAATAAACCTTCCGGCAGTAGTCATAAACTTAGCAGAAGGCATCTTAGGCATCATCCCAGTAAGCTTGGTAGTGTCGAGCTCAAACTCTCCCTCCCAAGGAACCATCTGACCTTTTTCAGTAATCGCAAAGGTATCCTTAAGCCATTGCTTAGTGATACCTTCATTAGTGACGCTTAAGATATGCTCAATCTGTTTTTCAGTGAGCTTAGGTCTCGGTTTTCTTTTTTCTATTGGCATAATAACCTCTTTCAATTCTTAGTTTTTATAAAAATTCTATGGGAGATTATCCCATAGAATAATTATTTTAGAGGTAAATTCTATACTCGAAGTCAATAGCCAAACTTCCGAAGAACGGAATTGCAGGGAAATTGAGCTTAGAGAACAGCATCGGTTTATCCATGCCTTCACCAGAACAGAAGAGTTCAATGGAACTTACATAGGTAATACCACCATCTCCATGATTCTGAATGACTGTCGGATCTGGATCAGATCCTTCCGGAATAGAATTCTTCAGTGTGAGCTTATATCTAATAAAGCTCAAGCAACCATCATTCAGTGTAATGATATGGCTATCCTTAGCACCGTCTGGGATATCTGCAACCTTGTAAGGTTCACTGCCATCAAAGAATCCTACTGGAGCCGGAGCAACAAACACTCTACTCTCGCTTGCAGCTTCAGACTCATCATATAGCTTGTCTACAGGGTCTACTGAAGGAAGATTAGTTCCGGGGGAATAGACGAAGTTATAACCAGTAATAGGCTTATTTAGATTAGAGCTCCAGTTAAGTGGTGCTGGACTCTGTTCAATAAAGATCTCATTATCAGGAGTACTTTCGATTCCGGCGATCTTGGCTAGGGCTGAAATACAGCCACCCAAGACAATAGTGTTCTGTAGATTCTCAAAGATCACTTCACCTGTCTTTGCGTTTCTTGCAGACACAACACCTTTAAGCTTAACACGTTCTTTCATATAAATCCTTATGCAAAAATGTTGTAGATGAATGTAACATTCTTCTCATCAGTATCAAATACTTCTGTCGGGAACGTCACTCTGGAGAATTGGATGGGCAAAGTGAGATCCTTGCCGGAAATTATCGGATAATCCGGCTCACCTTCTTCCTTTTCCTTAGCAGGATACGAGAAGAACATCTGGCTAGGCGTACCCTGAGTGTTCTGTCTCTCATAGATGCTAGAAATATAAAGTGAAAGTTCATTTATAGACTGCGGAGATCCACCAGTAACAGTAAGAAGTTCTCTACCGGATACTTCCAACTTGAATCTTGCCAGTGCGCACTTAATAGAGATTAAGTCATCATCACCACCAGTGACATATCTAGCAGATGTTTCCTTGTTGGAAAACTCAAAAGAAGTAGGATCTGATTCTATCGATACCTTTTTAAAATAGATATCGTTCTTTGACCGGATAGGAGAATTGGTTGCAATTCTATTCTGAACAGCATACCCGCCTTCTTCTATAAGCTCATCAGTATTAGTTCTAGCGCCATCCTTATCCCATTCGGCATAGATATCTACATAGAGCGATCTATTGAAAATAGAATCACTCTTAATGCTATCCTTATCAATAATAGGAACAAGCTTTGTCAGAGTTGTATCTGTGAATTTTGCTGGAGTAGGGAGACCATTATCATTAGTCTTACCACCGTCTCCAATAGCAAACAAGGAAATATATGCGCTGTTATAGTCGAACTTCCAGTCTTTTCTTCTTAACCATGCTTCAGTGGTTTCTCCACCGGGCCAGTAGAAGTCTGCCTTAGCCATGGTAGAAAGCAAAGCTGTTCTTCCAAGTGTAGTAATCTTATTCTTAGTTACCCACTTTCTCCGTCCATTCTCATAGCATTCGACAACACCATGAAGATTATTAAAAAGGCTATCTTGCATATTACTTATCTCCTAATCTAGTGGCTCTTGCTACTATCTGTTGAATAGTTTTAGCGATAAGCTTAGCCTTATCTTCCATAGCCTTATATTCACGTTCGGTATCACCAACTTCTTTCTTTCTGAAGTCTTCAGCAATAATAAAATCGATCTGATCGAGGGTAGTTGTAATCTCGCTATCCATTCTGGACAAAAGATTTCTAGATTCAGCAATATGGATCTTCTTATTAGATTCCTCGATAGTATCATGCAAGTGATTCAGAATTTCCTTGAGTCTTCTGTACTGTCTAAAGACTACAAGTTTCTTTTCGATATCACCGGAATCTTCACCCGGAAGAGGTTCAACATCTTCTTCAGGTTCGCCATAGCCACCGCCAGCGTTTCCACCGCCGCCACTGAAGTCATCCATACCTCCCATGCCGCCCATGCCACCACCAATGTCGTCCATACCGCCCATATCATCCATGCCACCCATTCCGGCATCGACTTTCATGTCAATCTTAGTTTTGGTTTGTGTTTGGGTCTGAGCAGCACCAGCATCAGGAGCAGCTGCGGGTGCGCCACCAGCAGGAGCATCACCTTCGGCATAAAGCACGGTATCCAGATCATCTTCGTATTCTTTACCGCTGAAGATTATAGTTTCTTGCGCACTATAATCTTGATTTAAAATCTGGTCAATTTCATCTTCGATTTCGAACTTCATATTTTTGAGCTCCTTTCATTGAAAAGTTAAGGTGAAAAATAAAGCGAAAAAATCTAACTTATTAGTGAAAAGGATTTTGATTCCACAGATGGTTCAATATTCTTAACATATAAAATGAAAGAGATCACAATGTTGTGGCTCTAACCAAAGGATTAATATCATGGCTCTTATCACTTCTTCTAACATTGCCAAGGCTGTTGCTGAAGCCAAGAAGATCACCATCGCTCAGGCTGAAGACATCGTCAAGGCCGTGATCGACGAAACCACGAAGGCTCTCGTTGCTGGTTCCGAAGTCCGTATCAACGGTCTCGGCACCCTCAAGACCTCCACTCGTCCGGAACATCAGGGTGTCAACCCGAAGACTGGTGCAAAGCTGACTGTCAAGGCTATGAAGGTGGCTACGTTCACCTCTGCTAAGGCTCTCAAGACGGCTCTTAACCCCTAAGAGGAACCAAAAGCTTAAATAAGGCTATCTTCGGATAGCCTTATTATTTTTTATAAAAATTCCATAGCCTTTGTAGCTATGGAATTTTTAATCTTAGAATGCCGGAGTGAAGAACGGCTCACCCATCGAGAAGAAATTAGCTCTATACAACTGCTCGTCAGGGAACAATGCACTGTTTCCAGACAGAGTATCATTGAGCTGAGAGATTCCTTCAGCAACAACAGGGTCAAATGATACCTGCGGAGCCGGAGCGTTGCTACTACTTCTTGGGGCAGGAGCACTAGACGAGCTACTCGTAGGAGCAGCAGAAGTACTAGTACCACTACCGCCAGCAGCTGCACTCGGAGTAGAAGCAGATGTTGTAGGAGATGCTTCATTAGCGCTCGACATATTGAATTGCTGTGAAGCTTCGACCTGTTGGAACAACGATCCTTCAGGTGCAATATGTCTAGGCACTACTGTAATCGGGCCATGACCAGTGTTGACAAACGTAGTATCATCAACTTCCTTGCCATAGGGTTCGAGCTCACGGTTAATTTCGTTCTTAACTCTAGCCCACTCGCCCTTGACAGTATTATAACGCTTCTTAGAAGGTGCCATAGCAGCTGGCATACCCTTAAGTTCTACGTGCCATCCTTCATCCCAGCCATCATGCGGAGATCCCTGCTTTTTCGCTTTATTCGTTGCCTTAGCAGCACCACGATAAAGACCATACTTTGCAGCAATAGATCCCGGAGCAGGATTTCTAGATTTCAGCTTTCCGGCACTTCCACCGAAGAGCAGGTTAGCCTGTGCAGTATCCAAGTCAACAGCTCCACCATATTCATGGTTAGAACCACCAGGCACTGCGGCAAGGTTGTACTTTTCATATCCCGGAACTCCAGCTTCCTGCAAGAACCATCCCTTAAACAAGTCTGCTTGTTTAGCATGGTCTCTTCTGCCAGAGGAAATATACAGTTTTTTCTTGTATTTCTCGTGGAATTCCTTTGCAGCTAAGATAAGGCTCTTTCTCAAGTCAGGTTTAATACCTTCCAACGAGGAAGTATTTCCGGTCATGTGCTCTTGAATAAGTTTCTTTTCATCCTCATTCAGAGCCGTTTCCATGCCGTTATACTGTCCAAGCGGGTCAGCATCAAGAGAATCAAGGTTATCGTGGATACGATTAGCCCATCCATTATAGAACCTAGCCTTGTCAGAACTCTGTCCATATCTGGCTTGAAGCTTAGCAATAGTATCCTCCTTTGTCGGGTTAAAGCCCTTCTGCTTTGCACTAATTTGCATAGCAGTAATATCGGAAATACCCTTGCCAGTCCAAGCAGCATCAATCAGGGATGCCTTTTCAGTATTGGTGAGTTTTTCGTATTCAAGTCCAGCTTCCTTAGCGGATTTCTTAGCAGTTGCTTCGTAGCTCTGCACCTTGTCTTGCAACAATTTCAAAGCTATTTCAGCCTGAACTTCCTTGCTAGTATCACCATCCTTGTTACAAAGGAGTGCACCGTTATACTCGCCCTTACGGAATCTTTCGAAGTCAGCCTTGGTGCAGATTCTAACGATGTTTCCATCTTTAGTCTTTAGATAGAAATCAGTAATGCCTTCCTTCATCGCAGCTGCGGTAATACCGTAACCAACAGTAGGAACGTCATTCTTATTCTGATAGACTTTGAATCCGGCAGCCCCTTCATGCTTCTTAATCTTTTCAGCAGCGATTTCATAAGGACTTCTAGTCTCAGCTTCGGCAGCAGCCTGTTGTGCAGCTTCAGCTACAGGAGATTTATTTTCTCTCTCAATAGCCTCTGCAATAGATTGAGCAGTCTGTGCGCCAGCTTGCTGTTGGGCTTGCATTTCCTTAATGACAGCCATTCTAGCTTCATATTGATACTTTGCAAGATGGTTTGCAACATCTTTCTTGTCTTTAGTGATTTCTTCGAACTTCTTTTCTACTCTAAGGTTGAACTCTGCTCTTTCCTCAGGAGTCATCTTGCCAGTATCTACCTCGAAGATCGAGCCAGTTGCAGGGGTAGATTTACTCTTCTTAGCAGTTTCTTCAAGAAGTTTTTCGGTAGCATCGGCAGTTGAAGCAGCCTTCTTTTCTGTCTTCTTTACACTGTTGGGATCGTCTGCTCCGCCAGTGAAGAAGTCTTTAGCATTCAGAATGAAGTCGGCGATATGCTCGGCGACCCAAGAGAATGCTCTAGTCTTATCGTCAATAAAGTTAAAGATGGTATCAGACATTCCCGGAAGACCCATAACCATCATCAACACTTCCACGATGATACTTATGACAGTACCAATGGGAGGGAAGACTAGGCTAATGGCACCAAACAGAGCGATATCGATAAGCATCTTAAAGAATTCTTTGACGAAATCGATAATCTTCTGTCTAGAGACTTCACGCTTCTGCGCATCATTCATTCCACTTGTATCTGTGCTATCACCCATAAGGGTCATGAAAGTGGCAAACGAAGCTGCCATTGTGATAGCCTTACCAACCTTGGGAAGTTTGGCAACAAGCTTATTCTTGCTGATCTTCTCGAAGAACTTAACAAGAGTCTTCTTATTCTTGAATATCTTGGAAATAAGAGGCTTCACAAGATTCTTGAGGATAGTCAAGATACCACCAATGGGGTTAAACAAGAATCCAAAGATAGACACACCTGCAAACAAGCTCTTCACAGACTTGATTTTAGAGAGCAAGCCAGCCTTGGTCATGCCCGTACCTGCAGCCTTTGCAGCATCCTTGGCAACGGCAGTTACACCACTCTTTGCTTCCTTCATCAGCTTTTCTGTGTTAGCAAGCTTATTCTTCAATTCTGCAATCTTCTTAGAATTCTTAGCAGTCTTTTTCATCTTGTTAAGCTTACTAAGGCTCTTCTCGATGGCTGTCTTTTCGCTCTTCAAAGCTGCGAGAGACTTTCCAGTAGCAGCTGCCGCTTCAGCGCCCTTAGCTGCCTTTGCCACATCACTTGCAGCATCAGCCGCCTTAGCAGCTTTAGCAGCAGCCCTGCCTTCCTTAGTGAATCTTTGCAAGAAGTTACCAATAGCTCTGGTACGCTTATTCTTCTGGAGTACCTTGGACAATCCAGCTACGCCTACACCAGTACCACCAAGACTTATGATGGTAGACAAAGCATCGGTGGAATCTTCGGTATTTTCCTGCTGCTGCTTCATTGCTGCTTTATGTCTCTTCTCGTCAGCTGCTTGCTTAGATACATGCTCCATATTGAGGAATGAAAGAAGCTGATCAAACTTACCGGACATGATAGCAAGGATCTTGTCGCCAGTAGTGGAGTTAGGATCCTTCATCACAGCCTTGATAAGTTCCTGACCTTTAAGAAGGCTAGGATCACCAGAGAACTGAATAAAAAATCTCTTAATACCAGCCCAAGGAAGCTTTGCAACAAATCCGGCAGCAGACTTGAATTTCCTAATGGCAGCCATGGTAAGAGTACCCATTTTGCCAGCAACAGTCGTAATAGCAGAACCAATCTTTCCACCAATACCAGACTTAGCAAGCTTGTAAGCACCATAGCCTAATGCACTAGCACCTAGACCGATTCCAAGACCGTTAATACCAAGACCAGAAAGTGCATCCATACCAGGTATCAACACATGCTTGCCAAGCATGTATCCACCAAGACCTGCACCTGCCAAGGCACCAGCCTTAAGTCCGACCTTACCGATCTTCTTAGCAAGCATCGGAGTACCTATGAGACCACCAATACCTGCACCGAGAGCAGTTCCTAAGCCGCCCATTCCAACCATGCTACCAAGAGTATGACCGATGAATCCGCCAGCTCCAAGACCGATACCCATCTTAGCAACGTTCTTATAGAACTCAGTTCTGACCTTTTTATAGTCCATCTTGCCATTTTCATCTTTGTATGCCTTCATAGGCGTACCAAAGAAGAAGGTGTTCATCGGGCCAGCGATACCAGCTGTAAATGCACCTTGCAAGACATGAAGCAGACCACCCTCATACTTGTCGCCATGACGCTTACCAACAAGGAATCTGTCGAGAAGCGAACCACGTCTACCGAGGACTCTACCTGCCACAGAGCCAACGAGAGCACCTTCGACACCACCCATTGCCAGACCAGCAAGACCCATAGTAGCCATTACGCCTCTAGTGGACTTGTTGTCACCAATGATGAACTTTACAGGATCGTTCATGAAGGACAATCCATGCTTTTCGAATGCGTCTCCGGCTTTCTTACCAAAGAAACCACCAATGATTCCCTTGATAGTAGTACCAACAGCACCAAGTTCTTCGTACTTGCCAGACTTTTCGTCTCTAGCACCAAAGAGGAACTTTCTAAGTTTTGTATTCTGAGCTACAGCTCCACCTGCACCACCCATGAGAGCACCCAGAATAGGTGATCCCATAAACAATGCGCCAGCAACAGCACCAGTACCACCGCCAGCAACAGCGCCCTTCATATTTTGTTCAATGAAGTATCTGTAGCGTTCCTTTTGATCAGGACTATCGCCAAACAGTGCGCTCTTTAAGCCTTCTTTATTAGCAAGAAAGTCATTCTTGATATCGTGAGCAGCAAGTTCAAGGTCATGACCCTTATCAATACCCTTCTGAAGAAGTCTCTTAAACGGATTCCAAGATTTTCTTCTCTTAGCTGCAACATGAGCTTCTTTAGCTTCCATCTGGTCAGACATGATATCTTCCATGTCTTCCAGAGTTTTACCAGTGATTTTCTCAATGTCGATATATCTATTAAGATGATTAGCGTAGACACCATTCTTCTTAAGGAACTCTGGATCAGCCTGTACAAGCTGCTTAAGAGCCCATATATAGACTGTCTTATCGAGTTCATCAATATTTCCGAGTCTAACCTGCCTACCTACATAGCTGTAGATAAGACCCATCTGAGGAACTTTACCGTCCTTTAGAGACTTACCAGTAAGATAGCTTTGCTTAAAATTGGTATAGACAGGCTGTCTTTCAAGCTTATTTTCATCCCAATCGGAGAATAAGCTAATAGGCTTATCCATATTATTGGGATCGATAATGTTAAAGATTTCACTAGGCTTAAGAGTAGCAATTCTTCTAAGATAGTTAGTAGCTTCTCTAGCTCTAGCCTTAGAAATATTACCAAGCTCTACCTGTCTCTTTACATATCTATGAATAACGGCAATTGCGCTGTCCTTGTCAGGTCTAAACTTTTTGAAGGTATAATCCTTGTCATACCAGTCAGTATCGTCATCAACCTCACCACCTTCATCATAACCTCTAAGTCTAAGGGATTCAAGTTGGTTAACGAGGTTAGAACCCTTGCTAGTCTTCATCACATCGCTAGGAACAACATACTCGCCTTTATGAACAATACCTGCAGGCTGATACTTAGCTCCGGGGCCAGTGTAACCACCAGATGCAAGACTCAAGAATGCGTCATTTCCAGTAACAGACGGTTCAGCAGCTGCGGCAGCACTTACTTCAGGATGAAGAGGAGTATACTGGCGTTCCGCCATGCCTTTTCTTGCACGTTTAGACTTTATCGTCCTATAATTGGTAAGATCAGCCTCTGTATTCGTGAAGATCTTTGACTCATTACGTCCATCGAGCTGTGCAGCAAGGTCTCTCTGCCCTCTTGTCAGGGTTCTTCCAGCATTTGCGATACCTCTTCTGGTATGAGCCATGACTATGCTAGCCATATCACCGAGAGATCTTTTTCTCTTAGTACCTCTGTTATGGACAGCAGCACCCTGATTACCGAAGACAGTGAAGAATTCCTCGATTAAGCTAATGCAATAACGGAAGAATTCTCGCTTATCTATACCATAGGAATTAAAGACTTTTCCAACAGTGTATCTGGCTCTTGCAGGAAGAGACTGTAAGAGTTCCGTATATGCTACGTTTGCGGCGGCAACGTTATGTCTAGAGTCCTTATGTTCTTTTCCTCTAAGGATTAAACCGACTTTGCCATTCCAGTTATTGATGATGATATACATCAACTCACGAATTTCTTGCGGCTTAGTAGAGAAAAATTCAGTTCCCTGCATCTCAGAGATATGATGAATAAGGTCTGCCTTAGTATAGGTACCGTTATCAATCTGTATCTTGAGATTCTTTCTTAATCTGATAATTTCCTTTTTCCAGCGTTCCTGCCATGGCTTATCATCGCCATGTCCCTTAGGGATCTTTTTCGGATCGCCGTAAACAATATCTTGAGCTTTCTCTGCCCATTTAGCGTCATCCATTTCGAGAATGGCTTTAACGCTGTAGTTAACAGTATAAGAGTCTCCCTTTGCCGCTTCAAAGCCAGTAGTCACGCCCTTAGCTACTTGGTCATATGCAGCATCACCGACTCTACCAACAGTATCCCAGAAAGTCTGTCCTGTAGCACGCATGGCTCTATCAATGACTTCTGGATCATCCATGTCCTCGCCAGTAAACTGGTTATCTACAACAACACCTTTAAGGTTCTTGCTGTTTTTCATGATATAGTCAATAGAGTGCTCGGGAGCTTCTTTCAACGATTCAACATGGTACCCAGACATGGTACCATTCTGATATTTGTTGAGAGACTTATTGAGCTTTGCAACTTCAGGCTTATGATTACTGTCTGCCCAATACTTCTTCATTTCGGCAGCATAATCTTTCTTAGTAAGAGACTTGGAGTCTCTAAGCTTCTTGAGCTTAGCCTTAAGGTCTTCTACGCTGATCTTTGCAGCTTTTAGTTCCGCTCTGTGTTCTTCAATGAATCTTTCAGCTTCATTATAGTCAGAACCAATCTTACGTCCAGCAATGAACTTGTCATTCGTCTGTGCATTCTGTAAGAACTGAATTTCGTCAGCAGTACGAATCTTTGCACTGTTTCTGTTGGCAGTGTTAACTTCCATTCTAAGAGAAGCTGCGAGCGATGCGAAGCTATCCCCACCAGAAACACTCTTTCCAGCAACGATAGATGCTGCAACTAGATATTCGTCGCCATGAGCTGTGCCTATGGTGAAATTAAATCCCTTGTTAACAGCATCAATGATGTATCTAGCCATCTCATAAGTCATCTCCTTCTTTCTCAAAGGAGTAGCCTCTTGGTATGTCTTGTATGTTGACAAGACACCTTCGGCAATATGAACAACGCTAGATACGCCCACAAATTCGCTACTTTCAATCTTGAGCTTTTCTTCAAGCTTGTTAACGAATTTGCCAGTGGCGTAGTTAAACTGTCTTCTGTTTTCATTCTTAAGAAGCTCACCCATAGACTTACCAGTCTTTCTGGTAACGTCTGCACCGATGAGTTCCTTAATATCAGTCAACAATTCCGGAATCACGACAGTAAGAGCTTTCTTACTTTCACCATCCCAGTCAATCTTTCCTCGTTTATAATCGGCAGAATTTACAGACTGAAGTGTTCTGGAAGATCTCTTTCCGAAAAATTTCAAAAGATCACTTATCTTTCCACTACCACTCACGTTAGCCATGCTATTGAGAGTGATTTCCAGAAGGCCGGAAAGATTCTCATCCATCTTCTTAAGGAATTGGACAAGAGGAAGCTTTCCAAGAAGCTGACCACCAGCAAACTTCATCAAGCCACCGGGGTTAGCCATCATCTTGGCTAGATCCTTATATTCGTCAACGGCGCTAAGGATCGGGTTATTCTCAGCAAATCTCTTATCAAGCTCCTTGGCATAAGCTCTGACATTAAACTTACCATCTTCAAAAATACCTTCGATCTTGCTAGCATCCCAATCCGTATTTTCTGCGGCTTGCATTTCAGCAGAACTCTTTGCAAGCTGTTTAATTTCTCCGAGAAGTTCGAGAGAGGAAGCATAGTATTTGGACTGAGCTTCAGCCATAGAAGCAAGTCTCTTGTCAAGTGCGGCAAGAGAACTGAAGTTCAGTTCAGCAGACTTAGCAATGGCGTTCGTAGTCTGAGCAGCGCCACTAGCAACGCTACCCGCAATAAAGCCCGCATTATCCCTGTTGGATTTTGCGATATCAGTTACAACTTCTTCAGCAACAGATTCGACGACACCACCAAGCTTGTCATAGTCAATGTTCGAATCATCGTCACTGCCAACGTCGTCAAGATCGCTCTTTCCGCCTTTGCCGTCATCAAAGCCTTCAAAGCCTTTAAGAGCATCATTAAATTCTTCATTAGCCTCTTCGTCTTCAAACAAATTGTCAAAACCAGAGGCGTTCCTATCATAGAGCTTACCAGTCTTAAGCTGTTTGCCCCAGTCAGTAAAGCTTTTAGCAGAAGTCTTGAAAACATCTTTCATGTCACCGAAAGCTTTTCCGGTGGCAGTTTCGCTAACATTAAGGTCTCTAACGCCTTCCTTGATGTCCTTGGCTACGGTCGATAGGTTAGGGAATACGTTTTCCTTAACGGTATCTACAGCCAAGTCTTTGAAGCTGTTAACTAGGTTCTTTAAAACGCCAAGTTTCATATGAGTCCTCTCATAAATTCCATTATCAAGTTCCACTTTTTAAAATTTTATTTTTTTTTTTATTAATAATAAAGAAAAAAAAAATATGAGGAACTCTATGATGAAAGGAATACTCTTATGTCAAAATTAATGGATCTCAAGCTAGCCTATCTGGAGACTGATATTAGACAGAACCTTCCTGAAGTAATTCAGAATTATGTCTCTTTTAATGACAAGGTTCAAGAGGCTGACAAGAAGGCTTTTATTAACTTCGAATTCAAGTGTCTACTTGAGAGGCTTGAACAGATTAAAAAAGACGGTACAACGGAAGTTGCACCTACAGATGCTGCTGAACCTAAACTTGGTCACAGAACCTCTGTGCCATATCCGGCTGGCGGCATAACTAAAGGTATCAAAGTTGGTAAGTTTGAAGAGCAGACTCTTGCTGACCTTTTAGAAGAAAACCTTTCGAATGATATTCAAGATTTCTATATCTTTAAAGAAAGGTCTTCTACCTTCATAAATACACTCTTACAAGTTGACGATCTCCAAGTTGCTACATTGGAAGATTTTGAAAAATTGGTCTGTAGCAAGGAGATTACGAAAATCATGAAAGCCCTTTCACCAGTAACTGAAGATCCGGAAACTCATCAGCCGAGTATGTTATTCTTTGTCGAAAACTACCTTAAGGAAGATGATGCTATCTTTATCAACACTAAAGTTAGAGACAATGTTAAAACATACATCCACAATGCTATCATCTGTCCTATAGCTGCTGAATTTAACTATACCCCAAAAATCTTCAAGATCGAGAACGGTATTCAGCCATATGCATCTACCCTGAAGATTAAGAGCAAAGAAGGCGTAGTTATAGATGAGCTTCTAAGGATGCAGCAAGGTCTTGGTGTAGAAATTGCATTGGCAAATAACAACGTCGATAAGCTGTTCTCTGATGAGTTTTATGATACCAATCTTCTAAGATATGAAGATACAAAGGCAGACTTTGATGAGTTCTTTTCTAAGCTCCAGTGGTTCAAGGACTACATTAGAAACAGGATGCTGGAAAGATACTATGCCCATGAGGTATCTGGTCTTATAGGACAATATGCGGCAGATCATGGCGTAGTATATCCTGCAACAAGATCTAAACCAGTTCTTCCTAGTAATCCTTCGCAGTCCGATATTGATACATACAACACGAATCTTGCCAAGTATAATGCATGTGAAGAGGCCAAAGGTAAAATCGATTCTCTCATCGTTAGTCTCTTGGCTACGGAAGCATTACTGCTGGAAGCCGACTATTCCGCACAAAAAGATTTTATACGCAAGTTCATGGGAGCATTTACAAGCACCCTTGTTTCTGGAGATTTTGACGAAAATTTCGATGCTATCTATCCTGATAAGAGACAGACTAGAATCAAAGCCGACATCGAAAAATTCTACAACGGAACAATCATAATTGAACAAGGCAAGACATTCGAAAATACAATCATGTATACGAATGTCAAGGAACAGGAGCTGTATAACGGTTTTAGATTCAAAGAAGTATCTGAATCAGTGAGTGACATTCGAGATGCAATAGAGAATATCTTTGAGTACTTCAGATCCTTTAATGGTCTTGGCGAGATCTATAACTCCTTAAAAGATTATGAGTATAAATGCTTCGACCTTCATGATGAGCTGGAAGCCTTTAAGCAGCTCTCTACCAGTGAACAAACAGATTCGCTGGTTAAGGCTATTAATAGTTTCAAGACTTTTGTTGGGAGCTGTTCTTCTACCTCGACTGATGATCTTATGCCTGAAAGCTGGGTGAATACCATAAAAGAGAAAGCTCAGCTTTGTATAGACAGGATGCAGTCTATCCTTGAGCTGACTACTCCTAGAACCTTCATTCTTGAGGATATCTATGAATTTCTTATAAGAAAGGAAGCAGACAGAGATATCGTAGGTTACATCATAACTCTTGATTCTGACAGGGGTGTCATAAGGGTAGTAAAGGAAAGTGAACCGAACTAACTTATTGAAAACCAACGGAGTAATTTATGGCTATGCTGAAACGTGAAAGCTTTAGTTCCGGCATGTTGAAAGATTTGTTTAAAGATAACAAAGACTTTTTAAAACAGCTTGAAACAGCAAGAACTAATCTTGTTACATATATTGATACAAAGAAACTCATGTCTTTATTTACAGAATGCATCGATGAATGCCCTTATGTAGATTTTAATGACAAGAGAGATAGGCGTGTCAATAAGTCTAATCCGGTCTTCAAAGTAAAGATCATTTATGAGAAGATTCCGGCAGAAGTCCTCAAAGAAGCTAGGATGAAAGGTTCTATCTCCGATGCAAAGACCAACATCGTCAGGGTAGGTGTCATCTCTAACTTCACTGTTAAGATTCACCAGATTCTTAAAGAGAAGAATAAAGAATATCTCAAAGAAGAGCTTCCTAGTGATGAAGTTATGAACTCTATCGGAGAATTCATTATGACCTTCTTTATGGTGGATGCTTCTGATGACGCTATGAAACCAGTCTATATTAGACACATCATTTAAAATAATTCCTGTATCTTGCGATACAGGATTATTTTTAACGAGGTTACAAGACTTTTGCAAAGGCATTGTTGCCAAAAGTGTTGAGCTTGAAGTTAGCTCTGTCAACAAGCTTCAAGGTGTACAGACCTTCGAGAGCGGCATAAGTGCCAACGGCCTTGAGGAACTGTTCCATTTTATCAGCTTGCGGAATTTCCTTAATAGTGGTATCAAGAATCTGCTTGAAGAAGGTATTGAATCTTCCGGCCTGTGCCTTCATGTACTGTTCGGGGAAGGCAGCATTCTTGGAAAGTTCGATTTCTTCCTTTCTCTTAGATTCAATCTTCTGTTCGTTGTCAAGCATAGCCAGAACCTTACGGTTAATGACATCGCTCACATCGTTTTCAAAAGATTCCTTAAGGACTTGAGCATTAGAAACTTCTTCGTTGCCAGCAACGACATCCTTAGACATGTCGGCGATAGAGGCAAGGTACACACGGAAGTGCGGATTTTCTTTAGCAACATCTTCAAGCTTGAAGTACTGCTTTTCGAGAAGATTCTTGAAGGTTTCAGTAGCAGACTTTGCGATTTCTTCACTGAAGTCCAGACTAGGATGAACCTTAGCGGCAGCAGCAACCATCTTACCAAAACCGCTGGAGAGCAGGGCTACAAAAGCTTCATCGGTCTGCTTATTCAGTAGAGCGGCATTACGCTTCTCAAGGTTCTTAGCGCAGGTATTCTTGAAGGGTTCATTAGTCTTAAACTTGTTACGTTCGATCTGTCTGTTGAACTTATCTTCTTCAAATTCACGATTGAAATTCAGACTTTCAAGAGCCTTCTGTCTCTGGAGACGACGCTTCTCACCGTGGAGCGATTTATGAACAGAAAAATTCGGATCCATTTCAAAACCTCGTTTGAATTATTCAATCTTTAGTTTACACGTTTGTTTGTCTCTTTTTTGGCATTATATTATATCTAGACCTTAACCTAGGAAAAGTCAATTTATGGAAACTATCAAAGATATCTTTAACAGGACTAGATTATGTGAGGGACTAAGGATTCCTCGAACTGTAGTTATTGCGAACTACAATCGCAGTGATTACGAAGCGGCTTTTATTGGAAAAGTCGCAACATTTCTTGAACGTAGTGGTGTACAGAATCTTGTCATGCGCTACAATCATAATTGCTTTATCAACCCGTTCATGAAGGTCATGTGTGCTGATCTCAGTGTGAGCCGTGGTCTGACGGTGCTTCCGGATTTTATCAAGAATGAAGAACCTGAAGTGGCAATTTGGTCTGGCGAAGATTCTAGAGGTGACAATGTAGAAAGGTTCTACACTCCTCTCAAAGACAGAGAATTGCTGAATATCTATGTTGCATCGAGGCGTATTGGTTTGTACTATGGCAAGCCGTTCGCTCTGACAGCACAGATTCGTAGGGCATTCTTGGGCAGTGAAGACACGACATTTGGTCATATCTCTCAGACTCTCCGTAATGGAAATTCTATTGATAAACAGTGGCTTCAAAAGGTAGCCGTATTGACTACTTATTTCACTGTGTCTGAGCAAATCTACGATATGGTGACTGAAAATCCTAACAAACCCTATTTGTTTGATACGGAGAACTTCCATGAAACAATGTAAAGTCTATGTTCCTCTAGATTTTGTGGTAGAGAAAAGAAGTGGCTCAAGAGTGGGCTACAATTTCTACGATGTCGAAAACTACAGCAGCAGCGAAATTCGCCGTGTTACAAACAATTCTGAAGTGAATTCTTTCATTAACGGTCTGCTCGGCGCTGATTTGTCTAATCATCCGTATATCGAACGGATTGAACTCAAATCTAACCAGAATTATATTTATTTCTGGCTTAAGAAGCCTATTGTGCCTACCATGGTAATCAAGGAAAATCGTAAGTACATTCTTAGCGAAGAGCACAAAGCAAGACTCGTGAGCAGGGATGATCATCTTCAGATCGATTTTCTTAGAATGCAGATTCCCAACTCGATTGACAATGAACTCAGAATCTGGGCGATGAATAAGTACAGTGGTGAAATCTCCACTCATCCGAATTCCGGTGATGACCATATCTGTTATGGTACGTATCGTGACAGAGTCAAAGCTGGAAAGTGCCAGATTAGCCATATTATCGGCTTGCTGAACATCGCAAACTTTGACAGTGCATATCGTAATTTTAGGTACGAACTTGATTGGGATTCTATCCCCAGTGAGGCTTACTAATGGCTAGACACGCAGTGATTCTCGGAGCCGGAGGAATTGGCTCCAACATTAAACGAGTGTGGCAGGATAATTTTAGTGGACAGGTTATCACTATTGACGATGACACAATCGAAGCTTCTAACCTTAACAGAAGCGATTTCACGCTTCATAGTATTGGTCAGCACAAAGCTGATAAGTGCTACAGGATCTCCACTAGAGAAGAATTCTTCAATAAGGCCGGAGACTTCCTTCGTGAAATCTTCCAGTCTGAAGGTGGTGGTATTAACGGAATGAATGAAAATTCCGTGTTTACTGAAGACGCCTTCGATTGGTTGCGCAATCACGAATATGTTACCGTGATCGACTGTCGTGATACTATCGATCCTACAACGATCTTCCGTGAAATTGATTTCAAGCTTACCTACAATGGTGCGTTTGGCATCAGATTCGAACTTAATCCGTTCCACTCCAATGACTCTGTCTTTGGTGCTGAATTGGAAGCTGTTCGTTATGGAACAACACCGTCGTTCTGTCTGCCACCTCAATGGCTGGCATGGATGGTTGTGAAGTTCTACAAGGAACATCGTGATATGGTGAAGGACAAGAATGCGCATAAAATTATTGCGTACAACCTTGAAAACGAAATTCTGTCTCACCTGAAAACAGACTTGCCGGAGGTTGCAGTATGAGTGCGAATAACTACAAGCTCATCGACGGATTAGACTTAAAGCAAATCTACGAAATTTTGGACAAAAAGAATGTGGTATGTTTTGAGTCCTATGACTCTGAACACTACTTCTACTATGACCTCTCCGACGAAGCCTCCATTCCCGTCTTCTTGGGTTTGCTGTGTTCCGAAGAAGAGACTATTGGGCAAATCTTCGCTTGTGATCGTGGAATGTATGGTATTGCAGCAAAGACTGTTATCATGCGGCTTATCGATCTCATGGAAGATTATCCGGAATTTGCTGGGTTCGTCAGAGACATTTATGTCGAAGATTACAACGGCAACAGGCCGTACCAGAAATTCCTCTTGTGGCTTTTGTCCAAGAAACTGCAATACGTTCTTGAAAATGAGACGAGCAGCAGCTTCAACGCAAGACTCTGCATCGCAAAGATTCAAAAGGTTATCCAGAGGATTGGATTTGGAAGTGAATTCCTTTTGCCGATTCTCGCCAACTGTGGTTTGAATATCATAGATTCCAATGGTTTCTATGCTGATAGCTTCTTTGAATCTATTATAAAGAACGATCTTGAGGCCCTGCCTCGCTCTGCGGAAAGGTTCTCCGAAGAAGGATTCTCTGTCGAGACATCTGACAGTGCTGCTTCGGTGTTCCTCAGTTAGAGCATTTTTCAACAGCATATAATAACACGTCTAATCAAGTGATTGGACGTGTTAACACAAACAAAAAGGAAAAAACATCATGGCTAGAACCGCTAGTGATCTCAGCGTTGCCGAAGTTGTGAAGGCTTGGAACAAGTCTTCTTCGACCATTAAGAAGGTTGTCACAGAACTTGAGACGACCGAAAGCGCACTTAAGACCAAGATTAAGTGCAACAAGGAATTGCAGAGCAAGTTGAAGAACCTCCGCCCTGAATGGCTGGACATTGACGCGCTCGTCGCAAAGAACAAGACCGCAGTAAAGGCTGCTAAGTCTGGTGCCGCAAGAGCTACTGCCGCTGCACCGAAGGCCGCTTCCACGGCTGCAAAGACTGCCAAGGCCAACACTGTGACTGTCAAGATTCAGCATCCCCGTAACAGCAGCGAAGCTGTTGAAGAAACCATCACTTTTGACGATGCCGCCGAACTCCGTATGGGTCTTGAATCCTTTGCGTCTCGTAACGCAACCTACAAGACCGAACCGTATGTGAACGGTTCTCCGGTGCTTCTCAGCAGCATCAAGAACGGCGATGTCGTTGAACTTCGCCAGAAAGACGCTGGTGCCGCGCTGTAATTGAAAGAACAGAACAAAAAGAGGGCTAAGCAAATGCTAGCCCTCTTTATTTTTGGAGATTAAAATCATGGGATTCGAAATTGACGTAACCCCGAAATTCCTTGAAGGGAAAATTTTCTTCCCTCCGAAAGTTATCAGACGATTGGACGATCTGCGTAAGGATTTTGCCCATGGCAACGAATATGCAATGTTCTTGCACGCCGAGGTTGATCTAGAGAACCTCGAAATATGGGTAGATGAAGACATCTATGATATCCCGAATCAGAAAGTTGGCCCTGCTACAGTCGAAATCGAAGATTCGACTTTTGAAATTGATCCGGAAACTGGCTATGGTAAGAAGCCTCTCGACCGTACTCTGAACTGCGTTGTTCATCGTCATCCTACTGGTGTTGACAACTTTAGTAGTACTGACAATGAATACATCAATGTGATGAATCCGATTTCCTTCTTGTATCAGGAAGGTTACTATGTTCCTAAGGCTCGTATCAACGTTCCGTGGGGCGACAAGATTCTTCCGTTGTATGTTTCTCCTTTCCTCATCTACAACGATGGCGAAAAGGATGAATATATCCCGCTCGACGTTCGTCATACGAACTATCAGTATGGTCGCTACGGCTATGGTTATGGCTATGGTTATAGCAGCCCGTACGGATTCTATGATCCTGAAACTCATGAATACATTCCCAAGCAGCATTGGGATCGTGATCAGGGTAAGATGGTCGATAATCCGGAATACGAAGAACGTAAGGCTGCCGCTGAAGCAAAACAAGCCGAACTCGATAAGGCTCCGAAGCCCATGACCACCAAGGACAAGATCGATCAGGCTATCAAGGATGCCGAACCTGATCTTGACCTCGATCTCTGTAAGGAACGCATCAGAACCTATGACTACGGCTACTTCCGTAATCGTGGAATGATCGATGTCGAAGACTTGGAAGATATCGAGGGTTTCATGGATCGCCGTCGGAAACGGGGAAAGAAACAGAAGAACAAGAAGAAGGGAAAGAAGATCTCGTACATGCCTCGTGGCCAGTACAACTCTTCCGCAAACTTCGATCATGTCTTCGTCGGCGGCGAGGAAACAACCCCGAAACCTGCAGCAGCAAAACCTAGGTCGTTGGTTGATGCCGAACGTGAGGATCTGTCTTTTGGCGGTTCCTGTATTGAATTCGGTGACGACGGTTTAAGTGATGTTGATTTTGACTCCGAAATCACTCTTGGTGTTGATGAGGAAATGCAACAACAAGAAGAACTGTTCTTGGGAGTGACAAATGACAACGAAGACTAAAGCCGAACCTAAGAAGTTCAAGAAGACTACGAGTCAGGAAAACACTTTTGTTTCAAGGTATGGCGACAGTCGTACCTTTCCTAGAATCTCGTTCAGCGAAAAATACTTCATGGTGAACATGCAAGACCTTGTCAAAGGTGCGAAGTACGAAGATCTCAAGGTTACGCCCAAGTTCTTGGGTGAATCCAAGACTATCGGAAAGTACATGATTCTCGATTTGAAGGACTTTGCTAAGCTTATCGATAATGATTTGATTCGAAAAGATCTTGTGAAGACTGCTCAAGAGTCCTTGCAGGAAGATGCCTCTTCGGATGACTATTTCAAGATGATGTACTCCAACACATTGCGCCATCTTGACTATCTCTTGTCTGAAAAGGCTTTCGCATCTTTCCAGTTTAGCTCTTTCACTCGTGAATTCTTGACTAAGAACATGAGCGCCTTGTCCACGGCTTCTAGAAAGGTCATCGTGAGTAAGGAGGCCTCGATTGGATAATAACCTTGAATTGATTGACTCGTGGAGACACGAGTTCGGGGTTGAAGCATCGTCTAAAGATATTCTGGATCTAGCTACAAAAAATGTAGCTGCTGCGGAAAATCTAAGTTCCGATAAACTCGTGCAAGTTGGTGCGGCTCTCATCAAGCCGGATCTGTCTTACATGATTAGCTCCAACCTCACTCGATTCAATGGTGTATATCCTAAAGGCTTCTGGGCGAAGCATGACACTGATCCTGAGACTTCCAGCACAGGCCTCAGGAAAGGTGATATTGCAATACACGCTGAAATCAGACTCATCAATAATGCAATGATAACTGGATTCGTCCATAACGCAGAAGATTGGCGTGAATGCCTCTTAGTCCTAAGTACATTCCCTTGTGCTCACTGTGTAAGTGCGCTGATGGAACTAACTGAGATTGAATTCTTACTCGTACTGGGGAATACCTCAATCAACACTCCGCAAAAGCAAGAGAAGGCTAAAGAGCTTCTCAAGTGGTTTAATACAGACCAACAGCGAGTGATGCATTATTAAGAAAAAAGAAAGAGGGCTACTAACATAGCCCTTTTCTTTTTTTTTTAGTCGATGATTACTTGGATCGGAATCCAGTCCAGCTTGCCATCATCGAATGTGGCTTCTTGGACTATTCCGTCCATTTCGAAACGGATATCCCAGTGACCATCGTTTTCTGCCTTGATCTGAACCCACTCGTATTTGTTCCAGTTCTGATTGAGGAATTCAGATAGCTGCTCTAGAACAAGCACAGGCATAGCACTAAAGAAATAGTGCGCCCTTCTTGTATCTTCGAGCATTGATTTTTTGCCGGACGTCAGGATCCACTGGAATCCATCAATGTCTGACACGCCATGCTTGAGAAGCACAACGGTAGCGCTGCTTTCTGTTACGGTTAAGTTTACCATTTTTTGCTCCTTGGTTAAGAAAAACGAGAAGGGATTCGAACCCTTGACTATCCCCAAGCTGGGGATCGCTTTACCACTAAGCTACTCACATTCTTATATACTATCGATATAAAAAATAATACGCAGATTGCTCTGCGTATTACCAAATGGCAAAAAAGTAACTTCATTATAAAGTTATCTAAAACTCTGGTAGGTCTTACCGTTATCCAAAGACATCAGATACTTCGTTCTGGTAAACTTGATTCCTTCCTTGAAGATCTGATTCCAGTCGTTGCCAACATGGATCCAACAACTGCCAGTAGAAGGGTTAAATTCATAAATGATCTGACCAAAGTGAACAATGCCAGACTTATCCCATTCGATCATCAAAGAAGCGATATCCTTCAGGGATAGCGAACAGTTATGTACATTGATGTCAGCTGCGCCAAGCGTAGGTTTGCTACCGGGCTGGTAGCCACAGAAGTGGTCAGAGTTAGCACTCGGGTTGTAACCAGAGTTCTTCAGCCTAGTATAGTCATCGGCAGTCCTTACACCAGACGAAATAGTGATCGTGACATTCTTACTTTGAACTCTCTTGAAAGATTGCAGCTTATCCCTAACAATCTGGAGATTGTTAGCGAGCATCTGAATCAAGCTTAACTGATAGTCGTTAAGCTGGATCTTAGAAAATTCGGAAAGGTCGAAGTTGGGTGTAAGTTTAGCCATAGCAAAATCCTCTAATCATTAGTTAGAAAAAAATAAACGGTATCCCTCATGAGATACCGTTTTAAGAAATCCTTACAGGTTCTGTCTCTTTTCGACAAAGTTGTAAGTGATTTCCATCTTTCCTCCAAAGCTGGAATCGATACTATCTGCATTGTCATCAAAGCTAGTACGATCCATGAACCACTTGTGGCTGACAATCATAGCGAACTTCATCTTCGCCAGTTCTTCAGCTACAGCCAGTTTCTTAACGGAAAGACCGTTGAATGCGCCAACGACAGCATCCTTGTATGCGTCACCTTTAACGCCAGACAGGTACTTGCCATCGATGTACACCATAACATTCTTGAGGAATTCCATAGAAGGCGTAAGCTTCTTCTTTTCCTTCAGGTACTTTTCAACATCTTCAATCTTCGGGATCGAAGAGAAATTCTTGAAGGCGGCAGTGAATGCCGTATAGTTATAGAAGTCTTCGCTCTTGACGGTTTCCTTGGCAGGGTTGTAACCCTTTGCAGTAATACCAAGCGTTGCCAGATATTCCTTTTCCTTTTCGGAATACTTCTTGCCTTCGACAAGCTCTTCTTCCTTAATACCAAGCTGCTTCTTGAGGTATCCGAGATACTTGAGCTGGAACTGGTATTCGAGAAGAGCCAGAGACAATTTAGTCATCTTGGCAGCCTTGCTTGTAAAGACCTTGTTTCTGTTAAGGACAGGCACAGAAGACATGTCAATATCACATTCGATCATGTCGCCCTTGTGCTTCTTAATCACGTCAATCTTGACAGCGGTCTTAGAAAGCTTTTCAAAAGTCTTCTTATCGAGAATTACCGGGAGAATCTGCACATTGACGATACCATCCTTGATAAGAGTGAAGTTACGCCATACGGTAGAGTTTACCTTGGTAATCTTAAATTCGTTCTGCGGGAGTTCCAGTTCAACATCGATCAGGAGACGTGCAGAAAGGTTAGCACGTTCTTCGTTCCATGTAAATCCGTTGATGGGATATCCCTTGTCGATCATAGTCATCTTGACCTTGCGTTCTTCAGCTGCCTTGGTAATCTTTTCAACCTGTGCAGCAGTCTTCGCATTCTTCAAGAGTTCTTGTTCTTCAGCAGTCAATTCAACCTTGTCAGTAGTCTTTGCAGTAGTACGGTTGTAATTGAATCTGCTATTGCAACAGAGAACAAAGTTGTTGCCACTCTTGAGGTCATCGATGAGGTCTACAACGCAGTAAGCGTTGCTAGGAGCTTCGTAGTTCGGATCGATCGTTCCACGAGCGCCTTCTTCAAATACAGCAGTAGCGATTTCAGTCTGGAAGTTGAAGAGACGAACCTTGCCAAATGCAGTAGCATAAAGGCCGATAAACTTGGTATCGCCGATTGCTGCAAGGAGCTTTTCAACCAGACCATACTGAAGACGGTCTGCACAGACGTTAGCAGCAGCATACAACGGAGAGAGACCTTCGTCGAGCTTGCTGAAATCTTCGCCAGCATTATCCCCTACAACCTTGGAGGAGATAGAGTAGAATTTCGTTACACTTTCAGGAATGTGAACACAGGAGTAGTAATCCTTGTGTTTTTCATCCGGCATAATCACATGAATAGTCTTGCTGTTCTGATCGAGATAGAACATCTGTTCGATCTTACGATTGTCAGCAATTTCCTTGGTCAGCGGAACAACCACTGCCTTGGTCATCATACGAGTACTCAGAGCACGTTCGAACACAGGAACATAGCTATCAAAGTCTGATGCTACGACCTTAGTACCACCAAGAGTTTCTGCCATTTCGGTAAGACGGTCAGAGTCGGCCCAGTATCCATATTCAATAATGGAAGCGTTGCCGACAGAGTCCTTAATTTCCTTAAGGGCATTGATTACGTTCGTAAAGGAACTTTCGTTGTGTCCACCATCAGAGAGGAACACCCAGTTCCAAAGACCGCAATTCTTGTTGTTATCGAAGAGCTTCTTGGTTTCAACAACAGGGTTTACGAAGTCCGTACAACCCATCGGAACAAGGAACTTGTCGATAGCGTCCTGCAACATCTTAAGTTCGGTCGGAGTATTGCACTTAGCCATTTCCTTGAGGACAAAGCATTCATGCTTCCCTGCAAAGGCAATGATAGTGATTGTGTCCAGATCGGCGATAGTCGAGGACAGACGATTCTTGAGCTGCTTACGCATTTTCGGGAGCGTGTCATACATAGATCCCGAAATGTCACAACAGTAAACATGGTTTACTGGTTCAGGCTTAAGAACCTTCTTGGTTTTCTTGGTTTCGACGCTATGCTCGGTGAGATAGAGTCGTGTGTCAATCTTAAAGCTTCTACTAGATAATGCTTTATTTGCCATGATATTATACCGTCAGCTGTTGGATTTGCTTGTCTCTTTCGCTGACAAAAGAGGCAAGGTTTGTCGGAATGACAAATTTCTCTTTCTGTCCGATATTAAGTTCTTCGTGATAGACATATTTATCATTAAAGAGAATGCTCATCGGATCCTTGTCCTCGTTATCGGTCATATATGCGATAACTCGTTTAGCCTCATGGTTGATATCTTCCTGTGATGGATAGGTATCTTCAGTTGGCGTTTTGATACAGCCTAGAGGATTACCGGACTTAAGAACCTTACCTAAGGCAATAGCTCTTTCCCAGTCATATCTCTCTATCATGCACTTCGGACAGTTTTCATTAAATGGAATAAATCCTAGCATGGCTAGCCTAGACCATTCCAAAGGAATCTCGTATTCTTTTTTACAAAATTTACACGTTCTTTTCATACAACTCTATTTTGATAAAGGAGTTTAACATGGAAGATACAGAAATGCACGCTCCGTCGAAGAATTTCGATGCAATTCGTGATCTCGTTAACCTGCTTGAAGATGTTCAGCAGCAGTTTAGAATTTGGCACTGGAATACTAAAGATTGGATCCATCTTGCCACTGAGGAAGTTTACAAGGGATTGATTAATCCCATGGATGGTCTTGCAGAAAGTTACAGAGTGATGTCTGCAAAGCTCTATACAAGAGGAGAAGCCAAGCCTACCTTTGAAGCTGACTTTGATGTAACGAAGGCTAGACTTGTCTGCAATACTACCATTGCACAGCTCAACAAGATCGCTAAAGAAATCGGTGATGAAGGTATCAACGGTTACGTTGGCGACTGTGTACAACTATTGCGAACCTGTCTCTATAAATTGATGTAAAATAAAGTCTGATCGAAAGATCAGACTATTTTATTTCAGAATCTTGAAGTCCTTTTCAATAATGATTATCTTGAGAGACTTTCTAATTGCTGGGGCAATGTCGTTTGCTAGTATAGCTTCTGCCATTCCTTTTTCTGCAAACAATGTTGCATTCTTTGGGTCTCTAACAAACTTCACAAACGAACCGTCTTCAAGAGATACCAAACATTTTCCGTCGGCCTTTTCAGCGATGGCATAGAAGTGGTCTGGTAGATTTATCGGACTTTCTACCGGGCTAAGATATATTTTTGTTGGCATATTGTCTCCTTGGCTAGATAATTATATGCAATTAAATATACCGCCATGCAACTGGCTCAACTGTTTCAGCCACAGATGTCTGGATAGGGCGATGAATCTTGTATTCATCGAACGCATCAGAATAATAACCAACAGTCTCGACTACCTTCCCGAAAGTCTCATCCTTTTCCTTGGATACGTATTTAATGAGAAGCCAAACACCAGGCATAGGCTTATCGTTTTCGAAATATGAATGCCATATCAGGACATTTGGCGTTACAGTAGTGTTTGGTTCGCTCATATAGGCTCCTTACTTTTTGATTTCGTAGTACTTGTTTCTGACGAGGATATCCTGAGTACCACCATACAGGAAGGTGATTCTAAGGTATTCTCCATTGTTAATCTTTTCGATTTTCTTCACGTCATCAAGGTGATGGTATTCACAGTCATAGTTCTTTTCCTTGCATACCATAATGACGATGGGCTTGGCAAATGCCATAGAACACAGAAGGGAAATGATAAGAATAAGCTTCATAATTAACTCCTTACAAAGTAAAGTTTAGAGGATCAACAGATAAAAAATAATCTCAGCCTTGGCTGAGATTATAGATTTACGTTTTTGCGTACTTTCTTAAAGAAGGTGCGCACTGATTGACAGATGGCTTTAACTCCTTAACAATTTCAACCATTTTCTTTGGATCTGATGGATTAAAGAGATACTGTTTCTGTACTACTGTTTGAGGAGCGTCAATAGTGTCTTCATTAAATATGAATAACAGTTTGTAGCCGTCGTCATAGAGCTTCTTATTAATTGCTAATTGCGCCTTGCTTCCTTTTTCTTGAATCAGGAAGAACTCGGATGAGCTCAACTTATCCGAAAATTTAGTCGTTAGCATCTCAATCTGTTCCATTACTTTATCAACCCCATACTTGGGAATAAGCTTCAATTCTACCATATCATCGTCTAACCAAAGACATGTGTGGTCAGAGAAGTAGTATATGCTAGTCTTATCCAAGAAAGATGCAAAGACTAATTTGGAGAGAGGCTTCTTCAACGCTTCTCTCACTGTAATTTTTCTGGCTGGTTTGGTAAAAATTTTGACATCGATCATAAATAAATTCCTTCTATTGGAGAGTTTTTAAAAAAGAAAGGCGGTAATACCGCCTTAATTTAATCATCTTCATCTTCGTCAATGAGACTATCTTCGTCATCTTTTTCATTGACTGTTCCAAGAATACATTTTGCGGCATCCTTGATTTCGTCACGATATTCAGAATGATAGCGTCCATTAGCGTAGAGCATAGGGTTAGCGAGGATATCTTGCTTGAACGATTCTCGACAGTAGTCAAGAAAGGTCTTGCTAGCCTTCTTCCCATCTTTGTAGTGCTTGAGCATCAATTCAAAGGTAGCTTTGAGGATTTCCAAGTCTTCTAGTTGAGACTTCATGAATTCTTCAAAGACTTCCTCATGAAAAGGTTTGTCAAATGAACATGCGACTAGACCATTTGTCCAAGATTCTATATCACGGTATTCGCCCGACCGTTCAATGGTCTCGAAGTCTATTCCTTTAGGAAGCTTCACCTTCTTTAAGGTGAAGTACAGAGAGAAAAGATCGCCTATAGTGATAGGTTTATCTTTGCTATCCTTCTCCGGGAATATAGAGAAAGCTGCTGCCTTGAGAAAGTCTTCAGGATCAATCTTTGTTGCTTTGAAGACTATCCTGCCATTCTTAGCAGTAATCTTGATATCCTTCACTTTCCTAGCAACATCATAGTACTTCAAGAATTTCACGTCTGGAAAACCTGACCATTCCGGATGCCATGCATTCTTTTCTCTTATACAGTCAAACCTGATACCTTGGCGCTTGCTAACCTCCGCATATACTTCAGATGGAGTAATGTTTGTAAAAAGTTCATACCCATTGGTAGGCATGATATCCTTGCAAACGACTTCTCCCTTAGCTATGAGGACATTATTCTTATACTCATAGGTAACACTTTCCTTGTATACTGAGGCAAGGCACTTGGAATCTTCTATGATGAATTTGGTTTTGTACTCTGTACGGCTGAATGCTGCATCCACAAAGTTTGCAACCTTTTCAGCATTCACCATCTTTTCATCTAAAGATGCTGGCATCAATGCGACCACCTTCAAAGGATAGACCACTACCGACTTCTTCTTGAAAATTTCAACGAATTCATCAGCATGAGCCAACACAAAGTTGGCGATATCTAGCTCCTCGTATCCGTGGCTAACTTCTGCACATTCCTTATCTCTACCCTCTTCCAAACAGGAAAAGGGATCTTGCATATCACGATATGCAGACATCGCATTAACAGTCAGCATTAGCTTGAGTTCTTTGAACTCAAACACCTTCGGCTTAACAGCCTCGGCATCAGTCTTCGTAGTCTTCTGTTTTGTCATTTGTTACTCCCTCTAAGTCTGACTCAATACGTTTTAGTTTAGCTTCATTATAAGAAACGCCACCAGCGCCGCAGATCTTGTTTACTTTATCATAAATAGTCTTAGGATACTTCCTTAATTCACATTCCACATTGCGTCTGGCTTCTTTGATAACATTTTCTGCTTCAAAGATTGACATTGTAGAATCTATGGTTACAGTTCCTACGTCTATATCTTCATCATCATCTTCAAGACCGATGGACGATTCATCTATTTTGCTAAGGATCAGCGTAGCTAAGTCATGAATCTTAGGATTCCTAGAAAGCATCATTCTGGCGAATGTATTTTCGATCTTGAACTCCTCTCCGGTGAACTTGAACGGATTGGTGAACATAGCTTCTTTGAACATATCCTGAGCATACTTGATAACTTCAATGTTCTTAGACTTAAGCTCTTCGAGAAGATCCTTCAGTCCGTTGAACATCCTTGCAGCTCTTTTACAAGCCAACAAGCAATCCTTAACATCCCTCAATGCTGATTCAGTATTGTACCATGTTGAGCACAACTTGAAGTATACATTAGAATTAAAGCACGAAACGTCATCATTGAAAGTAATTTCAGCATCCTTGTCATTCTTGCTATAGTGCAGATCAACGAACTGATTCAGACGTTTATCATTACATACAGCAGTCAGAACAGAGATAACTTCAGAAGCAGATGGAGCCTTTGAGTCAAACAATGATCCTGCGGCAGCTTCTATAGCCTTTTCAATATCCATCTCGGACTTGGGCAGGAAGAGAAGCTCAAAATCGCCTCTCATTTCTGAATTGGTAGCGGGATTAATAGTGAAAATATTCGGGTTTGCAAAGTATACATACAATCCCAGATATACGCTATCATACGGAAAGAGATCCCACATTCTATAATCTGTGTTACGCCAGCCATCCTCTGTAGTCCTGAATTTCATTTCGCTATCTCTTGAGGATTGTCTCATACGTTCCCTAGAGAATGTTCCAAGATATGTCTTTTGCTTAAAATTGTCAATATCCTGCCTTTTGAATTCAGAGAATATTAAGTCAGCCTGAGCAGAGATGGTATAGGGATTTTCTATCTTCCCGACGACATTTTCGATCCTATTATTGCAAGACTCGAAGGGAAGGTTAAATGGCTTTCCAAGAGCCTTCTCTCCGGCAACCGTACGAACAGCTTCACGAAAGGCACCATTAAGGTAGCTTTCACTAGTTAACTTCGTCTTCAGTTTATCGCTGACAGGGAATGGGAAGCATACGTTAAAACGCATCTTGATAAAGATTTCTTCATCTCCGTTGGAATCGACGATAGCCTTTGTTATCTCATTGAGCTTTTCGAAATCCTCCGGTCGGATTCTTTTTGTGAGAGGAGAATAGTTTCTGCCATAGGTTATCATGGCTGATTCCATTATCGCTTCAATCTTCTGTTGGTCGGTATTTGGATCAAGACCTAAAAACAGTCTACAAGTGTCCATTGTAAAGAATAGTTCTGCAAAAGAATATTCTTTCATTTTGTCTCCTTGGTTAAGAATAATTTATAGTCATTCTTTTATATATAAATAAAAGACAATAAAAATATCAGTCTATCACTCGATAGACTGATATAAACGCACAGAGAAGAACATACCAGGTTAGAACTGTGCGTATTTTGCGAACCACAATAACGGGAAAAAGGAAACGAACCCGTCATTTTTAAGTTAGCTTCATTCTACAAGGAGATGAAATGGCTGATGCGACAAACATAACTGAAGCTCCAAAGACATTATTTTCATTGTACTTCGAAACTCAGATCTTCCAAGATCTGTCGTGTGTGAAGACTAGATATGGTGCCACATACTTCCATGATGGCCTTTACATTAGACAACGGGAACACTCTACTATACATATAGGAGATAATCTAGATAACCTCGCTGATCATTCTTCATACACCTTCCAGCACTTAATGAAAGTGATCAATGGAGAAGAATTTCCAATAGAGATTAGCGGCTTCATGCATGCTATTCCCAACAAGAATTTTTCTTCTAAGGAAGAAGCTTTCGATGAAGGATCCAATATACTTAGATTCATAACTAGTGGTGCTATGAAGATCTTTATAGAAGACCATGAAGTGACTCTAAAAGATCCTATGATCGTACCAATCCATCGTTCTGATGATGATTTCAAGAGGGGAAATATAATCTATATTAATTTCAGAGGCTTTGCAACTGCAAGACTTTGTAAGCCGATAGAACCACTTCCTGAAGAGTCAGTAAGGCGCAGATTCTCGAAAACAAAGAAAATCCACTTAGACAATATCAATGACATCTTTCTATTAATGTCAAACATAAATCTTCTTAGTCTCAAGGATGGAAATCAATACGGAGCAATTTCTGCAACCTACTGCAAGCTAGAGGAGTCCGACGAAACTTTTGCGGATATCAATTATTGGTTAAGGAATCATATGATGTCACGTCCAAGAGATATAGGACTTCTGTATTGTGCTATCAGAGATTTGGATAGTTCTATATACAATCCGGTTGACTACTATCCGACATTCAAGAAAACCCTTAACTCTGAGACTATTAATAAGGTTATCACGGATATGATAGAACTCGATAAAGATACTGAAATGATCGTGAGATGCAGCCAAAAGCTTATAGATGACTATGAAAAATATCTTGATAATGGAAAGAAAAAGAATAAGACAGAAGAGACTATATTGTATTTCGTATCTCTAACTGTCAATAATCAAATAGAACTTCATCCGTTAGAGGTTAAAGCCATAATAGCTAAACTCTCTAACTCCAAGGAAAGTTCTAATATCTTCGCAATTATAGACAAACGTATTTCTAGTGTTGACGTTCTTGCCGAAGATGAAGAAGACTAAAAAAGAAAAGCGGTCTAGCCGCCTTTCTTTTTTTTTCTAGCTTTCAGCTTCAGACAGGAGCTTAGTTGCAACAAGCTTAAGTCCTTCGCTATACTTGCTGTACATCATCGGGTTCTTTCTCACCACTTCCTCGATGAATGCCCTACAACATTTTAGTCTATAACGGGTAGCCTCCTTGCCACCGGGGTATGTTTTGGCATTCTCATCCTTCAAGAATATATCCTTTGCCCAGCTATTATTGCTATACAATCCGAATGTCAATTCGAAAAGACCAGTCATGAGAGCAGCATCTTGTTCGCTAACCTTTAGGGTGTTTTTGAACAGTGTAACTTCGTCATCAGACGATGATATCAATGGTATCAACTCGGAAGGTGTATCTAGCAAGTTCTCATAGACGCTCTGTGCAAAGCTGTAGATATTTGTCTTATCAGCACCGCACTTCTTTATGAGCACATTTCTTAATGTAGATGAACCCTTGTTAGACTCGCTGGCAAAATCTCTGAATGCCGTAAAGTATTTCATGATTTTTTCTGGGAAAATATTATACATAACTGTCTCAGGAAATCGTATACCCGGAGTAGCAGCTAGAACTGCGGTTATAATGTACTCTTTTTCCTTATCAGTTTTTTCTACTCGTACTGGTGCATCAAAATTTATCCCTGGCCTGTTAATAAACGGCAGGAATCTTCCCATGTCTCCATTGCAGTCTAGAATAAGTCTGTCGTCAAGATCGTCTTTGAGTATAAAGTCATAGATATAGCCAGGATTATCAGAGTCCTCTATCACAAGAGTATGCGAAAGATAGTTATATCGCTGGCTCATTCGTCCGGCACAAGGAATAATCTTCGGCTCACCCGAAGAATCTGTCTGTATAGTTATGGCGGTTTTAAGCATGAATTCTCCGATAAAAATTGCGATAGCCTAAGCTATCGCTTTATGTTAAAAGACAATGAATACGCTCTTTTGTTTGCGTTTCAGTTCTTCATCGCTCTTACGCTGTTCCATAAAGAACTTCACTACTTCCTCAATAGGAGTCGGTTTGAAGTCAAAGGAGATCGGAGTAAACCTCGGAGTGATGCGTCTGAGCAGATCTTCAGTGAGCCTTGCCTGTCTTTCTTTTTCACGACGACGTTCTTCGCTCTTTTCCCTGGCCTTCTTAATGGCTTCCTGTCTCATGCGGAAGATATCGCACTGCGTCTTCACAATTTCATGCACATCAAAGCCTTCGTCGGCGTCGTTGATGGAATGAAGAATTCTGGAGGCAAGCATCATCTTCTTTGCTTGTTCTTCAAGGTTGTTATAGGTAAGAATGGCAATTTTCTTTTTTGTCTCTACTTCGTAGATAACAAAAGCCATCTTATCCTCGTAGTGTTCAGTCTGGATGAAGTAATTACTCATCTTCCTCTTCCTCTCTTTCGGGGTTAAGTTTACTTTCAGGTTTTGGTAGTGTTTTGTTGAGAAATACCTTTACGCATTTTTTGCATCTAGGTGAATATCTCATTGGCCCATGTGTGCAAGTCCAGCACACATCACTCATTTCTCTAGCAATAGCGTTATATCTTGTGACGGAGAATAAGTCTACTTGTTTAGTATGATTATTTTCTGTACGAACGCCAAAGTAGATTGGGTCTAAAGCTACGATGGACTCTTCTGTCATAGCTCTCCTTCGATCTCTTCTATTTCGAAATCATCTGGATCAAATTCTGAAATTCGTTCTATAACAGTGTTTTTAGAAATTTCTTCTGTCCATCCCTCATAGGCTAAGGTGAGATCTTCATCATGAAAAATTCGCAGTACGTAATCTTCATGCGCACAATCCCAAGAAAACTGATAAAGGTATTTCCGCATTTGTCACCTCGCCATCATTTTATATATTGTTCTCTAGCTGATCTTTCTTTGCTTTTTCTTTTTCAAGAAATTCAGCTCTATAAGTTTTGATGGCGTTCTTACGGTCTTCAGTCCACCACCGTTCTTTGCTATTCTCTAATGCTTCAATGAACTTCGGATCTCTCCTACGTTCACGCATTCTTTCCGAGTTTGCCTTAGCAAATTCTGGGTTTTGGTGCTGTGCAACCATCTTGCACTTCATAGAGCAGAAAATGGTATACCCAGTACCGATGGACTTAAACTGAGAAGGCTTTCCGCAGATTGGGCAAATCCCTTCCGACTTCCGAATTAGATACTTGTCATAGTATTCCTTCGGTGTCATGCCATGTGACTGGCAATGGTTAGCCAATGACCTAGCACTTTTAAACATCCTTTTGCATTCTTGGCATTGAAAGGCAGACATGATAATTCCTTATTTACGATAATAGTGTTCAGCTACAGCTACGGCTGCTGTATAAATAGTTTCGTCAGCAGAGCATGGGAAGATCGGCTTCCATTCTAAGACTCCCTCATTAGCCTTTGCTTTGCTGTTACAGATATAAACCTTTTCACCTACCTTGATCTTTACTAGATCTTCAGAGATGAGGTTCTTAAGCTTCATTTCTATTTCAATGGTTCCAAGGCTTTCGTAGATAGGCGCAAGCCTTTCACGCTTACTGGTGTCTACGATAACATAACCGCAGATATCAAGCTTAAAGTGTCTCAACCCTGCAGGGTCTTCCATATTGAGATACTCATAGTCAAGCCTAAGATTGCTATTGAAGTTCGAGTAGAACATGTTCACATTATTTACAAGATTCTCAAGATTAGCCTCGACATCCTTGAAAGCCATAGCTCCATTGAGTTTCTTTTTCAAATTGTTGTTCTTGTAGAAGGCAACGAAAGACTTCTCTTCATAGCCGAGTTTATACTTTACCATGAAAGCTGTACCAATGACGGAAAAATCAATTATTACACTGCTGAACCTTTTCCTGAGATTGTGAGCCTTAGTAAAGACCTTACCGAGATTGATATCTTCTTTTACTCTACTTTCCTGTGGAAGCTTGATCTTGTCAGTTATGAAATCCTGCATATCCTTATTTTCAATAGGAAGAACATGAATATCACGAGGAGTAGAATTGAAGGCACAATCCTCTGGTCTACAGATGAAATTCAGCCTTATGTACTGTTCGTAGCTAGGAGTTCCTACATGAACATATGCTACATTATCTATGTAATCTTCCGAATGGTATGTATAGTAGATTAAGTACTGAGCAGGACTTCCTTCACAGGTATGGTACTTTTCTAAATAGTCCATGACATGATTATTGAAATTCTTCTCGACATATTCCTTGCGTTTCAGCAGATAGTAGTCTGCCGAGAAGAAGACCTTATAGATAAAGGCTTTGATTAGTTCCCACATAGTTTATACTCCTCTGAATAGTCCTCGACTTCGGGCTCGTTCAGTCCGATCAATTTATTTTCGGATAAGCCATAAGTGATCAATTCGTCTTCAAGTGCCTTGTATCTCATAGAGTCGGCAAAGTCGTTGTTCTTACGACCCAGACGGTAGTTCTCGTGGACTTCTTCAATGATTTGGTTATTGTATTCATTCAGTTCAAGTGCAGAGCGTTCATCCAGATTGCGGTAGAAGCAAGCTCTAAAGTAATTCTTGAAGTGATACTTTCCCGGTTCCTCGGAAAGTTTCTGAACGAGATTAATGATACCATCATTCACGTTCTCAAGGATCTCACTGGAGTCTGAATTAAGTTTAAAATTACGTTGTGCAGCTACAAAATAGTCAGAATCAAACGATGTGACATCCATCAAGAAAAATCCTGAATCTTTTTTAGCATTCTTTAATTCACGTAGAGTCTTGACCTTGTGTTCTTTAAAAATGGTCTGAATACGGTTTACGCCGATCTTCGAAGTATTCTTGCCGTTAGCAAGATCAAGCTTCAAGTCCTTTAGCTTCAGAATGATATTCTTTTCGGTATCAGTTCTGTATAAGCACTTGTCAGAACCTTGCTTGATGATTCCGTTATCACAAAGCTCGGCGAAAAGCATTCCGTTATACACGCCATTAGATAGAGAACGGTCGATCTCTTTATTCACAAAGGTCTTTCTAGTAACCATTTTAGGAACGGAAGCTTTCTGTACATTTTTGAGTTCTAAAATTCTTTCCTCGTGATCATGCTTTCTGTTAACCTTATGATATCTATAGAAATTTAGCTCTTCTACATTTCCTTTGAGTAGACCGAATACAAACTCTGGGACAACTAGTCTGCGGAAGCCTTCATATGCCCTATACATGTTGTTTATGAAAGTCACAACAAGGAAAAACAGATTTCTGTTGGACAATTCTCCTCCGCTAGTCTCGACAGCATAACTGATATTCTCGATCATATGCTTCAGGGCTACACGGATTTCTCCAAGGATATAGGAATAGTCTGCATGGTAAGACTTAGAGTAGCCGAATTTAGAGGCGCAAGATTCAAGTCTTTCCATAAGTCGATCATATAGAGCTTTGCACCTACGCAGTGTATCAAATCTTCCTTGTTCATCATCGTAGGTAACGAATTCGGTAGACATGTTCAAAGCAAACTGGTTAGTAGTCTTATACCTTGCAAGAGCTACAGAGAGCCTTACTAGCGGATCGTCACGGTCAATAATAATGTCCGAATTAACCATATCGTAATCTGGAATCTCGTTCATCACTCTAAGTTGCACACGACGGTCATACACGATAGGCGTAAATGTATCTTCAAAGCGTTTCTCGGAAACAAGATTCCTGACCATTTCTCGGTCATTCATTTCTATTCTCTTTACAAAGTCACTAAATACAGGATTGGACTTCCGATCATGTATCTTCTTAGCAAATTCGATTAGCATATTGTCTCCAGTGGTGGTTCATTTTTAAGTTCGGAAACAATGTTTTGTATTCTTCAATAAAAAGTCCGCTAAACCAGCGTTTAGCGGATATTAATTACTAATGATGTGTCGGTTTCTTAGGCTCTATCTTTGTCGATAGTGAAGCCTTGGCTACCTTTCTAATCCTAGCCTTTTGAGTGCTCTTGGACACCTGACCTTGAACCTTGATGGTCATCTTTCCGGTCTTACGGTTCTTACTCACCCTGAAGCCAGACTTCTTCTGTAGCTCTCTAACCTGTTTCTTAGCTTCATTATACTCATCAAGCTTCTTCTGGAAAGACATAAACTTGCTAAGGAGCACAGTTAAGTTAGCCTTACCCTTGGAGAGTTCCTTAAGAGCCTTCTTGAAATGGTACTTGTTTTCCTGAAGCCAGTAGCACACGAACATGATAGACTTTTCAAAGCCGAACAATGCTTCCGGGTTTCTAGTTTCAGGAGCCTGTTGCCAGAAGATAGGAGGGAACTTTCGTTCAAGCCAAGGTACGGTCATGCCTTTTTGCTTTGCAACATAAGCATATGTAAAAGCAAAGGAAGGCATGTTGGTCATGACTCTAACTTCGCTATCAAGAATAGAATTAGAGTTATCATCAGGGCTTGGAATAACCTCAATAACCGTATCATAGTATACCTTAACCTTCTGATAGAATTTTTCAGACATTACCTTAAAGAACAGAATCCAACCCTCACCGGACGGTCTGTCATATACTGTAAGCTCGAAGCCGCCAATACCTTCCTGAAGCGCCATTCTGCGTTTCAGGTCATTGATTACGGTATATCTGGCAGCAACGTTTCCAGTACCCTTACCGACCGGGTTGTTCAATAGTTCCTTGAAGGTCATGGTTTACTCCTAGTAGGCTTTTTGCAAGGTTAGAGCCAAGTAGACTGCAATAGCTCTTTCTATATTTAGTTTCGTAGCTGCTCTTGTAGAGGTTCTATATGTATCCGAAGATGCTCTTGCCATTTTTCCAATACTATCGAACAATTTCTTAAACACAATGTCCTTATTAGTCTTCTTAACAAGAGTCTTGGATACGAGAATACCGAAGCCTTTAGCCTTGATGAACCTAAGCTCAAAGTCCTTCAGTGTTCTAGAGAAGTAGTCAAGGCAGCAGATGATAAAATCCTTGGCATCCTGAGTGTTGGAAACTTTGATTCGCTCCATCATGCCCATGATAGCCTTATCGGAAATACCGATAATCATCGAAGCAGTAAGTTTGCACAATACAGGATCAATATCATTCCTAATAAAAAACATCTCAAATTTCGTAGCCGCTTTCTGTATTGATCCAGAGGCTGTTTCGATGTCTTTTGTGTATTCTTCTCCTTCTTCGTCAACAGCATCTGAACTAACAGCATTTAAGAAATTTCCTTCTTCAAAGTTACGATAGTATACGGTAGAGATATTCTGAATAGAAAGGTTCAGCTTGTTTCTAGAAGAGGAAGGATATAGCCAGATGTCAGAATCCTTAGATTTCAACAAAGCACTTCCGTTCTTCTTAATCATTGCATCGGAGCAGTAGATGAGGAGCTTAAAGACACTTCCAAGCTTTCTAAGAAGAAACTTGTCGCTAATGTTGTTTACTGTATAAACCATAGCTTCCTCTTTAATGCCTTGAGGGAAGTACTTGTTAATCATCTTTTCATAAAGCCAGATAAAGAAGAATACAGATATCAGGTTGGCAGTCTTCATGTCCTTCATGGCGATGAGCTGTCTGATAATCATAGTACAGCCCAGATACATCGGAGCCTTGTACATGACCATACCAGCCTTGACATTCTTCTCATTAGTATTCTGAATAGCGTCTGCAATAATGTCTTTATCAGTACCACAAAGCTCAAAGAATTCATCCTGATCTTTAACGGTGATCAGGGTATTCGGAATCGTAAAGTAGGTCTTGGAGAGGGCATCGCTATTAATCGATATCCTGTTTTTGACAAATGTTTGAATCTTGCTAATCTGTCCGGGCTTCTTCAAAGCTCTAGTAATGGATGGCGCAAGTTTCACAAATTCTGCATCAGATGCCATGATCAAATCTCCTATTTCATAGAAGAGTTTTGGTAGCTTAATTTTTATTTTCTTTCTATAAATAGAAGAAAAAAAAATAAAGCGGATTTCTCCGCTTTACAGTCTTCTTAAATCTAGCTTTTTGTAGACGTGCTTTATCTGAGAGGCTTCTACTCCAAAGTCCTTTCCCAAAGTATTCCTCATAATGGCTATTTTGTAGCCGAGGATCTTAGGAAATTTCAATTCTCGTAGTTCCTTTATGATGTACTCGTCTGCAACATCGTTATCTGCAAATATAGAAATCTTCTGATCAAGATACCCAAGTTCAGTAAAGAAGTCAATGATTTTTGCCGGACTCTTTCCGAGACAAGCAGCAAACACATGATCCTTTCTTAGACTGGGAAACTTGTTGTAGATGCCGATAAGGTCAAAGATTCCTTCTGCTATAACCAGATTCAAGGATGTTTCCTTTAAGTCCAGTCTAGTCTTGAAACAGTACATTCGCTCGCTCTTCTTTTGAAAGCGGACTTCCTGATACCGTTCCAGACCTTCTCCTTCTTCGGTATTACGGCAGATTAAGCCATGACAACCGGAGTCAGAGAATATAGCAAAATGGTCTGCTAAGTCCTTCATCGTTTCTCTCTTTGCAGGTAATGTCACAATCCTATTTACTTTCCAGAATTTCCTCAAGTCAGGGATGATCCCAAACTTTTCCAATTCTTCATTGGAGAATTCAACGTTAAACCTTTCGAAGATATACTTGGAAGTTATAGAACTGCGATCCTCATTAGTGATAGGCGGCACTTTCAGTTGAGCCGATAGACCTTTTACGATGCTTTTGATGTTGTCCTTTCTTATTTCGGAATGCTCTGCAGCAGATGCCTTGACAGCCTGTTTGTTTTGCTTCAACGCTTCTTCAATCTCCGGCGTAATCTCTACATCGTACATCTTGAGAAAGTCAGCATTAATAGCTCCACTCCAGTTACATCTAAAGCATTTATACAGGAACGGATAATTCCTAGTAATAGAAAGATGTGCGTGATCCTGTTTGTCAGAATCGCCGCACTCTCGGCATCGGATTATACGATGATTTCCTCCGTCAGTAATCTGAGTAAATTCATCATACGCATCTAACAATGCTCGTTCGATAATATGCATATAGCCTACACAATGAGTTTAATGAACATCAATAGATTCTGTTCAAGAATTTCAAGATTGATTTCCTGATCTTCTCCGTCAGGATCCGTATAAGACGTTCTAAAAGCTAATTCAAAAATTCTTGTAATGGGGTTGGCTTTATCGGCACGTTCCCCGATGATGCTGCTAACTTGAGAGACAACTTCTTTGTATCGCTTCTCCTCTCGGATATACGACAACCGCTTATCCAAAGCTTTTTCCTTGGCAGCAGTCATAGTTGCTCGTTCAGCTACTTCAGCGTACATGAGCTTAGACAGTTCGTGCATATGGAACTTTTCCAGAATTACGATAATCAAGCTAATGATGTAGGAATACTTTTCCTTCGTCAAAGAGTTGATAATCTCCATAGAGGAAACACATTTACTCATGATTGAGAATAGGACGATGTTACGCTCTTCAGTCGGCCTGAATTCCTGAATAGGAGCTTCAATGTCAACATGATATGTGCGTTTTATTCTTGCTATTGCATCATCGATCGCAAAGTCTTGTTCACAGAGTAGGAACTCGTCATGCTCACTATAGTTTCCAGACTTATCAAACACTGAAGCACTATCAGCATCAAGCAAACTATTGAAGGAGCTGTACTCCTTCGGAAGCTTACTTCTGAAACTGAAAGACAGCTGTCGCCTTAACACGACATACAGGAATGTAATCACATTTTCTGTGAGCCTTAGCTTCGGAATAATGTCCGTTATCACCCTACTGTAGATTGCATGAATCTGCTGAGACTGACTCAAACCTACGTTACTTAAATAGCTCCAGATGAGCATATCAGTGTACTCGGTTGAAGCAACCCTAGCAGATACCAGCCTGTGCAACTTGTTTTCAAGCTTTACAGGACGGTCATAACAGGTGGCAGAAATTTTCTTTAGAATCTTAAGGAAGAACTCGGCAAGACACTCTCCGCAGTCTCCAAGCTTTTCATTCTCTCCGTAAATTCCAAGTATTATAGGAGAGATGAATCGATACAGATATGCGGCGGTCAATAGACCAATAACATGATCTCTATGCCAGATCAGTTCTTCATTAGGCGTTGTGATTCTAGTCTCAACCTTGTAATTTTCATCACAATACTTGTACACCGTCTTCAAGATCGGATCTATGATAAGCTCTAGAGACTCTTCTAGAGATACAAGCGAAATGATTTGATGATTTACAGATTGGTTTAGCAAATTAGCGATAGTCAGAAGAAGCTCAACCTCATCTACCTCGTCAATATTCAGGATCTCAGCCCAAGTTTCTGCAATGTCTGCACACTGGTTACTATAAACCCTTTTCTTGTTAAAGGTTAGATTTTCGATGGCTTTATTTTCAACTCCAGTAATCGCACATAACCCACTCAGCTTTAGGCCGGATGAAGTTCCATTGATCACTAGACTTACTTCTTCTTTTGTTTCGTCCATCTGATTTTTCTCCTTGCGGTTCTGTATATAATATACAATCTCTGATGGTTCTTTCCTTAGTTTATAAAAATTGCAATAAAAAGTTCTTTAAATAATCTTATAAAATAAAAAATAAAAATCTTAAAAATTAGTATTTAAAGTTAGTATAACTTATAATTGCTAAAGAAAATCTTTAAAGATTTTCTTTTCTTCTTTTGCCTCTTTTCTTCTTTTCTTTTTGAAAAATTACGGTACATAGATATTCCACAAATAACTTAACTAAGGAATGAACCAAACCAGGAGTAACTATGACACATGAAGAACGTAAATCAAAGCTTGAACGTCATGAAATGGCCTTATCTATTTCTATCGCTAGAAACCTTGCCAGAACTCAGGTTCATACACTGATCGAGATGTACGCCAACTTTGCAGTATTGTATGGTGAACGGGAAAGCTTCCTTAGCTCGATCTTCTCTTTCGGAAAGAAGACCAAAAATTACTGGCTTAATATCAAAATCCATGGTATCATTGTACTAGCTAAAGATAAGTACTATGCTAACATACGTACGGCTATTCCGTACGACTATGAGGCATACTTTAGGGCGTATGACTACTATCTAAGAATTGCCCTTAAGAGCGACAGGGTAAACTACCTTAAGGGCTTCAGAGATTCCGCACCATCGGACAAGTACCTCGATTATGCTATCGCTTATATCGATAGATTCTATTCTGGTAGAGACCAATATTTGAGCGAATGTAGCTTCTTTAAGTACAAAGTACCCTCATATAAGAAGCAACAAGCCATCAAGAAAAAACTCCTTGAAAGATGGTGGAAATAACTTTTCAATAATAAACTTAACCAAAGGAACAATATGACAATAGATGAAGAACTCCGTCTAGACCCTTGGAAGGGTCGTCGTGGTGAAGGTGAATACAAACCGCAGTTTAACTCTTACGAGAACCTGCCGTTTACACAGATTCTTTCCGCAATTTCTAAGATCCTTGAGAAGTCTTTTGGCCCTCATGGTTCTACTACCATCATTGAAGATGTGCAGCTCCACCATAAGGTATCTAAAGACGGTTATACCATTCTTCGCAGCCTTACATCTCCGAATGATCTCGAACGTGTAATCTTGGAACTGATTAAGAGAACCAGCTTGCGTCTTGTAAGGACAGTTGGCGATGGTTCTACTTCTGCAGTCATCTGTGCTGCTAAGATTGCCGAAGGTCTTCAGATGTTTATGGAGAAATATGACGGTCTTTATCGTGGCGATATTACTGCCGCACTTGAAAAGATTTCTGAAGAAATTCAGAAGCACATCAAGGAAGAAGTCTACATGGTGGACGAAGCTAAAGAAGAGGATTGGAATAAGATCCGAGATGTAGCTATCGTCTCTACCAACAATAACATCGAGGCAGCTAACCTTATTACTGACGTGTATAAGAAGGTTGGTAAATTTGGTGTTGTGAATATTCAGCGTGGCGATAGCCCCAAGACTACGGTTGACTACAAGAGTGGTTTTGAAATGTACCGTGGTTACGTCGATGAATGTTTCTGCAATGTTAAGCAGGATGATAAGAAGTATGTGGAACTCAGGAACACTTATGTGCTTATGTACGATGGCGCTCTTGGCACTACCGAAATCCAGAATCTTGCTGAAGTGATTAATTCTGTAATCAGTGGTTTCGGTGGATCTATCCTTATCATCGCCAACAACTATACCCCTGACGTGATCCAGTTTGCTAAGGAAAATGTAATTCGTACTAAAGGAGCGATGCCGATCTGCCTTTGCGCTCATGGCACTGGTTCCACTCAGGGTAAGCTCCACTTCAGTGACATTGCAACATACTTGAATGCACACCCGATCGAATATCTCGCTAAGGTTGAAAACCTTGAAAAGACCGTATTCAGGAATGGCGCTATCGATGCAGAAGCACTCCGTTACCGTCTTGGGTTTGCAAAGAGGGTTGTTATCACCGACATGAGTGCTACTTTCTTTGAAGGTCAGGGCATTGATTCTCCGGAATATAACGAATTGAAGAATAGCCTTGAAAAGAAGATCAATGAACTTTCTTCTTCCGAAGGTCATATTGACTTCGACAGTGAACTTGGTGCTCTCAAGGTTCGTTATGGTCGCCTCTGTGCATTCTCTGCTGTGATTACCGTAGGTGGCCCGTCCAAGGCAGCTATCGGTTCATTTGCAGACCTTGTTGAAGATGCTGTTCTGGCCTGTAAGTCTGCCTTGCAGTTTGGTGTTGTAGCAGCAGGTAATACGATCATTCCTATTGTGCTATATAAGGAAGGCATTGAAACGAAGATTGCAACGGCGGTCATGAACGACAAGTCGCATCAGACAACCCTGAACTATGAGCAGATTCTGGAACTCATAGAAATCATCAGAGAATCCTTCTGTGTCGTATTCCAAGTATGCTGTCAGAAGCCTCTCGAAGATATTAAGCAGATGTTTAAGGAACGCAAGCTCTGGAACATTCGTGCTAATAGGGCCGAAAGCATTGATACTACGACAGTTCTTAACTCTGCAAGGACTGATAAAGAAATTATCTCCGGTGCTTTGTCTGTTGTATCGTTAATTGTTACTTCTAACGGCTTCCTGTTCTGTCCTAGGTTAAGCTAATAGAGTTTCAATAACATATAAAATAGTGACTTGTCTACGAATAAGTTCAGGAATGGGTCAAGGCTTTTGGAAATTCCTATGATCCATTCCTGTTTTTAAGTTTCTAAAGACGACGTTCTAGCTTATGCCATCCAGAGATTTAGCCTATCTGGAGCAGCCTTCTTAGCAGCAGGTTTCAGCTAGCTGGTTATGTTGTGAATCCAGACTCCTTAGTCGTCTTTCGGGAAGACCATAGTTCTTGGCCTGTGGTCTTCCCCATCGTTTGCACACTACCACAACACAAACACACGGTAACGTGCATGGCTGATTCCCTCAGCCATTCGTGCCGAATTCACTAACTGTTAGTAAGCATGACGCCATAATCATGTCGAATTCAGATGTGACAGTAGGCACGAAGAACTTACCTCCCTGAGTAGTACTAAAATAGTACTATGGTTAAGAAGGCACACTTCATACAACAGTTCTTCTTCCATTTCTGATGTACTGAAGTGTGCTATCCTTTTAAAAATGTTGGCAAGATAACGGTGTTGCAAAGGAGCCAGAGCCTTACCCTTCGCGGTGGTTAGACGAGTGCCAGATCGCTTAGGACACTTGAACGTGCGTTAGGTTAACCATTCCTACGTATATTGGCAGACCATGGGATCCCGACCTGCCCCAACAAAAAATTTCATCTTCTAAAAAGGCTCTGTCAGGGTTTGTTCATTTTCCTTGGCAGAGCCTAAAAGTTTTTAGTTACCTAGAAGACCTGCGCAGTGTTTTCCACTTCTAGGTAACTTGTGTTTCATGATTGGAGAGCCCCTTGCTGCAGATGTGCTGCTCAAGGGTTTTTCATGATGTGTCGCAAGACACTCTACCGATGATTGTTGTGCTCATCCTTCGTCGGTAGACGAACTTAATAATGCTGTCTGGATATTATGCTTACAGTGTATAATACTACCCCTACACCCAGACAGCAATCTCACTGGTCACTGTCGGATTGCCGCTTGATCACCGTGAAAGGGGGGCCACGTGGATTTTTGAATCTACGTGGCTCTTTTTATTTCGCAATTCAGCTAACTATTTTATTGAACAGAATTTTAGACCGGAGGACATCGGAAAAGCTTTGTGGGCTAGTGATAGATTCACAAATGTACGTCAGACCGTCCGATGCGAGAGACAACCCTAGGATTTTTGTCTCTTGGGTGCGCCCAACTGTTAAGCCGTCAGCGACGCACTTCCGACTAGATTTTAATGCTCCGATAGCTCAGTTGGATAGAGCAACTGCCTTCTAAGCAGTAGGCCGAAAGTTCGAATCTTTCTCGGAGTACTAAAGGTTACTTAGATACAGCATCTTTGCACGGGCTTGCTGACAGTGCATAAAGGTGTATTCGGTAGTGAGCGATTACAGTGGTAAGCAAGACGCTCTTCAACTGCCTGAGCTCGGCAGTTATACTGAGAACATCGAAGGATTAGAGGCTGGTTCTATCTCTGTTGGCTAGGCACATTCGCTGCTGATTATATGCTCCATTGGAGCTGCCTTCAAAAAAGACGTAGATAGAGCACTTTAATCTGAAGTATCGAACTTGTATGTCACGGTGTGGTACAAGGAGTAACCAGCTTTTTATTTTTCCAACCAACCAAAGGAACCACAACATGATCATTAAAGCAAACAACGAAACATACATTGTGCAATTCCGAAAGGATCTGCACGAACGTGAAACGAAATGCCAAGATAAGTTTCACCGCAATATTACTATTCAGTGGGATGAACTGACCGTGTCCTGCTCTATTACTAAAGTCTACAAGCGTGACAAGCTCCAGAAGACGATCCGTTATGAAGGCATGGCCACTAGTTCCTACATGGATACTATCTCTGTTCCGGTCGGTCGTTGGATTGCTCTTAAGAGAGCAGTGAGCCTCATGCGCCTTCCGTGCGATCAAGCTGCTCATATCATTGACGAAGTCGGTAAGCAGGTGAAGCTCCGTAGCCATCATGCGGACAAGGTTCCGCCCAAGGCTTATGTTGAGCTCAAGTACATCATTCCTAAAAAGGATGAAGCCACTAAGACCAAGAGAGCAGAGCTCAAAGCTTTGACTGACCAGAAGTATAAAGAATATCTCAAGAAGAAGGAAGCTAGAGAGGCAGCAAAAAAGATGCCGGAAGATGCACCCTCTGATTCTTGTGCAATTTCTCCTATCGGAGAAGCTCCAGAAGTTGTATAGCCTATGTCGGTAATGGAAACATTACCGATGTATCTTTTGTATATTAAATAAGGTCTTACAAGGAGAAAAGTATGCTATACGAGAAGTGGTACTCTGCGTACCAAAAGACTAATCCAGAAAAGTTCTCCAACTCGTTCAAGTCTGTTCGAGAAGAAGAATCTCTGGAAGACATTCTACGGTCGGTTGCAATGGCTACTACATCGACAGGACATGTTGAAGTCTTAGATGTTGAAGTTGAAGATGATGAGACCAAGATTCCTCATCTCCACAGCATCGAAGAATCTCGTTTGTCAATGGCAAAGATCACGCTGAGGCTGAAAGCTCCGGATGAAGGATCTAGCAAGATTGTCGAAAAAGATGTGACCATTGAAGTGATGTTGCCGCGTCTTGTAGACAAGTATTTCTTCTATCTCGACGGAAGTAGATACTTCAGTATTCTGCAATTAGTAGATGCTGGTGTATATCCGGTGAGAGCAGGAGTAGTAGGTCTTAAGACTCTGCTTATGCCGTTCACAATGACGAGACATAAAGAGATCTTTACAAATAGTGAAGATAAGTCTATTGAATTGACTAGTCACACCATTCGAGCTTTTAGAAAAGAAATCCCGATTACGCTGTATTACTTCAGCATTCTGGGATTTAAGGAAACACTGAAGTTCCTCGCTGCTGATGAAGCAATATTCATGGTTACGAAGGACGACATTGAAGATACTGCGCATTTTGAGTATTTCATATTCAAGGATCTGACTGTAGCTGTCAAGAAAGACTTCATGCAGCAAGAGCCTTGGGTTGTTGGAAATATTCTGTCTGTAATTGCCATGACGAAGGCTTCTAAAGAAGATGTGTATAACATTGGATTCTGGAATCTTCAGTTAGGTAGACAGTTCACGAGTGGAAATGATGCGGCTTTGAGAAAGGCCGAAAAGGTTTCTGTGTCCTTCCAGAGAATTCTTGATGGAAGTACTAGGAATAACTTGGCTAAGATTCCGGAAAGAGACAAACGGAATATCTTTACTTTGACCAGATGGATTTGTAGCGAATTCGACGTACTGAATGCAATCGATTCTACTGAAATTCAGAATAAGAGAATCAGGTTGTGGGAGTACGTGCTGTATCCGCTTATCAAGAAGATGTCTAGCGAAACTTATCGTGTTATCAACTGTCGTCAAGTAACCATTAAGACTTTGGAATCTGCCTTTGGCGGAATCAAGAAGAACATTTGTACGAAGGCTCTAATCACCTCCGAACTTCTTAGATATTCGACTGTTGTCAATACTCTAGACTTGTTCGGTGCTGCACTTTGTGGTACTCAAGGTGGCCCACAAGGTCTGTCGTCAGATTCTGTTCCTGCAAGGCTTAGAGGTATTAACCCTTCTTATAAGGGTAATATAGGCTTCTCTAAAGCATCAGCAGGTGATCCCGGTATCACATTTGGGTTTACTCCATTCTTCAAGACTGATGGACTATTCTTCGATAAGACAGAATATCCCGGTACTGATCCAGAAGTGTTCCCAGAGAATGTCGAGACCGAGAATTCGATCATTCTTGAATTCTGATTATACGGAAGTGCAAACAGCACTTCTGTATTTTTTCTAAGATCCGTAAAATTTAGGAGCCTGATGGTATATTATATTGTAGCAATAAACATCACCTTAACAAAGGAGTACAATTATGGGACTGTTTATGACATCGCTCCTCGGAGCAAGCATTGCCAACGCCATCAACGACGCACGTTGCGCCGTAAGCCCGGTCAAGAAAGCCTACAAGCATCTTGAACGTCAGGGTGCACTCATCAAGATGCGTAAGACCCTCGAACAGAGGCTCGAAGCTATCGAAGACGAGTGCCACGATGAGTTGACCGAATTCGCGCTCAAGTTCAATGCGCTGAATGCGTACCTCGCACTCAGCCATAGGATCATGAGGCGTGAAGAACTGTACGCTGCACGTCAGGCATACCGTAAAGGCGACATCGGCCCTGCAATGGATCTGGCAAAGCGTAATGCCGAAATCAAAGACCTGCTAGAAGAATACTTCTGGTAGGAAAAAATTAACCCCTAACAAAAGAGAGCCGCAAGGCTTTCTTTTTTGCAAAAAAAGAAATATGCATGATAATGTAATCATGGATTTTCTTTTTTGTCGCAGACCTTAGCTTTCTAGTCGCCAGCATCCACTACCGAGATCGGTGCTAAAACTCTCTCAAACACTCGTTATCCAGAGAAAGATCTATTGAGGATTCTTTTTTGTTTTCTTGGTGCAGCAGTATTGCAAGACTTAGCAGACACTCGTCTGCTTATGGTGTTCTCACTTTCGCAAGAACGGGCTGACAATAATATTCAATGATTCCATTTACGGATATCATTAGAATCTCTTAGAAAAGGTATACATTAATGCCATGAAGCACAGACTTGTAATAATCATGTCTTATGCTTACTAGCATTCCCGTCGTAAGCCGTACTCAGAGTAATACGGATTCGACTTCTAGGAAATAGTTATTATTGTTCAAAGTTTCTCCAAGAAAATAATTGGTAACACGTACCATTGAATTATATACAATCATACTTTTCTTAATCTTGAACTTCAAAATGAGAAAATCGAGGTTTAGCATGGATTACGCAGACTTGGAAACCGAAGCCCTTGGTGAGATTCCTAATAACTTTAGAAGAAGAATTGATCTTTACAATAGAACTATTTCTCTTGAGAATGGTTCTATTTATAAAAGCGTAAAGAAGAATAAGATCAACCCGAATACCGATGCTGAAATAACTAACAGTCTCGGCGAAGGTAGATATGGTAGAAAAATCAAAAGTGTATCCATTGGCCCCGATGGTAAGTCGTCCTTTGAGGGCAAGCGAGCTTATGTTCTTATCGACGGCTCTGCCATTCCTAAGAATCCTAAATTTGCTAAAAAGGAAGAAGACTCTGTCCTTATGACATTCCTGGAACAGAGTGCCAGAATTGCTTCCGACACGGCTATGGATCTGATTTCCCAGAAAGCCTCTATGATGACCTCTTCGCTGAACCTTATGGTCAATCAGGCTAAGGCTGATCTTTGGAAAGCTGGAAATAAGAAGCTTCAGTGGGTTGCAGAAGGCTGGCGTGGCGGTATGCAGTGGATCGATGACGGTATCAATTCGCTCATGGACTCTGTTGCAAAGAAGACTGTTGACAGCGACTGGTACAAACGTGAACTTGGAATCAATCATAATGACTACCCGGCTGTGAAAGCTCTTGTGGGTGGTGACGACTGGTATAACAAAAAGCTGAAGGAAGGTCTTGCGAAGGGCGATGCTTCTGCTATCGCTGAATATACAAAGATTATTGATTCTATTCTGAAGGGTCTCAAGGACAGGGATTTCGAAAGAGAGGCCGAATCTTCTGAAGACTATGGAACCAAAAATGAGTCCAGAATGGTTGCCAGTGACAAGGAAAGGATAGCCAGCTTCGGTGACACGGATGAAAGCAGAAATACCTCTCCTGATCCAAGCATGAAAACGGCTTTTGAGGAAAAAGACGATCCGAAACTTGCAGTGAAACCTAATGATGCAGTAAAGAAGCTCTTTGATGACAAGACTGATATCAAGGATGTGGCTGCTGATAAGTCTCTTGTTGCTAAGTATGCTAAGAAATCCTCCGATTCTCGTAATCCTGCAGCATCCGAATCATACTCTGATGCTACAGCTGATCCCGGTCGTGTTGTACAGGCTGTTGATTCCTTTAAGAAAGCTCTTGAAGCTGGCGTAGCTAAGGTCTTCACAGCTCAAGTCAAGGCCGGATTGAAGGATCTCATCTCCAAGTCCAGAGATCTTGGAGAGGCTAACCGAGACGCCTTCGAAGCATCTTACTCCTATCTCATCGAACCCTTGGAAGAGATTACGAGAGCTAAGTATGAAGATTATGTGAAATTCGAAAAGCTCTTGGATGGTGAAGAATCGAGCAGCATTTCCGATCCTTCTATTACCAAGCCCGACTTTGAGCCTGAAAGTACTACTGACGATACCGGAACTACGAATGTCTCTGGTCTCGATACGGCTAGCTCCGCCACGGATCCTGATACGGTTAACTCTGGTACTATGGATAGTGTCGGAAGCGCTGATGATACTGGAACTATTAATACCGCCGAGCTCAACAGCGGCACACCTAAGGACATGACAGAGACAGCTGTGGATGCCCTTGACTGGAAGTCCAAGCTTGAGCTTGAAGATCATAAATTCTATGATCCGGCAGACAGCGTCGAAGTAATGACTATTGATGAGAATGGTGAGCCTGATATCACTAAAATGAGTAATGCCGAAATAGCTAAAATGGAGAGGAAGCAGAACCGCATCAATGCCATCATCAGATACCTTATTGACCTTGAAGAAAATCACTCTATTGAAGAAAACTCTTCTCAAGGTGCAAATTCCGTCCATGCACTTGATGATTCCAAGAAGGAAGTTACGGATGAAGCTCTTCTTGCTCTTATGAGAGGAGAAAGAGATAACATCTATGATAAATCTCTAACATTCCTTGAAAGGGCTTATAGTGGAAACCAGATTTCCGATGACGACATTATCTCATTGATGGACGCTAATGAAGCTGGCTTTGATGTTCTTAATACTGCGGCTAATTTGTTTGCCAGAACTACTCTCGGACAACAGACCTTATCCGCCATTTCTGAATATACAAGCACTTCTGCATTGTCGAAAATGTATTATTCAGGCGTTAGTAAGCTCACTGGTAAGCTATGGGGTAAGGACTCTGTAGAGTACAACGAGCCTGACCCTCTTACGACTATTGAAAGCAATTCCACGATGGGAGCAAGCTCTGACATTTCTAGCTTGGCTAATGCTAATGTCAAGCAAGCTATTGCAGGAGCTGCTTCTTCGTTGCGTAGCAAGGCAAAATCGGCAGTCACCGGAACCTCCGATACCAGCCAATATGATCTGTATCAGTGGTTTGCTCATGACGGCAATATTTGCAAGTACTGTCTAGCACCATCTTCTCAGTTCCTTTTGATGGTTGACTGGAGTCTTAGTCTCTCTAAGGTTGACTTGATAAAGGCCAAGGACAGTCGTGATAACGACAGAGAAGTCAACGGTGAGTATTCTTACTTCGACAATATAAACAGTACTAATGAAGAGAATGTTGATCTATATATTCATGACAACAGTGAGTATGGTATCTCCGATCTCGCCACGAATTTTAGAGTCAATAAGACCTTTATTGGTGGCGAGATAGAATACTTTAAATCTGGATATTATCACTTCTTCTTTGTGAAGCCAGATTTGAATCTCACAGAAAACCATATACACGTTATGGAATGCGGTGGTTATCCTAGACTCTGTGACGTGATTCCAGAATTATCATACGACCTTAAGGGTTTGGAACAGACTTGGACTAATGGTTTGTTCCCTCCGACTTTGTCATTGATTGACCGACAGAATGCTCATCCATTCTTTAGCTATCTTCTGTCCAACGCTATCAAGAGTCTCAACATCCCAGACTACGCTTTGGAAAGTAAAGAAGGCTTTGAAAATATGTTCGGACACAGATTCTCGTTCGGAACTACTGGACGCAAATCTGGGTATCAGACTGATTTCTCTATCAATTTTTATGATACGAGCGATCTGCTGATCATGAATACGATCAAGACTTGGGTTAAGTATATCGAAGTGATGTATGAAGGACAAGCCAACCTCATGGTCAATCCAATGCAGACTGGTAATATGGACTACCTTGGTGCTTTGTATTATTTTGTTCTAGAACCGGATAACCAGACGATCGTTCACTGGGGAAGATATACAGGAATTTATCCTGTTAATGTTCCTTGGAGTACAATCAGCATGAGTCCAGGCTCTTCTGATATTCCTGAGTTCTCCGTCAATTTCAAATGCCAGTGGCATGAATGGAACAGTCTCGAAGTATTGCAAGACTTTAATTTTGTGATGCGTGGGGCTGGAAGATACGGCGGTGCTGATGCAAACAATTCAGCCATGACGTACTTCAAACTCGGAAGTATTTACAGGCGTACCTCTCATACCTTGACTGCAGACCCGAACTTGATTGCGGGTGCTACCATCTCCGAAAACAGAGCACTGGTTGAGTTCATTGACTACAAGAGTGACGATACGAATGTAAAGGCTTCTCCGCTGCTCAGACCGTATAAGTACGTTCTCACGTTTGACTCTGCCAGAGACTTTGAAACGTTCAATGGTGAAAACGGTAATGAAAGCCCGATCGAAAGCAATCCTTACGGTAGGTTTGTTACTCCTTCGACGGATTACATTCTACCTGCTACTAACGACCTTCAGAGTTATGGTGCTGTTGACTGGGCTGCCCAAGCTGGTGTTGCCCAAGCAAAAGCTAATGCCAATGCAGTTCGTAGAAGATAAATTTAATGCAACTTCTTCGGAAGTTGCATTTCTTATATCATCGAAACTATAGATTGAAAATTACTAGGAGCTGTATATGCGAAATTCAAAATGCCCATGCCCGATCTGCAAAAGGATCTTTATTACTTGGGATGCGTGTGCAAACCATTTTTCGCAAGTTCATGGCGCAATCTTGGAAGGTAAGAATGTTACCGCAAAGCAATATATCTTCAACTGCAGAAACCGTTTTGATCCGTTTAGAAGATTTGGTAGATCTATTCTTTCTGGGAAGCCTACACTCTGGAATGAAAACACTGGTAAGTACGAACGTCTAGCCGATAATGCTGAGAGACAGCAGTATAGACAGATGTTTGTTGATCGCATGATGAAGAGATATGGAAGATCTACTTTGCTAGATGATCCGGAAGTCCAGAAGAAGATGCTTGCGAACAGGAAAATCTCTGGAAAGTACACATGGTCTGACGGGAGCCGAGTATTCACATATACTGGTTCCTATGAAGAAGACTGCCTAAGATTTTTGGATGAATTTGGAATTCCCTCAGCAGAAGTATTTGCTCCGGCACCTTTTGTTGTAGAATACAAGTCTCCGAGAGATGACAAGCCGCACTTTTATATCCCTGATATCTACATCGGGAACCTAAAGATCGTTATCGAGATTAAGAGTGCAGAGAACAAGCATTACAGAGCAAGAGACTTGGACATTGAAAAAGCTAAGGATTTTGCTATGAGTAAACGGAACCTAACCTTCATAAAAGTCTACGATAAGGACTACACAGAGCTTGGAGAGATTATCAAGCAAGCTATTAACCAATAGGAGTAAACCATGGCTGACACTATAACCAGTATTGCTACGCTATATAAACTTCGGCATGAAGAACTACTGAAGCTTACGTCTGGAGCAAGAATTGGCGGAACCGTTAAAGTAGTGTTGAATTTCTACAGATTCATCGCTAATGTAGAGAAGCACTATCCTGAGATTGAACTCAGGGAGAATGAGCTCTGCTCCTCTTTCTTAGGTTTTGCCGCATACTACAAGCGCTTCCTTATGAACAATTATGATATCACACCAGAAATTATCATGGTGGGATATCGCGGAGACACTTGCGCAGATGAAACTGTAGAGAACTATGTGAACTCCGAAGCTGATAAGCTTGAAGAAATTAGCAAGTACTTGAACGGTGTCTATGCTATTAATATCGGTAACATCCATCCGAGATTTGCATTGCAAGTATTGTTGTCTTCGATCAAGTTCTCCGATGACGAATGCTTTATTCTTGGTCTTTCTAATACTTCAGATATGCTGTCTATCTGTAAGACCATGAGAAACATTATTGGTATCAGCCTCTGTGGTAAGCATACTTCTATTATGGACAGGGATTCTTTGGCTCCTGTCATGGAGGTATTCCGTAGGCCTGAAGAGTATCTTGCACTTGTGGGCTGTAACGAAATCACTGGTGTCAAAGGATATGGGCCTAAGAAGGCTAGAACTGTAGCTGTGAAGGCTTTCAACTCTGGCAAGGAACTTGATGAGATTCTGAAGGCTGAATTGTCTCATGAAGATTTTGATATCTACCTGAAGAATATTCAGATGCTTAGCTTCAAGAACTTCTATGTTCCGGAGAAGGCTTACAAGATTAAGCTCTGTGAGCAATTTATCAATCTATTCGACAGCGAAAGTCTTGACCGTTTAAACCACGAGTACTTCTACTTATTCCCGATCGATACTAGAGTACTCTAAGGGAAAATATGGCAGAGAAATACTTTGAACGAAAAGACTCTGGAGCTATTACTCAAACCTCTATGACTGGTATCATAGACCAGCATAAGAGAAATCCAGAGCCGATCGAACTATCCTCTTGTATAGAATACTTGTACTCCTTCATCTTGGAGTACAAGTCTTCATTGGATGATGAAGCACAGCCAATTACTGATGGCTTCATGAGTCTTAGAATTCTCTCTAGATACGACAGAGATAAATTCCCTGTGGTAATGCTAAAAGTAATGGTGTCAGAACTATTACTCAAGAACATTCAGGATGATTATAGAAAGGCCTCTGTTCGTATCACAATGCTTAGATACTATCAGCTGGAGCAAGGGAAATATAGTGATGCCGAAGAACTCTGGAGCAAAAAAGAATTCATGATTGCTGATATCGGCGCAGGAAACCTTCCGGCTGACTTCAACAATAATGCTCCAGAAGTGGAAGATAAGCTTCGTGGTGGTATTCCGATTACACTTACCCTGATTGAAAAAGATACCTTGGCTATTATGAAAGATATCAATAGCCTTATCTTCAATAAGTGTAAGATGTCTGATGCATTAGCTTTTCTTGTTGGTAAGTATGCCAGTAAGACCAAGGTAAGTATCCAGATACCTGATAACACAGATGAGTATGAGCAGGTGTATATCCCTCCTGTAGATATATTCTCTGTGATAGCATACTTGGACGACTATTATGGCTTATACTCTTATGGTCATGTAGCATTCTGCGATCTAGGTGAACTGATTATTCTTAGTAAAACAGATCCGAACGTTGAGAAGGATGCTGATATTACTGAACTAGATGTCAACCTTTTCCAAGGTGAAAAACAATTCTCGCCTGGTTCTAGAGGATCTACCTATGTAGATAAAGAAAACAAAAAATTAACTATCTTCTATGGTACTATCCCGGTTGCACGTATCAACGACGTTGCTAATAAGCTTCTGTGCGGTAAGGATATTACTATAGGAAGTAGAGACTCATCGTTTACTCCGGAAGGCGGTGCAGGAATTGAGGCAGATAAGCTATTCGACAAACAAAGCTACTTCTGGCTTGACTCAAGCTCTAAATTTGCGGACAAGAACATTGAAGAATTGGTAAGTGAACGAAGCGAAGTTGTTCAGTTAAGAATTGCAGGAACATTGTACGAATACTTCTGTCCTAAGATGCTCGTTAATATTCGGGCTACCTATGAGGTCGCTGAAGACTACAAGGGAAAGTACAGAATCTCGAAGACATATACGGAATTCCTCAGAGCCAATGGTGATGTAGAACTTCGTACTACCGATTCCAACACGTCCAATAAAGTTCTTAATGGAACGTTAACCTCTGAATTCACAACCGTCGAATTACTGAAAATCAAATAAAAAAAAAAAGAACGATCTTTTGATCGTTCTTTTTTCTCAGCTTCATGGCGATTTAGATATCGAATATATCGCTCACGAAGTCGTAAACATCGTCGAGGAAGCTGAGGATGGAATCGAATGGGAATCCGAACATAGTATGTCTCCTTTATTGAGGTTTAATTACACTATTTTATATACTGCTCGGATAATAAAAATTACGCTACCGGAGTAGCGTAATTATTTTAAAGGTTAATGTAGAACTCAATCTCGCGATTAGATTCATCGATGCTGTGTACACAACGTTCCACAGTATCCGCATATGCAGCAACCATCTTAGGAGCCTGTTCCAGAACCTTAATAGTCCGGTCATAGGCTTCTCTTGCAGTGATGGAGAGCGTTGTATAATCGACCGTAGAGGAAAGCTTTTCAAGCATCTTACTGAGCGAGTCGAAGGAACCAGCATTCTTGGCATGTTCCATAGCAAATGCCAGACCAAACTTATGGATATTCTCGGAAGAAGCCAGAGCTTTACCCTTAGTAGTGGTCTGTTGAGACATATGGAAAACATTGTTTCCGAAGCCATAGTTCTCGCTGGCAATTCTACTTTCGAGAGACTTCAGAGCCTTAGTACATTCAGCAGCTTTGGCTTCAGTCATAGTTCCAAGCGGAGCAACAAATTCTTTCACAGTCATCAGATCCTTACGGATTGCGGAAATTTCTTTCTCAGCATTCTGCAAAGTTTCTCTGGCAGCCTTAGGATCGAAAGTAAAGAAAGCAGCTTCTTCAGCAAGATCGGTGTTTGCATCAACATTCACTTTCTTAAGGTTTCTGAGAGTACCATAAGCTTCAGCAATAGTCTCGGAGATACCATCAAGCTGCATTGCGCTATAATGAGCAATAGCATTAGCAAACAAACGCTTCTTGGCATTGAGGAAAGGCTCAACTTCTCTGGATTCCATCGGGTCGGGCTGAACTCTTAAGGTTCTCCAAGTCTGTTCAGTCTTGGCAACTTCGGACTTAAGATCCGACAAGATTTTCTCAGCGAATTTCGATACCATAGTTATACCTTCTGTGATAAATGTCTCAATGGATAGTTTTGAATTAAAATAACATCTAGAGAGTTTTCTCTAGATGCTAAATATAAAAGTTAGAAGAGCAAGTCGTTGCTAGAAGCTTCGATCTTACTTGCAGAAACATCATTGACTTCCTTTTCGGCAGTCTCATATGTCTTTACTTCACGTTCGATCTGCTTTCTTACGCCTTCGCTCTGCTTATCGACCTTCTTTTCAAGCGCTTCATAGTCTTCGCCAATGGCGTTAGCAATGTTCTGCACTTTCTTAGAAATGTCGGCAAGATTATGAGCTACAGACTTGGAATCTGCTCCACCACTTTCTGCCATGAGATATTCGCTCTGGAGTTCGATGAACTCGGAGAGTTCCATACGGATATGACGGAAAGTAAAATAGACGAATTGAATGAGCTCATATATGCCGTAGATGAGAATCGGAACGCCTATAAGAGCACCAGCTATAACAATCGCAGACTCCTGTGCAACTTCCCCTTCAAGAAGTTTGTCAATAGAATTCGTTTTAACAATCTTCTTGTCGAATTCGACAATACGCTTTTCTACAAACTTGGCAAACTTGGTAGACTTTTCCAGATTATTGGTTTCCCAAATAAAGTGCATAGTCTTCTTGTTCGCAGCCCAGACAATTCTCTTGTTAGAGTCATATCTCAAACCAGAAGCAGCCACCATGCCCACAAGCCAAATCCAAATTCCGATAAGAGAATTGAAAATATCTGTGAGCTCAGGATTGCCTACACAAGCCTTCTTAATACGATTAGTATTTGCATCAAGCTTGTCTCTAAAGCTGGTAAGCGGAGTCAGAAGCTTTCTGTCAGATCCGGAGACTTTCTTCTCCATAGTCTTAAGAAGCTTGTATGAGACATTGAAGGCTTTGGACTTCTTGAAGTCGCCATCGCCTACTCCACCGCCCCAGATGGCATTAGCCATTCTCTGCTGCATACGGACATATTCAACATCAGTACGCATGATCTTAGCTATGATAGAGAAGCCTTTGCTACGGATCTTGGCAGCTGTTTTGTCAACCAAGTCTGTGGTGGCCTTCACATTTTTCTTGAAAGATCTAAAAAATTCGTTCATGTTATCTCCTTAGAGCACCAAAGATGTTCTTAATAACGTCATCAGTACCCTTTTCGGCTCTTTCCTTAAAGCTGACGTGTTCAAATTTGTTACTGAAGTTAGTGATGATGAGCTTTCCTGATTCGGAGATTTCATCATAGATCATAAGACCAAAGAGCTTCTGGTTCTTGCACAGTCTGAGTGCCGTTGTAGGAGAATCCAGAAGATTCTTGCCAGAACGTCTTTCAATCTCTCTGACTTCTTCATCAGTAATAACAAGAATGTTTGCGCCCTCTTTTTCATTACCGTAAACCTTCTCACGGTAATACTTGTCTTCTTGAAGAAGCTCTTTGACATTCTTGGCTCTACCCTTAAAGGACTTATGATTAGCAACAATAGACAAATCAACCTTGGCTTTATTTAGGAAAGCATCAAGGAAACCGATTTCGCCAGCACGCCACTTCATGAGACGAATGAACAAGTTGTTTTCAGAGAAACCGCTAATAATGGTGGTAATAAACTGTTCAGACGGGAAGATATGAATAGGACATTTCACACCAACAGAAATGTCGGTGGTACCAGTAATCTTGCCTTCGGAATCAAGAATAGTGAGAGTACCAGTGACAATTACAGGTTCGGACTCGTCGGACTTCTTTTCAATGATAGCAGCCTGACGTTCAGAAATAACTTGAGAACCTTCCTTAATAGTCGAAAGACCTTCAGAAGCTTCGACTGTCTCATCTTCGCTATCATTGGACTGTTTGGCTTCATCCTTTGCAATCTGTTCTCTCATAGCCTTGCATTTGGCGCAAGTACAATCCTTGGCATGAGTCTTCGGATCATCATACGAGAAGGGATTGATGACTGGCGTACCTACAACTGGGCCAGATACAGGAGCAACAGCACCAGTAGCTCCTTCAGGGAGGATAGAATTGTCGAAGAGCGTGTGCATATTCAGGAATGCAGAAACGTCTTCGTTTTCAACCATGTAAAGATCTTGAATGTCTTTACCATTAACATCTCTAGGAGTGATGCCTTCACTTCCAAATAGGCCAGTAATAGTGTTAACAAAATCAGCAATTCTACTCAAAATCCCGGTAACTTTTCCAGCGCCAGCAGACGATTTATCGCCAGTAATATCACCCAATACGTCGATCTTACCATTGAAACCATCATCAATGAACGATCTGATATTGGTGATATATAGACGAATGAACGAGCCAACGATGTATTCCATCTTGCGCTGAGCTTTGAAGATGCCCGATTCCGAAATACTAGCTGATGTCATGAGTGGGAACTTGGCAATACTCTGTTTTGCGGCAATAGAAATATTAACGGAAGTCTTATGCAACTTTCCGGTAGCCACGCCATTTATTCCTCTCGTGATGTTACTCATTGCCGAAGTAGCAACACCGTACAGAAAATCGATAATCAAGGTATACCCCCGATGTGTTAAAAGTTTATTCAATCTTTAGTTTTGTTATAAAATATAGAGAGAACTATGGGTTCTCTCTATATAATTGTGCTATTTACCATTCCAGATTTCTTCAACACGTTCCTTTAGACCAACCAACGCCTTGTTAGTGTATCCGAGGAAGAACACATCCGGCACCTTACGGTTTACAACACCATAGGGGCTAGTACATGCATCAATCGGCTTATCAGGTCTATATTCAGAAATCGGAGTCTCGTTCTGAGGCAGAATACGGCTAACGATACTCTTCAGTGCCACGTCATACGTGAGCTTGTCACCGCAAGAATAATCGAGCAAGTGTGAGATGTAGAAGTTAATCATAACTCCTTCAAACGGAACACCCTTAGCCTTACTGTATTTGGCAATCTCGGTATCCTTACGCCTTACGAGCTGATCCTGTCTAACGTCAGCACAGACCTTGTTCACTGTTTCAACACTCTTGATATAAGCATTGATCAGCTTCTGCAAGCTCTCGCTGTATTCTTCGATGGGCTTATCATAGAACACTTCGATGTCTACAATAGTACCTTCGTACTTAGAAAGCTTAGAGTTTCTTGCATTAGCTTCAAGAGCTTCAGCCGTATCTTCATCCAGCTTGGAAAGCAACGAAGAGATTTCCTTACTTTCAAGGCTACTTTCGAATACTGCCAAAGGTTCGCCTACCTTGATCTTGTCACCAACTTTCTTGATAGAAATCAAGTTAGAATCAGCAGTTAGACCAAGAGAAGTCTGTTCGATGACTTCGGAAGCCAGCTTTTCGGACAAGTTTTGACCAATTACGGAAGCATCTTCGTATGTCTGGTCTAGGCCACAGATTGCAACCTTAGCCAAGACACCCTTAGACATTTCAATACCGTCTGCAGCATCTTCTGTGAAGAAGTGTTTATCAAAAGCCAGAACTTCATTCTCCTTGAACTTGTATCCAGCCTTGACACCCTTCTTCAATTCGTATTCAATATGAACAAAGAATCCAGAAGGAGTTCTACAGTACTTAGGACTCATATCGATAATGCCCTTAGTGCCATCATTGTATTCGAGCTTCAGCAGGTATTTAACCTTGGAGTCAAATCCCTTAACTACGCCATCGCACGGAGCCTTAAAACAGTAGTCCTGAGACACAATGTTAGGAATAGCCTTGTACACGCCATTAGAGACAAGAGCCTTCGTCATGCCGACAGACGGAATCATATGACCAGTCTGAAGCACGCACATCATAGATCTTGCCGGGTCTGCATGGTTCGGAGTAAAGGAAGCCGTAAGCTCGCCAGTACTATAGCACGATGTAGCGGAGATCTTGTTAGGATCTACCTGCTTCAAATATCCTCTCTTAGATACGACAGAGGAGTTCATGGACAATTTCTTGTTCATGCCAGCATTTCCATCGTAGGAAGAAGAGTAGCCATAGATACCAATCATACTCTTATCGAAGAAACGGTGTTCTTCAGTACCCTGAGCATGTTGATAGTCAGGAGCACCGGGGCCTTTGAAGATGGCTTTAGCCATGTTTTCGCAGTCCTTGACCGGGTTAATCAAAGTGGAATCTTCGAAATTAGCAGTATCATTGATTTCTTCCATCAATGCATTACGCTTGATCTTGAAAGCTCCACCAGTACCAGTACCAGTTCTTCTATAAGATTCGATTTCTCTAGCCACGATCTTGTAAAGCATGGCGTTGATACATTCGGTATTACGGACACGATAGATTTCAGTATCAAAGCGTCTGTGGAACATGGAGTCGATCAACAGATCGTTACAATACAGGAAGCTACCAACGAGATCATTAGGAATGCCCTTATCTCTCAAGATATCCTTGGTAATAGGATCAATGAAGAGCACATAGAAGTTATCAAGGGCTCTGCCATATCTCGGAGTCAACTTGTCGGCAAAGTAATCAACGAAGCCTTGTCCGCTTGCGCCGTATTCTTCAACATTGTGCTTAGATGTTTCAAGCTGATGAAGACCGTTATAGAGCAAGTTATGGACAGGGTTAGTGTCCTTGAATACCAAGTAACCATTCTTAAACTTGATAGCTTCGGGGTATTCTTCAGATGCAGCAGGTCTATCCATACCCTTTTCAATAGGTAAGAACTTATAGTCTACGCCATAAGTATCAAAGATCTTTTCAATGCCTTCTTTATATCCCAAGAATACAATAAGCGGAATGTAAGCATTAGCCACTTCAAGCTTGGTAAACATCAGGCTAGATCCGGTATACTTACTGTTCTCAAGGATATCGCTAATAGTCTTAGAGGATTCCTTGGCAGCAGCACTTATAAGTCCACACACAGATGGAGCAACTTCAGTCGGAGTATCTTTTTCAAGCATCATGACTTCACCGCTGATAGCAGCAAAGAGCATGTTACCCTTGTAGGTTCCGATATAGTTGTACTTATCTTCAGGGAAGAATTCTGCAATCTTTTCTTTATCCACAGAAGGTTTCTCAAGAGCTTCAACGCACTTCTTAGGATCAAAGTCAATTATAAGACTACCGATCTTGAGATACACAAGGAATTTGCTAATTTCTTCATATTCAAGGTTAAGAGCCTTACCGAATTTCTTTCTGTAACCTCTTCCTTGGACAATAAGAGCACCATCAGCAGTAGTCTTTCTTTCCTCATAGAGCTTTGCAATGCCTTTCTTCAAGGATGCAACCTTGCGGTTCAAGCTCTGTGTAGATCTAGAGATAAAGATCTTGTTATAGGAAGTAGAGTACTGTACAACCGGATCACCAGATTGCCATACCTTAACGATAGGCATCAGAGTAATCTGTGTAGTGATCTGCTTTCTGTTACCTTGCAGATAAAGAAATCCGTCTTGGTCAACCTTCGGGATATCCACGATAAGAGACTTCGGAGCGCCACCAGCAATGTTGAATTTGACATTGATGGTTTCCTTAGCATTGTAGGCATCAGAAGAGTCTTCCTTAGAGATAGAACTTACAAAGATCGGGAATTCGGAAGATTCAGAGAAGCTTGTAAAGATTCTGTACTGGTCATAATCATACAGATCCCTTTTATAAGCCTTTCTCAATGCCGGAACAATGGCTTTGTTCATTTCTTCATTGACGGCAGTAGTCTTGAACTCTTCGGGTTCCAGATTAGTATCTTCTAGTTCTTTAAGCTTTTCCTTAAGCGGAATGGTCTTACCATTGATGGTAAGAACAGCCTCTTCTTGTTTCTCTTCAAGCTGAGTAACGGCTTCAGCCTTCCTAATGTTCTGAACTTCCTGCAGTCTGTTAGCTTTAAGTTCAGTCTTGAGATCATTGACTCTAGTATCGTCATTGATCATTTTCATCAATTCATCAAAGGTCTTGCCCTTAGCTTCAGCACTGATTTCATCAACACGATCCTTGATGGTATAAACGAGTTCCTTCTGTTCACTGGTCAAAGGAACGCTATTATTCATACCGGGAACACTCTTGATAATCTCTTCTTTCTTTTCAGCCAGAATGGGATTCTCTTCGGATCTGTCAATGAAAATCTTTACACCATTGACAGTATCACCGCTCTTCTTGATACCGATAATCTTGAACTGTTCAAGCTGAACAGAACCTTTGGATTTGTAGAAATTCTTGTTTTTCTCAAGAGTCTTAAAGGAATCATCTGTAGCTTTCAATCTATACAAGGCAATGGTCTTATTCATCATAGCCTTGATAGCATCGGCAGACTGGTCGTCGCCAGTGAAGATAATAGAATCTTCTACAGGATTACAAGCGGCATTGGGGTAAGTAGAATTGATATAACTAGTAATAGCATCGACAGTAGAAGTATAAAGCTTAGTTCTAGAAGGAAATGTTTGGCTCTTTCCAGAGACAGCTCTTTCAACCATGAACAGATCAGTGGTAGTCTTTGTCTTTTCGACAGGAGCTTCTCCTTCAAGTTCTTCATTGAGATCCTCCTCCGTAATCTTCTGGTCGGTAGTTCCCTTGTAGCACAGATTGACCATCCATCTGAATCTAGCAAAGGTCAGCTTATTAATATCCGGAGGGATGACAAACGTAAATCCAGACTTGGGTTCGTACAAGATGCACTTCCTGCCATAGAAAGGCCAGAAAGTCGGATCATCTTTAATAAAGGCATTCTTTGCAGCAAGATAGAACAAGGATCCAATGCAAAGACCTCTGATTCTCTGGGATTCATTATCGCTGAAGTCTTTTCCGAAGATACTACCATCAATGACAACGTACTTGTCTTTATAAATATCTTCCTTACCACGCTTCATAATTACACTTTGCACTGCTGCAAAGTTTCTAATGAAGGCCATCTTATTCTTAGCGCCTGGGATTTCGAACAATCTGTTCAATTCCTGATACGTAGAGAAATAGGTATTCTTCAATCTGAGCTGGCCTTGGTTAAGCGGTGTCAGAGAGATACCAGTCTTTTCCTTGACCTGTTCATAGACAGCAAGTCTTTCTGTCTGAATGGTTCTCTTGAAGACAGACTTATCAAAGAATTTATCCAAATAGAAACAGCGAATATGCTGAGGATCGAACAGTCTGCTGTTCATGATTTGAATCATGTTTTCCAAACTTTCGGAAAAAATAAGAACGCTATTTTCATACTGCTTACGTTTAGTCGTAAAGACTATCGTAAGATTCTTAAATAGCTTGTACGGCTTTAGGAATTCAAATTTAGCTCTCATGAGGAATCCTTGTTTAGTTCTAATATGGAGTTCCATACAAAAAAGAAAGCCCGTCCTTGGATAAATCCTTAGATGAGCCGGGAAAACCCTAGTGAATGTTCTTCTTGCACTCGTTCCAGATGTTTGCAGCGATCTTGCTGTGCTTGGAAGCATCTTCGGCATGAACCGCAAGACGGAACACAGTCCAACCGACCTTCACTTCGTCACGAGCGCTGATGGAGCTCTCGAAATCGGAGATGTCATCAATGAGACGACGAATGTCGGTTGCCTTGCTGCTTTCCGGATCGGGATCAACTTCAGACCAGCCGAGGAGCTTGAGCTCCTTCCCGAGTTCGACCTTGCTAGCCTTCAAGTCTTCCAAAAGGGTAGTTACCTGTTCTTTGTCCATCTTCATGGTTTTGTCCTTTGTGACTCGTCATTAGGATCAAGAGCAATCACTCGATATACTCAGGAATGACATTTGAATCACCCTAATTATTAAATAATTAGGGTGTTCAAATTTACGGTTAAGATTGGAGACCGTCGAAACCGCCGCCGCAGATAACAAGTCTATCGAAGTTCTTATTATTAAACTGGAAGAATGTTGATCCGGTCTGGAATAATGCGCGAGTGTTCTTAGTCATCAGAGTCATATTGCTCAGGGCATTGAGTAAATAGTTATCTGATGCTGAATAGGTCATGATACCTAGACCGTTAGTCCAAGATTCAACCTCATAGCGAAGAGCCGTGTTATTGGGTGTTGAAATTATCTTTGTTGGTATCAGCAGAATATCTCTGTATTTTGCTTCAATCCCATATCCAATAACACGTATCCTATAATACGACGGAGATTTGGAAAAGATCATTTGCGCTATGGCGAGCGGGGATAGATCTCCGATGTCACTTGAAGCATAGTAATTTCCACTGCTGACTTTGTATTTGTAATAAGAAAATACACTGCCAGCACTGTCGTTACTGGTTGAGTTAAACAGCCGTTTGACACGCATATTTTCGATATGGCTGTTAAGTAAACTCTCGGTTTCTATATTTAACATCGGCGCTAAGAAAGAATACTTGGGTACTCCGTTTATCGATATCGTAACCGGAACATATCTTCCGAGATTCATTTCAGAGGCACTTTCGGAATGTTCGCCAGTGATTTGCGGATAATTTGACGAATTACCGCCACCAACAGTATACTCAATCTCGTCTATTGGTGCCGAGAGAGCCTTTATTTCGCCATTATCAATATATACACCGTTACCAGCATCACCAATGTTTGCCGTGCATGCAAGAACCTGTCCGGACTGAACGTATACAAACTTGTTGTTAGCGCCCTTACTTCCAGTGATACCAGAATTTGTTGCAGCTATAATACTAGCCCAAGAAGCTCTGCTCACTTCCTCGAATTTGTCAGCATTATTTTTGAAGGAAAATCCCTGTCCAGTACAATCTGTAGCTCTACGGTCACTATTGGCGGTGCCTTTGTTGTAGACAGCCAATGCTCCCGGAGTTAGTTTAGTACGGGCTGAACCGACGCCGCTACCTCCTGTCAGCCATATACCGTCACCGCCTTGTATAGCAACTTCGCATTCTGCTGTACCATTCTTTAGTCTATTATTAGCCCAACACGATAGTCCTTCTTCGCCAATGATAGTATGACCATCATAGTACAGTTCGGGATCGCCGTATCCTGAATAAAGCTCGTAATTCCTTGTTCCAACGAAGACACCATTTTTTTGGCCAGCACGCATCTCTCTAGTGCTTCCCTCGAATGTTCCAGTTTCAATACCAGGAATCTTAATAAAATTACGATCCACATCCTTAGCGTCTATCACAATCTTGTAATAGTTTCTGTACGGGCCGCTTGTAATGGCCCAGAACATGCCCTTGCCTGGTGTAAGCTCACTAGCAGCAAAGGTGAAATCAGATGCAGTCCGGTTAGAGAATTCTGTCAGGATACGCTGGTTAAATATATACGAGCCTGTTGGAGACCAAGATGTAGTAGACGGGCCAAATGCGTCGCCAATCCCAATATGGTCAGCAAAGATTTCAGTATAATCGTTCTTAAGATTAGTCGAACTCTGTTTTTCATATCTTCTAAGGATAATAGATGCTTGTGCCTCAAACGGATCACCATCCCTATAGGAATGTGCATCTATATCTATAGAAGAGTAAGCATAACCAGAGTTATAATTGGAAGCAATACTAATAGATCCTCTATTTCTGTTATCGCTATCCGAAGATGTAGATTTTATTGTAATAGAACCATTAGTGTTCTTATACTCAGAACGAGCTCCTTTAGAATCGACATTGTTATAGAGAGAATTGTAGAAGTCATATGCTATACCATGCATAGCTCCAGAGCTATTAACAGATCCTTCTATAACCTGTACCATAGTGTCATTGTAGCCAATTCTATAGACAGTATCGATATTAGAAGACGTAAGTTTAATAGTATTGCCGTAATCATAGATAGATGAGAAATTTCTATCAAGAGTAAATTCGAACGTACCATAATCACTACTAGTGCTCATAGTAGCACGTAGCACTTTTTCTACATTGGATTCTTGATAGGTAGACTTAAGAATCAAAGCGCTCTTAGTATCTCTGTAGTATTCGCCGACATCCTCTCCTGCCATGAGCTTAGCAATATCAGCACCATTCTTAGACGAAAGAGTCTCGTTAACACTGTTCGCCTGAACAGTTGTTTGTGCATAATCGTTAGAACTGAATTCAAGAAGATCGCTAACTTGCACCTTAGAAGCGGTACGAACAGTTTGAGCAATACTTCCGTCATCATCAACACTTTGCGTGATTGTATTATTATTAGCGTCGCTCTTAGCTTCGAACGATGTCTGGTAATTACCACTACCAGATACAACATCACTCTTGGCAAAGATTCTGCTATAGCTACTGGAGGCATCAAGCTGAATGGAATGGTCATCGCTATCAGTGTTACTTTCAGCTACACGCAGAGTAGCACTACCGCCACTAGCACTCTGGAAATCTACGCTAACATTATTGCCGTTAGACTGGATATACGAATGGTTATTCGTAGCCTTATCCATCTTAAAGCTATAGTCACCATTTTTAGCTACAGACATGTTAGCGGAAGATGTTCCGTTAACATTGCTAATAGTATTCGTTCTTACGCCATTGTCTATTGTGCTCTTCGCTTCAATAGAGCTGGAAGAATCATAACAGAGCGTTTCGTATACCTTCTCGTTAGAAGAATCAGTCTTATCGACAACACGATCGATATAAGAGCCGTTGGATTCCAACTTCTCTTCAGCTTTCTTGTTAGAAAGCTTCATTGTCTCTTTTTCATTTCCTCTATCGTAGGAAACTTCGATAGTGTCATTAGCACTAGCTCCTGCAATGATCTTTTTATCAGTGATACGATATGCAGAATCATCTTTATAGAGCTTTTCTTCTGTCTTTAGCTTGTCACCATTGTTATAGGTTCCGTAAGTCTTTACTTCGGATGCCTTGTCAACATCAACAGTATCAGTAATCGTAGAATTAGAAGAAGTATTCTTAATTCCTTCGGTAACATAACCAGCACCGGATGCACCGTTGCTTACAAGTTTAACTTCGTGGATCTGTCCATTATTATCGTTAGCACCACTGGTATGAATATGTTCCTTCGTATCAATGGTATGTGTAATGCCATTTCCTGTATTTGCTACAATGTCCTTAGATTCATTAATAGTATAATTGTTACCGCTTCCAGAAACTTCGGTAACGCTAGAGGACTTTCTCTTCAGTTCCTTTGTTTCAGTAATACTATCAACAGAATTTTCACGAGAGATTACACTCTTCTGTTCAATATCAGAAGTGACATTACTAGTTTCTGTAATTTTCTGCGTAGACCATTCTTCTACAGTTTGGCTATTAATACCATCATAGGAATCCGTTTTTCTAACTTGATCCTTGGTAATCTCAAGCTTATCAGAACCAGTTTTAGCATTAACACTCTTAGACTCTACAGTAACCTTATGATTTTCAGCAGTAGATCCGTCGATATCAATCTTTGTGCCAGCCTTTTCCGTAGAGCTATCTTTTTCGGAAATATGTACGTAAGACTTAGTCTGGGATTCTACATTAACACCAGAACTATTCTGCGTAGTGTCTGCACTAATTTCTACTTTTTCGTTGTTGGACTGTACATTAGTAGATGCCTTAGCGCCACTTACTGTTTCTGTGATATTACTGTTGTTGTTTTTGATTACGGTTTCACTAGGCTTTACAGAGGTATAAATCTCCTTATCATTACTAGTGATCTGAGCTTCGGACATGGACATTTCTGCCGCTGTCATGTGCATTGCGTCATCAACAAAAGCTACATTATATAGGAGAATGGAGCCACTCTTGATGGATGCAACATATCCTTCCCCAAGATAATAAATCTTGGAGAAATCTGCTTCGGAATAGTATGCAGCGTTCTCAAAAAGCTTAGAGAACAAGGTGTTATCAAGGTGTTCGTGGACAGAAACTAGATACCATTTATTACCAAAGTTTCTAATAGCGAAAGCCTTGGAATTTCTAAGTTCCTCGTCATTCTTTTTGTATGCCTGATAGTCAATATCATCAATGAAACCAGTAGAGGCGCTACTTCCTAGATTAATACCAACCTGCTTGCCGTCAACAGAGACAGCTTGATCCTGTGTAACAGATACAAGAGAATTAATACCAAGGGAATGTGCTCTAGAAAGATTCGGGATCGTTGCAATAGTATAAGAATAGTAAGAACCATTGTAAGAAATGGTCGCTACATTATTTCCGCTAAAGGCATGATAAGTAGTGCTCTTACCTTCGATTCCATTAATAACAGGACAGAACTCCTGAACAGCCTTTGGAATAGAATGCTCGAAAGAGTATCCAGAAAGAGAGGCACCTGATATCGAAACTTTAGTCTTAATATCTTCGTGAAGGTTGATAAGGCTCAATGCGCCATTATCAATCACTAGAAATACACCTTCTTCAGAAATCTGAAGAATAGAGTTTGCTTTTCTACCTAGAACGTGAAACTTTTCCGATCTAGTAAACATGTCTTCGTCTTCTTCAGATTCAGGAGTATCAGTCTTAAGAACAAAAAGCTCGAGAGTGTTGTCACTATACTTAACAAGGAAACCCATGCCAGCCGCAGTACGACACATAAAGATTCTTTCGGCGTTAGACCCGGCATTGAAAGCAAAGTTGAGCCGGAGTTCGGACTTTCTCAGTACACCGTTAAAGTCCTTGTACTCTACTCTACCAGTATTTCCTGTTTTAAGGATGGCTACGTACAGTTCATCCAAAGAAGTAATATCTTTGATGTCCGTAGCTCTTCCGAGAATTTTATCATAAGACTCAAGAGTGCCTCTAGCCTTCAGATATTCGCCATTTTCGGTAAGAACATCGTAGTCAGAGTCATCGCCCATACAAACATACTTATGTACACCATTGTCGATAATGTGTGTATACACATTACCGAGCTTGTCAATAAAGATCTCTCCAACTCTAGGAAGATCCGGATCCATAATTCTAGGTACATTACTATGTACAGGAGGATCGTAAGGCGTTCCAACGGAATTAGTCCAAGTCCATTTCAAAGGCTTAATAATAAAGCGACTCATAAAGTCTCCTTGCATTTGATTATCAATGATAAAGTTTTTGTAAAAAATTCCAGTATGGAAATACCATACTGGATAATTTTATTCGGCAATCTCAAGAACTCGTTTCTCAATTAGTTCAGGATAAATGTCCACTAGCTTACATTCTGCAATGAAGAATGCTAGATAGTGACCGTATGGTACTTCTATTCTAGAAAGTACAGACGGTTCAAGAGATGCTTCGGCAATCGGAGAATAGGCTTTAGCTGTGTAAGAGTCATTCTGATACTCTTCAAGTAGCTCAAGCATACCCATCTGATTTACCTTGAATTTCTTTTTGTCATTCTCGTCTACAATTCTTATGATCTTACATCTGTAGATAAAGCCCATTTCACATTCAGCTATAATTCTGACTACGGCTCCACTCTGTTCGAGGATAGCATTAACAGCATTAACAAACCTCGGAACATAGAACTTGTTGAGCTTCTTTCTATCATTTGCAATACATTTGATAGCCAAGAAATCCGGAATTACAGTAGGAGTATCTCCAGAGGAATCTCCAGAACCGGAAGAATCTCCAATAGCTGTTTCTATTGGTTCGACGTTATACGGAGCCTGTCCATAGAAGAATATTTGCTTAACAGGATCTTGAGGAAGTCTCTCGTAAGGAAATACGTCTTTCTGCACTGTATACTGAATACGTCTATCAGTATCTACTAATCCGGCTGATCTGCGTTCTCCAAGCATAAGAATCTCCATTATTTAATTTCACAATATCGAGTTTTGAATTTTTTTCTTAAGTATTAAATAGAAAAAAAAAATAATAGGAAACAAGTTCCTATTATTTGTTGATGGCGAGGAGTCTGAGGCGTTTTTTGTGGCATTTTTCGCAGATGCCGCCGCAGAATTTGTCTTTCGGTGGTTTGAATCTGTTGCCGCATTTGATGCAGTTTTTGTATTTGCTAGTGAGGATTTGTGGTACCATAATGATCTCCTTGGTTAAAGACCTCTAATAATATGCAATAGAGTATAATAAAATTACGCAAAACTCGAAAATGAATAATCATTGGAGGATTTATGAATACAGCTCTATGCTTGTCTGTATCTGGTGGCGGTATCCTTGGTGTAGGCCCTGCCCACTATCTTGCCCGTCTTGAAGGAGACCTTGGGTATTCTCTTCATAAGAAACTTGCAGCTCAAGGTGGAACCTCTACCGGGTCTATCATTGCTGCTGCTATGGCAGAAGAAATTCCGGCAATAGAAATTGAGGAACTCTACCGTTCGAAAGGTTCTAGAATCTTTACTAAATATCCTTGGTATAAGAGACTCACTCCGACCTGTCCTACGTACGACAATTCTAACCTTAAAAAGATTCTGAAAGACAAGTTCAAGGGTAAACTCTGCGACTGGGGTGAACCGACTTTCATCACCACTACATACATGAACGGAAGATCTGTCGAGAAGATTTGGGATGAAAAAGATGTTGAAGAAAAGTGGTTTGCTATTCTTACATCTTGTGCTGCTCCGACATACTTTGACGTGATTATCGACAACCTCGCAAGAAGCTTTTGTGATGGCGGTATGTGGGCTAATTCCTGTCCTCAGCTTGTGATGGCTGGAATGTTCCGTAGAGGTCATCGTGATATTCGTATTCTGAACCTTGAAACTGGTATGGATGTTCCAAACAATGATAGCGGAAATAAGACTTTGATAGGATGGGCTACATACATCTTTAAGAAGTGGGTAGCCAGAGCTTCTAAAGCTAACGCATATATTTGCTCTTCTGTTCTTGGCGACGAGAACTTCTTCAACGTGATGCCTGTATCTCATAAGACTCATGAAATGGACGATATGAGAGAGATTGATATTGTAACTGATATCTGGGATAAGAAGTACGACCAAGATCGTGAAAAGCTCTTAAGATTTGTGGATCCGAGGTAACTATGTTGTATCACTCTAGAATGATTAATGCTAGACGTGGCCCATTCGATCAGGTTGATGCTGAGCTCTATAACTTTTTCAAGCAGGGTGATACATTAGCCGTAAGATACACATCCAAGAATTTTGCCTTGTTTGTCAATGATAAGCAGTACAGCTCTAGGATCGATATCACTCCAGACGAAGGTGGATACTATCTTATCGATACAATTAAAGGCAGATTCTTCTTGGAGAGAAACGAAGAAGATTACTTCATCATGCCAGCTAGAACCTATAAGGATGTAAATGGCGAAACCCAGTTTTGTCCTGACGATTCTAATAAGCTCCGACTGAAGAAAATTAGAAAGCCCTTTATCGGTGGCAAGAATTGCGCCTGTTCTATCCCCTATGGAAAAAGGTGTAATCGGAAGATGGGCCAACGACCTCTCAATGCTGGTATATAGGGGAACTTTAGAATGAAACAAAAGGATCTTTTATGAACAAAGAATCGATGAAAAAATATGACGAGCTCATGGAAGCCGCTACTAAGATCAAGGGTATGCTCCTTGATTGTGACAAGCAAGTTGACCAGTTTGCACAGCTGTTGGCTCCTTGGTACTGCGCTCCTGAGCTGCTCACGAAACCTCTGGTTATCAATATGGTCGGTATGACTGGTATTGGTAAGACTCAGATGTTCCGTCTGTTCTGCTCCGAACTTGGGCTGAACAATATGGCTGAAACCATGACTTGTGCTAACAATTCTTCTGTATCCCCCGGTAGAACGGCTTTCAGAATGAAGGAAGAACAGGGTCTTGAGAAAGGTATTATCTTCATCGATGAATTCCAGAACTTCTCTTGCAAGGGAATGATGGGTACTAGAACAAACAATCCTAGTACACAGGAATTCTGGGATATCTTGTCTGATGGAAAGATCAAGATTAATTTCTCCAAAGATGAACTTGAGAACCTGATGTTTAGAGCTCAGGGTCAGATGAATGAAATAGCTAAGGCTGCTGCCAGCGGAGAAAAGTCTCTCGAAAGAAACTTTCCGACATTCTTCGGTTCTACTGCCTATAAGCTGTTCATCCTTTGTAAGAAGAAAGTTCCTCTGGAAAAAATTAAGAAGATGTCTGGTAAGGAATCCTTTGAATTTATTAAGGGTCTTTACGACAACTACGACAATAAGCCGATCTACTCTGACTTTACGAAGTTCCTGTTTGTCACTGCTTGCAATCTTGACTGTGTATTTGCTGATGCTGAAGACGTAGCTTCCTGTGAAATCGATGCAGATGAAGTATACGAGTCTTCTAAGGAAGTAAATATCTTCGATGTTAAGGAAGGACTTGGCATGTACTTCTTCCCTGAACAAGTAGCAAGACTTGGCAATAACTTTGTCATCTTCCACTCTCTGTCCAAGAGCACATTTGAAAAGCTCATTGATAATGCTCTTGACGAAATTGTCAAGAACACTAAGGAATCTATCGGAACAGAGATTACCTTTGATAAGTCTGTCAAGGAAATGATCTACCGCAACGGTGTATTCCCGACTCAAGGTGCTAGACCTTTGATTTCTACTATCAATGGTGTGATCGCTTCTTCTATCCCTATGCTTGTCTTCAAACAAAAGGAAGCAGATAAGAAGATTACGATTAAGTACAATGATGAGACCATGGAGCTTGAAGCAAATGGCGTTAAGACCAGTTGCATTGGGCCATATGACGAGAGCGCAAGAAGAATCAAAGTCAGAATAAACGAAAGACGTTGTACGTCTGTTCATGAATCTGGCCATGCTATTGTCTATGCCGAATCTTTTGGAGCAATTCCTAGAAAGATGGTTAGTATTGTAGCTGACTCTAGAGTTGCTGCCGGGTTTATTTCTACACATCTTATCCGTCACACCTGTGTTACAATGAAGGCATACATCTGTGTGGCACTGGCTGGAATGGTCGCCGAAGAGGTCGTCTTTGGTAAGGACTTCAGAACTGTCGGTTGCTCTTCTGACTTGGCTAAGGCTACTGCAATGGCTGCTGCTTATGTTAGAAAGTTTGCATTCACTGATAAGGTCAAGGCAGTTGTCGGCACTAATGAAGCTACATATAATAAGATGTCTGAAACGTCTGAAGTTATCAACGACATTATCAAAGAATGCATCAAGACAACTAAGGAAATCATTACAAAGAATATTGATCTCCTTAAGGAAGTCTCTGAAGTAATGTTTGATAAGACCAGATGTACTCCGGAAGAATTCAAGGCTATTGCCGATAAACACAACAAAAAATACACGATTGTCAGTGCCTCCAAGAAGATTACTCCTAACTTTGAAGAACGCTACAAGATGTTCGATGAATCCAAAGTCAAGAGTATGGAGGAGGTATCTAATGCTAAGGAATGTATGTCATTCTTCGATGATGCATACGTCGGAGCAGATGGCACTATGTCTCTAGCATCTGATGATCCTTTCCTGCTGTTCTAATATGGAAACTGCTGAATTCGCACTGTACAAATTTAAGACTATCGAAGGTGTTGATATCCACTGGAAATCAGGAGATTTCACACATTCGAAGTATTGTCATAATGGTAAGAGTGCCGAGATAGAGTATTTTCCTGCAACTGACAGAGCTATGGTCACCTTTAAAGGTGAGCTAAAGCCAGCTGTTAAGTTCGACAAGCTGCGAGAGTATCTCGAAACATTAGGTATCTTCAAAGAGTCACCTAAGGAAGAGAGACATTCAAGCTCTTATGCACCCTTATAGAAAAAAAAAGAAGCTCCCTATACAGACAAGTATAGGGCGCTTATTTTCTGCCGGAGCACTAAGCCGCTTTCTTTGAAATAGCCTTTTGAGCCATTTCTCTGACACAAGCCCAGTCTTCCGGTCGTATTATCGTATTGATGTCAGTATTCTTGTCGAGCGAACCACCTACCGTGGCGAAGATGATGTTATAACCGCCATGACCAAATTCGCACTGCGCATTAAATCTGGTAAGTTCAAGCGGAGATTCTGCTTCTGCAATTTCTTTCAGGAAACCCTTTTTGTAGATAGCGAAGAAAATGTTTTTTCCCTTGAGCATAGTCCTACTGTTGTAGGCATGATCGGTGACCATTCCTTCTTTCATAACTCTGTTGTATTCATTGATAGCTGCACGAATCACCTGGTTTGCCTTTGGTGTGACCTTAAGGAAGTCCTTGATGCTATCCAGAGACAGGTTGCTTACGAGGGTTCTACCATTCTGGAAAACAGTGAGAGTCTTGTAGTCTACATTAAAATTTGCAGAGAAGTTTGCATCGTCTGTTGCGATAATATTGGAGTAGTATTTTCCACCAATGTCATTATAGGAAAGTTTGATTTTAGTCTTTTTCTTAGCCATATGAGTCCTCATGGATAAATGACATGAATTTATATGTAGTCTAAAAAGACATAAAATGACTATATATAAAGAATAGCGTTTGGATAAGTTGTTCAGACGCAAAGGATAAAATATGAAAATCGTTCGCAAGTTGTCTACTGGCGCTGAATCTGTAGAAGAGACCAAAGTGGCCCCTGCCGAAGAAGCAAAAGTAGAAGAAGAAGCTGTTATTGAAGTTCATAGTGGTGCTGAAGAGGCTAAGGAGGCACCCGTAGAAAAAGTCGAAGTAAAGGCTGAACCGAAATCGGAAGATGCAGAACCGGTGAAGACCGCTGAAGCTCCGAAGGAAGTAGGCACAGCTGAAGGTAAAGCAGCAGCTCCTAAGAAAAAGAAAGCGAAGGCTGTCGTAGCGGATGCGCTAGCAGCAAAGGCCAATAAGCCCGTGATCAAGAAGGTCTGGGATGAAGCCGAAACCGATGAATATTTGACCAAGAAACTGTCTGCAGACATCGAAGAAGGTGCTGCCGACGTTATCGCACTCGTCAAGAAAGCATTTGAAGAAAGAATCAGTGAACTTAAGTCCGAAGAAAGCTTTGTATTCTGCGGTATCAAATTTACTAAGACCCGCGTCAACGCTAAGTTCAATTCTTTCAATCGTCCTAACAACCTTGTGTACTATACGACCGCATACGAAATGATCGATGCCAAGCGTAATGGTGAACGTCAGACTATCTCTGCTGTTGGTGATAAGGCAAACAAGAAGCTCCTGCCGCCGTTCTGCATCAAGAACGAAAAGGACGAATGGGTTAATTACGAAGGTGATTTGTGCAAGGAAGCAAGCGAAGCCTATCCGGACTTCTTGGCTCGCTCCGAAGCAGTCAACCAAAAGAACGCTGCCGATGCTCAGAGGAGACTCGGCAAGTAGATGGGCCTATGTCAAAGTAGGGTGTTGTTGAGATAGAAAAAGATATCCCAAGACCAAACGTCTTGGGATATTCTTTTTACTGTTGCACCTTGTCGGGATGATGTTTGACCTCGGCGGCCACCAAAGAAGCTTCCTTGATCCTCTGATGAGGTCTCGAAGTGAAGTTCGATTCTGCACGTTCCTGTACAACACGCTTTTCGTATTCTTTGCGATACTCAGTCTTGCCAAGAGCGAAGAATTGCATATTATTTATGTCAGCCAAGGAGACATAAGTGTGAAGCCAGTAACGTTGCGTATACGTATCATCAGCAGGTTCAAACGCTAAAGTTTCAGAAGCCTCATCATAGTCGAAACAATGCAGGACATGACCGACAGACTTATCTTCCTGATAGTTGAAATCAACATTGATTTCCAGCTGGTTTGTTTTATTAAGGAACGAGACACCGTACTTATTAATAAACTCAGGAACAGATCCCGAAAAACCATATTTTGACATTATATACTTCAAAGCAGCATCTGTCATAAATCTTACCTCTTAGTTCATTATTAAGTTAGAATAGAGGATAGTGTGATTAATAATCGTAAAAGGCTTTGTATAGCATCTGATACTGGAGTTTGCGAATCTATACTGGTAGAGGCTAATGACGCAAAACAGACTTTTATAGATGCTATTGATGACAAGACAGTTGACACGATTCTGTTCAGAAGACCCTTTGTAACGATCTTCAGTGGTAAAACACGAAAGAACGTTAATTTCTCTTCTCTAAAGATTAAGCACATGGCTATATCCAAGGAAAAGGCTAATGGCTTCCTTGTGATGTACGGAATGGAAAATGGCCTGAAAGTACTAGATGCTTTAAAAGAAGAAAAGAGAATTTCAATAAGCGTTATAAGAAAATTAAATCCAAATTCACTATTCGACAATCAAAATGAGTGGGAGATGTCGTCCGTAGATGAAGGAGAGGATTTCAACGTAACGACTTTAAGAAATGTAATTTCTGGCGAAGTCGAAATAGTTGTTCATACAATGAAGGGCGAGTGAGAAATCATTCTCCCTTTTATTTTTTCATTGGTGGAACTTTTGATTGAAATTTTCAAAAGGGCTATTTATGAATGATACAAATTTAGATGCCTCGCTGAAGAAGGCGAATGACAAGATTGAACGCAACTTGTATGGGTTCAATCTGTCCGATTTTTCGGCGAACCTTGATTCCATTAATGAGCTCGCACAGAAATCTTTGAAGACTATCAATAGCCTCAAGGTTACTGGAGACCAGCCCGATCTCATCGAGTTTATTGATCGTGAATTCTACAATAGCAAGGCTAATAGACGAGGAAAGGGTTTTGGTCTTAACAATATCCAGAATGGTACTGTTAGAGCCAAAAACTATGACAATACCTTGTTGACCGACCTTGAGTCTGGTAAGATTGACCTTGCCGGAGAAGACGCTAATTCTGTTAGCAGACAAGCCAGATATAGATCTATCGATAGCGTATGCTCCTTGATTCCTCAGCTCATGAGAATCTTGCACATCTATCGTGATTCTATCATGTCTCCTAATGCTTTCTCTGAACTCTCCGAGACTGATGGTTTGACCTTTGATGTTAAGCAGACTGGTGAAAAGGAAACGGATAACTTCCAAGTTCTTGACACATTACTGTCTCTCAATAAGGAATACAAGGTCTCCGATGATGTTGCACCGAAAGCTTGTTCTGACCTATTGAAGTATGGTGATGGCTATGTCTGTGTTCTGGACTACGAAAAAGAAATAGACCGTCTCCTTCATATGACTGATGATGCACCAGGAACTTTTGCTCATGAAGCATTCAAAGATAGGTCTGACCAAGGTCTTATTGCTGCTAGCGAAGCTACCTCACTTAACAATATCGTCAAGTCTTTGATTGATGAAGAGTATGATGTCTTTAAATCTTTGAATCCGACTTCTAAAGAAAAGAAGCCTGAATTTAAGGATCTGACTCCTGAAGAATGGGCAAGTGAAATCGACAAGTACCTCAATGTTGAGTACACTACTAGCCTGATGAGCCTGTTCCCTGAGGAAAAAGAAATCATTGACTATCTTATTGATAACGGCTCCATCAAGAATAGCAAGGATATCATGCTTGCTGCTAGAGAAGCCTTCAGTAATGAAGAAAACTCCGGTCTTGTGATTGACGGTTCTATCGTTAAGGTTCTCGATCCTAAGAAGGTGGTCATTGTTGAAGTGGCTGGAAAAGAACTCGGCTTCTATTTTTTGTCTGCTGAATTTGATGATGCTCGTATTGATGCCCTTGATTATAATCCTCAGGGATGTCCAGCTTGCGATCTGACGTATACCAGTGACCGTATGTATTCCTTTATCACTCACATGGGTAATAGCCCGGTGAACAAGGAAACGAGAGCTAGCATTATTGCAGATCTTTGTCTTAAGAGACTATCCAAGAAGATTGACAAGAAGTTTATCGCAAAGAACAAGGAATTCAAGGACTTTATCTTCTCTATCCTTAGAGCTAGAAAGAGACTTAACAAGGTCACTGTGACCTTCATTCCTGCATCCAACATGGTTCACTTCAAGAGAGGTAATGGAACCTACGGTGAATCTGTTCTTGATAGCGTATTGTACTTTGCCAAACTCTATGTTCTTTCCATGCTCTCCGCTCTTATGCAGCAGATTATCATGGGTAAGGATAAGCAGATATTCTATGTTGATACAGGCCTTGATGAAGACTCCGAAGGAGCTATTCAGAAATTCATCATGGACTTCCGTTCTAAGGAAGTGACTGTAGACGACTTCTCCGATGTTACCAACATCATGAACCGTGTTACGAAGAGTAACTCCATGTTCATCCCTATGGTAGACGGAAAGAAGGCTGTAGAATTCGATAACTATGCTGGTCAGCAAGCTGAATTCAATAATGACTTCTTGCAGGACTTATTGAAGTCTATCATTAGTGGTACTGGTATTCCTACTGCTTGGCTTGATAGCGGTATGAGTGACGTTGAGTTTGCCACTCAGCTTGTTCAACAGAACGGTAACGTCCTTAGAACTGTGACCATGTATCAGCGTATTATGAACAATGGTATTACCAGATTGTTCCAGTTGCTGTATAAACATCAGAAGATCACTAAGGATCAGAATGTACCAGATTTCTTTATTCACTATCCTGAACCTGTAACCCTCGATAGTAAGGTTGCTGAAGAGTCTATATCCAAGGCTCAGTCTATCGCTGATTTCATTATCAATACTCTCATTGGCGAAAATCCGAATGAAAGAGATACTCTTGCCAAGGAAGTTCTTAAGAGAGAACTCACCAAGAAGTACTCTGCAGGTATTGACTGGGAAGAAGCCGAAGAACTGCTTAAGGAAGCCAGAGAAGAGACTCAGGAAACTGCTCTCCGTGATGAAGCTCTCGATAAGAAGGCTGATGAAACTCATGAAGAGGAAGCTGAAAAGCATCCTGAAGAAGCTAAGAAGCAGGAAGAAGAAAAGCTGGAAGAACAGGGTGGAAATCCTGAGAATCCGGAGGGAGAAAATCCCGAAGAAGAAGGCAACGAGCCTGAAGAGGGTGGCGAACCTGAAGAAGAGGGAAAGAATCCTAAGAAAAAAGAAAATGAAGAAGAGGAAGAAGAGTCTGAGGGTGGAAGTTCCCCTGAAGATGATTTCTTCAACTCCTAAAACCAAATATGGAAAGCTTCGGCTTTCCATATTTTTTCTATGATCCGAAAAAAGGAACGAGGAGGTAGCTAATCTCCTCGTTCCAACAACCTCGCGGTTGTAACCGTCTCACAGACTGTTTTTGGTGGGTGTCACTCGCTGTCTTCGCTTCACAAGCAACTTAATGCTCGTGCTATCGGATCCTCCAGCCGTAGCTTGTCGGGGTATCACTGTATCCGAAGATCTAGCTCGATCTCTGACGTCAGAGCTGATTGACCACTTTTTAGAGGCGACCCATATCCCAGAGTCACGTCTACCTCACCGTGAGACAACTGATGTACTCTTCTTTCAGGAGACGTTATACCTTACTTTGAAGAGAGATTCGGGTCATGGCGTGTCAATGCTCACCGAATCCTGTTGAGAGCTAACCACCACAGATAGCTTTTTCTGTGAAGGCTTCTTGCTTCATTTTACGGCGACAATCCCAACAGCGAAAGTCGCACAACCTAATGGCGTACTCTTGGTATCCATCAGGCAACCTAGGCAGATATTGATCACTATATCGCTAGATCTAGACATTGATTTATATACTATTGTCTTTTTAGTTATTACGAAACTCAATAATGAACATGAGAGGATTTATGAAAGCTACGGATATTATGGTCTTAGAAGACAGACTAAGTTCGTTAGTTTCTATGCTCCCGGCTGATGAAGTTGCTAGCGCTAATGGTGTAATCGATAGGCTACTGTACATGGATTATGGAAAGATGGCTAAGCACTTCAAAAGTAGAATGGAAGTAGCTAACGATAAGAAAGCCTTGAATAATCTTAAGGAAGACATTCAAGACATTATTAGCAATATGAAAGATATTGTTGATGGTAAGAGTAACAAGTCTACCGCTATCAGAAATGTCATTACGGCATTAGTAAGCGCAGGGCTGTTTGCCATACCGTTTGTTGGAATTGCCTCCATGACAGCATTCCTGGTAAAGCGTTCTAAGGATATGGATGCAATCAAAAAGAAATTGTCTGCTCAGATTCCAACATTACAGCAGATTCTTACGAGTGTTAAACATAAACTTGAGGTGATCAAATGATCCAAGATTACTATGCCAACAAAGATTTTTATAGCGGAATCTTCGCCTCCGACAACCGAGAAATCAATACGGAAACTGTCAATGACAAATCTGATGATCCGGAAGATGTCGTGAAGGAGAAGGAAGGCACTACTAAGAAAGCAGTGCCGAAGCTTGACGTTCGCTACAGAATCGAAAACTATGAAAAGATGATTGCGTCTGCAAATTCTGAAAGCACCTTGAAGAAGGTCATCTATAGTCTTGAGAAAGACATCAAGAGCCTTCAAAAGACCTCTGACGAGCTTGGTGAAGATGCATCTAACGATTCTAATAACAACTGGAAGAAGAACGAGGAAGAACAAGCCAAGAGCTTCTGGCCTAAGACCACTGAGAAGACTAAGATCAAGAATCTTATGCCGGACTCTGTCAAGGGTGGTCATACGGTTGAAAAGGAAGATTCCGAGAATAAAGACGAGAAGTCTTTCAAGACGTTTGATTATCTTCCCGAATACCAAGCCTTGCTCGCAAAGGCCAAAGAGAAGCTCAAAAAGTTCATTTCCTAAATCAACATTCTGTACCTTCGGGTACAGAATTTTTTATAAACTTTGTATTGTGGAGAGTTTCACACATGAATCTTCTAATATTAAAGTCGTTGTTACGCTAATACGAAGACTCAGTTGAATTTTCAGATGAGTTATAGTATTAGCCATTACTATCCCATCTGATCCCACAATCATTCGAACTTTACTTTGGAAACAGACAGTAACTGTCGCATAGTAAAATTTAAAATGGAGACCCACGATGATCACAGAGATCGAAAAAAGAGATGGAAGAGTCGTACCGTTCAGCGAACAGAAAGTGTTCAATGCGGTATATAAGTCATTTGCTGAAGTAGCTGCAAAGAAAGGTACTGAAGTAGATGAAAACAATGTCAAGTCTGTTGTAGATGAAGTCGTTAGCGACATTCAGGATCTTCAGGCTGACCGTCTGCAGATTGATGAGATGCAATCTATCGTCATCTGCGCTATTAAGGATAAGGGATTTACCGAAGAGTTTGAGGCTTATCGTAACTTCCGTAACCGTCGTAATCGTGCTAGAAATCGTAAGATGCCGTTGTACTCTAAGCTCGCCGATATTACTTTCAGCGATCTTGAAGATTCTAACATCAAGCGTGAAAATGGTAACATCGATGGAAATTCCGCTATGGGTAAGATGCTTCGCTATGGTTCTGAAGCCGCCAAGGAATTCTTCCTCGATCGTGTTATCAATGAGAAATTTTCTAATGCTCACCGTGAAGGCTTCTGCCATATTCACGACATGGATTTTTATGGTATTACTACCACTTGCACCCAGATCGACTTGGTGCAGATGCTAGAAACTGGTTTTAATACTGGTCATGGATTTGTCCGTCCTCCGCATTCTATTCGTTCTGCTGCTGCCCAAGCCGCTATTCTTATTCAGTCTAACCAGAACGACCAGCATGGTGGCCAGTCTATCCCCAACTTCGACTTGGCTCTTGCTAAGTATGTAAGATTGTCTTTCAACAAGATGCTCCGTCATGAACTCGAAGATGCATTGTTCCTTGCCGATATGCGAGAAGATCTTGCTAAGGCTATGATCAAGGATCTTTTCGGTGACAATGAACTTAAGTATACTATGGAAGATGAGGAAATCTTCGCCAAGGATGCTAAGGGTGTTGGTCTTGAAGAAGCCGAAGGACACAAGCTTTGGAAGCTGTCCATGAAGCGTACTGAAGGGAAAACCTATCAGGCTATGGAAGCTTTGTTGTTCAACCTTAATACCATGCATAGTCGTGCAGGTGCTCAGGTTCCGTTCTCTTCTATCAACTATGGTACCGAGACTTCTAAGGAGGCTCGTATGGTGATCAAGTGTATGCTTGAAGCCACTGATGCAGGTCTCGGTCATGGTGAAACTCCGATTTTCCCGATTCAGATCTTCCGTGTGATGGAAGGCGTGAATTACAATCCGGGCGATCCCAACTATGATCTCTTCAAGCTTGCTATGAAGGTATCTGCGCACAGATTCTTCCCGAACTGGGAATTCCAGGATTCTCCGTTCAATATGCAGTACTATGTGCCGGGTAAGCCTGAAACAATGATTTCTACCATGGGTTGTCGTACTCGTGTTGTGGCTGACGTTAATGCCGATGTTCCGCAGGTATGGCGTAGAGGCAATCTCTCGTTCACCACTATCAACCTGCCGAGACTTGCAATCATCAACCGTGGTAACTGGGCTGGATTCTATGCAGACCTTGACAAGTACATGGAACTTTGCAGGGATCAGTTGCTTGAACGTTATGCTCTTCAGTGCAAGCAGAAAGTTAAGAACTTCAAGTTCCTTATGGGTCAGCATGTATGGCTCGGTTCTGAAAACCTGAAGCCCAATGATACTCTTGAATCCGTATTGAAGCACGGTTCGCTCTCTATCGGTTTCATTGGCCTTGCTGAAGCATTGATTCTTATGACTGGCCACCATCATGGCGAGTCTGAAGAATCCCAGAAAGAAGGTCTTGCAATCGTCAAGCATATGAGAGATTACTGTGACAGGATGACTGAAAAGTACAACCTCAACTTTACTCTTCTCGCAACTCCAGCTGAAGGACTTTCTGGTCGTTTCACTAAGATTGACAGAGCAAAGTTCGGTGACATTCCGGGAATTACCGATAAGGGATTCTACACTAACTCCTGTCACATTCCTGTGGACTATAAGTGCTCTGCTTTCCACAAGATCAAGGTTGAAGCTCCATATCATGCATTGTGCAATGCTGGTCATATCCTCTATGTCAAGATGGATGGCGATGCTACCCAGAATCTTGAAGCATACGAGAAGATTGTCCGTTGTATGCATGACAACAATGTTGGCTATGGCGCTATTAATATTGATGTGGATTACTGCCCTAACTGCCATAAGTCTGGTATCTTCAATGAAGACAAGTGTCCGTTCTGTGGTTATGATCATATCGACCGTATCAGACGTATTACTGGGTATCTTGTTGGCACATTGGATAACTGGAACAATGGCAAGCTGGCAGAATACAGAAAGAGACTTATCGGTAAGAATGTCTAAATAAAAAAAATGAACGCTGACGAAGCGTTCATTTTTTTTTTATCCATTATTTCTTATAGGTGCTCTAGACGCAGTACATGCTTTTCTGGCACAATCCTGGCACAGCCATTGTCTGATTACCATAGCTTTAGGGAACTGGAGAGTGAGAAAGCACTTATTACTCTTCGTTAAGGGTGTAAGACAATGATCGCAAATGGGCTTTACAGATTTCTTCATTAGAACTTTCTCCCTTTAGCTTCTGTTTCTCTTATTTGGCGTAACAGGATTGCCCATTGAGCATACTTCCTTATGGCAAAGAGGACATTTTGACACCTCGATAGTAACACTAATAGCCTTATCTTCGCTGTCGCAATCGAGTCCTTCTGATTCATAATACGCGTTCGAATCACTCTGATAATGAGCACTTGAAGTTATCGTAAGTTTGTTTCCATTGAGTTCAAAGACACCATCAAGCGACAACCCACAGCGTTGACCGCAGCATTCATGGCCTTCTTTTTCAGCGAAGGTAACTGCTTGATGAAGATCGCATAATCTACACTTGTCTATTCCAGTCAGAATTTCCTTTACGCTGGTGACTTTAATTTTCTGCTTTCCAAAGTCGCATCCGCAAAGCTCACTGCAGATCTCATTCAGACGTTTCTTTATGTACTCATAGCGTTTAATTCGTACGCCTTCCTGATAGATCCAATGATCATAGTAATTAGGTTTACCTTCTAGGTTGGTAAAACTTTTAAGAGCGTACAAGGCAGCCAAAGCTCTCTTTTTGTCAGACATGAATTGTTCAAAGTAGCGTAAGTCCCAATTTTGATATGTATCATCTTTTCGAATCTCAGCTTCAGAATTACAGAAACCATCAAAGATCAGTATATGGTCGAGATAATCCTGAGCCTTATCACCAAAGGCCTTCAGCCAGCGCTTAATATTCTTTTCCATCGTTTCTTCTGATGGATACTTTCCAGTCAATTCGAATTCTTTAATTTGTTTTTCCGTAAGTTTCATAGTCTTTCCTATGGTTAAAAATAAAAGATGGTATCCGGAGATACCATCTTTTAATGTGATTTTGTCTAGAATCTTTTGCCAACAGAGTGAGCGAAATCCTTGAAGAACTTTGCGTTAGCATCCTTATGCTGATCAATCACAGCAAAGTCACGGAGCTGGTTGTACAGCTTCTTGGGCTGACGGAGCATCCACTTCTTAAGGTTGCGAATAGTGTCTTCAGTCTTACCAACACGCTTGATGTTAAACTTGGCGTAATTCTGTTCCGGCTGTTCTTCAGTCTTCCTAGTCCAGACTTCGACATAGTAATAGTCGAACTTTTTCTTAGTATCCGGATCTTCTTCGGTATTATGTACAAAAGCGAAATCAACAGTACTACGAAGGAAAGGATGAGTAGATTCAACCTTCATAGCTTCTTCAACTGCCTTCATGTCAACCATAGGCAGGGTCTTCTTCTTGAAGGGCTTCTTTTCGCCATTAGCCTTAGGCGGGAGTGCGGTCTTCTTGAAAGAATATTTCTTAGCCTTACTGACTTCTTTGATGATCGGTTCCTGAGTCTTGACTTCTTCGGTCATGTTTATCTCCTAATTGGGTTAGAAAGTCTCTAATTTATATATAGTTCTGTTTCAAATAACTATATATAAATTTCTATGATCCGTTGAACAATATATCTAAGGAGAGAAAATGTCATACCCCTGTTTTCCGCAAAACATTACAAAGATCTTTAGACACCCTACTCACAAGAAGGTTCACAGGCCTGTGAAGTTGTTTATCATTCGTGGAATCCCCGGTAGCGGAAAGTCTACCTTCGCCAAGAAGCTTTCTAACACCAATGGTCACATGAGGATTGTCGAAAATGACGATTTCTTTACCGATCATTCCGGTAAGTATCGTTATGACAAGGAAATCTATGACTACGCTAAGCAGTATACTATGTCTGCTATTGTTCATGAGCTGATGATTGAAAAGAAGGCTTGCATTGTCACTGGTGTATTCTATCATGCTGATGAAGCCAGCGATCTCTTGAATATTATTAACTTCTGTAAGACTCACAATATCCCTTTCGAAGTACATAGGATGACTGGAAACTTCCAGAATATTCACAACGTTCCGGAGGAAGTCCTTGAGGAAATGAAAGAGAATTTTGAACCTTATGATGGCGAGATTATGAACACGAGTCATATCTCTAGAATAGAAGGAAAGTATTAATGCCACTTGGTTATATACCTCTCTTGAAGGCTCTTTCGAGGAACTTTGGACTAGGAGACTATTTTCATCTAGAAAATTTATTTAGAGAATTTACATTCTACGATTCTAGAATACTAATGTATTGCCAGAGTGATTCCGCAAGGAAGGGTTATGTTAGCCTTTATCTTAGGACATTCTCTCTTCATAGAGTCGAAAGAGACGGTCGGCTTTCAACTGTCAATACTCCAGTAGACATCAAATATAATGACGACGATATTTTTACGCTCAACTTCGCATGTGCCAATAGACTTCCCGGTAAATATAATATGTTCTTGCCAATCATTATTGGGAATCTTGAGAAGATGACCGTAGCCAAAAATCTTAAAGATGATATTGCGGAATTCCACAAATATGTCTATGAAGATACTGACGAATCGCTTTATGAGATTACGGAGGAACCAGTCATCGCCGTAGAAAATGTAACAGAAGGGTTACCAATATGATGATAAACTTAGGAGAGTTGAGTATAGCCGAAGAGACTAGTTTTGTTCAGTCGATGATGTTTTTCACAGGTATACTGGACGGAAGTCGAAGTTTCGGAATCGACACCAGTGGAACACGATTGGATAATCCAACCATGTTCAGACCGATAATAAAACTGACTAATATCTTTTCCGATGGAACTTTTGGAACAGAGATTTCAGTAATCAGTTGTTATTCATTCTTAACGGAAAATGTACGCTTTGAATGTCCACCTGTTAAAGTAAGTCCAGTGTATGATCACATTATGCTGAAATTCATGATAGGATCTTTAGAAAGAAAAGTAGAAACAATAAACCTTCTTACTGAAGCAAAAAACATTTCTATTGAGAATAGTTTCTCCGAATCCAGAGGTCAAAATGGACAAGTACCCCGGACTGAATTACGTCATAGCGATAACTATTATCGCTCTAGTCGCAGCAATAGTGATTCCCCCAATGGTGGAATCAACTAAGAATCTCTACTACGGATTTATCACTAGTAGGTTCAAGCCAAATAATTTCCAGTCTGTCATCAGACGTAAGAAGAAAAATGTACTGGTGTATGACAGATACATGCATACCTTTGTAGTGTATCAATATTATAATAAGACTTGGAACAAGGTAGCTTCTGCATTCCATGAGAGAGGAGTTGAAGGATTTATGCGGTAGCCAAGAACTATATAGTGAAACCTAACCCGGAGTAGCTATATGTTTCATGCAATAATCACTTTTAAACCTGATTCTCATGGACTCAGAGCTAAAACTCGTAAATTCGATTTGGAATATGACCCACAGCTCAACGAAAACTACGATCGGCTGTGCAAGACTCTAGACATAGCCTATTGGGAAGGAACTCCTGCTCCCATTAAGGCTTCGTTTGGAGAAAATCTTCCAATGACTATTACAAGTTTGATAGCACTCTCGTAGTGTTATTTTTTCTATAACTAGAAATTGAAGGAGGCCTACTATGGCTGAACAAACTGATTTATTTGGCTATACTGCTTCTAATGAGGCTATCACCGCCGCTACAAACTTGGAAGCAGAAAAGCCTAAGAAACAAGAGAAGAAAGAAGAATCTTTCAAACCTTGCAAAGATCAAATTTCTTTTTTGTAATCCTAACACAATGCTCCCATAGATGTTCTATGGGAGATTTTTAACCTCAAAGGAATAATTATGGAACACCCAGAATGGAAAAACTCTATTCCGATTGATCTTGTTGTACCCTATGTTGATTCATCTGATCCAGAATGGAAGAAGAATTTTAGAGAGACCATACGTCACTTTATTGGAGGTAACTCCCCATCACGTTATAGACCGCTAGGCCTATTTAAGTATTTCTTCCGTGGCGTAGAAGCTAATATGCCATGGATTAGAAAGATTCATCTCATTGTTGCTTCTGAATCTCAGATACCATCTTGGATTGAACGAAAAAATCCAAGGCTCAATGTAGTTCTTCATAGGGATTATATACCTGCAGAGTTCCTGCCTACATTCAATAGCAATGTTATTGAAATGTTCTATCATAGAATTAAGGATCTCTCCGAAAATTTCATTATTGCAAATGATGATATCATCGCAGCAAGTTATCATTCTGAGTATGATTATTTCAGAAATGATACTCCTGTTGATGTTAAGAATACAGCCTCGTTGAGAAAGAAGCTCGGAATTTATGATTTTAATACTACACTTGTGCACGATGCTGAAGTCTTACGCAAAGTAATGAATAACAAGAACATTCTTCCATTTTCTATCTATCACAAGTTTAATCCAATGAAGAAGAGCACAATGGTGGAACTCTGGTCTAAAGCTGGTGCTGATTTTAACAAAAGTCTAACAAGATCACCATTTAGACTGTCAAGGAACGTTACCTGGCATATATTCAGGTTTTATAGACTTCTTAAAGGAGAATTCATTCTCGACAATTCTATTCTTGATGGTTACAAGTTCATATCCGTAAAAAATCAGTTGAGCCTCAAGTCCGTGTCCATAAAAAGGTTTAAGACCGTTTGTCTCAATGACGATATTAAGGTTAATACACCGAAAGTAGAGCAAGAACTTAATCATCATCTAATTGAAGCTGTTGGCAACGCTGAATCCTCATTCGAGAAAGGTGCTGATCCTAGAAAACTCGCATTTGCTAGCCTGACAGTCAATAGACTAGAAGAGATGTCGATAGACGAACTGAAAAAGCACATTGTTCCAGTACAGGATCCAGAGTTCATTATTTCGGTTACTTCATTCGGCAAACGCATTGCGAATATGGGCAGGATGGTTCACTCTGTCTTAGTACAAGGAAGAAGAGACGTTAAATTGTATCTATCGTTATATAAGGACGATGTTCCTAATATAACCCCGTTTATCAAACGGCTAATTGATGCTGATATAATCGGTCTTCTTGTTTCCGATACTGACTACGGGCCACATCTTAAATATATTCCAGCTATGGAAAAATTCAGAGATAAAGCCATCATTACTTTTGATGATGATCGTATTTACAGTACATTTTCACTTGACCGTCTGATTCAAAAGTATAAAGAAGTCAAGTATAAAAGTGTTATAGCTAATATCGCTATAGAAGTACAGCGACAGGGCGAAAAGGTTCTCCCAATGGTGAAATGGCGAAGCCATAGGATTCCCAGCCACGCTAAGTCTATGAAGGCTATGGCAGAGGGATTCGGAGGAGTCCTGTATCCGCCTAGTATTTTCCCTGATATGAATACCATAAAGAAAGAAGCTCTCGAAATAAAGTATGACGACGATCTATTCTTAAGGATTATGGAAAGTAGGCTTGGAATTCCTGTTACGAATACAGATAAAAATGGCGTAAAGGAATTCTCCGCACAGATTAATGAGTCTCTTCCTTGGAATCTTCATGTTAATATCAACTCTATTACAAGTTCCGGTGGAAACCGTGATAGAATGATTAACAAATATTCTGCGGAGCTTCTTAAGATCGCAAAGTCTTAACAAAAATAAATATCTCTAGGATTATCCTAGAGATATTTTATTATCTTACAGGGCCAAGAGTAGTCATAGACCAAGATGCTTTGCTAGCCATATTCTCAATAGAGTTTTTAACAGCAGAAGGCATCATCTTAGAGAACTGAGCCATAGTCTTCAGCTTGGCAGACATGCTACCGCCAGAGTAGATTTCCTGATAGCCAACCCCGCATAAGGAGTCCAACCAAGCAGCCATATTGATATTTGCAGCATATCCGGCAGGGCCAGTAGGTAGAGCTAGGTATGGATCAATGTCAGTGATAGACATGTTCACTTCAATAGCCGAAGCCAAACCATTAGCGGTGTATGTATTCTGGTCAGGAGCTCTTCTAAAGTCTAGAGAAGAGACGTATCCTTCACTGATAGAGAACATACCCGGACAATCACATCTGATTACGAACGGCGTTGTAGCACCATAAAAAGATGTCTGAATAGGCAACGAACAAGCTAGTAAAGCTAAGAAGGGCTTATACACATACTCAATCAGAGACTGATAGTTACCATACGGTGACTCAAGTCTGAAAGAGAGCGTATAGGATCTGGACATGTCGGAGCTATTCCAGAATTTAGGCCAGTGCATGGTAGAATTACCTACGACAGCAGCGATCGGGCTATCCGCACCAAACATTCTTGAAGCTCTCTTTTTCCACTTATCAGAGAAGGCTGTACCAATCATAGAAGAAAACTGATTGAATTTCTCACCAATTTGGCTCTTCAAACCTTCAACAGTGGACTCAAGCATACCACCTTCAAAGTTATTGCTAGCATTTTCGGTGATAGTACAGTTAGGCCCAAGGGCGATTGCTAGATGACCCCAGCCACCCATATTCAGTTCACCTAGACCGTCACCGTCCTTCATCAGATCATCGATAACCATCGTAACGGCAGGTTTATTACTGATTCTTGCTAGTACTTTAGCCATCAGAGAAGAATAAACCATCTGATACTTCATAGGCGTAGGTTCAAACCAACCAAGGCGTTTATTATGATCCGCAGAGTATTTGATCATCTTATAGATAGCCGAGTCAGTATCAAACACGAACATTCCGGTATCACCTTTCTCGAAGGCTTCTAGCTCTTTTTCAAGCTGATACGAAGATGCCTTAGCTTCCCTAGCTTTGAAACCGCCATACCAGAGATTACCCGGAATGATGTTCAACACATGAGTAGTGGCAATCACATGGTTGTTATACAACCTGTGCATAGGGTCAATAACAAAACTAGCAGTCGGAGGGGTATTCATCACATAGGACTTATACATGGCTGTCGGAGATTTGTTAGCAACATCATGTGCATTGATATCAAAAACACGCCTGAACAAAGATACAGCATTAGTGAGCATTGATCCAGTATGCTGGATCATCTCATCCAGAACTTTTTTACCAAGATTGGCGAAACCAGTGATAGAAAAGCCCTCTTCAATAGCGGCGCCAATCTGGGAAGCTGCATCTACAGATTTATCAAATATTTCTTTGAATTTTCCAGAGAGGAAAGAAGCGATTGAGTTGATTTTCTTATTGACAGTATCCTCAAGATGCGAAGCATCACTAAAGATGCCTTCAAGCATACTTTCGCCAGCATTGATCAAAGAATCAGCATCCTTAAAGTTTGCAAGAATCTGATCATCAGTCGTTTCGCCAGTAAGCAAACCAGCTAAAACCTTGCCTGTTTTGGTTTTAGCAATCTTATTGCCAAGAGCCTGAGCTTCAGCCATAAGACCGCCGCCAATACCAGAAGCACCAACCATTCGAGCTAGCACATAACCAAGACCACTTTGGGTACCATAACCGTGCTGGTCGAGTTTCATTTCCTTAAGTACTTGCTTAAATACTTCATGATTAGCCATCTGGCCATATCCGGCATTCACGAATGCATAGAACTGCCAGTTATCGTCAGCCCTAATATTCGCAGCAAAATCACCAATACCCTGATGGGTATCGGCTGTCCACTGAAGACGCTGATGGAAATTGGCCTTTCCTAGAGCACTACGATCATCTTTGATTGATTTACGGCCGGAAAGATATTCAGCCATACTTCTGTATGGACTGGAACCAAACATTGCCGTTTCCTCTCCTTCAAGATAAAGCTTCTGATCTTCGTCAGGTGAAAGGTCAACATTTCCTTTGATAGAGCTTAGGCTAGCCCAAGTATTGTCTGTAACAGCCATAAGAACCTCATTATTTCATTCAAAAGTTTCCATACAAAAAATAGCATATTATATGATAGTCTTACATAAGGAGTTCGTATGACTGACGAAAGAAGAAAGTTTGTGGACATGATTGTCGAATTGCTTAACAATGAATCTGGAGCGGAGCTTCAGGTGATCACCCAATTCAACAGCATTGGCGTTGCAAGGGTAGATGGCTTCGGAAATATCCGTGGTGAATGGTATAATCTCGAAGGATACAACACTCTTGGAATCCTAAGGCAGATCATGGCATGTACGCAGGATATTCAATAGCAGGAGCATGACTAATGCTGTTTTGTGACTTAGTAACTTATAAAGCCTTGGATAAGGCAATTACCTACGACAAATTCAAAGAAGTTCTTGAAAGTATTCCAGAAGATCCTAAGATCACTGACATATTTGTCGATAACTTTGGTAACTATGCGAGGACTACCAAAAATAAAATCTTCGCCTATGCAGACAGAGGTAAGGGTACTTTCAGGATCGAGGTTATGCCCAAGGTTGACCAAGGCATTAGTCTGTACCATTTTGAATGTGGCGGGTTCGATAATAAGCAAATAGAGTTCGTTGTAGTGGACTATGCAGCTGCTATTATCAAGCCGGAACACTTTGATAACAAGAGATTGTTCTTGGCCTATGCAAAAAAGTTATACCAATACTTCTGTGTATTCTTCTCTAACGAAGACTGCAAAAGACTACAAGAAGACTATGAAACAATAGGTGTCACCTAATCCTGAAAACTCTCTATCGAATTCAATAAAGGAGGAATCTATGAAGTTTGATCTTAGAGCTTATAGAGATCTCGGGAAGTGTTCTACTGGAACTCTTCTAGATTTCTGGGATACTGACAAAGACAAGATCTTTCTGAGTGGCAAGGAAGTCGAGATCAAAAAGGTCGAAGACTTGTTTCCGTTCCTTTGGAGAAGTGCAGGATGCTCGACAGGTTCCAATGATGGATTCCAACAGTACTTCTTTGAAACTCCAATAGGATACTGGTGGGATCGCTATGAAGAAGATCGTATTCAGAGAATCGCTGGAAAGTGCAAAAGCTGGATCCGAAGAAAAGGCAAAGATATTGACGCATACCTTGAATCTGATGATGTTAAGTTTGAGGATGCCGAACTAATCAAACAGATCTTTCCGATTATTGCCGAAGCTCCATATTCCAAGAAGACACCAGAGATTCCTAAAACTGTGAAATCTCAAATGTACAAGAATTACATGAGATGGCTAGCTGAGAATCAGAAAGCCATACTCGAAGCAAATAAATAAAATGATTCGTGGTGACCCCACGAATTATTTTTTATCTTGTATATAATAATGTGAACAAAGGAGTTTGAAATGAGCGGACTTAGTAGAGACGAGGTTATGCGATATGCCATCAAGGAGAAAAATCGATATGTGTTATTTCCGACCTTGTTGGAAGCCATGTGTATGAATATGACTCAGGATGAAGGCAATGATTCTCTTGTTTCTTATTCTCCCGGAATAGGAATGATTGGGTTTAGATGGATAACGCCTCCCATGTATGTAAACTTCAACGGAAGAGAAGAGAACCACCGTTTGTTGCCAGTGATAATCACGCATGTTGGTTCAGTTATTCATGATAAGACTATTACGGAGGTAGACTTATCTGACGTGGTCGCATTTTGCATAGGAACACTTGAAGAAGCTGCTATTCGTGAACAGCTGCGTAGGATATACGAAAACACTCCGAAATCTCTAGAGCAGGAGAATTAGTATGGTAGTAAACGATGCCTTTCGTCTTTTCAGGGCGAATGGATTTGTATCTCAACGACATGAGGTAAGACTATATTTCACTGGAAGGAGTTTTTCCAGTATAGCATTTTGTTGTGACGGATCGAATTTTCAACAGACATCATTCATGGATGTTCTTCCAAAAGGTGATTGGAGACTTTCTACAAATCAAGTTAAAGAGATGAGCTTGTATGACATGATGTCTTCTATAATCGGAATGACTGAATGTTTTCTTACAGAAGGTCTTCATAATAAAACATGGGAATCTATGGGATTATCAGATCTGGAAGAACTTAGAGGGATCCGTTCTGATGCCACCGTTCTCACGAATACCTTAGAAGAGGGTATAGATCGCATGGACGATGTACGAGCAACTTTCAGGAGTAGACTTGCAAGAGCTGTAGGAGTTCCTGAGAGCTTGATATTTGGTGATGCATCAGTCAGAGTTGGAGCTAGCGCACAATCTGCTATTCAGGCTGCACGAAGAACGGCAAGGATCAATTCGGTAACGATCAATTCTACTCGCAATGGAAGAACCTATGATCTGGCATCGCTATTTGAGCATCTTGAACTTGAGCCTAATATCGATCTGACTGGAATAATCTCCCACCCTGCACAACAAACCATAGCTACAGCTGATACTGCTGATGTAGTCGCACAATCAGTACTAGCTGAACAATTATTGACGGAGGATATCCTTGCGCAACCGGGAACAGACAGAAGCAGAGACTAAGAATAAAACATTGGACTTATACAAAGCCTATCATTTGTTAACAGCGTTATACTTGGTTAGTCCGGGGAATGTTATAGAGCCTCCAATGCTATTCTTTGCACCAGATCCATTTGGGAATCCTTGGCATGGCATAGCGAGAATAGACTCTGAGCTTGGCTTTGACTATATGCTCTCAACATTTACGTCTATAAGCGAGAATGGCGCTTTTAGTATAGACAGGAGTATTGCCGATTATGACAAGACATTCCTTGAGGAAACCGATGTTCATCAGATTATGATAAACATTATAGGCATGTATGAGAAATCCATTGAGCTAATCTTGGCTGATAAGTATCTGCCCAATTTAGTTAACAAGGAAGCCTTTACTGTGCCTATTTACAGATCTACACGAACATTTTAAGGACAAACTATGGAAATCGCAGAACTATCAAAAATACTGATCTCAACAGGTCATGACGATATTGCAGCTGGGCCAGTGTCTGAGAGAGACTTTTGGGTTCTATCACCGACATTTAAGTATGGTAGTACCATATACGGCAGTATTGTTATAGACTACGAAGGATCCAAAATTAGTACTTACACAAAAATTGTCGATAACAGAGTCACCGCTGGGCGTGGTGATATATTTGAAGATGTTAAAAGTATAACAGCAGACATAATTTTAAAGCAAGTAATAGGCTTCGCTGAGAAGGCTTTAAGTCTTGTTCTCAGCGGTGAATATATACCTGCAAGGAGAGAAGATGCCTGAGAATGATGGCAGATGGAGTGACGAACGAGCGACCCATGCGGCTCAAATCAGGGCAGCAGTAAACCCTTGGGGAACTCCATTCGGAAACACAGACGTAAGAACAGGTCGGAGGATTTTTCCTACGACAGTTGAACAAATGTTTGATCGTGGTGTCTGGAGAACGGAATTTATCAGTGGCAGTAAGAGACTAGCAGTCTACAAAGAAATAGTAGGCATGTTATTCGCGAATGGATATCTGATTACTAGAATTGCTCCGATGACTTTAGTCACTGAAGGTGGGCATCCTCCGGGAAGAGCTATACTATTCACACCGGAAACGGATTTTCCAAATCCAATGTTGATAGATATTCATGAACAGATTATCGAGCCTTATACCCACTACAGTAGAATAGACCTGCTACAGATAAACATCTGCAGAAAACTTAATCAGGAAAGAACATGGGCTTCATACATTGTTGGTAATGAAGCTCCCATAAATTTTCTGATGAAGGCTATCACTGGAAACTGCGAATTCATCAAACAGTGGAAGAATGCTAGGGAAGTTAGCCCTACAGCAGACTACTGGGTAGAGCTCGAAAATGGCTCTAGACAATACAATGGCTTTTATCCCGTATAGGAGGGTTTATGTCTGAGCCGTGTGAAGATCATGGACTATTTAACAGAGCTATAAAAATGACTCTAGCACTTGGATATTCAAGAATCGAACATCCAGGAGATACATTCAATGGACGGTTCGCATTCATCTTTGACAGAGAGACTATTGCTAGAGTAATGCTAGACTTATCCACTAGACTAGATGTGATGATCCATACCATAACGTATACAAAAATTAAACTTGATGGTGTTTTGTTCATGACTATTCTTAGACGAGAAGATATAAGAGATGAAGACCTTACACAACCGGGAGTCTTCGAACGTTATGGTGATGTTATGATTGGCTATCTCGAAAAATTCCTTGTAGAATTCAGAGACGATATGGAGGCAGGATGTTTTCAGGAGGTTAAGAAAACCCCGTTCGGATTCGTCTATGATCTTTGTATTCCTGAAGAAGCAATGGAAGCTATTATCGAGAATCGTAAGAAAAATAAAAAGTATATAAAGATATGATAACAATAGGAAAAAGACTATGGATGATTCTAGCATTACACCATATGTGACTAAATTTGCAAGATGCTTTATGATGGCAAAGAACTTTGAAACCGAAGATAGCGGCATTGAGTATAGCTTCACTTTTGACATGGATGCTACTGCTGGAATGGGCGCAGATTACCCAATGCAGATTAATTTCGAAGAAGAGTATATCATTGTCTATCGTGAAGTGAAGCCTAACAGCAATTATCCCGGATTAGCTTTCTGCTATGATGACAGCGCAAAGTGCCGTGTCTATTATGGGGATTGCCCATATTCTGAACGCAAGAAGGTCATTAATGAACTTTCTGACCTTTTAATCGGTCTCATGGAGGAATGCATGAAATGGTTCAATGATGGGCTAATGAAAAAGGACTACTATGGATATTACTATCCTAAGACTATCCCAGCGAGGCCATAATGGACGCTAGAGACTCTATCACTAATGAAGATATTCGAGATATATTATTGTCTCTTGGATACTCGATCAAGTATGAAGTTGACGATGATGACATAGAAGATGATGAAAACTTCTGTGCCTTCTTAGAAAGATCAGTACCAAACGGTAATGGAGAACACCGTTTTATAGACTCAATCTTTGATGTCGAATACGGTGTTGATTTCTATGCGATACTTGAAACGAAGATAGACGCAGATGGTTACATACTTCATACCACAGACAGAGATAATTGTTTGAATATCGATGATATGACGTGTAATGATCTTTTGTGTCAAGGAATTGGAGCTTTGGAAGAATTTCGTTGGTTGCATACTTTAGAGCATGTACGGATGGGAGCCAACAATTTACGATTCATTCCAGAGAACTAATAATAAATAGATTGGGCCTATGACTAAAAGCCCATTATACACCCTTTGTCAAGAGTAGCTATTTGACAAACTGTTACTTAGACAAAGATATAAAACAAAGGAAGGTATAATTATGCCTATTAATTTCATCGGAATTGGATCTAACCACACCCTGGGTCTGACCGTAAAATTCGACAAAACAAAGTATGAATCCGAGAATACTACGGATTCCAAAACAGAAACTGCTGAAGAGGAAGTTGGAGAGTCTCCTGACGCAGAATAACACTCGGAGAAACCATGATTACTACCCCGAAACAACTACTAGACGCACTGAATCGAAGAGATCCAGAAACCCCGATTAAGATCTCTCCAGTCGTCATTGACAAGACAGGGGAGTATTTCTGTACCGCAGTGTATACCGCAAACTTTGGTGTAGTTCTATCTATCGATGTCAATGAGGACGGTGAGTTCATCAAAGACACAGTAGGTAGTTTGGCAGCAGCTATCTCACGAAACATTAAAGAAAAACTTATAGCTGATGGATCGATTCAACTTGCATATTGTGCTGTGAATGGTGCATTAAGAATCCTTCCCGTCAGAGCTATTTTAAACCGAGGAAAGCTGAAACTCGTCAAACTAACTGAAACACACTCTGGTTGTGCTGACACAGAGAAAGATGGATGAACTATGGAAAATATGATTGAAGGAGCTATGGCTCTTTTACTCGCTGTCGGAATAATCGTTGTCCTTGTGACTGATATTCGGCGAAATAAATAAGGAAAGGTGCTTCAGCACCTTTCTTTTTTTCTTGGTTATAATAAATAAAAAATAAAAAAGTATATAAAAGTTTAGTGTAACATGGTGTTATACTAGCCAAGGACTACTATGCTAAAAATTTTTATTATTTGGACTATTATTGCAGTCGCCATTATGTGCGTCTATTTCGCAAGGATTAAGTGCAAAGAACTTAAAGCAAGCGATATCATAATCTGCGCATTAGGCATCTACTTTGCTCCGCCTCTTGCAATATTCGCACTCTTCCTCGCACTCTCTAAAAGGTAATGGAGATTACTGATGCAGATTACGAAAGTTACGATTAGGAAAGAAACTCATAACATGGGCAAGACTCTCGGAAAGGCTGATATCATCTTTGATGATCAGCTTCTTATTAGAGGGATCAAGATAAAAGATGGTGTGAATGGGATGTATCTTTCTATGCCTACCGATCTTACATCTGATAAAGAGTACAAGAGTATTGTGTTTCCGATCACGAGAGAACTTCGTGAGCATATGGAGACCAAAGTATTGGAAGCTTACCAAAACGCAGGTGACTAATGAAAACTATAACAGATTATGATGTAGCGGCTAGAGAAATAGTTGCATGGACTAAAGGAGCATTTGAGAATCACGGGTTCAAGAATGCCATAGTCTGTGTTGACGGTGAGAAAGACTCAACTGTCGTAGCTAAGATTCTCATAGATGCTCTCGGAAAAGACAAAGTTTACGGAGTGGTTACTCCCACGACGCGAGATACCGATCAAAGTACCGAGTACACTATACTCAGGGATCTTGTTATCACTAACATTAAAGAGGCTAACTTAGGTTTGCTTATTGATGCAGCATACGATACCTCAATGATTGCATTAGAACAGACATCTATCGGCTCCCATACGAAGAGTAGGGCAATGGTAGACGTTAAGAATCTTGTTCTGAATATGCTTCATAGTGAAATTCCTGACTCTACAGTCGTCTGTACTAAGAATCTTTCTGATCTTACCATTGGAAATTATGAGTTTCCATCTGACATTGGATTGATCGCTCCGGTTGCCGGAATGACTAATACTGAAGTCAAGGAACTTGGAATTACCATCGGACTAAGAAAGGAACTGATGTACAAGAAGCCTTATATAGCTATGGAAAATTGTCCATTGGAAATGAGGCTAGGCTTTAAGGATGAGCAGATAGATGCATATGTTCGTGGCGATCTTGAAGCACTTACTGATGGTGTCAGAATGGCTATTGAAAGTAGAGTCATGAAGAGTGCCATATACAAGAATGCTTTTAAGATGAATTTCTATCATCCGATTATCAATTAAACTAGAATGGGGAAAATATGGACTCAAGTAAGAACAGCAGATATCTTATTGGATTCGAAGTAGCCTACAAGAAGGATATTCCCTGTAATCCTATTGCCTTTACGAATGAAAGGCATAAAATGGATCTTGAAGTATCTTGGAATGGTTATGATGTTCCAGGTCTGAGACACATCTTGGAGAAATACGCCCGCGATAGGCTTTCTATCAGGGAATATACTGATGTTGCTGTCGTTATCACTTTTGCGCTTGAATTAAAGGAGAATCCTAATGCAGAGACATAATCCTTACCAAGATATGCGCTGGCAGACTATTGATAAGATTCTTAAGGGGAAACTCAAGAGGTGTATTGTCAATATCGATAAACGCGCTATCTGTTGGTATAGGGAAGATAATCATTTCGACTACGGAGAATTCTACCATACTTTTGGTGTACCGGGAATTTGGTTTCAAGGGTTCTTACCAACTGAAGAGTTCGCTAAGGAACCTAATGGAGCTAAGTACTCCTACTTCGAGTTCGAAATTAAGAACATGGAACACTTCTACGATGTGCTTGAGGGACTACTGTCAATTAAAAAACAGGAGTTAATCGATGCCCTTGAAGAAAGCTGAAGACAGACCGTTTAGCGAGTCTGAACTCAAGGAGTTTATCAAGATATTGGAAGATGGGCCTTCGTATGTTAGAGAGAATGTGATGTGCTACTACTATTACAATAACTCTAACTGTACAAAGTGTCCTAAGGCTGATTTCTGTAAGCTTCGCATAAAATGATAGCAGTGCGATGGGAGCATGGTGTAACAGCCATGCTCCCTATTTTTATTAGGAGTATACATGGCAGAAGGAACACTACCTGAAAGAAAGTGCGGACGCTGTAGAGAAACTATTCGCAATCTCGGCGATGCTACAATTCTTAAACTTGAATCGTTGGGCAGTAATGATAATAGATCATGGTTTATTTGTGAAAAGTGCAAATGCGGAGTGTTGGAATGGTTCCTGTCAGGAGATCCTATCCAACAGAAGTGTGATAAGGGATAAGCTAAGGCTTGTTCCTTTTTTGTAATTTTTAGTCATCGGGTTGTATATTAAAAAGTAGCCAAATTTAACAAAGGAGTTATTATGATTTGCAAGATAATAAAGGCGAAAAACTGGAAACCACAAGCTGCTAAAGAAATAACCTTCCCAAAGAAGGTTAGAGTATCCTATCCGAATGATAATACCACTGAAGAAAAGGTGGTCAATTCTCAAGAAGAACTTGATGCTCTTAGCAGCTGGGCTGGCAACATGTGTTTTGCGTACTATCAATCCCACGGTCTTATGGGGATGAACGTAAGTGTCAGAACCTTGGAGGACTAACGATGGAACCACATGAACGCAAATTCTTGATTACGGAGCTGCAGAGAATTGAGCTAACTAACCGCTCCGTCTTTATCAAAGACATCGAGATCGAACAATTCCATAAGGATGAATATAAATATCGTCATGCGGAAGAGTGGTGGCTCGATGAAAACCGGAAACCAGTGACAAAGGAATACAGGGTTCGTTACAATCGTATCGGGAATAATCTCTACAAGCATGAGATTACCGAAGACGAATGGAAAGAACTCTCGGCAGGACATGCCCTTATCAATAAAGACAGAAGTTGCCGCAAGGATGACGAATGGGATTATGATATTGATGTATTCTACGAACCTAAGAATTTCATTATGGTTGAAGTCTCTCGTGAAGGCAAAAACTGTATGGATTTCAAGGCTCCGCTGGGGTGGAAGGAAGTGACAGAAGACCCGAAATACAAAAATTCAAATATCGAGAAAGGGTCTCTCGATTATGAGGATCTTGATCCTTATTCACAGACATAGAAGGCTCTGCCTTCTTTTTTGTATTTTCTATGATCCTAAATGTATATTAAAAGATAGTCAAACATCAACAAAGGAGAATTCTATGACTAACACAAATAACATCACCACACCCGTTGACCGTGTCTTGTTAACGGAGCATGCCGACGAAAGATGCCTTGAGAGAGGTATTAATCCATATGTATGTGACTTGTCAAGGAAATATGGTAAACATATAACCCATCGAGGGGCGTACATTCTGCATTATGCGGATCTCCCAGAGAAGGTTATAAAAACCCTTCCAGAAAAGGTAAGATCTAGACTCGAAAAGGTCTTGCCTATTTGTTCCATTTGGACTACGGTAGTAGAACCGGATGGAATCTCTAAAAGGATTCTGTGCTTAACGGCATGGAGGATATTCGAGAATTCGTCATACAAACGGTTAAACTGGCGTAGGGGCAAGTTAGGGCATGAGAAACACAAGAAAAACCGATCGGAAGCAGGTATTTACAAGCGAAAGACTCCACTTGATATGGAGGCTATCCTTGAATACCAACGCCGACAAGAGGAGAGCTAGTCTCTCCTTTTTTTGAAAAAAAAAATGATGGTGCAAGATTGCTCTCACACCACCACTACAGCTTATGAAACTGCGACTTACAGATTGCAACTATAATCAAGACCCAGAACAAAAACCAGACCGTCAGCAAAAGCGAAAACAGTAAGAAAACTCACAAAAGTTTTAATACCAATATGAGATTTCGACGGCCTGTAATGGTAGCAAAGGCTGGGATCGAACCAGCGACCCTCGGACTAGTTGTCCGATGCTCTAACCAACTGAGCTACTTAGCTAACGAGGGCTTTCGTAAAAGCCTTTTGGCTTTGGAGGCCAAATCAAGATAGATAGATTACAGATCTATTCCACACGAACCCGTGTGGGGGTGTAAATCACAGTCTCGCAATGAGTCCAAAAAGGCGAGCAAGCCGCCTCCCCGGATTACTGTAAAACCAACCTGCCTAGCTATTCTTCACAGAAGCGTAGATCTCCTGAAGAGCTTCAGGAATCACAATCTTCAGTTCGGCAATGCGCTGAACTTCAGACTTACGCCACTGTTCGAATTCAAGGTTTATCGCTTGCATAGCGGTAATGTATTCGCTGTACAACCTGCGGTATTCGTCCTGCTTGATCCTGAAGGCTTCATTGAGTTCATTAGCCTTCTTGATGTTTTCCGACTCACGACGGGTCTTTTCAAGCTTGATCTTGTGCTTGAGTCCGTTCAATTCGGCTTGTGCAGAACGATAGGCTTCCTGAACCTCCATATAGACCTTGTCAACTTCGGCGACATCAATCGACGGAGTATAGGTCGTAACAGTCAGTTCAGAACCAACGCCTTGAACGTCAGTATGACCAGCGAGCTTGTGCAGAGTCTTACGAGCATCTTCGAACGGTTCGCCCTTGTGGACAAACTGACCGAGAGCCGCAGCCTTTGCTTCAAGGCGCAGATACTTCTGACGCTCGTGAGCATCCAGATCGCTGAGGATCGTAGATTCTTCGACATTGAGAAGACCAGAAAGATCAGGGTTTTCAGGCGCTTCAGGAGGCTTTGGAAGAGTCTTGCCATTGGCTTCGGCCCATTCCTTGATGAGCATACCACGCAGACGAGAAGTTTCCTTGTCCTTTTCCTTGATGGCTTCCCTGAACCAAGCGTTGAGGGCAGCGAGATCGCCAACACGATTGATGCCTTCAATGGCCTTCTTCAGCCAGTCCATGTTCTTACCAGCATCGGCAGTAACAGGTTCACAGCCAACGACAGTATACCTCTTGTTGATGAAGGTGATACCACGAGTTTCAGCAAGGATACCTTCAATGATTTCCTTGCTCTTGTTGGCTACATAGTTAGCCGAGGTGGAACTAAGTCCGTCTTTTCCGAAATAAACTTCGTTCATTTCATTCTCCTATTGAGTGTTTTATGGTTAATACTGCATTATTATATGGCGTTATCTATGTTCCTTTTGAACGGTATATTAAAAAGCAGACTTCACAAGGAGAATGATATGAGCCAAGTACATATCATAGTAGACGAATACCAAAATGCTCTGGGGGAATCACCTTGGTACATTCCGAGATACGGTTATACTAAAAAAGACCGTGCTAACGAAGAACTTGTAAAACATCGCAAGATCAAGAAACGCAACAAAAAGAAATCTACTGGGGATGACCAGAGTATCCAATCATATGTGGATTCTCATATTGTTAGCGTTGAGATCATTGAATAGGAGAATTATAATAGGAATATGAGTCTATTTGATCTTCTAAACATGGATGTCGGAGAATTTCTTCGGCATCCTTTTGATTGTAATATTTTCGAAGAAGAGGAAGATGAAGATACCTTCTATGGTCATCTTTACTGCTTCGGAGCTACACCTAAGAAGGAAGACAATGAACGCAATAACATTCATAAATAAAGTGGCTGAACACTATGCTGATTTAGATGTCAGCCTTGTGAAACATAACCTTAAGCAGATCCCAGACAATATCACCCGGATGGATATTGACTTTGCCCAAGACATCAACTCGAACAAGGGCTATATGGTTATGAATAGGCTGACGTTCAACAGTGAAGAGAAACAGTGCTGGTTCTGTACGCTGGAAGACTCTAGGGTAATCCAGACAGAGGATGAACTTGACAAGACCCTTGAAGCCCTAAAACGGCTGACTTTTAAGATGGTAAATACCATTCATGTAGAAATCAAACTATAAGGAAGACTAGACTATGATCAGAATTTTCCCTAAGAAAACGGCATTCTATCTGTCAGAGCCGGATAACGAAATCGATCGTAAAATCTATAGATACTACGAAGTGTACAAGCGCATCTTCTGGCGGATCTATAAGAAGGTCGGAGTCATCTCGATGGACGAGATTTCCAAAAGCCAAGATTTATCTGGGCTTCTCATGTCCAAGTTTTGTAGTAGAGGATAAGACAATGGAAGTAAAAACAAGAAGACGTTCAGCTTCAAAGTCACGTAAGAGCAGGTTCCTAGTCAGCTTTGAAGGTTTCTATGCCAATGATCCATCATTCTACGATCTCACTGTAGAATGGAATGAAGAGGATCCAGAAGAGTTGCGAGATATGCTGAAAGAATACATCCGGGGAAGATATTGCAATGGACGAAAAGATATTAACATATATGTTACAATTCTTTCAGTATTCAAACTCAAACATAAAAAGGTATCACGATAAATACTCTATTCTTTAGTGCGCAGGAGACACACCACCTTCGGGAGGTGGAGAAGTTACGGCGAGGAAGGCTTTTATCGGTTCGCCGGATGGTGGAATTGCGTAGGTACGAGGGGCTAGGAGCCGTGTTCCCTCGTACCATGAATATCTAAAGAAAGGAAACACAAATGGATAAACTTCTAATCATTTATAATATCGAGAATATGACATTTCCGTTATGCGGATTTGTTACAGAACAAAATAGAAACATCCTGTTAAGAAAATTCGAAGAATGTAATAGAGATAAATTTGTATTCTATAATAATGACAATATGGTCGAAGTTGATTGCTCTGAAATCATAGAGGCATTAAAGAATCCGTTTACGATAGACATGACGAAAGTACCTCAAGAGATTGTGAGCTATGATCCGGCCACTTACATCGCCGAAAGAGAAATGTTCTTTGAAGTTCAAGAAGACGGATCTCTTCGTGAGCTTCCGCCTGATAATGGCTAAGAGTTTAGGTCTACCTTCGGGTAGACCTTTTATTTTTTGATTTGTATATTATACAATAGAAACTTTTAGAGGTAATCTATGGACGAATTAACCTTAAATCAACAAGGAAACGAGGAAATAAATATGTCTACATGCAAAAAATGTAAAGAAAAAGTAAATTTGCTTAATGCCTTTGTATATCTTGGGCTAGGCTGGACTAGATGGGTGTGCCCAAAATGTAATTACGAGCTGAATTATGAAAGAACAAACAAAATAGGAGAATAACCATGAGCAATGAACTGAAAGCTTATACACAAGATGAAATCGTTGATTCTTCTATTGGCGATGACGTTTATCTTAAGCCAGATGTAGATAAGGTCATTGATGAACTCAAACGCAAGGACGGTATTCTTTGCTCAACCATAAAGTGTATTCTGTATAGAGATCTTATGAAAGATTGTCCTGAAAAGGAATCTTTAAAGAAACTCGCAGCAGAAACAGGATGGTTCGAGTAATATGTTAATACTTCTCCTAGCATTGGCATTAATATTCTGGACTATACTTTTAGTCTGGTCGATGCGAAGGTACTATGTCAAATACTATCGAAATATGTCACTAGAAATCTTTCATGAGGCTGTTATCTATGGTATGTATCTGGCGCTTGTGATAGGTGTTGAAGGCTATGGCTTCATCGCCTTATTTTCTCTCCTAGGCATCATATGATGCCTTTTATTTTTCGTAGATTTCTATGATCCAGCGTTATATTAAATAGAGAATCTTAACCATCAACAACTTTGGTCTAATCTTTATCAAGGAGGTAAAAATGGCCAATAGGAGCGTTACAATAAAGGAGGTAGAAATGCTCAAAGCTTATAAAAAGCTCATGAAGGCACACCCGTCGAAAAAATTGTTCTGTCATAACCTTAAACCCAAGGAAGTGACAGAAACAGTAGTAGACTGGCGTGACATTGATAGCTTAGAAGACCTGTGGAATGCAGGAACGGCTATCGGTTTTATTCCTTGGGATCCAGCACCAGTGCTCATAAGTAGTGAACTGATGGAGCAAATCAGGGAATTGATTTCTGTGGGCAAAGCAGATATGGATAAGGAAGCTCTCAAGAATGATCCTATCCACCAGTTCTGCGAAAGTCTTCTGAAACCCACCAAATCTAAAGGAGGTAAATAATATCAGGTCTACCTTCGGGTAGACCTTTTATTTTTCACCAGTATATTAATCACTGAACATTAATCAGGGAGACTAATTGTGCGAAAGAAGGAAACACCAATGTGGTACAGTCCGGAAAAGACATCCGTAGAGATGGCAAAAGAGACCGGAATAAAGCAGACCACTATTATTTCACTATTAACTAGGCATAAACTACCGTTTAAGCGAATGAAGTCTAAATGTGTACATAGGGATCCAATAAGAGACGGATGGTACGATGAAAGCAAAACAATTGCTGAGATGGCAACCATTTCAGGTATCCCTAAGTCTATGGTACGTGATACTCTTATACGAAAAGGACTGACATACAAAGCAGAGAAACCTACTACTCCGGAGTGGTACAGCGCAGATAAAACAGTAAGGGATATGATGCGAGATTCTAAGAAAGCTGAAGGTACAATCCGGAGCTTTTTAAGTAGAACCAAGCTTCCGTATATAAAGGATCCTCGCAAGACTTTTGTATCAGAATGTACTTATGAGGAATTCCTGAGATTCTACTATGAAGGTTTAACAGTAAATGAAATGCACTTAATATCCGGAATCAAGAAATCGTCTATAAAATCGTATTTATCGAAACATAAGCTTCCGTATACCAAGGTAGTTAATTCCTATACTGTAGGATCATGGTATAATCAGGAAAAGACAATAAAGGAAATGGAATACGATAGCGGATTATCCTTTGACACTATTATGTCTATCATTAGGTCAAGGAAGCTTCCATACAAGAAAGTGAAGCCGGAACTTAAGTACGCCATAAAGTAACAAGCCCTTCGGGGCTTTCTTTTTTGTATTGTATATTATACTGTGATTCATTTAACCAATAAAGGAGAATCATGTCTAATTTCGACAATGAATGCCAAGCAGTAAAGAACATCCTAGTCAAGTTCTTTACATTCCTAAATGATGAAGAAGCCTGTAAGAACGCCGGATTTACTTTCTATAAGAAGTACTCATGGCACTATGATGGAGATAGCGTAAAGACTTACATACTCGCTAATGAGAAGCCTAAGAAAGAGTTTCTTCAGATGAACTTCGGTAGAGATACACGATATAATGACATCTATGACGTTCAAGGACAGATACAAGGAAAGAGGTATATGCCATTTATTCTGGAATTTCTAAAGCAGAATGCTGCAGCATCAGATCTTACAAGCGGCTATATGCGAGACCGATTTAGTGGAAAATATGACGATATTTTCCTTTCGCATACACAAATTAGAACGATCGACACGACAGTAATTAAGCCAATGAATCCGCTTAAGACTTTGAATAAAATGAAGCC